GCAAGTAACTGATCTATATTGCCAACCACCTCCACAAGTTGCTGAACATCCTCCCCAACTTCCTACTGCCCACCAATAATTCCATATAGGTTTTAATATACCACTTTCATTTTTAACCCAGATATTTTTAGCTTCTTTTAATATCTCATTTCTAGATGGTTTTACAAAGACATTGGAATCTCGAAGAATATTGTTGACTTTAGTATAAAAAGGCATAATACATTTCTCTCTTTATTTATATTGAATCGTAAATAACCTGATATGTACCTTCTAAGTCAAGCTGATTTGCTCCACCAGAAAATTCTTTTCTTAATTCAATATATCTTTCCGCTTCTTGTGCGTAACTATCTACAATTTCTTTCATTCTTCCCCATTCGTAACCTGCGGTAGTATAGAACTTATCTGCTTTAAGTACAAGTTTATTATAAATAAAAGCTTTAGTTGCACACAGTGCCAAATCTGCAAATGGTATAAGCGCATCTTGAGTCAGGTTAGTAAACTCTTTGTCATAACTCAATCTACAGTTAAGTTCCCATGTATAGTTCATAGTCATTACAGTTGTAACTGGAGTTAATTTTATTTGATGTCCAGAAACTAAATGAGGAATGGGCATAACTGCAGAATTTCCTCCAGACTGACTATCAAGAACTTGACAAGCAAGACTACCTACAGTCTGCATAGTTACACTGTTTGTCAATGCTCCTGAAGGCATTTGATTTCCTACATATAAAGAAAATGGATATCTGATACTGATGATGGACGCAATAGGTCTATTTTCTCTTGCCTCAGGAGGAATGTTATAAATAGAATATGATTCAGTGTTTGGAATCATATATCCTACTGGAAGAGCTGATTTTTTAATCCACGCTGGATCAAGTACTATAGTCTTTATTTTTCCTGCTACGATATTGGCATCGTGTAAAATTCTATTAATAATGACATCTTCATGAATACAATCTTCTATGGAAATACCTCTTTGATCATTTTCAAAAGCTACTTCAAGTATTTCTAAAGGGATGTTGTGATTTATATTTCGCAGTGCTAAATCAATTGCATTTTCCATATGAACAACTCTCCTTTGTAACAGATATTGAGCATAAAATGAAATCTTTTACTAGTGGGTTATTTTGAATGAAATTGGAGCTATATATTACTTTATTGTAGAAGTTGTATCTAGAAATCTTTTACAATGGAGAAATTTATATGAAAAAGTTTGGATATGAAATTGGTGTCAATTCTGGAATTGTATTTTATCCTGAATTATTGAAAGATTATCAAACAGAATGTAAAAATAGAAATGGATATTTAAATTTGTTTAATCGAAGTGATACTATTTTTGAGCTTCTGCAACTTTTTGAAATTGGAGTAGATGTAAATACTGATTTGATCATTGGAAATTTTGTTTCCGATAATGTAGTATTTAGTCACCCCAATAGTGATGTAAAATACAAAGATGGGTATTTTCCTGTTTTTGAATGTAAAGATAAAACACTTTTATTGTTTTATGTTAGAATTAATAAAAAAGACAGTAGACTTGTTTTTAAATGGTATTATAATCTTCAAGAAATTATAAGACTATTTGAAGATACGCTAGATTTTAAAATGAACAATCTTTCCATAGATAACAATGTATTGAAAAATATCATTGTTTATAATACTTCTGGATCGGAAATTTCTTTATTTCATATCAATGAATTTAAAATAAATGTTCTTGAAGCTATTCGATTTCATTTCACATTGTACGATGCTAAAAGATTTTATTCTTCCGTACTAGAAAAATAGGAAGGAGAATGTTTACAATTCTTAAAGAGTTGTATTTAGAAAACATGGACTGTTGACATATTAATAAATTTGAAAAAAAATAATATCTTATTAAAAATGAAAAAATTCTATAAGGAGAAACTTTGATGACAAATGTTCAATTTGTAGATATGCTTAAAAGAATAGAAGAACAAATAAAAAATAAATCTATGTTTTTTGTTGTTGATGAGGATTATAAAAAGGAAGATCTTCCTAGTGAAATAAAGTCGTATACGGATACTACAAAATGTATCAGTAATATCACTTCGTATTCCTATAAGGAAAAAGATAAAGGTTTGTCTATTATTGGGGTTAGATACTTTGAATCTAAAATTATAGATGTACATTTTTGTATGGCTGATAATTATAATTTTTATGTAGATTCTATTTCGTTATATCAAAATTGGGAACAAGAAGTTTTTGAAAAATTTGAGCAGTTTGTAAAGGATTTAAATCCTTTACATGTGTTTGAGACAATATTTAAAAAGTAAATATAATTGATCAAGAAGGGGATTAAAAAATCCCCTTCTTGATAATTTTAAAATTGTAAATGATGTTAATTTAAATATATATTACTTTTTTGATGTCTTATATAATCTTTTAAATTGGAGAAATATTTGATGAGAAAAATTGAGTTTGTTGAGTATACTGGGAAATATCCCAATTTGTGTTCCGGCATCCTTACTATTAAGGTTGATGACATTCAGTATTCGCTTGATGGTTGTTTGATGGTTAATGGTCCTTTTATTATTCATAACAAATATCCGTGGATTTTGTTTTTCGCTTGTGACGATCCTTTTGTACACGAAATAAAGTTTACCAAGGAAGAACTTGCTTATTTGGAAAAATTGTGTAATGATCACATTCCGAACGGTCATTGCGGAGGATGTTCTTAATTTTGTTATACAAGAAGAGTTTTAAACTCTTCTTGTATTGTTTTTTTTTTTTATGCACTTTTTAAATAAAGGATGAAGAAAATGAACAGACATTACAATTTGAATGGTGTTGTTCTTGGCGTGCATTATGACGATTTTTTCGATACTATTGAAGTATTTCGATTTGGTGAAAGAGAAGATTACGATGAATATCTTCATTGTGAAAAACTCAAAGAAGATGCTGATGGAAGAAAATATTTTCATTTCAATGAGATGAAAATTTATTTTGATGATTACATCTATACTCCGTTCAATCAATTGATTGAGCAGTTTAATAATGGTGAGCGGTGTTCTGGAGACGAATTTATCAATTCTATTCTCAAGATAGGGATCAATAATGTTATTGTTGAATACCCTGTTGATTGTTGTGATTTTGTTATTGGTGGGGTAGGAATAAGTAGCGGTAGAACCAAAATGGTAAAGTGCCGTTTTGTTGAAGGAGGACAATATGAGATCATGGATAATTACAAAGTAACTATAGAACCTATTGAACCAATTTCAGATGGTAAACTGTTAAGTAAAAAGACATTTTATCTTAGTGATTTTCTTTCATTAATGAAAGCAGGAAAAGGAAAGTTTTTTATAAATAATGAAGAAAAGGAGAACAGTTAAATATGATGTATGTGATTATAGAACAAAACGATAATTTTGGAGCATCAGTACGTGGTATATTTTCTATTCTGGATGAAGCAGTAAAAGTTCGTGAACAATTGAGCAAGGATGACAATTATCAAAGTCATTTTGATGTCATACTTGCGAATGATGATCATGTAATTTCTTTCCTTTGGAAGGTAGGAAGAATAGTTAGAGATTTTTATTTTGGAAAATTTGGAATTATCACCAAATGTGAAGTTCACGAAAAGTACAATACAGATTTCTTTAGTAAAGACGGTATTATTAAAGAAATTGTCTTGGAAGTTCATTTGGAAAATAATGAAATAGTAAAATATTGTAATACAGGCACATACAGACATATTGATCATCTGACAACGTTCTCTGGATGTTTACCAAGAAGAGAATATGAAAAATTTCGTAACTTTAAAACAAATGAAGAACGACGTGATTTTTTAATGTCTGAACAATCAATATGGTAGAACAGGGTGGTGTAGAAATTTTGGAATATGAAGAAACGATGATTCTTGTTGAAAAGATACAAACATTTATCAATAAATATGAACAAATGTTTAACTGTAATAAATTTCCATCGTATTTGAATATGAGTTAAATTTATAATGTATTAGCCTTTAACTTTGGAGGGTTATATGTGCACTGAACTTTCCATTATTACGGATGATCTTTTTTGGATTATGCGGACAAGGCCAGGGATGGAACTTGATGAAGCTGTTTCTATATGGGAAGAGCATCATCGCAAGTTCACTGAAAAGGAACTAATAGTTCTTCAGTGGTGTTTTGTGTAATACTTTTTATTCTAGTAGAGTATGGGTAAATTTACCCATACTCTACTAGTTGATTAATTATAAATTTTTAAGGAGAATTGTTATGGAATTTATTACTCCTTTGCATATATTTCCTCGTCGGGTCATTTGGAGTGATTACGATTTTAGTACAATAGAAGAATGCCAAAGATATACTTGTAGTAATTGCAAATGGCATGGGTATTGTCTTTGTACCGGTGGCATTGAAATGCAAGACGATCCAATGAATCATGAAATAACAGCAAAATGTTGGTTTTTTGAGATGAATAAAATGAGAAAAAGTATTCGTGACTTTTTCTCTAATCGAAATCAAATTGTTTTACGTGGAATATATAATTATACAAGTATTCAGACAAAGAATTTTGTTGTTTTTATTTGGAAACTACAAAAAGGAAAAGTTGTATTAAAATTTGATAAAAGAGGAAAATCTTTTATATACTATCAAAGTTTAGGAAATAAATATGAATGTATGACCGAAAGTCTTGAGCAAGCCTTTCGTGAAACAGGTTATAATAGTTTTAATTTTCATAAAGAAAATATTAATTTGTACAAAATTCAGAGATAATGATAATCAGATTACTAAATAAGTAATCTGTGAAAATATATAAACCTTTTAACTATGGAGATAAAAAATGAACGTACGTTTTGCAAATGTCAATGTGTTCAATTGGAATGAACTTTCTGTACAAGAACAGAAAATAGTTGGTGAATTCTTTGATAAATGGTTTAATAAAACTGATGGTCTTGGAATTGCACCTGTTCCTAACAATGGTAATCTTGCCGAAAATGATGTTTTCTTTCATACATTTTTTGTTAAGTCGGCGGAGCTTTATCTTCTTGTTCCTGAAGCAAAAATGGAGCTTGATGTATTTTATACCAAGGAAGATGGCACAAGAGTGTCTTTGGTCTTTGGTTGTTTTGAAGATAAAGGAATGACCAATTATCTTAATAATAAAGAATAGTAGATGAATTAAAAATAAGAGGAGGGATTAAATTTCCTTCCTCTTATTTTTTTTTTGTTGAAAGAATATTATTTTAAGGTGTAATTAAATACATTGAGTATATATTTCATGCGTGTAATAAAATTGTTGATAAATAGCTCAATTGGCAGAGCAGGTGATAAGATAAAGCTGAGTATAAAAATGTGGAAATATCAAGATACTTCGCGCGTTGTTAAAAATGGTGATTATTTATTGTGTAAGATACCTGATCATCCACATTGTTTACACCATGATTATGTCCACCAACATCGTGCTGTAATGGAGAATTACTTAGAACGATATCTTGATGAAGACGAACATGTTCATCATGTTGACGAAAATAAATATAACAATGATATTAATAATTTAGAATTAGTTTATAAAGATGCTCATCGTAAATTCCATTTAAGAAATCGTGGTTCTGTTTATGTAGATTTAAAATGTCCTTGGTGTGAGAAATTATTTACTAGACCACGAAATCATACATTATTGTGCAATCAAGATGCTTTAACCACATCTTGTTGTAGATCATGTTCAGTAAAATTCAATCATTATTTAGATGAAAATGGATTGAATAGATGGGCATTAAGTAGAATTTATTCAAATATTGTTCGAGTTTATTATAAATATTTGGACAATTAAAATATTTCTGGCTCGTTAGTTAAAGTGGTCATAACGGACCCCTTATAAGGGTTTATTACTAGTTCAAGCCTAGTACGAGCTACCAAAATAGTTTTTAAAATTTGGATAAGGTAGCGATTGTCTTGATCAAACAATCGAGAAATAACTATATTAATTGTTTTACAATTGGTTGATTAAAGAAGGACACCGATTGTAAAATGATATTGTGGATTGTCTTGCGTGTTGTAATTTGGGGCCTTCATCCATTGCCTCGCAGCACAATTTCGTGTCGTTTATTGATATAGTTAAGCTTATCCTATTTTCTTAAATCAAGGTAGCACATTTTTATGTGAGTAATAGAAGTACCGGGGCTTACTTTTAATCTTGATTTTATATTGTTCTTATCATGACCATTCCCCTTCATGTTGGAACACCCCATGCCTAGCCTCTTGTGTTTCGTTGTCATTGGTAACCTCCTGAGAAGGGTATGAACAGTAGGCATTTGCCTACTGTTCATGCTTTTAATATTTTTATTTTTTTTTTGCTAAATAGCATCTTATGCTTTATTTATTTCTTACAAGAGAGGAAGTATGAAAAAGATTTTATTTATTTTTATTACGATGTTGATTGTGAGTATTACTGGTGGTTGTACTGATAAAGATACTCCTATTGAACAAGATCCTTTTATTGTCAATGCATATAAAGTTCTCGATACTTCAGCAATTATTTATAATACAACCATGCAAGTATCTTCTGATGCCACTAAAGAAGGATTGCTTAGTTCCGATCAATATAATCGAATAAAAAACGCAGCTCAGATTTGGTATAATTCATATCAGTCTGCCGTTATTGTTCTTGAAAATTATTATAAAGCAGCAGATGCTAATAAAAAGAATGATGTTATTGCTGCAATAGAATCTATTAAAATAGGAATCAAACAACTAGTTATTGTTGCCAAATCATTTGGATTAAAAGTTCCAGAATACGATATTAGTTCTAATAAATTGATATATGCAGAATAGGAGAAAATATATGAGTATTGAAGTACTATTACAAATTTTTAAATTGATTGAAAAATATGGATTTAGTTTTGTTAAATCTATTTTTGATGTTTGGAAAAAAGATACTGTTACTTTAGAAGATATAGAGGAATTAAAAACGAAGATTAAGAAACCAGAAGAATTTTAATTTCATATAACTTACCTATCTTAACGATAGGTAAGTTATATTTTAATATTTATTGTTCTCATGTAATGTAGAAAACATTATTATAAAGGAAATCAACTGTATGCCTACATTACAACAATATCAAGAAAGATTGGCACCATTTGATATTTATAATCAAACAAAAGTTGATCTTTATACATACACAGGATTATTCTTACTTCGTGGATATGAACGAATTGTTGTTGGAAAACGTGGTCCGTATGTAGAATGTAAGTCTAATCAAATCAAGATGAATGTAATTAATATTCCAGAAGATCAAAATTGGAGATTTTATAGTAAGAATGCTTTTTATTTAGAGTATAGAACTAACGATGAAGCATATGTGAAATTGTATAAACAACTAAAAGAAGTTGATTATGCAGATTATAAAATTGGATACTGGTATATTTCTCCTTTCGATTTGTGGTATTTTAAAAAGTCAAAAAATTTATTTAATGTGGATAGAGAAAGTTTTGAGCCTATGATTGTTCCATGTAGAAAAAAGAGAAAATAAGTCATATATTGTATGTTCAAACTTTTTAATGATAGGAGATACAAAGATGAGTCTTAATATTAAAGAATTTGGTTGGGAACAATGCTCTCGTGGTGAAATTTGTATGATCGAGGATATTGTCAATAAAGTATATTGTCCCGAAAATACAGAGATGCTTGACAAAAAACTTAGTTCTGAACAAAAGCATCATCTTCTTGGTATGCGTACAGCGTTCAATATAGTTGGTTATGATGGTGTATGGTTCTTTGATACTGAAGAACTTAAATCACATAATCTTGATGAACGTTTTCCAGGATATGCTCAAATATTTGGGATGGCTATTTATCCTATTATGTTTGATGATGTTCTTGGTGTAACTGTTGTTTGTCGTCAATCTCAATCAAATTCACAAGAACCTGTTGATGAAAATACAATTGATACCGATTTTTCTGAAGTAACTACAGATTAGAATTGTATATATTTTTGTATAAGTACAACTCCTATTTAGGAGTTGTACTTATACAGGATGGGAAGCAGAGCGCGATTTGTTCGTTCGGATGTGAAGGAGAAGCACATCCTAGTTTATCGAGAAAAAGAATATAAGAAAGTATAAAATCGACAAACATTAAACAAATTACAACGCATACAATGGTACTATTATTTGTACAGAATTTTTAAATTCAAGCTGCAATGACATATATATTATTTTTTAGTAAATGAATTATAATGTACGAACTGATAATAAAAGTACATTATTTTTGTTAAAGGATTTGTTGTTATGGAAGAAATAAAACCAGAGTTAAAATTATTGGTTAAGGAAACTTTTGACGCTATCAAAACGTTTAATGAATTTATTCAAAAGAATACTATTACCGATACAGTAACTTCGGCTAATATAAAAGAAGATAGTATTTCAAGAGCTTCTTATAAAGGACCAGAAGGTGAATTTAGAGTAACTCTAGATCATCGAATAAGTAAGATTACAGTATTTGCGAAATTTGGTACTGATAAATATGAAGTTTCTCTTGATCAGTATAAGTTTATTGTTAAAGGAGTAAGACCTGTATTTTTACCCTGCTGGTCATGTTTTAATAGTGTGTTTAACAAAGTAAAAAGTGATGAATTATAGAAATGAGAAAAGCAAAAGCTTCATCATTAAGAGTTGCTATTACTGAATCACAATTTGATCATGATGGAAAAGAATACATCTTTAGGGTATATTTTGATGAAACCTTAAATAAATATTGTTCTGTGTGTGAAGAGCTGAATTTGGTGATTTATAGAAAAGATCCTTATAGGGCACTTAACACAATTAAAAAGAAATCAGGAGTTTGTAATGTCTTCGGAAATGGAAAAGATGTTTGAAAATTTTCATTGTGAAAAATGTGAACCTAAAATAAACTGTGATTGGTTTTCAGATGTTGATCGTTTGTTTAGTATGACTGATACTGAAATTATGGAACAGATTCATACATTCAGTTCTTTGGATAAAGAATGTGATATTACTAAAATAGTTGATAGTTGTTACTAAGCAAAGTTAAGTATAAGTAGCAGTAGGATTGTCCTACTGCTACTTATACTACTTATAAAAAGGAGAATAGAAGATGATTTGTAAGACTGATGTTGCCGACGTGAATTATTGTGAAAATTACAACGAAATCATGAACACTCTTGTAGTTCTTTCTGGAGTAGTTGACGAAGCGGATGATGAATTGTTTAAACCAGGTGGCATTGGATTGCTCATTCTTTCGGATACATTTGGCATAAAAGATGATTCTGTATATGTGTATTATCTTAAGAAAGCATTTACTTTGCCTATGCTAGTAATAACAGAAATGATTATTTCCCACTATGATGAAAATGATTCATTGCTTGAAACTATTAGTACTGTCAAAAAATTGATTGAATATAATTCTAAAAAGCATAATACAAAATCTTCAGAACAACTAGCTAAGAATAAATTTTTAAAGAAATATAAAAGTGTTGATAATTGGCACATTGAAATTTTTGAGAATTATAAAAAATTGAATTGATAATTTTACTATTGTTGCTTATAAATTAAACAATTGAAAGGAAACATTACAATGATCAGTAAAAAAGCTGTTGCAAATGATACTTATTGTGAAAGTTATGATGAGATTATGTATAAGCTTATGGTTCTTTCTGGTACGGTTGAAAAAAGATACCACGATATTTTTAAACCTTCTGGAGTTGGAGTATTTGTTCTTGGTGAAACATTTAGTTTAAAAACGAGTTCAGTATATCTTTATTACAGCAGGAAATTATTTTCACTTCCGATGGCTGTTATTAGTGAAATAATTATTTCTCATTATGATCCGAAAGATCCAATATTAGAAAAAATTAAATGTATACGAAATTTGATTAAAAGTAGTTTTAAAAATTACAATGCGAAATTAACTGAACTGGATGAAAAATCAGCTAAAGATAAATTCATTAAAAAATGGAGTACTGTGGATGAATGGCATTCTGACATTTGTAACAGATATAACGGTTTAAATTGTAAATAAATAGGGAAAATGAAGTATGCTTATTAAAAATATTGACGGAGATCTATAAATTCAATTATAAATGAATTAAATGTAAGATCTAATTCAGATGAATCGGGATATAATCAAAGCGATAGTTTTATTGATTATATTTGTAGATAACGAATAGAAAACAAACTTTTTGTTATTGTTGTAAGGGATAGAGAACCTGTTTAAACATTATTAGAATATTTTATACTGAATTTTAATAGGAATGATTTGCTTTCAAAACTTGGATATAGTGCAATTGTATTATTTAGAAACAAAGTTGATAGGGAAATGTTAAATATAGAATCTATATTACAAATGTTATAAAAAATAAGTTGTATGTGGAATAGATGAAGGGGGAGAAATTTCTCCCCCTTCATCTATGTTTAATGTTTATTTTTTTTTATGAGAATTTTACATGTTGATTCAAGTGACTGATATGTTCTGACAATTCTTCGTTACCCATAAGACAAAGTGTTTCTGCATCAGAAAATCCACTATATAGTGCAGCATCATGATTGATAATAAACATTTGATTGACATATTTTTCATCAGCTATTTCTTTTAACCATTCGAGTAATCTTTGAGAATGTACAGGGTCAAGACCATCTGAGCATTCATCCAAAAATACAGGATATTTAGTAAGTCCCATAGTAAGCAATGAAACAACCATCCAAGCTATATCTACAATAGCCATTTGACCTTTACTTAAATTGCTTATATCTGGAACAAGTTCATCTTTAGCTAAAACTTGAAATGTATAATCGAAAGGTTCTTTTGGATCAAGTTCTACAATTTGGAGTGGGTAACTCCATATTTGATTAACAAGAACATTGACATTTCTTATCATTACATTGAGATGTTTGATAAGTTGTTGATGTGGAAATCCTGTTATCGGAGATAAACCAAACTCCATAGTTTCATAAATAAGTTTATCGCGTTCGCTTTTTTCTAAAAGTTTTACAATTTCTTCATTATATCGGTTTAACAAAGATTCTTGTTCTTTGAGTACAGTAGCAATTGTACCTAATTGACAATTGATTTGATTTCTTTTAGTGTTGAATTCGTTAAGACTTAGGTTAATGTATTCGATGGTTTTGGTAATTGTTACATATTGTTCATACTCAGCAATTTCTTTTTCTAATTGATGCGCGGTATTTCGTATTTTATCTAAATACTCATAGTTCTTTTTGTTTTCCATAAGTAAAGATAGTTCTTTATCTTTTCTTTTTAATTGTGTCTGGATATCCAACAATTCTTTGGTTTTGTTTTTGTACATTTCTTGTAAAATATGAACAACTGGAGTTTGGGTTTTATTTAAAGTTTTAATATTTTGTTCAATTTCAAGTATCTCTTTTTCAAGTTTTAATTGTTCTCTAAATGTGGGTTGAATAAGAATTGTTTTTTCTATATCTTTCATGAACTTAATTGGATTGTCATTAAGTTTTTCTGTGACATAGGTATCAGTATTGTTAAAATAATGCATTTTAGAAAGAATAGATTTGATATTCTCTACAAAATTTCTCAGTATAGATTGTTCATTGTAATAGTAGGAAAGTTTAGTATATACACTGTCCAGTTTACAACATTGTTTATGACTATATTGATATTTTGCTTTAAGTTTATCTTTCTTTTCTTGTAATGACTTAATGGAAGTTTGCCATCTTGATCTGTAATCACATGTAGTACATAGTTCTATAAGTTCAAATTTATCAGATGGAAGTTCGTTCAATTCATCATCACATTCTTTAATACGATCCATTAAACTAACGATTTCTTTGTCGAGATTATTTTTTCTATATTGAAGAATTTGTAGTTTGGATGAAATTTTATTAAATACATCTTTAGTGACAATATGTTTTGGGTGACAATCTATTAACGAGTTGATAGCATTTGTTAAATAAGTAAAAGATGTACAACACTCAGAAAGATACTCGTCATCAATAAAAACAATCTGATTGGTAATTTTTTTAAATTTTGCGAATTTGTTCTTTTTTTCTTTTAAAGTTTCTTCAATTTTTGATACTGATGTTTCCGCATTCATATCAAGAATATTTTTATCGTATGTTTCCAGTTCTTTGACGATAGAAGCAGCTTGATTTTCTAATTGTGCAATAGTAGCTTCTGAAAATCCTATGTCAGATGAAAGAGTATTAATCTTATTATGAGTATCTCCGGCACCGATATTTTTATGTTCACTTAAAAATATATTAACTCTATTTTCAAATTTTTTAAGTCTTTGGAAATCAATAGGTTTAATTGTTTCTTTATTTATTGTAGAAAATTGTTGTTGATATTTATTCAGTTCTTCCTGTAAATAAAAAATAGTATTGCTTATTTCTGTATTTTGTTTTTCTAATTCTTCTTTTTGTTTATATTTTTCTTGAAGAACATCTTTAGATAAAAGTTTATCTTCTATTTCTTGTTTTCTTTTACTGAGTAAATTGATGTTTCCTTTACACTCACGTATTTTTGAACAACACTGTTTGTGAGCTTTAAGAACAAGAGTTAGATCAATAGGATTGATAGCAAGTAGAAAATTTTTTCTATCCGTTTTCCCCATTTGACACATTTTGTATTTGAAATGAGTAAGATTGTGAACAAGTGGAGTATATCCAAGATGAGTGCTTACAAGTTCTGATTGGATTCCACTAACGTGAGATATATTTAATTCTTCACCATTTTTAATAAACGAATGTGCTTTTGTTTTATCAGAAAAATCAGAAGTCAGTATATATTCATTTCCTTCATGTTCTACAATAAGTTTTTTATAGCCTTGTTTTTTATATGAAGAACGAATAGCTGGAAGAGGATGAAGTTCATTTAGTAAAGAAGTTTTCCCACTTCCATTTGTTCCAATAAAAATTTGTATTTGTGAATGAAAAGTAGCTTGTAATTTTCTTATTTGAGCTAACCCAAAAGGAATAAATTTACTAAGTTCAATACTCTTTATATACATGAAAATTTTCCTCCATACTGTGAACAAACTATAAAATGTATCTTAAACGTATAAATATATTTATAAGGAGGGCTATAACGAATGGCCTTTAAATATCGCACTATGCAGAGTTTTGTTAAAAATACTATCCAACCTCACATAGTCAATGTAAAAGATTTATTAAAATCATATATAAAGACATTGGCAGATGATTTGATAAAAAGATTGGATGATTTAAGAAAAGAAATGGAAGATAAAATAAAAGAAGAGATTTCTCTTTTAAAAGGTGAGATTAATGAAAAGTTTATTGATCTTACAAATAAATTTAATACCCAATTATCAAATTTAAAAACTGAGTTAACTGAACTTATTAGTGACATGGGAGATTTGTTAACAGCAGATCTAAATGCACTTCGAATTGAACTTACTAAAAAGATCAACGATTTAGATGCATCAATATCTGGTAAAATCGCTAATATTACAAATAGACTAGTTACTGTAGAAGAAAAAACAGCAACATTGGAAACTACAGTAAGTGATCATACAGTTCAGATAAATACGCATACTAGTCAGATCACTGCAGTACAAAATCAAGCAAATACAAATAAAAATAATATTGCCAGCTTAACAACTGATGTTAACAAAGCTAAAACAGATATATCTGCTCTCACAACTAGAGTGTCTAGTGCTGAAGGTAAGATAGCTACCAATACAACAAATATTGCAAATCTTAGTGGTAAAGTTACAACAAATACGAATAATATTAGTAGTGTAACTACTAATTTTAACAATCATGCCAATAATAAGAGCAATCCACATGCGGTTAGATTTAGTCAAATTTCTACCATTTCAAGTGTAGCTCCTGGGTCAACTACTCACGATATCTGGGTTCAATATATAAATTAATGGAGATACAAAATGAATTTTAGTGACAATGAAAAAACGATACTTAAAGATTTGATCGCTGCATTTATGTATTCTGATGGAAATGCTACATTGTGGATTAAATCAACCTGGAATAAATATGAACTTCCAAATTTTGATATCAATATACTTCCAGTAAAATCTAAAATGTATTTGCACTATGAACCTGCGTCCAATATTTATGTTTATACAAAAATGAACTCTGATGGAGATATTGTTGAAATTTCTTTTACAGAAGAAGAAAAACAACTTTTTTCAGAAAAATTATTGGACGTTATGGTTGATGTAGATGTACATGTTCCAACATATGAAAATGATACCGGATATAAGTTATATTCCGGATTGAAACAGTTATCTCAAATAGATGATCATTTTACCATGGCTCCCGCAGTTTGTGAATATTCTGTTGGAAAATGGAATGAAGCTAAAAAAGATTGGGAAAAAGTAAAAGCTATTATTTTGTCAGATGGGTCATTGCGTTTAGATCCTGCTGCAACTTGTGATTCCTGTTTTATTTTTCTTTCTGAAGAAGAATGGGATAAATTTCCACATCCTCCAGCAGAATACGATTCTAGATATATCATGCGATATGATTTTAAAACAAAAACTTGGAAAGATGTTCGTAATTTAGAACAAGCAAAAATACATTGGGAAAATTTTATTACTAATCAAGAAGCTTTGTTACGTTCTTGGGCAGTTGCGGATATTCTTGGTATAGATAGTTATAATGCGGTAACGATTTCTGCTTGGAATGAACTTGTTGAAGCATGTGAACAAAAAATAAATGGTTCAGCTTCTGAAAATGAAGAATCTCTTATTCGAGCTTTGATTTATGCTGAAGATTCAGTATATGCATATGTTGAAAATATGGATATTCCAGTTACAGATATTGATACGTATTGTAAATCTGTTATTTTTAAAAATGAAAATTATAAAGCAAGACTTAGTCGTATTTCTGGAGAAATAACAGCCTGGAAAAATATTGGCAATTCTATAGTTGATCCTACTATTGCCAAATATGATTCTTTACAAAACCAATTTGCTGATTGGGCCAAGCTTACTTATGATAAAGAAGTTTACGTAAGTTCTCAAGTATCTTATTTTTAATTTAATGTAATATACCACTGTGTACTCTAGTACACAGTGGTATAAATATTTATACATCATGACAAATGTTATGAAAAATCTTTTAAAATGAGGAAATATATTACTACTATACAAATATTCTCAGGGAAATCGTTTAATTTGTGAGGGCGCGATGTTAATGGAATATATGAAATTTGACTTCAACGATATGAAAAAATATGAATACATAATGACCATAAAAGTACTAGATGTGTTTTATACTGTAAGTCCTACCGGAAAAATCGGTATATCTATACAGGCAGATACTCCGCAGTTTAAAACATTTCAACGCAAATCTCATGGTGAAAGATTTACAAATCAAACCGAGTATTATGTTGGAGATATTATTGAAATTTATCAGGACGCAATAAATGGGGATGTGTACTATTGTGTTCGATTTAATGGTGATACAGATGGGAAATTTATTTCTGTAACATATGCTCCAACAATCTGTCCTTGTTGCGGAAAACAATTACTTCGATGTAACGATGATTTTTATTGTTACAATAGTCTTTGTGAAGCCAAATTGCTTATTACTATTAAAAGATTTGTAAGCATTGCTCTTTATTCCGCACATTGGACTTCTACCGAATTACAGCTTATTACTCAATTAGTTACCCAACACGTTGTTGAATATCCACATGAATTATATCAATTAACATTATCTGATTTAAATGGATTTGGGTACAAAGATACATTTATAAAATCGTTTTTAGATAAATTAAGCAGAACTAGAGGTACTGTTACTTTATACGATTATTTACAATCAATTAATGTTGAGCATGAACGTGGTTGGTTCATTGATAAAAATAAAATTGACAATGAATTTGAGGATGTAAATGATTTTATTCAGTGGTGGTATTATTTATCTAATATCGATGATGAAGAAGAATTTGCAAATTGTATCATGTCTGATATTGAGCCTATTATGTCAGAAGAAGCATTTAGAAGTATTACCGACTACTTTAGTTATGAAGAGAATATTATCATTATGCAAGAACTTGTGGATCGTGAAGTATTTTGTTAAAAAGTTGAAAATAATTGAAAATATATATTACTCTACTGAATCCATGTTTTGTGTAAATAATTACACATTGCATGAATATTGTGCAACAATATTAAATTTGCACAAAAATAAACCACATAACCCATGGAGTGTTTTATCATGGCTGAAACCACCACTGCTATTCTCACTGTCGAAGACGCTGCTGAATTCATTCGTTCCAATGGTAAAATTGAAGATGTTACCAATTCCGATGGTAAGCTTATTGGTGCAAAGATCAAGCTGGAAAAGACCAAGTCTGAAGAACTGATGACTCGTGCAGGTGCTCCTGTAACGATGATCGAAACAGTTGAAAAGGCTCGGGCACTTCTTGATCGTGCTCTATATGCAGTTTCTGTTGATGAATGTGCTCGTGTTGTGGAAAATGTCAATACCACTAAGGCAATTGAACCTAAAGATATTCGTGTTCATGCCAAGGCTATTGTTGGCACATCTCATGATCGTATTCGTGTTGCTCCTGTGAGTTATAATAAGGCTCCTGGTACTGGCAATCCTGTTACTACTTATTGTGCATCTAGCATGACGGTAGATATTTCTCGTTGTATTCCTAAGGAAGATATTGAGAAGTCTGAAGCTCGTATGCGTGCACTTCTTGGTTAATTTTAATATACGACAAAATTGATTCATTTCAAACTTTATATTTTATTTTGATTACAACATACAAGGAAGAGTCAAAATGACTCTTCCTTGTATGAATTATATTTGTAGTTTAATGGTAATTGTATTATACATTTTTAAACAAAAGGTTGTATGACTTATGAATTGGAATTCTTATTTTACTTGTGCAGTTATTAGTGGAGCTATTGGAATTACTACCGGACTATTTGTAATAAATAGTATCGATAAACAAAGAAAAAAATCATGTAAAACAAAAGAAAAACAAGAAACAAATATAACTGTTCAGGAAAATGAAAATGTGACCACAGTTGAGAACAATGAAGAATCAGTTGTCGAACCAAATTCTTCACAATTTAAAGATACAACAATTGTTTATGATAGTCAAACAGGTGAACTATTTATAGGAAAGAATATTGCTAATGAAGACTTGGCAAATTTTCTTTCTATATTTCAAGATCCATCAGTACAAAATGATACCAATACTTCCACAACAAATATTATTCAAGAAGATATTTCTGATAAAGATAATTTGGTTAGTAAGGAACACCCTACAAATCAGTAGCAGATATTACATCTGCTACTGAGAATACAAATAATACTTCTTCATTGCAAGATTCTTTTTATATTGATATATGTCTTGATACTTGGTAGATACTGTTCTTGGGATATCCCAAGAACAGTATCTACTTATATATTTATTTTTTTTTATACGACTAATTGAGGATATACAGATTTGGCAAATGAAAATCCACAACTTACAGCATCAATCGAATGTTCGGTAAGTGTATTTTGAAAATCTTCAAATGGGATATCAGGATATTGAGAAAATGTAATAGCTTTTTCTGAATATTGTTTTTTAAGTGCTTCGAGCATATCTACTTTAAAACTGTTTCCTGTTCCAGACATAACCATTTTAATAGTTTTGGGTGAAATTTTGTGAAGCTTACTTGCTGTCTCATTAAGATTACATTCTTCTTTATAGTAGTACATATTGAAGAGAATGTTGTCTATAGAGAAAAGACAGAGTAAAAGTGATTTGTATGCGTTTGGTGTTCTTGGATTATAAAAAGTATCTTCACTAGCTACGTAGTCTGGAACGCTATCGATAACAAGTTTGGTAATTTCTTGTTTTAAAATGTTTATAGCAACTATTTGTTTTCCATGTCTGTTAGTAAGATCTTTTTGTTTTTCAGCCATTCTAGAAGCTTTGATAGTACCGTATTTAAGTACATCAAAGACTTTAGTGACAATATTGTAATTTGATATTGCCCAGCCGGTATTATTCATACCAGGGTCAAATGAAAGAATTCTAATACAATTTTGATTAGTTATAGACAATTTACTTGTTCTAGCCATACAAACAAATACCTTATTGTGATAACTGCTTAAGTTTCTGTTCCTGGTACCACGTACCAAATATCTCTCGCATTTCTGTATAATTAGGTAAACCAAAGTAGTCGTGTCCAATCCATACTGCATTTTCTTTTGGATTGGCAAGACCACCAAAGAGTGGTTCTATAGCAGATCTGTCCATACCTTCAATTCCAACACAAGTATACAATTTTGTTTCTTTTGAAATTCCGTAGGTTGAGTCTGTAGTAGGATAGATTGCAGAATAGTCCTGGTCAGCACCATATTGCAAAACCATAGTTTCTAAATTGTGTCTTTCAATGATACATTTGGTTCCAATATCACAAGTGTTATCAGCTTTAAGAACTGCACCACCTACTTTACCAATAATATCATCGAAGGGACCTTTCATATTTTTACCAACAGTAGCGTATACTTTTGGTTTACCAATATATTCAGGATGTTTAGGAAGTTCGTGTAAACAGAATTCGGCATATTTGTTTTTGAGCATAACAGATTGTTTGCTCAGTTCAGACAAAGGACTATTTCCAGTTTGGTGATACATGGTAGTCATGTCATGATTTTTCCATTCCATCAACTGAATAAGAATGGCATCCATGATGTTGTATACTACGTATTCTACAAATCTGGTTGTTTGCATTTCGTAGTGACCACCAATATTATCAAACTTAAGTTTTCCTTCACCTACTTCTTTATTTGAAATAGCATCCAGACTATAAGAAGGTTCTTTAGAATTAACTTTACGAACACGATTATAAAGTAGCATACTATCCACGAATTGTGAATAAGATGTACAGTCAAACCAGTGCCATTTGTCGGCAATATGTTGAACTTTTTTTTTATCTTCTTTAAAATAAGCTTTTCTATATTCTTTGGGTATTGAGGGATCGCAGAAAATGTCTTTAGGATCTATATCGAGTTTCTTTAATCTGTCAATGATAGTTGGAACGTCGTAACCAATATTCCAAATACCTATAAAATCCATTCTTTCGTCATGAACTTTGCTAAACGTCCAACGAAGCACTTCTTCTTCTGTGTCAAAAACTTCTACATGAAGTTTAAAAGTTTTGTATGTATTAGATTTTTTACTAAGGGGCCATTTAAAAGGTTGATTAAGATATCTACCAAGAAGATTGTGCGCAAGTTCTACAATATCATTTTTAGTAGCTTTATGTTTTTTTCCATTTGCGTCATATTTCCACATAAAACTATTGTGAACGGCAGTGTAGATATTTTCTTCCGCGATAAATGTAATACAGTTAATTTGATCATCACCAAGAACAGATTTTTCAATGTCAAATGCACCAGTAGTAATCGGTACTATCTGGTGCTGTGCATTATGAATGTATCTTTGACGAACAAGAGATTCCATACTTACATCTGCCCCATAGATATAAGGAGAATCGCACACTTCCATAAGAGACATACGTTTATATGGGTTAATATCTAAGATCTTTTTAAGATGTTCTACTGCATATCTATCTTCAATGGTGTAACAATCCGTTCTATCTAAGAATTCAGTTTCCTTTTTATATTTGTGATTTCTAAATTGAGGTTTGGTAACATATACTCTTCTTTTAGGATCTTTAATGAGACGAAGATTATTTTTTACATTTTTGATGTCGTGCGTTGTCTTGTCAATAGTAACTTCTTTTTCATGTACTACAATGGCTGTTCCTGATTCAGTCATTGCGTAGCAACTGGAAATCCATTGTTTAGAGGTTAAGTAATTGTCATTTTCAGTGTTCATTTTGTTTCCCCTTAAATCAATATGTTTTTATAAAGTTGCTTTTCTACAATATTAAACGTCATCCGTTTATTTTTAAGTATATATTACATTTTTGATATTGGGTGTTCCAGTATTGATATAGAAATAATTTTCTTTCTATATGACAATCGTTTAATCTCGTTTGAGGTGATTTATATGGCTAGAATTATCGAAGATGCTGTAATCAGCAATTTTTCTTTCTCAATTCATGACATTGAAAATTCCAAAGAATCAGTTCTTTCTATGATTCGTTCTTTTAGAGTCATGAATAAAGTTACCGACAATATGTGGAATAATATTGTCGATAGTATTGTTCGTGAAGATTACGAATCTATTAGAAACAACAAGTCTGTAATGGATTTCTTTGATAATAGGATTTCTGTAAAAGCAGATCCTACGTTCAGAAGAATTGTGATTACAGATGCTGATGAAAACGTGATAATCATTGGATACTCAAATGGTTATTACCAAACGACAATCAGTATTACCAAAGCTGATAAAATTGATAGTATTACTCAAGATGATCTTTTGAATTTCTTTGCTGCTTCCAAGACTATACACTAAAAATATCTCTCAATATGAATGACACTATTTTCTTGATATTGTTATTAACCTTTATGTTATTCATATATTAAAAAGAAAATTTGCATGAAATGACCATACACTACCTAGCAATATTGCTAGGTAGTGTATGGTTTTAATTAATCATATTCTTTTTTTTTTTCGTTTTGGTTAAAGGGTTAATAGATGGCCAGAGTCATTGAAGATACTGTAATCAGTAACTTTTCGTTCTCAATCCATGATATTGAAAACTCCAAGTATTCTGCATAGTATATTAGGGAAGATCAGGATTGTCAGTGGGCTTATTGATATCAGGCAGATAAGATTCAAGACCGACAACCTTAAGAATAGCACCAACAGGACAAGTGATGATGGGCCATTCACGAGTGTTCATGAATACACGACGGTTGACCTGCTGACCATCGTTAGGAGTGTAGTTGGCTACGAATTCGCCACCGTCATTGTTGTGACCAAAGTTCAGGTCAGAAGCAGGATCGCCAGGACGATAAGGAACAACGATGATAGTATTCTTGAGATAATTGAAAGCAGAAGTGATCATTTCAAGTTTTACACCAGAGTAGAGCTTACGAGTATATTCGATAGGCTCACCAGGAGTTACTTCCTTGAAGATCTGATCGCCACTCATACCAGATTCCATGAGATGGGCATGAATCTGAGGAATGGAGAACATGTTTTCAATGATGGGAGAAGAAGTAAGTACCTTATAGGTAGGAACTTCACCCTGATCAAGATTCTGCAGATAGAGAGAACGATAATGAATGATGGAAATAACCTTATTCATATAAGCCATAACAAATTCGCGAATATCAGAAAGCATGTCTGAAGAACGAATAGAAACAGCACGAGTAAGGTCAATTGTACCGAGGAAGATTTCAGGGTTAACCTTGGTACCAGAAACGAATGCAGAATTTACATCATGACCACCGTAGTTTTCCTTATAGTTAGGATCGCTACGTTCGTTGATGACACGGTCATATACAGACTTCATGGTCTTCATGAACATCTGTACGTTTCTATGATCGATACCGATGGACTGAATTTCCTGAGCAACGTTAAGAACATGTTCAGGAAGAGCCTGCTGCATGGAGAAGTCTACGACGATAGTCTTGCCTTGAGGAAGTTCGTAAGTAATCATGGTTGTCAGAGAACGAGCAGCCATGTTGGTCTTACGAAGGTTTTCTTCAGAGAAACGAGCTTCAAGTTCGTAACCAATAACTTCAACAGTACAATTGTTAACGAGGTTCTTTAGTTCGTCGCTAGGAAGCTGACCAGTAATGGCACTTACAGGACGAAGAGTGGGAGAACACATAGCGTGAACAATAGCAGTCATAAGGTTGATATCAGCAGAAACGTCAAGAATTAGCTGAACATATTCAACAGACTTGTCTACACCCTTGAAGATTTCAGTTGTTTCGGGATTGACAGGAGTGGCATCCTTATCAAGCTGAATACCGGCAAGGAATTTGGTAGCCTTGTCAGCAGAGTTATTGATAGAAGTCTGAATCATGTTAAGCTGAGCAAGAGGCAGAGATTCAGTATCCAGATAGTACTTTTCAGTGGTACCATCCTTAGAAATCTCAAGATGAACTCCCTTGACGATAACGCGTTCAGACACGAGATCGGTATAGTTGATCTTTTCAAAGTTGATCTTCAAAGGATCAGTAGAAAGATCGAAGATATTGACGCGACGATTGAACTTGATAATACCATCAGCAACCAGATCGTCGTTGTCATCGTTGGACTTCATGGGAATGATGGGAGTCAGCACCATGTTGACTGGATCAGGATTACGATATAGGTTGATCAAGTTGTGGCGATGATTAAAGGAGTTACGAACAGCACCTTCTTTATCCTGAGAAGCAGCCAGATCGTAATATTCATCGTAGTTAATGACATAGCTGATAACAGAACCAGCAACAGTCTTACGATGCATAAAGCGAGACATGATACCCTTGTGAGGCTTTAGCAAGGTAACAGTAAGAGCAGCTTTAAGGTCAGGAATAACCTGATCCATAGTTACACCAAAAGCTTCTTGACCGACGTGTTTATTGTAAGATACGTCGGTAAGAGCACCAGCAGGATAAATGGTCTGTGGAGTACGAAGGTTCTGAGCACCACTGGTATCGGTAGTAAAGTGACCGGTGAAAGCATTGCTATTGCAGTAACGGCGAAGAATCATGGCCATGTTGGTAACAGTAGTCATGATCTGGTCGGTAGGAACTTTACATTTCTTACACAGATTGAGAAGATCAAGAGACATAGTGCTCATTTGATCATCTTCAAGACCATGTCCAGTAAAAGCTTCTCTGCCATATTTTTCGTTAGGCTGGAAGAAAGCGTTGAACTGTTCGTTAGCCCAGAGCTGGCTCTGGTTAAGAAAATCAATTACATCATGATAGGTTTTACCGATTTGAGACTTTCTGCCAACCTTTTCAAAATCAAGAAAGCTTTCAATGGCTGCCATAGGCAGATCATTGTCTTCAGCTACTTTCATAAGGTCAGCTTGGAAATTTTTGAAAAAGTCTAGATTGGTGATATTATTCATGGACTATTACTCCACCAAGGAAATATAAATGCTAAAGTTATTGTGAAATTAGATAAACTAATCTATTTTGACAGGACGGGAAAGAAGTCTAGCTAGAATCAATTTAGTTGTGTCAGCAGAGACAAGATTGATCCATTCTGTTGCCCAGACTTTTAGGAATTTGAGATCCTCAGAAGATAATCCAGATGGAGGAGATGCAATAATTTTATTGATTCCTACAATCATCTGTTCTCTTTTAATGTAATCTGTTAATGTATCATCTTCAACAATTTCTAAAACTTTTGATACAGGATCGTCCGCTTCCTCTTCTTCAGGTGTGTCTGTGTTGTCTGTATAATCAGAAGAAGATTGGTTATCAGATGGCTCATCAAAAGGATTTTCTTCATCATTAGAAGATGTATCATTTTCAGATTCATCGTTTTCGTTAGATTCGTTAGTTTCAGTATCTATATCATTATTGTTTTCTGGATTATTGGTATCTTCTGTAAACGGATCATCTTCATCATTATCTTTAGTAAGATCTTCTGCTGCTTCCATACCATACTGAGTAGTTGATTTGTTTAAAAATCGTAACTCTGGGTATTTATTGAAGTCGTCAATCATTTTCTTGGTAGGATCTTTAGTAGACAAATAATCTAAATTTTCACATCCAAGTGAAGTGAAAATTAATTTCATAGATGTCATATCAGATAGATCCATATTAAAGGTATTATGTAATTTTTTTAATGTGTTTGCAAATAATGTACGTGGTTTTTCGTAATTAATGAATTTATTATTGGTTTCGTTTTTAAGAACAGCACGAAGTGTTGCAGGTAAGGTATTGGTTGTTCTGTTTGTCAGAATTCCATAAGACTGTACAACATCATAGAACGTTTTCCAAGACTTACTTGACCAATCTAATTTACAAATATGATTAAATACTGGAGAATTTTGAAATTCGTTAAATTGAATTTTATTCTCGTATTTAATAAAGGAGATTGGTTTAAATACGACTATTGTTCCATCTTCTTCTCTTTTTGTATAGGATGGAATAAGAAGAACAGGATTATAAAAAGTATCTTCTTCTTTATTAGTGTATTTAACATTCGTAAATGTAGTTATAAAAGGTGTATAAAATTCTTTTGGAAACATACGATATGTCTTAGGAAAATAACGATAATCCTTAAACATATCGGTTAAAATTAATCCACCATTAGATTTATTTGAAAACACATTTTTACAAGCATCATAATAAATTCGTAATTTAGAATCTGTTACTAACTCTTGTTGATGTTCAGATTCTAAAGATTTAAGAATTAAATTAAGTCTGTTCATATAAGTAAAGAACTGATTATTCTTTTTGTTGTTCATATCCCATATGCTGTAAGCAAGGAGATATTGTTCCATAAGAACAATCAATTTTTTACTAAGTGACATGTTTGGCAAATGAAAAACATCTTCAATGTTTTGAGGAAGTTTAGTGGTTAACTGAGAAGATGTTTGATTTTTTATTGGTACCAATCGTTTTATACTTAGGTATTTAATCATGGTTGATTGTTGCTCCTTGCTTTTAACAACAAAACTGTTGTTTACATGCCTGAATTTACATAGCATTACAGTGTGAAATTATACACATTACAGAAATTAAATTTAATATTTCGATTGAATTTTATGTACTCAAAATGATTTTTGATGGTTTGTTTCTACTCAGGAGATAGAACTGTGATTACATTATCTACGGAGTTGTTTCTTAACGCAGCTGCCCTTCTTATTAAATCTAGAGATGAATATTCTAAAGAGTTGGTGGACGATTTACTTAAACTGTACTATGATGAAGTTAAAAGAAATCCGGTAACTGATACTTCTTTAAATAGACAATTTGTACAGTTTCTTGATCAACTTAAAAAACTTCCATCTGATGAAACTACAGCAGCATTAGAAAAATCCAGTTTGATTGTTAAGTTTTTATCAAATCCAGAAGTTAAACGAGATGAACTTCTTATCGAATCGATAAAAGAATTGTTTAAAAGTGTAGAAGAAAGTAGTGATGAAAATTCTATTGAAAAGCTACAGAAAAGATTAAATAATTCCGTTTTGTGGAATAAGATTAATAGAATGAACAAATCCATTGGGAGTAAACTTATTGCTTGTACTTCTGTTATGGATGAAGATAAACAAGAAATGTATCTTAATGATGCAATTAACTTATTGAGAAAATCAGTTGAGCTTGCACAAGAAAATGGAAAACTTGCAAGTGGTGCAGTAGAAAGAATTTTATTTTCTGATAAAGAGTCTATTAGAAAAGCACTTGAAAAATATAAGAAAACTTCAGTTACTGGAGTATTAAAGACTGGATTGCAAGGTCTTAATGCAATGCTTGGCAAACGCGGTGGTTTTGCCAAAGGCGAATGTGCTTGTATTTTTGCATTGCAACATAATTTTAAATCAGGTTTGTTATTGTCAATAGCTAGAGGATTTGCAAGATATAACATTCCTCAGAATATTCCAATTGGTAGAAAGCCACTTATTCTTTTTATATCATTGGAAAATGAAGCAAATATGAATATGATGCAACTTTATAGAGTTGCATATGAAACCACATATCAGCGTTCTGCAGACGGTATGTCTGATGAAGAAATCATTGCATTTACCCATGAGTTTTATACAAAGACTGGGTATGAAATTGCAATGGAACGTTATGAAGGTCGTAAATTTGGATTTGATGAATATGTAAATCTTATCGAATCTTATGAAGCTGCTGGCTATTGTATAGAAGCAGTTCTTCTTGACTATGCGAATAAAATGAAAAAAGGTTCTGTTGGCACATCTGATAAAAGAGATGATCTTGCTATCTCAGAACTTTTTTGTAATTTGTGCAATTATAATAAGGTAAAAGGTATTACTTTTATTACTGCACATCAGTTTAATCGTGATGCCATGAGAGTTTCTATTGAGGGTAAAAATAACGTTGTAAAGAACTTTGGTTCTTGGTGTGCTGCTGGTAGTATTGGACCATCTCAGGAAATTGATTTAGAAATATTTGCACATTTGGAAACAAATCACAACGGGAAAAAATTTCTTACAGTTCAACGTGGTAAACATCGATATGTTGACACTACTCCAGAAGCAGCAAAATATTTTGCATATCCGTTTACTCCATTTGGAATAGGAGATGATATTGAAGGAGAACCACAATTTGTAAGAGACATTTATGTGTCAAATGAATCAAATTCAGAGGAACCTGCAGAAATTGATCCGGGAGTATTTTGATGAGTAATAGTGATATTTTTTTAAAATCATTTGTGCTGAGTAATGAAAAAGTTATTTCTGGAAAAGAAATTTCAGTTGTGAGACTTGATGATTTTGTTAATTTATTTAACAGTATTCAAGGATTATCTTTATTTTTTAAGTTGTTTATTTCTGGAGTTGTAAATAGATTAAATTCTTGTTATAAAAAAGATGTAGAACAACTTATTATTGAAGATAGAAAAGAAGATAGGATAGCACATCCATATCTACAATTTACATTGCATAATTCAGGGTTTATTGGATTGTCATTTGGATTGGGATATATCAATGACAATGGTGATATGGTTGAAAATAAAGAGTTAGGTATTTTTGAAACATCTTCAGTTCGTATGGATATAAATATTTTAAATGAAAATGGTATGAATATAAAACCAATTATTGTTCAATTTATATAAAGTATATTATCCCACTCCAATTGGAGTGGGATAATATACAAAGTGATACTATGATCCTAACAATTTTCTGACTTCGCTAGGGAGATACCATATATGGCTGCAATAAATACTTTTGGAGCTGTTACAGTTCAAACGAAAAAAGACTTGGCTAATACAAGAAAAAATATAATTAAAGCTGGTACAGAATATTCAGTTCCACCTTATACCGTTGGTTTAGATAAGATAGCGGTATTTCTTAATGGTACTCGTCTTATAGGTTCATATAAGACACTTGAAGATGGTGTTGCTTATTATGAACCTGGGTATAAATACGATATTGGGTCTTCTATTATTTTTAGATCAGATATTGCAATAAGTGATGAAATTTTTGTTACTGTTCTTGATGGGACTGACGATTCTACAATAAGCGATCTTATCGATCTTGGTAGTATTTTTAATACTGGAACTAACGCATCTGATTTTGGTGTTGTTACACCAAAAGTTGTATCAAAAATTGTTGATACAAAAAGAATATTTTTGAATGGATCTGATGTAGTTTCTATTTCACAAGATTATACTGAAAACAAACACAATTCTCTTCCAAGTAGTAAAGCCCTTTATGATGCTTTAATGCAATTACAAGAGAACATAGATCAAATTGATCCGGATAGTAATTTTTTCAAAGACAATACTGTTATTACTCTTCCACTTCTATCTCCTTCATTTGTTGAAGGAGATACTGATTGGGAAGTTGAGAATTGGACTATAACAGTAGATAATAAACTGGCATATACTAGAAATGATTATGCCAATAAAGTTACAGTAGCAAATAATGTTTTTACTACTGCAGGATATCACTTTTTAGTTGTCAATATTGAACGATTGGATTCTGGTAAAATTTTAGTTATTAATAATGCAGGTGAAACTGTAGGACAATTTGATACTATTGGTATTCAATATTTGGAATTTATTGTTGATGATCCTACTATATTTACATTAAGTTTTGTTTCATCTGGAGTATTTCCAGACGAATCTATAATTATTAAAGAAATTAGACTTCACAAAGTAACTGATAGAATTAGAGATTATCTTATTTATGCTGTAGAAAATTTGGTTGCCGAAGGTGGTTTGGCATCTAAAGAAGATGTGGATATTGCGATTGCTTCAGCAGTAACAACGCTTACTAATAAATTTACAACTCTTATTAATGAAGTTGGAGATTTAGCATACGCACATATAGAAAATAGAAGTAATCCTCATAATGTCACATATGTTCAAACTGGTTCTGCTCCTTTAGTCCACACACATAAAACAGTAGATATAACTGATATTGATCAGTTTGTAGAAAACGCTGTTATCGAAGGAACTTCCAGTATTACTAGTAATTTAAATAATCATATTGCAAACATTACTAATCCACATAGAGTTACAGCCGCTCAGACAGGTGCTGCACCTTTAGTACATACTCATAAGGTTATAGATATAACTGATATGACAACGTATATATCAACAGTATCTGACAACATAACTAATACGCTTAAAGATTATGTAGATAGTGTTACAAGTGGAAGTGGAGATTCTTTAAGAGCAGCTCTTAATGCACACATTTCAAATGTGTCAAATCCCCATAACGTAACTGCAGCTCAAACTGGAGCTGCTTTAAAGATTCATGAACATTATGTTGCGGATATTAGAGATATAAATGATTATATTGCTACTGTTGTTGATGACGTACGTTTGTATGTTGACAATGCTATTCAAGAAAACACTTCAACGACAGATGAAAATTTAGCAACTCACATTAATAATAGAACTAATCCACATAGAGTTACAGCAGCACAAGCTGGAGCAGCGCCAATACAACATGAACATGATATCAGTGAGATTCGTACCTTAACTGATTCATTGAGTGATCTAACTGATAAAGTAGATAATAGCGTAATGGCATTCAATGCTCACTCTGCTAATGTTAATAATCCTCACAATGTAACTGCAGTACAAATAAATGCAGCTCCTCTTGAGCACACACATAAAGTCGCTGATATAACCGATATACAATCTTATTTAACAAAAATAACTGATCTTGAATTGTCAGTACAGACGAATAGAAATCTGATAAGTGGCCACGTATCTGACACTGAAAATCCCCATAATGTTACCTATGCTCAATTAGGGGTTGGTGATATAGGAACTGTATTTTTAAATACTGGCAGTGCAAATCCAGTTATACATGTTCCTATGGTCAAACGATTGTATATTTGTGAAACAACAGAAGAAGTAGAAAAGTGTAAAAATAATATTCCAAGTATGAGAGAAATGTTTAATAGTTGGAAAAGAATATCTCATGCTACAACCACTTCGTATCCAGCGATTGTAACTAATCCTGGTGGTCAACCAGCAGCTCCTTCAGAACTCCTTGCCTGGGAATATGACGAAACTACTGATGTTGTTAGAAACAATACTAATAGTGTATCTTGGATTGGTTTAATTTCTCCAGATAAGTATACCGAATATGAAACTGAAATTATTTTTAATGCAAAAACAGACGACGATGATTCAATTGGGTTTATTGCTGCATTTACCATAGATGAAAATGGAGTAGAACATACTCTTTCCGTATCAAGATCTCCTGGTGGAAATAATAAATGGATTATGTATTATGATATTGGAAATACTACAGCAGCAACGTTACAAGCTAAACCTACTCCATTAAAATGGGGCAATGGTAATTATGGTGCAACTGCGGATGAAGCTGGGTATGTCACAGGAGTTCCTGCCAATCCAGATGGTACTGGTACAGCAGGTTGGTCGATGCATCCAAATGGAACTCGTATTTATGTTTCCAGAAGAGGAAACATTATAACTGCTAAAACTACTGATATTGGTGAAGCTGATGGTGCATTTATTGAAGATGCTACCATGACCATAGATCTGAGTTCACAAGAAAGATTGACAAAGTTTATCAGACCTTGTAGTATTGGATATTTAGCTGCTTCAAATCCGTATACAACTTGGGATACCCAATATTTTAGAGATCCTTCCAGTAATGTTTATGATGTTACTAGAGGGGTCGCAATTGTTTTTAATCAAGAAACAAATACTTGGGCTGACGATACTACAATTAATATTTATGAAGCCATGCGTCCAGGAACATTAGGTTATAACTATCTGACAAATAAACTTTTCTTTATAAGAGAAAGTAATGTTGAAAGAGTAGCTATAAATTCTGTTCTTATAAAAGATGGTGGTGGGCTTAGTCTTGATTCTGATGGAAGAACTTATGTAGATTTTTCTACAATGCCTACTGATAAATTTGAGACAATGCTTAAATCTATTCGAGTACCCATTTGGATCGATTCTACAAAATATTTTTATGTAAATGGCAGTACAGGTTCTGACGTTCTTACTGAAGGTATTGGCGAAACAACAGCTAAACCCTTTAAAACAATACAAGCATGTGTGGATTATGTATCAAACAATTATAACTTAAATTCGAACAATGTGGGAATTCGAATTTTTCCTGGAACATATAACGAGTCTCTTACTTTTGGAGAATTTTCAAGAACTACTGGACACATTTCCCTTTTTCCGCACGACGATAACTATAGTGTTACAATAACATCTCAAAATAAAAACACTGTAACGGTTTATGGTGGTGCTTGGTATTTACGAGGACTTATTATAAAGAATACAGTTACTGCTATAAACGATGGAATTAATCATTATTTATATTGTATTGTTGCCGCTGAAAAAGGATATGTCTATATTGAAGGATGTGACATAAATCAAGAGTATACTGGGGCGGCCCCAACCGATCACATAGAACTTAGAATGTTGGCTGCAATTACTTCCAGTTCTTTAATACAAATAAATGCAACTTCTAGAACTCGCAATCATTTACGTTTTCACAAAGGAAACTCTTCTGCTATGTATGTATTTTTTGCAGAGCATGGTGGTACTATTCAAACAATATCGAGCAACACAAATCAAGAATATGTGACAATTCATTGTGAAGGTGAAATGTCAGGATTTGTGGTACTTAGTAATGGCAAATTTTATAGCATTGGTGGTGGCAATTACGCCAGTAAATTTGTCATTGATAATGGAAAAGCAGTTACTGGCAAACGATACTCTTTGATTAATAGTAGTATATGTAGTACTGGAAATTCAGGACAAGAATATTTTCCGGGTGATATTGCTGGAACTATAGAAACTGATACTTATTGTGTTTATAAATAAAATAAATTTATAATGTTAGTACATACATCCAGAATTCTGGATGTATGTACTATTTTACACCATATTTAATTTTTGCAATATATTTATGGATTAAATGTATTTTAATTTTAAATTTTTTTTCAACATTTTAGGAGAAATCCAACATGGAATTGCAGAAGAAGGACCAACAAAAGAAACTTACTTGGCGTGAAATCTATCTAGAAGAAACTCTCAATGCCTTAGAAAATGGCGGTTTTTACAACAGACATTGTCAATTCCCACGTACAATCAAACTTCCCATTACTTGGAAAGAATGTATGTGTGAACTTGGTGGAATGGGTAATCAATTTAGTACGGTTCTTCTTGTGTCGACTCCTACAGGTGGATATCCTGTTGGTATGGCTCTATATGGTATCAAACCAAATGGAGTACAAGCTACAGTTAAAGTATATGAAAAGTCTTATGTAGGCATTGCTACAAAACACTGTGATTATACTCATTTGGCTATTTATCGTATTTCTGATATGCACAAAGATCAGACTTTTGTAGATATCGAAGGATATTCCTTTGGTTCTGTAGAAGCAGTACTTTGTTATAATGCAGATTATTCAAAAGATGGTACTTGTAAGTCTAGCGACGAATCTTTATTTATCAAGAATACCAATCTTGATCTTTTAAAGAATAAACTTCTGGAAAAACTTTCCATTCGCAATTGTAGAACTCCTATCTATATTGAACCACTTGTTCGTTTGAATGCCAATATGAATCAGGGCATTTCAAATGCTATTGAACATGGATGGAAAAACAATGTATCTCTAGGTGTAAATACCGATATTTTAAATCAGTGGTATGGATCAGAAGATCTAAATCTTTTTCATTCCAATCTCATGGAAGAACTTTCCCGTTTGCAAAATGAATATAAGTTTGTATATGTAAGATCTAGTTCTTCTTTTGCAAACATATCTGAAACAGAGGAAAATTCTCATAATTGGTATACTGAAATTTCTATTCTTTATAATAACAATGGTGATGCAGAGCCGTTAAATCTACATCATACAGTGTTTACTTATGAACATTCTACTGAGATGTCATCTGCTGAAGAAAAAGATCATTTTGTTTCAGAAAAGAATAATAATTTCATGCGTCAGTTTACTCGCAGTTATTTCACAACTCTTTTTGGATTTAAGTCTTGGAAAGAGATGGAAGAAATTGCAGTTAATTTGAAAACTGAAAATAGTAAAATGGAACCTGTGATTACGTACTCTAAGTTTTATTTGACTACAAAACAGTTTTTTACAAAAACCGAACTGACGAAGTAAAATAAATACATCATGAAGATAACAGTGCGTTTAAACGCACTGTTATCTCATGTAGATAGAGTAAAATTACTCAAAAGGAGTAAACAATTCTATAGATGTCAGGAGTTTTTACATGGAGAAAAGTTATGGAAACATCTAAGACGATTAATAATACAAAAGTTTATATAAAAAAAGATTTAGCAAATACCAGATCATACACAATTGTTGCAGGAAATGAATATCCAGTTCCTCCATATATAGTTGGTAAAAATAAAATTTTTGTATTTGTCAATGGTGTACATCTTATCGGATCTATTGCTAATGGTGTTTCCTATTGTGAAGTTGGTGACACTGGAGAAATTTCTTCTTCTATTCAGTTTATTACAGATATTGTTCCTTCTGATGATATTTTTATTTGTGTACTAGATGGTATCGAAGAAGCTCTAGATGATCCGGATGTTATTGGTACTGTAATGACATTGGGATCAAATGTTACCAATTATGGAGTAACTACTCCAAAAGTAACTTCTAAAGTAACAGATACTGAAACACTTCTTTTAGATACGCAAATTGCAACTGGAATAACGCATGATTACGAAGAGAAAAGTCCTAAGAAATTAATTTCTGCATTTGCACTTCGTACCAGCAATAACGCATATGATCAAAAAATTTCTGGTATTCAAAACAGTGTCGATAATCTTGTACTTAGTTCTGTATTATCAGAAGCTATTGCAGATCCTCAATTTATAGATATTCATTGGAAATATCGAGGATTTACAATTGATGAAGGAACAGCTGTTTATACAAATGCTTTTGATAAACCTGGTACAAATCAAGCCAATATACGTTTAGTTACTGAAGCTATTAAAAGTCCAGGAACATATTTTTTTGATGTAGAAATTGGTGAAATTGCCGATGGTAGTGATATCACTTTGTTTGATAATGAAGGCAAAGTAATTAAAAAATTTGAGCTTGCGGACACGTATTGGTTTGAATATCAGATAACTAATCCAGCTATTGCTTATTTTGATTTTGTGGCCAATAACGTACTAGAGGGTTCTACAGTACGAATTAAACGAGCAAGTATTCATCATGTACGCGATGATTTTGATACGTACATGAATTATATTGCTATTAAATTGGCATCTGGTGGTTCTGGTTTTGTTACAACTGAAATATTTAACCAAACAATTAGTGCACTACGCACTGAATTACAACAATATACCAATGATGTTGTTGGTGGATTTGAAGGACTTGTTGAAGTACATACTTCAAATATGTCAAATCCCCATAACGTAACTGCAGCTCAAACTGGAGCTGCAACTAAAACAGATTTTGATATACACGTAAACAATAAAAAAAATCCACATAGTGTTACCGCGACTCAAATTGGCGCAGCATTGTCTGAAGATTTGGAATTACATATAACAAATTTAAATAACCCACATAAAGTTACTGCTGCACAATTAAATGTTCCTACTATGGTACAATTTGATAGTCACATTAATGATACTAATAATCCTCACAATGTGACGGCAGCACAACTTGGAGTTCCTTCTTTAGAAGAATTTACAGATTCAATAGAAAAAATAAATACTCACCTGCTTGATACTAATAATCCACATAAGGTTACTAAAGCTCAAGTAGGTCTTGGTAATATTCCTAATGCTATTTCAGATCGTACAGATTTGGATAGTGATACGACTCTCGCTACTTCAAGATCCGTTCTTTTACTAAAAACAGATTTGGCAAATAGAATATCAGATCACATTAACAATAAAGAAAATCCGCACATCGTTACAAAAGAACAAGTTGGATTAGGTAATATTCCTAATGCAATAACAGAATCTATGCATGATTTTGATACTCAAACTTTAGTAGTTGCTAAAGTCACTAATGATATTTTAAAAATTATTCAAAGTCATGAAGGAAATTTAAACAATCCTCACAACGTAACAAAAGAGCAATTAGGTATTGGAGATATTCCTACATCGACAACAGATTCAATGTATGAATCAAGTGTAGATAAAATTCCAGTAGCTAAAGTTACTAATGATTTATATTTATATATTTCCGATCACGTAGGAAGTAGAAACAATCCTCATAATGTAACTGCAGTACAAATAAATGCAGCTCCTCTTGAACACACCCACGTTATTGCTGATATAACCGATATAAGTACAATTACAACTCAATTATCTAATCTTGATACCAAAATAATAAATGCCGAAACAAGAATAAATTTACATACTGTTAATTTAGACAATCCACATGAAGTAAACAAAGAACAGATTGAATTAGGAAATGTTGAGAATTACGGAATTGCTACTACTGAAGAAGCTACAGAAGGTCTTGTTGATAACAAATATATGACTCCAGCTAAAGTAAGATCATTTATGGAGACATTGTTTTCAACAAGCGGAATTGAATTTAGTAAATTGCAAACTACGTACATTTCACATTTTACTTTGGACAATACAACAAACACTTCAGCTCGTTTTAATATTAAAAAAGGAAGAACATATAAATTAAAACTAGAAGGAAGTGATCCTAGAAATATTGCATTACGTATTGATAAAACAAGACTTGCTTCTTCTGGAGATATTGTTAGAAATAGCATTTGCTACCCTAAAACGTTGACTGTTGGTAGTGATACTATCACAGCAGTAGGTTGTGATAATATTTCTTTAGACCATTTCGTTCTTATTCCAAGTACAGCTGGAATGAACTATGCATCTGGGGAAATAAGTATTGATACTTTTGGTATGACTATTGATGGCGTTTTAAATAGTAAAGTATTAAATGATTCCGGATCTCCAGTTGTCGATTATGGTTTTCCTGTCATTATTTCAAGTGGATATATTTCTACTAGTTATTTTGATTCTGTTGTAGATTTAACTTCATTGCATGTTGAAATAAAAGATACCTCTGTAACTACCGATATGAAGTTTACGTTGTATGAATTGATTCAACCTGCATATGACATGACTGTAGGAGTCATTGATAATACTCCTGTTGGTACTACTATTCGTAATATAAAATCTACTGCTCCAGTAGGATATGCTGCACTTAATGGGTCTGTTTTATCAAGAGCAAACAACAGTGAATTGTTTAAAATTGTACAAGATGAGAATATATTAATAGATCAAGCAGTATATGATCAGACAATTACAGATTCTGGAGAATGTCAATATTTTGGAAGTGGTGATGGTTTGACAACATTTACTATGCCAACAGAAATAAGAAATACGAATTCTATTTATTATTCGTATATGAAATTAAAGACATCTACTTCTGGCAGTGGTGGTATTGGACAAGTTGTTGTTGAACAAAGTGTTGCTAATACAAGGACTGAAACCATTCTTGCAAATACTGAATATACTGTTCCTGAATATACTGTTGGCAAGAATAATTTGTTTGTGTTTATCAATGGTCTTCATGCAATGGGTGGATTTAATTCTTCTGATCCAGATGCAATTACTTACAGTGAAGTTGGTATAGAAAAACAAATTTCCAATACTATTAAATTCCATGATGATATCTTGATTAATTATGATCTTTGTTTTATTGTGTTACGCTAAGGAGAAATAAATATGACTGAACCAAGTAAAATTTTAGATGAACTTAAATTGTATGCTCTTCCTGGAACAAATCTCTGTATATATGCACATTGCTGGAATGTTCCGAAAGGATATATTGCTATGAGTAGTGATAGACCAGCGGAAGAGTATATTGCAGAAGAGTCTGGAAATTGGATTCTTCCTCAAGACAATCCACTTGAAGCTGAAAATACTATTATTAACAATAAAAGAAGAAAAGCCATTCTTGAAGAATTTCCTGTACATAAACAATTGGAAGCATTTTGTGATTATGTATCTGGAGATGAAACAAAAATGAATATAATTCTTGATGGAATTGATAAAATTAGAGAAAAATATCCTAAGAATAAATAAAATAAATGTAGAATATATCCTTGAGGGAGAAATCTCCCTCAAGGATAATAACTATTTAAATTTTATAAATTAAATTGACGTTTGATTTGTTTTAGGATAAGAGTAAAATTATGTTCAAGTCTTGTAATATCTTGAATTGTTACTCCGTACAAATCAAATAATTTAGCAAGAGTCATACAAGTATCAGATAACACAATTAGATCTTGTTTTGAAATATTTCCTACTCCTTGATTCAAGAAAGATAGAATTTCATTCATTCTAGCTTCACATGCTTCAAGGTTATTATTAATTTCATTTACTTCGTACTGATAATTTTCACTTTTCATTAAAAGCATATCAGTATTTTTAAATTCTTCCATAGTAGGAAACACAGTAGCAAAATCTATAGTATTTGTTCTTTTTCCAGTAAAACATAAATTGAATTTTTGAAAACTTTTCTGAATATTTCCAAGATCTGTTTGATCTCCAAATTCCATAATTTCAATAGTTTGTCCAGAAAGAACAGATGATTTTAAATTATTGGTAAGTGATACAAATGCCATAGAACGTTCTTTCATGTTCATAACAGAAAGACAGTTCATACCAGCTTCAGTTGCAGTGTAATAAGTGGTTCCAAGTTTATCTGGAACCGGAACTTGCATTTGACTTAACAATTCATAATCAAAGCTTAAGATTCTTCTTATTGAAGCAGTATTACTTTCATGAAAATATCTAAGTTCTGTTCTTTTAAGATTTTTATAGAATTTAAAAATATTTGTTTTAAAGGTATTGACAATATGCATGACAATATTTACGATACCTGAAAATAATCTAACAATACCATCGACAACGAAGTTTTCTTGTCCTGAATTATCAGTTAACTCTATTGTACATAAAAGGTTTTTTATTTTTTCACTATCACAATAAAGTTCTTGAAATGTTTTTTTATTGAATTCCGAAGGAATTGCTATTGTAACAGATAGGTCTTGATTTTTTAAAGATTGTAAAACCATATATGAATGTCCTTTGTAGTAATCTTTTAATAAAGTCTAGTTACACGAATACGAGTTACAGGAGCTATGGTTATGGTGTTGAATGTAGCACCAAAAGGAGAACCTGCTTCTTCACCACTAGACATAAAACCCATTTTACCACATTGAAGAACAATGTTATCAATAGGATTGGATGGGAATGAACTAGTCATAATACCAGACTGGTCATTCCAATATGTAGGTCCCCAAGTACCATGATATTTTACTTCAGCTAAAGTTTGTACTCTGCTTATAAATGGGTTATCAAAAAGATATCTTCCACTTAAAGCAAGAGATGTTGTTACTGGAACAATATAGTGAGTTCCGAATGGTACACAAGTAATATTTACAATACCATTTCCTTCAAAGTAGACTTTGGCAATGTATACTCTTTTAACGATATTGTTGGCAGAATCGTACATAGTACAATCTGCAGTACAGAAAAAGTCAGTTGCTCTTCCGTCGCGAAGAATACCTTCGTATGGTTGAAGTGCGGTTGTTCCACCACTGACAATGTTGCTATCGCCATCAATATCGACATAAATGTATTGTGTACCATTCTCAACGGTAGAACCATAATTGAGTAAAATAGCTTCAGCAAGAACCTTAGTGTCGCTTACTTTACCATTATTGGCATAAGCTAATTTTAATCCAGGATTGATTCGGATAGATCTTGTTGAAGCTTTAGTAACTGTAGCAATTCCTAAATCGCAATCAGTGTTTGCCCATCCTCCAATTCTACTAGAAGTAGCTCCCGCCATGACAGTTTGAGGAGACATGCCTGTATTTAGATTTAGCCATGTAGTAACTGCCAAATTAACCAGGTGAGGAGTCATGAATTTATTGTTGACAGTTCCAGCAATGGCTTCCGACTCTGTAGCAATTCCGTAGTTTGGTACATTACCAAGACCTACTTGAGCTTTGGTGACTTTGTGCGGATTGCTTAAATTTGCAATATGTGCATCCACAGTAACTTTAACTAGATTGACAGCTTTGATCGTAGCAAGTTTATTTGTTGCATCTTCAGTAGGATCACTAGAAATAGCATTGGGAATGTTACCAAGACCTACTTGAGCTTTGGTGACTTTATGAGGGTTCGCAAGATCATTGATATGAAATTCAAATTCTTGCCGCAGTGTATTAAGACTGTTTGAAATATAAGTGGTGTCTTCTCCAGGATCTACAGTTCCTTGAATGCGAACATTAAGAACTGCATCGCCAGTTAAAGCTTTGCCCCAAATATATTCATCAGCTTTACAAGTGGCTTCATAATGAAGTCCGCCAAGTTCTATTGGATCTTCACCAGTAGCAGATATTTGCTCGTCTGTAGGAGCAACATTTGTTTCAGTGTAGTAAATACTAACTGGAGTACCACCTATATTTTTTATAGTTACACCAGTTATGTCGCCAAAAAGTTTTAAAGATGTCCATGAAGTATCTTCAATTTTAATTTCTTTACAAGAATCAGTAACATTTACTATAATTGACATTCTTCTATTCCTCTAAGAAAAAATTAATATTTTCTGGAGTTATTCTTTTTGGATAATAAAGTACTCTTCTGATGTAACCATCAAAATGGTTTCCAAAGAATCTATCACATCCTAAATAGAGTGTGGTACAATTAGGATTTGGAAGATCCGTAACTTGTTTTTCAGTATATTGAGGATCTTCATTGTAACCAAATAGTGCAGATGTTGCATCATAACCATGAATAAGCGTAACCCATTCCCTAGTGGATTTTGTAGACCATGCGTTTGTCAAGGGAGTGTTTGTTGCATTATATTCATTAAAATAAAATCTTCCGCTGTGGTTAGCTGGAAATCTTCCGTTTAAACTAATAGCTATATTAGAATCTGCAATGGTATACAATTCTTTGTTTTGCCCAATAACACTAATGGAAGAAACGTTTGCTACGTCAAAAACAAATGTTCCTGCATTTGGATTATACCATTTGTCGATGGGAGTGGAAACATTAGTACTTGCTATTTTTCCCATGGTGTTGTTACTGTAGATATATGGAGGTAAAGAAGAACCTTCGACAGCAGTAGCACCAAAAATAGCAACTCCTTTTCCTGCTTCACCTTTGTAATTTACATCACCATCATAAATATCCAGTGGATAAAAATCTATTTTACAAGTAGATGAACTACCACTCCTAAAAGTAATGAAGCATCTTGTCCAGCCACCTAAGCATTTTGTCATACCACCAGTAATAATAGATTTATCAGTGGTGTCATTCATAAATACTTGTTGTGTACTTAAATTGAAGTGTACAAACGGATATCTTCCAGCAATTGCAGAAGGAATGCGTATTCCAAAACTGTCTCTTCCGTTCGGATGTACAAATATAGAAATGTTATAAACCATGTTTGTTTTAACATCTAAGTTATAGGAAACAAGATGTTCTTTAACAGTTGTCGGAGTTCCATTTTCAGAAATGACTTGTGCAAAAGCATTATCATTTCTTAGATGTGGGATTGTAGTAGAATTTACTATGGTACAATTTGATTTAACCCATTTGGCATTGGAAAAATTTTCACTATAAAGAAAATTGTTTGTTTTTGCTGGAAATATAGGAAATGCAGGATCTCCAACACTATAATCTTCAGTAAGTTTATCTTTAGGTAGAGTAACAATTTTTCCAGTACGATCCATTACATCTAATGTGCTATCTCTTTGGACATTAAAGAAATCTGGAAGACCAATATACCCATGAAGAGCCATAGATGGAGTAGCATCGACATAAGAACCAGGAAACATAGTTTCCCATAAAACTTCATGAGCATCAGGATCTGTATTGTGTTTGTTTAAAAATTCTTTAACACCACGTACAGATGTAACTTTATTTAAAGATTCTCCTTGAAGAGTAGTATCAATATCAGCAATTTCTACATATTGAAAAAGCTGTTTGATAAAATCTTCTCTTTCTCCAGTATGTCCAGATTTTAACCACAATAGGTACAACTCTTGTAGTACAGAAGTACCCATTTTGATGAGAGTTGTATGGTGAGGGTTATTAAGATCTTGAACATGTCGTTGTATAATTTCTTCAAGTTCTTCTAAATATTCGGGTTTAAATATATCTCGAATTTCTTTAAGTAACAGAAAGAGATCGTTTTTTGTGTGATAATGATCAGAAGTAGGGATTTGACCACGATCGGTCAATGTAGTTAATTCATCAAAACCAGAGATATTTCCAAGAACTCTTCCCGTGGCTAATGGTGGTGTATCTTTAATAGCCATCTATGATCTCCAAAATGATTGTTTAAATGTAACTGCCTAATATCTTTTTAGCATATTCTTCATTAAAAGCTATTTTGTCGTATCTAAATGAAATAACGTTTGAAGTTTCATTTATTGCAGGAAATAAAATTTGTTTATAATTGGACATTGCTTGAACGCTGATAGTCCATTTTTTATAGTTGGATTGTACAGGTACATTATTGTACACACCTTGTAATCTACAATAACATTCGACTGTATTTTCGTTATTTACAAATATAAAAAGAATTTCCGATGCAGTATTTAAAGTATCGGAAAATAAATCATTTATGTTTAATTTTGTTTGAATTTCACCAATGGTAACAATTATTTCATTCGTTGGTACATTTAATTGAGTAGTAATTGTTTTGGTATTGTTTTTTAAAGTAAACATGGATTGATTTAAATATTTACTCTCAATACAAATACTATAATGAGTTCCAGTACTTGAAATCGTTACAAAATCATTTTCATCTTCAGGAATAAGATCTGATGGAACTCCAATATATTTGTTTAAATATACCGTTGGAGGAATGTCGACAATATCACCAAAAAAGATATCATTAAGTAATTCTTCATGAATTCCAGTTATTTTAGCATTGTGATAATTTTCTACATAGTCTGCCAATGCCTTTACTGTTGGAACAAGCCAATCGTCTTCTGGACTTATTTCTTCATGTATAACGTCAGTAATGTGAATGTAATTGAAGATAAGATCTGTAAATTCTTGCAGTGTTCCCGAGTATCCCTCAGACAACCAGGCAGAATACAATACATTAATTACATTGACTGATAATTGTTCAGATGTGAGATGATGAGGATTGTTTGTATCAGTTACATGTTCATATAAAGACTCTTTTACTTTTTCCCATCGTTGTAAAATTTCTGCATCTTTCAAATTTTTAATAATGGTAAGCATGTCTTGAAAAAACATACTATTTAGTTTTACAGATGGTAATTCATTAGTAATGTTGTGCCATTCTGAAATAAGAGTCGTCCGATCACTCATTGTTTTGCCCACCTTGTGTGCTGAGAAAAATTAGACATTAAAGTAACATTAAGCATAGCATTGTTTTTATATTAAGGAGTTTTAAATGGAGATTGATGCTGCTCAGATTGAATTTAGTAAAAATGATAACATTACAGATAAAGAAATGTCTTGGATTGTGCACATGATGAAATTGACAAGGCTTATTGCTGAAAAATCTCCTTGTGTTAGACGTAAAGTTGGATGTGTCATTACCAACAAAGATCATCGAATTATTTCTTGTGGATATAATGGAAATATTCCAGGACATCCACATTGCACTAAAGAAACTTGCTATAGATATCAAAATAATATTCCATCAGGACAAATGCCTGATTTATGTAAATCTATTCATAGCGAACAAAATGCTATAGTATCTGCGGCTATTCAAGGTGTATCATTAATCGATTCTCTTATTTATATAACAACTATGCCTTGTATTACTTGTATGAAAATGCTTCTTAGTGTTAAACCTAAATGGATATTTTTTGAATCTGATTATGATATTAAAAATATCCAGTGGATTTTAGATGATGAACAACATTGTCATATTGTTAAAGTCAATTTAGATAAAGATGACAATCTTAGTTATTTCTACTTGACCAAAAAAGATGCACACAGGAATAATCCTGCATACATTCCTCTCTATACAACGATGTAAAAAATCAGTAAAAGATTCTTCAGTTTCTAACGAAACTTCGAAGAATCTTTTTGAAAATTATAAATCGGTGGCAGAGAAAACTCAAGAAGAACAATGGAAAAATGATCCAGGTGTATATCCATGTTGTGGCCAACGTAGAACTAGAAGTGTATACTTTCACGACGATGAATTTGAATAAATTAGTATTTTTATAAATTTATTAACATGTAGGGACTTAAAATCCCTACATGTTAATAAATATTATTATTTATTTTTACGTCTACGACTATTGGGAACGACACCAACGAAAGGATCTTCGTCTTCATCATCTTCAAAATACATGTCAGTTATAGTTCTAGGTTTTCTTGCTTCTTGAACTTTTTCAGATAAAGATTTATAATTTTCAAAAAGATTCTTCGAAGTTTCGTTAGAAACTGAAGAATCTTTTACTGATTTTACCGTAGCATCTTTTAATTCGGTAGTGTCTTTTAAACTATTGACAAAATCATTTTTGTTTTCCGTAGAATTGAATTCTATAGTTCCTGGTTTTGTTATAGTGGTACCGGCACTAGTTGTAGCTATATTTGCTTTTTCAGTTATTTTAGTAACATCTGTAGTATTGGTTACAGAATTTAAAGTTGTTTTTGTAAGATTTTGTACTGTATCAGTCAGTGTAGTTTCAAGACCAGCCATTCTTTCTTCTGACGCATCAGTAGTTAATGTGTCTTGTTCTTCATTTGGTTCAAGTCTGCAAGTGATAAGACCACCAGCAGCATATACAAATTCTTTATTATTTTCTAATGGATATACAGTACATTGTACACCACAAAGAATACCATTGACAGTTTTATATTCATTAACATCGTCGTAGTGATATATTACTTTCATACCTGGTGTGAGAATATATGGCATCGCCATTGCCCATCCAGATTCTAGTAGTACCACATTATTTCTTGCAAGTTCACTTGTAAGAGCTAATACGTTATTAGTGCCACCAATATATTTATTATTGACACTATTACTGATAGCTGTTTTGTTATTTTCAGTTCCAACAAGAAGAAGATTTTGATCTGAAAATTCTCCATTGTTTCCTTTGGTAGTTCTTGTAAGATCTATAGTAGTATCGTTTCTAAGTGCTACAAAGTTACTTCCTGTATTTTCAGAACTTTTTTGAGCATTGTTGACTAGACGAATATCTTGGTTACAAAGAAGATGAATGTTATCATCTGCGTCGTATGCATAGTAACCATCAGATCCTTCGTAGTTATTTTTGGGTACGTTGTATATATGAAGAATTTTCTTTGTTTCTGCTTCTGGATTAGTTTCAAGTCCAGGATAAATATAAAGAGTTCCTTGAGTGAAATAATATTCTAATCCTTTTGCATAAATGCCATATCTTTCTTGCATGAAATCAAATACAGTGGCAATGTTTTGCATTGGAGGAAGAGTTATTGTACTATATACTTTTTGATTGTCCGGTGGATATAAATTTACATTTTTAATATTTAAAGTATTTGCTACAAAATAAATAGCATTTTCTATAGTGGTATTATTAAGAATAGCATTCATTTGTGACAATCTAAGATCGTGTTCCTCTTGAGTCACAAGCTGCATGACTATTTCTATTTTTCTACCTAAAATACGATCTACGTTATCGGCACTTGATTGTTCGTCATCAGTTTTTTTAGCGGTTAGTTCTGCTTTGGATAATTCTTTAAGCAGATCTTCCGCATTATCTATAATTACTAGAAAATCATATTCAAATGGTTGAAGTTCTGTGATAGGATAAAAATAAGCTTTGTGCACTCTTGTTAATGTGAGTGCACAATGAATATCTTTATAATTTCTTAATACAAGTAATGCTTCCCTAATGGTAAGTGCAACTGAAATAGTTGCAGCATCCATAAAGTTGATTTCAAAAGTTTGATTTACTGAAAATGAATTAATTTGTGTTACATCTACAGCAATGTCTTCATTTTCAGAAGAGTATAGTTTACAAGTAATTTTCATCTTACACGGCAAGGAATATTTTAAAATATTACATGCCACTCTATTCATTTGATCACTTGGAAGAAGATACATTAGTTGTCAACCTTTTTTGTAAAGCTGGAGTTATGTATTTATTATATTCTTCCACAAGAGTGTCTAATGTTTTATTTTGTTCTTTAGGTTTTAAATTGAGAATTCTAACTAATCTTGAGGCAACTATTCTTACCTTTTCTAAAAATTTTTTTGACCTTTCAAGATAGCTTAATGTAAATTTGTCTAGATTATGCTTATTTTCTTCTAAAAGTTCTACATATTCAAAAAGATATCTGTAAATTTCAAAAACATTTTCTCTTTTAGAAAAGGTAAAAGGAATTTCATTATTAAACATATCGATCATGTCAGCGATAGTGTAATTACCATAGCCAGTTTCTCCATAAAGAGAAGATCTGATCGGACCACAAGTAGATGGATCTAAAAAATATTCATTGATCATTCCGTATGAATCTGGAATATCATGAAGAGGAAATCTTCTTTTATTGATGTAATCAGCTATATGTTGATAGACAATCATTGTGGATTCCTCATCAAGTTATTTTTCGGATTGATATATCAACAAGTTCCATAAGAACAGGAACTTTATAAAAGGCATCCATAAGAGACATTTTTCTATACTGACTTGCTAACTCTAAAACTTTTTTAATATCAAGTTCGTTATGAACTAGATAGTTGTATACGAGAAGTTCTAGATCATTCATGGAATCAACAAATCCATTATAAAAATCAGTATTGAATATATAAGGTTTGCTGTATCTTATTGTACCATCTGAAATAGATGAATCTGTACAAGTGCAATTAGTGTTACAACAATTGGAGTTACAATTGCAATTATTGTTATTACTATTTATACTTGTTGTAGAATACACTGCAGACTTTCCATAGGTCACGGAACCACAGGAAGATGCTATCATTGCTGGAGTATTTTTATATTGATTGGGTATACAGGTACATGTGGTATATGCAGTACAAACTTTTTTGTTGGCAATACAATTACAATACATTCCTTTATAAGGATGTTTTTCACCACCTGTAGTATGAATAGGTGGTAATCCATGAAGCATTCTTATATAGTCATCTTGTTGTTCGGCATTAGTGCCTCTGATAACAAATACGTCAGAATAACGAATAAAGTCGTCAGGTCGACAATAACAATAATTTTTACATCCAGTTTCTGTATAAACAGGAATATCCGTAGTACTATCATCGGTAGATTCTACTTGGTAAAGAGTAGAGTTTCCTGGTATATCTCTGCTGTCATATCCAAGAGCAATATAATTATTATTAATAAGAGCATTGATATCTGTTGCAAGTGCTTCCGCTACATGATATTTAACATGATAATAACAAGCTATATCTGTAAGTGTATCTTTATCTGCAGCATAAGTAAATTTATCCCACAATGTTTTATAATAATCTCTCATTCTAGAATAAAGTTGTAGTGGACGAATATCAAATTCTCGTATAGAAATCTTTTTACGTACAAATTCAGTAACGTACGGATCATAAATGTTATCTGGACGAACAAATGATTCCCAATCTGGACTGAAAAACTTACGAATAAAAAATTGTTTAAGTTCTTTATTAAATCTTTCTAATGTCATTAAATCGATATAAGACTGTTCATTAAGGAAAGTAAGTTCACTTTCCCCAAAATATTTCTTTTTCTTAAAATAGACAGTTTCTTTAGTACAGCTTGCTAACCAATCATACATTTCTTCATCAAGAAATGTCCAGCTGTTAAATGTAAGTTCGTAATAAGTACCTTGTCTATATGTAGTTGGAGTTACGTTGTCGACAACAAAGATCATAATTTTTCCATCACCAACATCAAGTTGAAACATATCTCCAACATAAGGAGTAAGTACAGATGGATAATAGATAGCAGTACCAGTTAAAGTAATAGTGTTATCATCATCTTCTTTTTCAGATTCAAGTTGATTAATGAGTCGCATTTCAAGTTGATTTATTTTGGTAAAATCATAATGATTTTTATGAAGAGTATTACTCAAATCAGAGGGAGCAGTACGAATATCAATAGGTCCAATATTCTGGTGAAAATATGTAACTATAATCGGATGACCATCCGGATAGGCCATCAACATGTTATATGTTTTATTGTATCGTACTGGGTTATATGAAGTTTGAGTAGTATAAGTATCTGCTATATTTTTTAATTTATCAGCATTTTTGTCAGTTGCAGCAAGATTGTTATCTGGCTGTACTCTGTTTGTTTCTACGAGTTTTGTTTCTAACGAAGATAGTGTTTTTGAAGCGCCTGAGCGAGGAATAAGGGGCATTTTCTGTACCTCCATAACGATCTACCCAATCATCGTTACCGAATATTTTATCGTGAATATCTGTTTCTTTATCTGTAATAAAGAAATCGTCATCTTTAATAAGCGGATACCATTTATCGTTAAGATATCGTAAATCTGAAATTTCAGAAACCACAATTCTTCTTTCTCTATGAATATCTTGGCTTACAGGAATAGTTACTTTAAGTTCATCGTCTATTTGTAAATTTTCAAATCCTACAATGTAGTCATCTACGAATACAGAAATATTAAAAATACAATCTCTAAAAAAACTTTCATGTTTTTGTATCTTTAATATTTCTTTTACTTTAGGATGAAGTTCGTAACCATCTCCAAGATCATTATTAAGATCGACTATAATTTTGTCTCGATATTTATTGTTTTTGTTTTCTTCAGTTTTTTCTTCTTCTGGAAGTTCTTCAAGTAAAAACATTGCAATAAACATTGGTTTATATGAACGAGCCCGTAATGGAGTGTAAGGAGTTTTCCAAGTGTCGTAATAAGGACATTGAATGCAATAAGGTTCGACGCCTTTTACACTTGTCTTTTGCATTTGTGCTTCAAGAATTTTTAATGGGTAAGGCGCATCGAGACTTTCTATTGGATTATCCTCTTTTGGAGTAACAACCATATTGCTTGGAACTAATTCATTATCGATAACACAAGGATATTCTAAGGTTAACATATCCGGTCTTTGAAATTGTATATTGACAGTAAAATTACAATCGTATTGAGTTACTGCTTTATTTCTTTTATTTTCAATTGGTTTGTCTTCAGTATGATTAATTGTTACAAGTGGGTTAATGAGTACTTTTTTGACAACAAGTTCACTGCTAGTTGCGGTTCTGTTGATATCAAAATTACACATTTTACTTGAGCAGATATCCATCCATTCTTTAAATTTTAATGGACTATTGTCGAATTTTCTTAATTTGTATAAACTGTAGATCATTGCAAGAATATCATTGGGTATAGGGTAGTCATATGAAATAACTTCTGTAAATACCATACCTGGAGAAAATCTTCTATACATTAAAGATTGAAATTCGTATGCCTGATCTCTATTTTTAAACATCATAGTACCATTTAAATTGATACACATGGGAAGAATCATTTCTTTAAGAGTAATTCTTCCTTGTCTGTCTACAAGAAGATCTGGAAAAATATCTTGTATATGTGGAGTTTGAATCATATGACCTGTGGGATATCTAAAGGAAGTAAAATCCCAAGTCATGTTTGAAGGATGAAGTGTTTCTACAGTAACTTTAAGAAGATTTTGTCTGTTGATAAAAACATGATTGATACGATGATTCATAGTAGCTGTCCATCCAGTATCAATGTAGATTCTATCTCCTAATATGTACTGATAGTGTAGTTCATTGACAATTTTGTGTGTTATTTGCGTAGCCACTGGAAGAACAATATGGGTATCTATTTCAGATACTGGAGAATATACTCTTGGCATAAGGTATTTTTTATCTCCTAAATAAAAAAATATAATAATCGCCTATTCAATAGGATTTAGTCTATAAGATTTTGTTAACAATTTTTATCAGGAGAATCATTATGTCAACAAAAGAAGAGACAAAGGTAGAGCTTAAAAATATTTCGAAAATTAATGAACCAAATTTTGAGTTTTTAGTTAAAACAGATCCTCCTATAGTGTTTTGTCAAAATGGTTTGTTTTTTATGTCTTTAGCTCATGAATTTGGCAATGTAAAATATAAAAAATATTCATGGAGAAATGATCCTGAAGGAAGCAATTCTCTTCCTGAAGATTCCTTGAATGCAATTTTTAGACATGTTACTCTTATGCAAATGGGATTTAAATACGATAGCGAAACAAAGTTCTTTCATTTGGGACATGCCCTTGCTAGAACACAATCTTTAGTATCAAATACGTATAGAAGGATTTTGAATAAAACTGATGAAAAATTAGATACTAGACATTTTAGTAAAACAATATTTTTAACCTCTAGAGTAGATTTGGCGTATGATCCTGAGTGCATGAATTTGTTCGATCAGATTTCTCCAGAAGTTTTATATTCTCTTGGAAAAATGAATGATTCTTTAATTACCAGATTGCTTCCTCCTAAAGACAATGCTGTTTGTTATGAGCAAGCTTATTTGGATATTGTTCAAAAATGTATAATTACACTTATGACAACTGAAAAAGTTATTGATATTAATATTATACAAAAAAATATTCTTCTAGAAGATTTAATTTTGTATAATCTTCTTTTTCTAGCTAATACTTATACAAATGACGATATAAAATATGCTTGGGATTGGTATAAGAATTTACCTAAAAAAGAAACTGAATAATATAATTGTTATAGTAGATAGTAACTCACTCAAATGAGTGAGTTACTACCATTAAAATAAACTTTTTATTTTTCTTCAGATTTTTCAGATTCTTTATTGGTAACAGATTGATTAAAAATTTTGTTGTTGATAATCGCACCTGCTACCGATGATAACACAATAGCACATGCTCCAACTATAACGTGTTCCCAACCTATGTTTCTAGGAATAAAAAACATATATTTTCTACTCCTTATCAGAAGTATCATTTTTCTTAGAAAGATACGTCGTAAGAGAACTAGAAAGTATGTTGGTAGCAGCTATGATACACGCAAATGCAATGTAGTATTTGACTCCCATGTAGATATACATAACTTTTTTTCCTCCCACGGGTTATTAATTTTTAATAGTATTATTAAACTTATATAATTTAATACATTGTATACTGTTATTATATGCAAAAATACATACTTCCTTTTAGTAGGAAGATGTTTGATCAGGTACGCCGTACGTTACTTTTTCGTAAAGTTTATCCATTTCTTGTTGTATATAACCTTTAATACTACTATCAAATATTTTTAACCATGGTTTTGTGTTTTGTATTCTTTGTGTTAGAATACGTAAATCTCTACACAATGCTTTGTACATGACGGTTTCTGGTCGCCAACTATAAAGAGTTATAATAAGTTTAAGTAGAGGCAAGTCACGCATAATTTCCATGTATTGATACTGGATAAGATGTGGAACATCTAAATATTTAAAACTATATTCAATTCGATCTAATATGCTTCCAGATGGAAAGATTTTTGCGGAAAGAAATGAATTGACTCGTAATTGGCCAGTACGTATCAATTTAAATGCTCTAAGAATTTCATTCATAGCTTCTTCGTGTCTTGAAGTAACGTATCCGTATTGACGATCGCTAATTTTTTGAATTAATGAAATGTCTTTATAATTGGCTGTATTATCTTCAATTGATGCACAAAGTAAGATCTGATTTAATAACCATATTTCTTCAAGATCCTCAAATACAGTATTTAATACATGACGATGAATAAAATTATGCATGGTTTTTTCTGGTTCATTAGGAAGATCCGTCATAAGATATTTGTAATATTTAAAGATAAGGGAAATAGTATCGATAAAGATAATTCCGTGTGTAGGTTGCTCTGTTTTAAATGCAATACTATTTTTAAGAAAATTAAGAGTATATTCTTCTGAATTGTGATACCAAATATGTACTGGTTTTACTTTTTCCCAAGCATACCAATTCTTTTGAAATGGTAAAATAGAAGGATAGCTTATAGTGTCTATAGGACACAAATATTCAGAAGTGCTATAGAGAAGTTTTTTATCATAAAAAACTTTTCTATAAGCACATCCATTTTTAACAGGATCAAATATTTCCTTAAATGAATTTCTATAAAAACGTAATGAATTGAGATAACGATCATAATCATTTTTTTGTAAATTTAAATGATCCATATCTGTAAGAGATAAAATGTGTTTGAGCACTTGAACACATCTGCTATTTCCACCATAGTTAAGCATATAACGACGTTTTAATTCATCTCGTTGATAATTGAGAGCGTTTAAGTATTGTTCCCATATAGGAAGTGCTTTTGGCGTCATCTCTCTAAAGTGGGATTGTAATGCCTGTAGCATGACTGACTCCGATTATAATGTAATTAATGACGTACGATAGTTATATGATGCAGATAAATTTCAAGGAGTTTCTTTTTCATAAAAATTGTAAACATATATTACTACACTGAAGTCAAATTGTGGTTGGATGCTACAATAAGATTTCTTTATAAAAGTCTGCAGACTTGTAACCTTTTAAATTCTCCAAGGAGAAAACAAAATGACTACGGAAGCACCTAGTGTAAACATGATGGGTTTTGCTGCTGTTGAGGGCGATGAAGTGAAGGTCAGTGGAGATAACGATTACCATTCTGGTAATATTACCGGACCTTCGGTAGTTTCCACTGGTACTCGTGGTGGTGCTGACAATGCTCCTGATTTTCGTATTCGTCTTCTCGGAGCACAATCTGCTTGGTCTTTGTCCGAAGCCGGTAACGTGTATCTGAAATCTCTGATGGAAAAGACTCAGGAATTTGGATATAAATGTGAACGTCTTCCAAGGACCAATGGATATTTGTTCCACGATGGAAATCTTGGTGTAGCGATCTATTTCGCAGAACATTATATCAATGCTGCATCAAACGATCCTTATGCTCCTACGTCTAGAGTAAACTCTAAGGTTATCGACGAAGCGAGCGATATGTATCCCAACATCAATCCTTTGATTGCTGTACAAGTAATAAAGGAAGACTATAATCTAGCCAATAAAATGGCTGAATATATTGATCGTGTTCTTAAGTATGGCTTGTCTTCAGTTGTAACTATTTCTGATTTGAATTCCAAATCCAAGTATGTATTCCGTATTACTCAGAACGTATTTCAAATCAAGAATTATATTGAAAAATATTCTCCTCATGGCGTCGCGCCTCATATTCAGTTTGGGGCTGCCGTTGAATTGTGCACCAGCGATGATTATACTCCTCGTCGTAATGAAAATGAATTCAACTGGATTCCTTTTGTTGTTGTCGGTGCCTATGTGGATTTCGTAACTGTAGAAAGTGCATATAGCCGTCGTCGCGATGAACCTCGCATTCAGCCTGTTGTTCATATTTCTGCGATCGAATCTCCCATGCCTTCTCTTTATGTTCTCCCTGTAGCACTTGCTGCGGCATTCCAGGTATTTATTGGTAATAGTTCTTGGGTCAAGGTGTTCTCTGATTTTACCGGAAAGCAACCTAATATTGGTTCTCTTTTGTTCGACGAAGAATTGAATCGTCCTGCAATTGTGACCAATGTAAAGGCTCGTAACACTTTCATCGATGAACAGTGTCTTGATGCTATTATGGTTCTTGACGTACTTGAAGGTCGTGCCACCATCCCTGGTCTGAGCCTTCTTACTCAGTCCGCTGAAGGACATAATATCGTTTCTTCTATTATTGGCAGATTCTTTACCGATGAACGTGTCGGTGATGATCTTGGTGATATCGTAGGCCAGGTTTATGATGAATATTGTGGCATCACTATTGATGCTGGCAAACCTGTGGATACTCGTTCTATCGATTATTTCCGTGTTATTGCGGATAATCCTGATCCGAATATCTTTACTAATTTCTTGCGACATAGCGATTCTCCTGAAAATCGCATCCTTGATATCAAGGATGCTGGATTCAATGATATCATGTCGTATTATACAAATTCCATGTGTGTGTTTGAACCTGAAGACCTGAAAATTATCACTGCCAATATCGGTCAGTTCTTTACTCCGATTATGGATGATGATGTTCAGCGTTCTATGTTTGGATTTAGCTGCTCATCTGATCTTGGTGAAAGATTCCGTAGATCTTTTGACAGCCCGCTTATTCGTAGTGCTGGTCGCTACGGAACGTCTCGCTATTCTCGTAATGGCGGTAGCGGTCTTCTTTCCACATACCGTTCTCCGTTCCGTCGTTAATGTATTGTAATTAATAATAACATCTAAGGTGAGTGGGTATTTAACTCACTCACCTTAGATGATTTATATTAATATTTTATTTTTGGCAAAAATCAATAGTTACATTTAAATAAGGATGGTAACGTTGTAATGTCTAAAAATAGAATACTACGGTTAGTTGATTATGATAAACTGTTTCATGAAAGTTTAGGTGCCAAAGTAATAAATAGCGGATATGCCGCATCTGGACAAGCTATAGGAGATCATATCAAATCACTGTTTTATCAAATAGATAGTGATTTGGGATTTGTTCCTTCTTGTGAATGTCAAGAATTTAGAGGTACTTATTTTTTAGGATATGTTTGTCCATATTGCGGAACTGTAGTGTCTTCTCAGTTTGCAAATAACTTGGCTAATGTTAACTGGGTTGGTATTCCTGACAACATGCCAGATGTACTACATCCAGTTTTTTATTGTGTCATGAGAGAATGGATTGGTAAAGCGAAACGTGTAAAAAATGGAACATCTAGCAAATCTAGAGGAAGAAAAGTATCTCTCATTGAATCAATTCTCAATCCTAAAGAAGAACTTCCTTTGGATGTACAAGGTCATATCAAAAAACAAGGTTTTACATATTTTCGTGAACATTATGAAGAAATTATGGATTTTCTTCTAAATAAATATCGCGGAGCCAAATTTAATAAAATGACTCCGTATGTTAGAAAAATGTACAAGATGTATAAAGATAGAATGTTTACTAATAAACTTCCTATCTTACATCCATCTCTTCATCCACTTGCAAGAGAAGGTAAGATGAAAGCTATTGATCAGTCAGCAGGACTTATCATGCCAACTCTTACCGACTTGGCTACCGCAGCGTTTTCGTCTAAACGTTGTATTACATCAAGCAGATATATTGACAATACTCTTTGGAAAAGCTATTCTAAATATATTGTTTATCTTGAAACTATTATTACAAAGAAACTTGGTGATAAATATGCTCATTTAAGAAGACATGCCATTGGTGCAAGAACCCACTATTCCGCTCGTGGTGTTATCGTACCTATTGTTGAAAGACACATGAGTGATGAAATTCATCTTCCTTGGTCTATTGCACTCAACGGATTGAAAAATGAAATTCTTAATGTTTTGATGAATCGTGAAGGTTATGTTTTAAATGATGCACTTGCTAAATTTATGCGAGCACTCACGATATTTGATGAACACATTTATGATATTGTAAATATGCTCATTAAGGAATGTCCTTTTAAGGGCATCGCTATTTTGGTTGGACGTAACCCTACCTTCATTGCTGCTCTTTGCGCCTGAGCAGTAATAAGAAATCCGCTTAAAAAGAAACAGAGAAAGTTTATATGTTTATTTGGGATGAAATTAAACAAATGAGTTTTGTTTATTTAATTGATTTTGATTTGCCACACGTACGTTGGGTATGACCATATGAAAATATTGCATATGCCAGAGACATTGGTTTGCGAAAAGCTGTTGTAACAGATGATCAGATCCATGCTATTTGTAGAGCATTGGAAAATGGGGAACGTGTTGCGGACATTTCTCGTTCTTTAAATGTATCTAGAAATATTGTTTTAAATATAAAGTGTGGTGATCATTTTAGAATTTCTCAAAATTATAATTTTAAACGAAATAAAAATAGTAGAAAGAAAAGTTAATTTAAAAATAAGCGGATTTCTTATCGAGGGCCTATCGATAGTGATATTGATAGTGCACACATCATTGAATTGCTGGGAACTCCTGTTAAACTACTCTACTACAACGTAAGATGAAAATCTAAGCGTGATATGTTTGAAAAAGAGCAGTTAGGGATAATCAATAGGGTAGATAATAAAATATTATCTATACCGGCAGCCAAGTTCCTAAGTCTTACTCATGTGTAAGATATGGAAAAGGTTCATCGACTAGGTGGTCGCAAGCGTATGGCGATCGAGCGGTGATGGTCTTATTTGTCTCATTTGACGAATAAGATTGAGATATAGTCACTCCATTCAAGGAAACTTGAAGATGCACGTTATGGTGCTGGTAGAATGTTGCGAGTTCTACTGAAGATATGAGTAATACACGGCGCAATTCAACTTATGTATTTTACAAAAGTTAAAAAAGATATATTCGACAGAACCGTATCTTTTCCGCCGATGAGCTGCAAGGCACCAAATGCTTAAAATATAAGACTTTTTTATTACAACACAGAAAAGGAATGTGTTGTATGATTGGATTTGAACAATGTCCGCCTCCATATGAACGTTATGCTATCAATGAATATGACATAGCTCTTGATCTAGAAACCGGAGAAATTATATTACCAACTATGGGTGAGAAGAGTAAGTATCCTGGTTGGTCTTTAATTAAATCTGGTGAAAGAAGAACTAAAACTGTTCATGTTCATCGTCTTAAAGCTTATACTTTTCTTGAGAATAGTACAGGACTTCCATTTGAAGAGTGTCAAGTAGATCATGTTAATGGTGATAAACTTGATACTTATTTAGGAAATCTTGAAATAGTTACTCCTCAAGAAAACAAAGCGCGAGCGTATCGTACAGGATTAAGATATGATAATAATCGTGTTGTTATTACTGATAACATAACAGGAAAAGAATACGATTGTTACAGTCAAGCAGAAGCTGCACGAGTGTTAGGTATAAATCCATCTACATTATGCGAAGCTATTGCTAAATATGGAAATGATTTCGAATATCGGAATTATTCTATCAAACGGATGTTGTAATAAAAGTCTTATACACAGGCCCTACCAGTAGGAAACTCTGGTCAGGTATCTCATTGAATTGCTGGGAAATCCTAAAGCTAATCATACCACAGCAAGTAAGGATGAAATAAACCTAAGTGCGAAGGTTTTAAAAAATGATTAGATGTAACACATAAAGTGTTTAAATGGACAATCAGCAGCGAAGTCTCGAATAGAGGAACGTTCAACGACTAAGTGGCTACAAGCTTATGGTAGTCCAGCGGTGAGCACCCCAGATGGTGGTGAAGATATAGTCTGTCCATTCAGGGAAACCTGAAGCTGCAGGTCATGCTGCGGATAAGATCTTGCGAATCTTATTGAACATATGAGGATTTTGACGGTAATAATTCTCGTTGCCGTCGATAAATTGAGGAAAAAATCTGGAAGGGTAGGTATACCTAATCAGAGCTGAAGACTAGTAATAATATACTAGTCAGGCGCAGAGCATAGTAGCTGAACCTTCGTATGTGAAGAATATAATGCTACCACGAGTCCTCAACATCGTTACTACCACGATAGCAAGTGGGAGATGAAAAGATATGCCGATCTGCATGCATAATACAAGTAAGTACAAGATGCAGAACTATCAGATAAAAAACTGATAGGATAACACCCACATGGACGAGATGTGGTTACAGTTTATTAAAGAAATGAGTATGGTACAATATCTTAAAAATATGCATCCAAGAGAAACTATGCTTAATGAATCTGAACTTGCCATTAGTGGTATGGTTACACCTACTACACAAAGCAATATTCATATTAACAGTTTTTTGGCTACAGCTATTGATGTCCCAGAATCGGTTCGTTTTGAATTGACAATTTAACCAAGTAACATAAGAGTGAAGAGGAATTCCTCTTCACTCTTATTAATAAAAGGGAAATATACAGATGACTACTCTTGGATTGATTTTAGGTATTATTGCCTTATTTATAGGAACTATTTGTACTATAGGATTTGTATTATTTATATTAATAACATTAGCTGGAATAACTGGGATAACAACATCTATTTATAAAGTGCGAGATATGTTTACAAACATGATTTTAAATATAACAAAAAGAATTTCATAAATTTGAAAGGATGTTTGTATGGTTATTCCAAATATTTTAAATAATAAGGAACTTGATCATATTTATTCTGCAGATTTTTGGTTTATATATTTTATCAATAGAAAAAATAATTTATTGTTTATATGGGATGATTTTTATAAATCTTGCAATCAAGATATCAATTACTATCTGTGTTTTAGATATCCTTCTGATATTTTGGAAAATAGAATTAAACAAATCAAAAAATCTTTTCGACAAGATTGGATTCAGAATGATTGTGACAAATACGAACATTCTTATTTTGTAGTAAATTTTAATATAAGAGATACTGCTTTTATTAAAATCAAAATTAACCAAAATGATTTTAAAACTAAGATTGAAAAACATTTGTTATGAATAAATATAGCAACGAACAAGTATTGTATTTTATTTCTTTAATTAGGGGAGATGTTGGTAATATAAATAGGATTACCAAAAAACCTTACGAAACTACAAAAGAAATTAATCAAATTATATTTACAAAAGGCGATTGTTTTAGATTTGGACAAATAATGAAATTTGTTTATCCTGAAGCACATTGTTTGTTAGTGTGGATTCGGTGCAAAAATAAATCCAATGTTTCCGGAACGCATATTGTTGTTGAGTTGGAGAATGTTTATTATGACATAAATGGTGAATATGAGTTATCTTTATTTGATGAAGTAGATGATTTTGATTACAACACATTTAATTATAAACCTTGTTCGTGGAGAATTTTACAATCCTTTTATGATAAAAAAGACAATATATAAAACATAAAAAGGTGTTTATAATGAAAATGTGCACTAATTGCTATGAGCTTTTTGAAACAAATTTGACTCAATGTCCGTTGTGGGGGTGTATAGGGGAATTAGTGGATATTGATGAACAAATATGTGCTGAAATTTCAGCCATCAATAGAATTTTTAAAAAATTAAATGTACCTTTAAAAACAAATTATTGTTGTTCTTCTCATGTAAATAGAAATGTGTTTGATCCGACTTTTATAGATAGACATTACTATACTTCGTATCAACCATATGTAATGTTTGTTCTTCCTCCGCATGAATCTGGAAAAGAACATGCTGAAATATTTAGAAAAATAACTCGTAGTTTAAATAGTGTTATTACAGATAAACGTCGTTACGAACATCCGGAAATTTGTTTGACTGTAGAAAGAAATAAATATACTGAAATTGATAAAGGTTTGTCTTATTTTAGGATTATTATTCGTTCACAAGTGTGTAAATCTACGGATAAACCAGGAAAAGATATTTCATATGAAGAGCTAGAGGAAAATAGATTAGTAGCGAGTCAGCTTTTTATAACTTTTTTACGAACTGTTATTAAACGTGCTGAAGAATTTATTGTTGATCATGATGAAAATAAAAAATAAATCAATACGATTTAAAGATATATATTACAATATAGAAAGGACAGAACAATGTTAAAATTGACCTAGTACAACCATGTTGTGTATATTGATTTATAACACAACAAAAGGATTTTTGAAAATGCTATACATTACAGACTTAGATGCAATTCCATCTCTTGGAGATCTTGTTGGGGTTCGAGGAGACAGAGCCCTTATTGAAGATATTAATAGAGCAACCGGAGCATCTTCGTATTTTGGTTCCGATAGAGATAGGTTTCGAGATAATCATAGAACATTTCTAACAAAATTTGTTGAGCCTATTCGTCGTGCAAATCTATCAATACGAAATATTGTTAATAAAGTTACTGAACAAGATGAATATAGAAGAATTGAAAGTGAAGATGATTTGAGAAAGATTCCTCCTTGTATGATGATCCCAATGCTCACTTACGATCCTATGTATAGTTTGCTAAGACAAGGTCGTATTGATGGTTGGGGTTTTATTGCAGAAAATCTTGATGAAGAAAAAGTACGTTATGATAGACTCATAGTGACAAACGGTCGTGCAGATCTTAACACAATTGAACGAGATGAAATCGGTAATTTTACAGTATCTTCTACATTTGAAAGTACAGATCCTTGGATAACACCAGAACATAGAGAATTTTTAGAAGATTCAAGAGATTTTATTCAGAAAGTATTGGATACAACTGATCTTGACCCATCAGACCTCTCGTCCCTCAGAGGGTAGTCACTTTGTATTGATAATTGTCAATTGATCAGGATAGATAGATCTTTAAAGATCTATCTATCCTTTTATTTTACAGTAGTTATTTTTTTTTGTAAAATGGAGCATACTTATGCCAGCAAAACCAGCAATTCCTACTCTTATTCCAGGAGTAGGTATTATTACTGAGATGGAAGATATAGTTCCACATGTATTGCGTCAAGTCTTGTCCGCACCAGGAAAATCATCAACTATTTTTGATGGTGCGGTATATTCATTTAAAAGTTTAGAATCGCAATATGGAAGTGATCCGAATGCGTTAGCTTATGAGTTAGAACGAGTTTTGAATAGTGTTTATTATAAGTATTTTTCAAATCAAGTTAATGCTTCTTGTTCTGTGTATATTTATGATACAAACAATTATGATATTGAAATTAGAGTAAGTGATGCATCAGGACTAAATGTTATAACTACATCGAAGATAGCTATTAAAAATCATCAATTTGAAATTTATTTCTAAAGGAGAATATTCATTATGTCACAATTCAATAGCGAAGCTATGCTAAAAAAAATGAAAACTGAAAAAGTAGATGAAAGCGCAGAACGTATTAAAAGAAGTTTTATGGAACTTGAGCGAATTGATTTAGAAAGAAATGTCATGTCAGAATCTGAATTTGAACCATTTGTACCTTTATATCAAAATCATAATGATATTGATACCAATCCAAGAAAAGCCAGAACTTTAATTGTATTAAGCCAAGAATTACGAGATAAAGTCAATATTTATAAACCAATTGTTATTGTACAAGATTACAATCGTGAGGAAATAATTGCAGTTCTTCCTCCTATTGAAAATCAAGTAAAAATGTATGGTACTGAAGTAGCTAAAAGTTTGGGAGATTTTTCTAAAGAAATTACTTCTGATCGTCCGGATATTGCGTATAACGCACAGGCTAAACTAGCTCTTAGTATTATGAATGCTCAAGAGTTTAATGTTGAAAAAGTGGCTGCTCTTAAGGATAAGACACTTATAAAAAGTATTCAAGCATTACAAAAACTTAATCCTAAACATCCTGTTGTTGAAGCTTTGGTAAAAAAAGAAAGAGAAGCATCATTACATGTTGATAAAGAAGCACAAAAACAAAACGAACAATCACAGATTACTTTTTCTTTTGATGAAGAGGAAGGAGATCTGATTTAAAAGGAATTGTGTACATGAAAATAGTTGTCGGTTCCGATTTTCATATTGGGAATAAACGACTTTCACACGATAATTTTTTATTGAATGTAGAAACATACCTTTATCCAGAATTGCGTGATTGTGACGTATTTATCATTGCTGGTGATTTTTTTGATAGAATGCTAAAGCTTGATGAAAAAGCCACTCATGTCGCAGTAAAAGTAATTAATGATATTCTGGAAATAGGTCAAACAAATAAAATGGCAATTCGTGTATTGCGTGGAACATTCACTCATGATAAAAATCAGAACGAACTTTTTTGGACATTAGCTGAAGGCATGGATATTGATTTGGATTATATTTCTTCATTATCAATATCTACTATAAAAAAAGAAATGCGGTTAAGAATTTTATATATTCCAGATAATCTTGTTTATCAATCCTCTTCTGATTGTATAGTAGCAATAAAAGAATTATTAAGAGATGCCAATTGGGATAAAGTTGATTTTGTAGTAGGACATGGATATTTTCAACATGTACTACCTAGAAATATTCCACATGAACCAAAGTGTACTTTTAGGGTAGATCAATTCAATGATATTGTCAAATATTGTATTTTGATGGGACATGTGCACACACCATCTAAAAATGCAAATTGTTACTATTGCGGGTCATTTGAAAGACTTTCACATGGAGAAGAAGAAAATAAAGGATTTTTAACATTAACGTATAATGAAGAAACAGATAATTGGTTTGTTAAACGGATTTGGAATTTAGACACTACTCCGTTTTTTACAATATATTTAAGTGATACCAAGTCCTATGAAGAAAATTGTAAGATTTTAATTTCTGAAGTAGAAAAAAAATTTGTACCTAGATTATGGGGTTATCTACGTATCAAATGTGATGATACTGATTTGCGTCAGAGACTGGAATCTTTTGCAATAAATAAATGGTGTGATCAACTCTATGTAAGTTCTATTTCTAGTAAGCAAGAACAGTTAAAAGAAAAATATGTCCCATATGAGTTGGAGTTTGAAACGTCCACTCTTGTTGAACCTACGTTGGATAATATTTGTGAATTAACTTTTTCACATCTTGCTAACTATGGAAAGACAAATGGATTGACCTTAGAAACGATAACGACTTATATGGGAGAATTAATTGAACAAGTACGCAGCAATGTTCCGCAAACTTCTACAGATACCTCAGACCAAACCAGAAACAAATGAAGATGATACTCGTAATATTGCTCTTGATGACATGTACATTAGGAGTAATGGAATTGAAGGTATTATAAATGCTTTGGAAGATCCTAGGTTTGTAGCAAGTACTGTTGTATGGGATACCACGTTTGTAAATATTGGAACTTTTATTAGAAATAATAATGATAATAATTTTTCTACAAAAGACATTATTGAAAAAACATTAGAAGACATTTTGAGTTTTGTTAAATCGGTTTCACATTTTTACAATAAACATCCCAACGCTCCAGTGTTTCCATATATTGTTTTTTATATACCTGATTATTCGTGTTTACCTGAAGAAAATAAAAGAAATGATACTAAAGCATCTTTAAGAATTCAAGAGCTTTTAACGTTGTTTGAGAAAGAACAAAAAATTAAAACATTTGGAAAAACTGTATTTTTAGATGATATCGAGCAATGTAAATTGACTATTGCTGGCATGGATTGTTTCTTTATAAAGTGTGGAAATAAAATAGAATTTCCACACAAACAATTAGTGAAAATTGTTGAAAGTATTGACAAGTTATATGCGCAGAAAAAACATCCTATTTCTTTTGGAACGGATAAAAAATATATACTTATTACACATTACCCTATCGATTTTCATCTTTTCTTTTTATTTCCAAAAATAGTACTTATGGAAAGTTTTACTGGAGTTCTTAAAACTTTTAGTATGCTTGGAATTAAGATATTTAAAATTCCATATGTTCCTTTTAATAAATATACACATATTCTTTTTGGAGATGCAGTACAAATAAAACCTTTGGTACAACGAAAATTCAAACAAGAGTTTTTGGATATTGCTCAAAAAAATAGATGGAAGTCAAAAACATCTGAAAGTATTTTAAGCGATATTATTTCTAAAGGAAAATTTAGTAGACAATTGTTTATGTCTGTTAAATTGTAAAGATGTGTTTTATATTTTGCTGAAATAATTGTTTTTAATTTTTTACGTAAAAAGGATTGTAACGATGGCTGAAGATAAAGCTACTGAAAATGGAAAGTATTTTAATGTAAGTACTCTTTGGTCTGCTAAGGGTGAAGATAAGAATCATACTCTAAGTATCGGTGCATATGCAGGGCGTATGTCCTTTACTATTTTTTCCGGTACGGGAAATGGAAAACCTATTTCTATTTCCATTCCTATGGAAGCACATGTTCTTATTACTGGAATTTTAGCAGAACTTAAAAAGGGTATTCCAGGAGCAGCACATCCTTTTAGGATCAAAGCTTGGGATGCCAATAATAACAAACGAGAATTGAAGCAGGTTCTTACGTTTGGTATCGATGAGAACGGTTGTTATTATATTGATTTTAAAGATGTTGTAACTGGTATGGCAGCTAGATTCCCCATTATTGGAAATCGAAATTATGAAACTGGGGTAGAAGCAGATTCCAATAGTACCAGGAGTCGTATTGGTTTTGCGGCATTCTGTGTCTTTTTTAATCAATTGCCTACTGCTTGTCTTTTGACTAAAAATCGTCCTCCAGTAAATTATACAAACGGTCGAAGCAATTATACGAATACTAATACTTCGTATAATCGTGGTGCGTCTTCTGCTCCAGCTTCTATGCCTACTTCAGTTCCATCTGAAGATGGTGACATTTATTAATTAAAAAAATAAAATATAAAAGTAGTGAAGAGATTAATCTCTTCACTACTCTATGAATATTTTAAGGAGTTATATTTATGAAAAAACCTTTTTCGTACACAGAACTTATCATTCCTTTGATTAAGAAAGGAAAGGATTATTCTGATTTTTTACTTCCCCGAGTAGATCACTTTTTTTATGGAGAACTTATACAAGGATATGCTACTTATCCTAGAAAGGATGATATCCAGTATCACACTACTTGTAGTAAAAATGGATCGTATGAACACATCATTCAAGTAAGTTCAGATAATACTCATGTCGAGCTTTTAAAATCAGATGCAATTTATTTTCGACTTTATGCAAAAATCGATTCCGATGTATGTGTAATTAATATTTTTGATAATTCTGTTGTCTTAACTATGTCAAATAGAGAAAAATTTGATTTGTTTTTTGAAAATGCAGAATCTTGTTTAAAAGAATTTAAGGTCATATGGAATGAAATAAAAATTCTCATGTTGGAGAATAATATAAAATAAATGGAGGAGCAGTTGTTACTATGAGTATTACCAATGTAACTATTGCTAGAATTGAAGAAATAATAGACAATAAGGACTATTTACCTTTTATTGGTCAAATAGAACCTTTATCCAGAATACCTGATTGGATAAAACCACTTTGTAGAAATTGTAAAAATGGTAATATTCTTCCTTGGTATAAAGATAGTCCAAAAACCGATGATGGTACTATCGTTTGTTCATCAGCATCTGCTACTGGAATAAAAACAATAGGTTTGCCACAGCATGTGTTTTATCCCATGATGATGTTTGATAATATTTCAACTGAATCACAGTGGATAAGCGATAGTAATGATTTGGAAACTCCTCAGTATGTTGGGTATGTATTTGACAATAGATATCTTACATTAAAATCAGTTCATCTTGTTGCTAGAATTGGCAATTCTGGTAAACCTGGTTTGGCTGCACCATCGCCAAAATTATTTAGAATCGAAGGAACAAACGATGGTCAGGCTTGGGAAGAAATCAGTGAAGTTTATGAAATAGATTCTTGGTCCTTTTTAACCCCTATTGTAATTGATTTTAAAGAATGTCCTCCTAAATATAAAGGATTTCGTGTATATGTTTATTCATGGAATCCTGGAGATACGGAGACAAAAGAAGTTCTTAATACTGGATTATTGAGAGTAAAGTTTACATTTGAAGAAGATTCTGAAAATTGGTATACTGTACCTAATTTTACACTTCTTAATAAATCTCTTTGTTTATGTACAAAATTAAATGAAGAAAATTCACAATCTAATATAAAAGAAATCAATGATATTACAAAAGAATATCTGGATGAAACATATTTACGACAAGATTTATTCAAAACATTTGGTAGACAATTCTTTGAAAAAGTAGATGAAAAAATAAAACAAGAATTGGAGAATCATCCTAGTACTCAAACGATTATAGAATCAAAACCTACTATAATTGATCCTACAAGTTACAGCTCATATGTAGTTAGAGAAGCATTTAAAAAGTATGATATTCCTAAACCTGGAAAGTATAGCATTTTTGGTCCAGAGGATATTGTACTTGAATTTGATTCGGAAAATAAGTTTAAAGACGGTGATATTGTTATTATCAAGAATATGAAAAGTGATGATAAATCAATTCGTATTCATGCCAACAATACCAATATGGACAAACGTTTCATGGTATTCTTAAATAAAAAAGAAAAGAAGTTGGCAAAGACTATTACTATTGCAAGATTTATGGATGAAGTTGAATTTATGTTTCTTGAAGATGAGAAAACTTTTGTATGCGAAGTTCCTTAATAGTTGATTAAAAATATAAGAAGACTCCATATGGAGTCTTCTTATAACTTGTTTTTTTTTTATTAAAATTAAATATGAATTTATTTTGTGACATAATTTAGTTATCAGATGTACTAATAATAAAAATATTTTATCTTTAAATATCAAGGAGTGATTATGGGTTTGTTTTCAGAAGTTGGAGTTGAAAACGCTCAGATGTATCCATATATCAATGTCGGATCTATGATTGACATTGCAACCGGAACTTTTGAATTAGGAATAAATGGAGAATGGTTACTTAATGGTGGTCTTGCCCCAATCACTGCAGTCTGTGGACGTGCGCAAACATATAAATCAACTATCGTAGACTCTCTTATAGCACAAGCTCTTATTAGATATTCCAGAATGGATGTACTTAAATACGATACTGAATCTAACTCCTTTGGTCTAGAACGTTTTGATAAAATGGCAGGAAAAAGAATTCAAGATCGTATTACTCTTTCTAATATGAGTACTTTGCCACTTCCAGATTTTATTGAAGGATTAAAAGCTGCACAAGCTTTTAAAATGAAAAATAAAAAAGAATATACAGTAGAAACTCCTTTTCTAGATGCCAATACAGGAAAACCCATTGTAATGTGGATTCCTACTATTATTGACATTGATAGTTTTTCTTGTTTACGTACTTCAAATGAAACGGAACTTATGGAAACGTTATCTGTTGAAGATAGTAAACAGAATATGACTGCCATGTATGACGGTAAAGTAAAACGTAGTCTTATGCGTATGTTTTCACATTGGTCGTACAAATATGGCATGTATTTTCTTATGACTGCACATGTTGATGATCAATATGATCTTGACCCAAGAAAACCTTCACAAAAACAATTACAGTGGATGAAACAATCTGACAGATTGAAAAGTGTGGGTTCTCAATTTGAATTTTTAACTAATATTCTTTTGCAGTGTGTATCTCCTACACCTATTTTAGATAGTTCAAAGAAAGAAGCTGAATACCCAAATGGTAGTGGAACTAATGTGGATATCAATGAAGTCAATCTTCGCTTACTAAGATGTAAAACAAATGCTGCTGGTACTACCATACCACTTGTAATGTCACAGACACTTGGTATTCTTGGAGATTTGTCAAATTATCACTATATGAAAAATAATGGTGATTTTGGTTTTAATGTCAAAGGACATAATCGATATTCAATGTTAACTCCAGAAGTCAGACTTCATAGGAAAGATATTATTAGTACATTGGAAGCCAATGTAGAAGTCTGTAGAGGACTTGAAATTTTATCTCAGCTTAAATGGATTCTTAATTACTGGAATGTTGATAAAATGAATACAAACATTCCAGAAACTGCAGAAAAGTTTATTGAAATGATAGTAGCTAATGATACTATTGCTATTAGTGATATTTTGAATTCTCGTGGTTATTGGACATACGACAAAGATAATGATAGACCTTATATGAGTATCATGGATATTCTTGATATTTTAAATGGAGTTAAAAAATAAAAATAATACTACATGAAGTAGAGGGAATCATCCCTCTACTTCATGTTATTCTTTGTTTTTCATTTATATATAACTTTTTTGAATATAGAGATTGATATTTATTAATGATATAATTTTTGGAGAAAGAACATGGGATCTACAGTAAAGATTGTTATTAAAATTGTAGCTGCTATTATAGTTGTTAATGCAGTAGATTGTTTCTGGAAGAAAAGAGCTGCTGAAAATCTGAATACTACTTTTAATAAGTATTGTCGTCAGTATCGTTAAAAAATAAATAAAAAGAAAGGGACGTTATTATGGATAGAATCTTTACTGCGGCAGTGAGTGTTTTGGTATGTATTGCTGTGAGCAATGTTGTAACTGGTTATATTCTTAATTCCGAAACGAATAGAATTCGTAAGGAAAATCCAGATATTTTTAATGATAGTGCTTCTGGACAGACTGTTAATGTCAATTAATATTTTACTATAAAGGAAATGAATTATGGATGCTCGTCAGGTTTGTGTATTAATCGGTCTTGTTGCTGTTACTATTGCTTCTAAGTATTTTGTAAACAATGCTACTGATAAGTATATTGAAACTGTGCAAGTTTTAAATTTAAACAATAAGTCTAATGATAGGTAAAATTGATGTGATAAGAAAGAGACAGGAGTTTATCCTGTCTCTTTCTTATAGTTAATGTAATTATTTTTTTTTGTTCAATGGTTTTTAAAACATATATTATTTATAGAAAATGGCAAAATTCGTTAAAATAAAAAATGACAACCAAACATTATATTGTACAAGAAGTATATTGGGAGGTTCCCATGCTCGCATTTGTTCCTGTTGACGATTTTTCAAGTGTTAATCCTGTTATTGAAATGAAATGGTCTGGACTTAACATCGATGGGGCGGATCAAATTCGGCCTGAAATGTGTTTGTTTCAAGTAAAAACATTTGCTAGTTTTACAAGAGAGGAAAATAATGGACCAGGTATGGCATATGGTCCAGTAAATGATTTTCTTACTACAGTAAGTACACATATTCAAGAGCAAATTGTATATGCATTCTTACAGATGCAAATGATTATTGAAGATGGACAACCTGATGCTTCTGATATCATAGATGTGGAAGATAATCTAGGTGAAGTTATTGACAATCTCGATAAAGCTACAAATTTATTTGATCTTATTGAGGAATATATTCGTAAAGGAAATATTCCTATTTCTGATATGTCAGATGCAGGTACTAGAATTCAAGATAGTATTGAGATGACATTTGTTGAAGATGAAGCAATAACTATTACGACGATAGCAGTTCTTATGAAACTGCTATCTCCTATTATTGGTGTATTTATAGCTAAATATACACATGTTATTGATAATGAATTTAAAGAAGGTCATGCTCAATGTATCATGACTAAATTCTTTTCTAGAAAATGTAAAGTTATTATCGAACGATTAGATTTTTATATTAATAGACTTATTGAAGGAAAATTAAAAAATAATCCAACTACTGTATGGAATGGTAGAACTCTTGATAGGTCTACACGTGTCACAATGGACACGATTATTACCAAACGGTTTGTTGGTGTAGACTTGTATAGAAAAGACGGCAATATTGTTAAATATATCGCTTCTTGTTGCAGATCTTCTGCAGAACCACATATTTCTGCTGCAAATGCAGTTAAAATTATTTCAGATCCTGTTGATCTTGAAAAGAAAGATGAAGGCAATACTTCTCGTATTGAAGCTGAAAGTCGTCAAACTGAAACAACTGCTGATGTCCCAATTCTTATTCGTGTTGCAGCAAATAGATTGTGGCAAACTGTTATTGAAAAAGAAGAGTTGGACAGAGATGTAGTTGAAGCAGCTATTGCATTTTATAAAAGAAATCCTGTCACTATAAATCCTATTAGTGTATATTTGTTAAGCTCGTATTTTGGTCCTGATCTTGGTGGTGGAGAATCTATATTTCATTTAAACAATCAGCTTATGTCTTGCCTTACTGCTGTATTACAAGTATTGTCTATTAAAAATGGTGCTTCTTATATTTGTCATATTCTTACTGCAAATTGTAGTGTAGATAATAGAGCTAATGTTCCTAGTGATTTTGTATTTGTCAATTCTTGGAGATCTACTGGTGCATATGTAGAATGTAAGAAAGTATTTCCAAGTGGATTTGGTGAGAAAGAATGGGATTCGAAACTTAAGCAAATTTCTCAATATCTTATCCAAAAAAATATTTACTATGCAACTGCTCCATCTATTTGGGACTATGCTCAATTAGAAATGCAAAATGGCAAATTGTTTACAGATTATCTTAATCTAATGACAGAAATTATGCAATTTGTCAGAGTGTTGTTTAGAAATCGGAGTATGGAATTATGATACAAGTTTATCATTTACCAAATCTTTTTCCAGAAGAAACGGTATTGGATAATGTACAATTTTATAAATTTCCATTGTCATATACAAGCAACAATTTTAATTTGATATGTCCAATAGCTAATGATTTGAAAGTAGGTAACGTATTCAAAGCTGATGCAAGTAAAGAAAAATTTATACTGTCAAAAAAGATTAATGATGTAATATTTGATGTACATCTCATTGGAAGTGAAGAAAATATAAAGCAAGGATTTCTTACTCCGATATGTATAAATATAAATAATTTACGAATGCCTCAGAAAAAAACATTGTTGTGTACTAAAGGTATTGGTGATACTTTATGTACACAAAAATTGGATTATTTGGCACAAGCATATCTTGGAAAAATTCTAGATGTATTTGTAGAGTGTGACGATTTTGATGTGGAGTTTTCATATTTTGTAAATTTTTATAAAACAATGAATAATCTGTTTGAGCGATGTGGGAATGAACAATTTTTCAACACTGCTCCAGATGCGTATAGATTGATTCGAGAACTGGATCAAAAAATGAATTTGATCCAGGCAAATATGATTTCTAATGCACAAACAATTTATACATTAGAAGATTTCATTCGTATGTTTGAACCGGATATTCCACAAAAATTACAACAAGATGATCTTCTTCGTTTAGTAACTTCTGAGAATGTAGTTGAAATTCCAAAATTGAATAAACAATTAAAAATTGATAAATTTGAAAAAATATCTAAAAATGAATTTAATACAGACATCATTACAAAACGCCTTGAATTAGCAGATATAGTAAATTGTGAAATCATCAATGAATGTAAATTAGTAGAAACTATTAATTTGTGCCCTTGTACAAATCTACAATTGACATACATAATTGCCAATGAAAAATTACATTTATTGACCACAATGTCATATCCTAAATATAAAAAGATGTCAACTTCATATACAAATTGGTTAAAGTATTTTCTTGAACCAATGCTATTGTCAGTAGGGGATTATTCTTTTGGTGAAGAATTTATTCATATTGTTAGTAAAATAGAATTCATCGTACATAGTGACATTGCTCTTATTGTATTATATTCAAATGAAGGAATTGTTGCTCACTATTTTGATATGACGTATTTACGAATTATATCAAATAGCATTTCTACTATTTCAAATGAAGATGCGTGATTTTACAAAGAAACTGTGTAAATTTCTCAGGAGGCAGAGAAAATGTTTGGCAATAGCAGAGATAAGTATAATGTCAATGGACAAATCTGGAGTGTCAATGATCAGAAAGCGATTCTTTATTTCTTTACTCCAAGAGATATTCCTGATCAAAATGTACGTCCATTGCTATATACATTTGATGAACAAATCACGTATGATTTAGATAGAGCCATTCAAGATGCTCAATTAGAAGCGGATAGGACTATTGGCGGTGCTCTTGGTGGAAACATTACCAGAGAATTTATAAAATATTCTGATTCTGCAAATCATTGGATTAAACCAAGTAGTGAATGCGAACGATTTAAGACCAAATTCTATACTCAAAATTGGACATTTATTTTGGTTATAGATAATGCCGAACTTGAAGGTCGGCACAGACGTATCAAGCAACCGAATAGATTGTTTTATTCAGGATTTTGTATTGGTGAAGAACCAGTCATACAAAAATATGGAAAAAAGATTTTTAATGAAGATTGTATTCTTGTTGCAACTCACTTTACACAATTAAATGTACAAATAAACAGAGATGTGAGAGGTGAAGGAATTATTGTTAAACCTCTTTTGGATGTTGACATTGTCGTACCAAGACATGTATCTGAAAATAGTTCCAATCGAGAATATTTGTTGACTCCACAAAGTTTAAGTTCCACTTGGGCAAAAGAAGATCTTTCTGGAATTTTTAATAGTGGTTATAATGACGATGAAAATGAATTTGATAGATTTGAATACGATACTCCATCGATTGATAATATCAAATATGCGGAATCTAATATTATTCTAGATACAGCAGAACGTTCACCCAAATATCAAGTAGGTCGTATTGTTGATGGTATTTGTACTACCATCAATAAACGTCGTGCAAATAGACTTAGTTCCAACTCGTATTTCAATTCATCTACTCCTATAGTAGATCCTTATTTGGATAAACGGACTTTTTGTGAAAGTGTACAACGTAAATATCATGATACCATGCTTGGTATTGATATCAATAAAGAAATTTATCTTTCTGATTTGCTAAGAAAATATGATTCTTTGTATGACAATACCATTATCTGTAACATTCCCTTTGACATTGATTGTGATCTCATGGATGATGGAGGACAAGAGCCTTTGTCTGTCTGGTCATCACTTATTAATAGTGCAGTTCCTGGAATTATGGGGAATTGGGGTATTTCTGATTGTGCATTCAGATATGCTTCTCGTAATCCAAATAGACGTTCCATTTCTCTTGATAGAAACGAAGATGTTGTTGAACTTATAGATATAGCAACTTTTATTCAAGATTCAAGAACTATGCTTGAACACAGATGGTTTGGTGCACTTGATGACATGCGTGTTCAATTGTTTTCTCTTATCAAGAAAAATTGTGGAGAATTTGAAGTATTTGTACACTATAGAAGTGCTGGTGAATGTGCAGTACAATTGCAGCTCATTGATGTTTTTGATGGTACTAATAATGAGTATGTAGTTACCAATGGACTTCTTGGTGGATTGACAACTTCTGTCATTGGAAATTCTGCAGCTAAAGATACTAATGCTGATTCTTTGGCATCTGTTATTGAAACAGTTATGAGTATAGATGATCTTTAAAATTAAAGGAAGGTTGATAAAATGGATGTGAAGCAAGAACATAAGGATATTGAAGATCTCCTTAGTAAAATGATCACTGCTGGTGGAATTGTAGGACGTGACGAGATTGGTCGTCTTCACTATATGTCAGATCCTGATGAACCGATTACTATGGCAGCTGGAGATGATGCAAGACGAACGTTATATATTTACAATTTGCATGTAAAAGATCCGGATGGGGTTATTCTTAATCCAATTGGTGATGGAATTTCCATTGGTCGTGAAAAATTATGGTTCTTCCAGCAACTTTCTGCAACATGTTGCATGTTTACGAAAAAGATCATGACAGATATTCTTCTTCTTACATTGGAGCATAAGAAAGAAGATAGTAAACCAGATGATATTAATAAGAGTCTTCTTCCACTTCTAGCAAATATATCGTCGGATGTTGATGAAAAATTGGTAGATGAATTTAATAAGATTTTGAATGCTTCTCCTGGAGAATTGTTTAAAATTTATTATGATAAGAAACACAAAACGGCAAAAGCTCTTACTTGTTTTCAACCTATTAATAACGATACTTCATTTCAGGCATCTTTTGGAACTAAGATTCGTAAAAAGAGCTGGAAATTCTTTGATGAATTTGTTGGTATGATTTTTGGTACTGACAAACCTATTGTCGAAGAATATCAATTTACAAGCATTAGTACTGGATATGCTTATTTTGAAGCATTTACTTCAGTATGGCTTAAAGTTTGGAAAGTATTTGTTCCTCTTCTTGAAGCGCTTAATGTTGATATTGCAGATACGAAAGATAATCTGAAAGATATTGAAAATTACATGAAAGATATTGATATGTATCACAAACGGTCTATGTGGACCGGACAGGCTACTTGTACGAAGAGTTTGGTAGTTCCTGGATCTACATCAACTAAATTTAAAGAAAAAGAAAATACTCCCCCATGGGAAGGATCTAGAGATCAAAACGAAGTTGAAAAGAGAGTTGATACTGGAGTTACAGATGCCATGGAACTCCTACGACGTAACAGAAGAAGTAGTGATGATTATGTAGTTGTTGAACGTAACGATAGATCTTCTCGTAGAATTGGTTATGATCGTGAAGAAGATTATGGATATTCGAGATCTTATGGCGGAAGATCTTATTTTGGTGGATTTACGTTAGCTACTGATCTTCCTAGGAATAATAATAGATGGTCTTCTCGTGATCGTCGATATCGTTAATGTTTAAATGATGGTATAGATATATCCCATATGGGATATATCTATACCATTTATAAATAAGAGAGGATTTTCTTTTTTATGAGCAACATATCTGCTAAAACTCAACAAGGTAATAACTGGTCAGTTTTTCTTGGATTGGTATTGGAAGATAAGGAACCTGGTAGTAAAGATATAAAAGTTCATTTAGAGGAATTAATTCCATTTGTAGAAGGAGAAGTAAATCCTAAAAAAATGGAATTGCAAGTCTCTAGTGATTATTCTGAAAAAACATATTCTGGTACGGTAGAAGCATCTAACTTTGTTACGGCTACTTATTTAGGTACTGAATCAAATCGAAGATATCCGCCTGATGTTCGAAAAAATGAACAAGTTTTTGTTTTTAATTATAGCGATCAAGATAAATACTTTTGGATATCTTCAGGGCGAGATGATGTACTAAGAAGAGTAGAACGATACAATATCTCTGTTTCAGATTTATCTAGTACTCCAGTAGATCAGCTTACTGATGATAATACATATTTTTTTGAATTAGATACCAGATACAATAAACGAGTTATGATTTCTACATCCAATTCAGATGGGGAAGCATATAAATATACATTTCTTATTGATACTAAAGATAGTGTAGTATCTCTTTGTGACAATAATGATAATGAAATTCAAATAGATAGTAAAGTACCAAGAGTCATGATGAGAAACAATAGCGGTTCTCTCATTGATTTGGCGCAAGAAAATATTTCTATTGTAGCACCCAAAGAATTGCTTATTAAAGTCGGATCTAGAGGTGTGATTGAAATACCCTCCATTCTTATTAAAAATGCTGGAGGACAAGGGACAGAATGGGAGACTGCAAGTTTTTCTTTACATGGTTCTGGTAATTGTGTAATTAATTTTCCTGCAGTAGGAATCAATAAACTTGTTCGTTTACAATCTGTTGTTACTGGACCTCTTCAAGCAAGTGTTCTTAATTTAGGTACTCCAGGTTCACCATTTAAGGCGGTGAGTATTCCCACCACAAATGGATATAACCCAGCTACAAATAATCCAAATATTTCATTATCAGACGCAGCTGAATTAGCAAAGAAAGCAGATGCTGTAGCAGATGATCCGTATCAACAAATTACCTCTGCGATAACAAGAGCTGTTTCTGTCATGAATAATGGAATATCTATGTCTCCACGTGGAATAACATCTCCTTTATATGGAGAATTGACTACACCTGGTGAAAACACTGGTATGTACCATATTTGGAAAGCTTTACATTTGTTAGCAGATGCATGTGATACTTTAGCGCAATTTCATTCTATTGATCTTACTGGTCAATATACAGATCCGGCTAGAGAACATGCCGATATTGCATATAAAGGACCTTATGTCGCGTAAAGGAAGGTAAAAGTATGTCTTGGTTTAGTAAACCTGAATCTGCAAAACTTGAAGCTCCTATTGTTGTTACAAAAGAACCATCTTGTATTCGTATAACTCGTTTAAAGACAAGTCTAATATATTCAGAACTTATGTCTCCTGAGGAATATAAAGCATATTTTATCGATTTGTTGGAATCGTTTAAACGCTGGAATGAAAACAGCGATCAAGTATGTATGGAAGTATTTCAAGGCAGTGTAACTGATCCAATTCAATATTGTTTTCAATTCACTCCTTTGGAAGAAGTATTGTTTAATAATGAAAAAATACATAAAAATTTTATGTTGGCACCAACATATTACTTACTGTTTATAAAATTTCTTTCTACTTTAGGTGTTTCTTTTCCAAGTCAGTTTTTAGAAACAGTAAAATACAGATTTATAGATCATGTACTTGCATATGTTATTCAATATAGAGAAAGTGATTCGTATAAATATCCAATTTTAGAATATTCTGGATACGATCAAGAAAATTTAAATAAACTATTTAATACCATGATTAGAAGTGGACATTGGGTTTATCTTATTCCTGTATATAGAACCGTGTTTTATAATCAAATTCCTAATCTTGTAACAGGAGAAATAGCAAATGTTTAAACGTTTTGATACTCCACGTGAATTTAAAATATGTATGTATTGTCCTAATGGAAATGAGTTTATTTCATTTGAAAAAGTAGAGAGTGATTTTGATTTGGCAGTCACGATAGAATCTATTTTTGATACTGAATACAATAATGTATATGAAATACAATTTGTGGAAGATACTACCCATGAAATGAAAAAATGGCTTCTTGTAAAAAATGGAGTCACTATTGGTTATATGGAAGAAATTTAAATGTCACTTCTTTGTAAATTCGCTTTAAAAGATCTATATTGTTCATAGAGAGATTTGATATATTCAACTCTAGGAATAAGAAGTTCTTTTATATTGTTAAATTCTATTTCATTATAAATCTGATTAATCCACAATACGATCCAGAGAATATCTGGATCTATATTGTTAGCTTTTAAAAATTCTTTGGGTCTGAATCTATAAAGTTCATTGTCATCTGCATCAAGAAGATATGTACCACTGTTTTCAACAATGAGTTGACGATGATCTTTTATAAAAAGTCTCCATTCACTGTTGGTATCACTAAGATTATAGTTAGCATAGTTTTTCTTTATCCAATCAACAAGAGACATAATTTTTCTCCTAAACTTGAAATATATATTACTCTATTGTAGGTGTGATTTTGGACATCAATTGTTTATACTGTAAGAATTAAATGAGGAAATTGTAATTTGATTAAGGCCAGGCATATTTTTAAACGGTGTTCAAAAAGGATCATGTGATGGGAAAAAGATTTGATTCTGACAAATATCCGATGATTTCAAATCTCAATGCTGATCCGCGATTGATTGGCAATGAGGCATTGTTGTGCCCATTTGTACAATTCAATTCGTCTCAGCGAATGAACATGTTTTCAAACAATGTAACACAAGCGTTACTTATTGATGGCTGTGATTTCCCAGCAGTATCTTCCGCATATGAATATGAATTTTTAAAATATAATTTCAATACTACTAGACTTGATCAAGATGCCAATATTCTTGCTGTTATTCCAAAATATAAAACCAATGTAGGTTCGCAACCTATAACATCAACACCTTCATATACAGTGATTTATCATGGTGCTGATGACGATATGATTCATTGTCTTGAAGTATCCAAATTTGTAAAAGGAACAGATGGATTTGGATATGACATGATTATTAATTATGATAAACTTGTTCCTGATATCGGTATTAAGAAAAACGAATATATTGCACATTCAAAAGCTGTACAAGGTTCCAGATACTGCATGGGTGTAAATGCAAATGTGGTGTATTTGACAACTAAAGAAACTGTCGAAGACGCTTTTTGTATTTCTGATGAAATTGCAGATAAAATGGGATCTTCCGGGTACAAAACATTAGTTATCAATATTGATAAAAATTATCATCCCTTAAATCTTTACGGTAATGTGGATGAATATAAAATATGTCCTGATATTGGGGAAAGAGTTCGTGAAGATTGTATTCTTTGTGGATTTAGAAAAGTTAATGATTCTACCGTTATTGCAGATATGCCGTTAGAATCTTTGATGCGTCCTCAATATCTTCATGATGATATTTATTATGCAGTTTCTCCTGATGCGGAAATTGTTGATATTGAAGTTTATGAAAATCCGACTCGAAAAGTAAAAACTCAACCTATGGTGTTTGAGCAATTGCAAAAATATAAAGATGGAGCAATTGCTTATCATAAGAAAATTCTTGAAACATATACTAAATTTTGTGTTCACAATCATAAAGAACCATCTCCAGAATTTAACACTCTTGTGACTCGTTCTGGAGCGATGCTTGCGGCATATCGTGAAAAGGTATTTAATATAACTAGAAAATCTGCTCCTAGATTTTCTATGAAAAATGAAGTTATTTCATTTATTCAACTTATCATTACATATAAATTTAAAAATAAAGTTACTAATGGATATAAGCTTACTGGTCGCGAAGGAGGAAAGGGGGTTGTTTCCAAAATCATGGCCAAAGCAGATATGCCAGTTAATGATTTTGGAACAGTAGCTGATATCATCATGGCTCCAGAAGCTGTATTTAACCGAATGAATCTTTCCCAGTTGTACGAGCAATTCCTCAATTGCATGAGTGAATTTGTCATTAAACGAATGAAACGTATGTATGATGAAGATAGACATGGTTATGCAAAAGCGTTTGACTATCTCATCGAATATATAACAGATATTAATCCTGAATATGCAAAAGCTATTTTAAATGTAGTTATAACAGAACGAAAGAAAGAAGCTTTTGTATTTAATATTCTTAAAGAAGAAATGATTATTTTGGTCATTCCTCCATTTTTGGATACACTCTGTCCTAAATGGGTACTTATGATGACTGAAAAGTATAAAGTTGAAGCTACTCCAATCGAATATAATCTTCGTGATGAGAATGGAAAACTTATTCGAAGAGTAAGAACTATTCGACCAATTTGGATTGGAAAGAAATATTTATTGGTTCTTTGTAAAATACCACATGCCAGATCTTGTGGGATGAGTCATGTCAATCAATGGGGAACTCCTATTCGAATTAAGTCACCTAGAAGTAAATCTCAATATCCTGTTGGGCTTACTCCTATTCGAATTGGAGAAGACGAAAATAGAAACATTATGATGATGGCAGGAGCAAATATTGCATTCAGAATTTTATCTTTGTATGCAAATACTCCGGAAGCTACAGAAAAACTTACAGAATCATTACTTACTGAAAAATATCCAACTAGACTGACTTGGGCAGATGTCGACGACGCTGAACTTAAAAACAGTAATCAAATGATCGCTGTAGCAAAACATATGCTGCAGACAGTTGGAGTTGATATTACGGATCACATTATTCATGATGATGAAAAATCTTTTATTTGTGATTCCGACGATGATGATTCAGATGAAATTCCAGCACGTCGTAAAAGAAGAACTAAAAAAGAAATGGAAGCAGCAAGAAGAAATTTGAATATGTCTTTGTATAATGAAAATGATAATGTAAATTTGAATAATGATACAAAGACTATTTCAGAGGAATTTGATCTTTAAACAGATTGTATTTATTCACAATCTACCATAACCAGTAAGAGTATATCTTGTACTCTTACTGGTTAACAAAAGGTGTTCTGGCATGATCATAACAAAAGATATGATGAACTATAAAACAGCCAATGAAATCATACAAAAAGATCGATTTCCAGTAGGTTGGGTTACAGTTCGTTTTGATGACAAAGATGTTGACTTGCCAATTCAATTAGTTCTTATTTTGCTTCCAGTTTGGGAAATTTATATTAATTTAAATCTTCCTGTATTATCTAAACATATTTATTTAAAAGTAGGTCCATTTGGAAAAAGTACATTTGTTAAAATGTTGACTGAAGTATATTTGGACATTTTAGAAAATTATAATGATAAAATTTCTCGTAGCGAATTCATAGAAGAAATTTGGCAGACGGCAAACCATATTAATGATTTTGGTATTTTTCAATTAAATGAACATCATTGTGGTATGTCGCTTGTAGATTTGTGTAAAATTTATCTTGATCCTCTTATTCAACCTATAGTTAATGTAGATCTTGATGAAACAAAAGGTACGGTATATATTGAACGTACCATGGAAAATGCAAACGCAAATTTCATTAAAGCTATTGGTACAAGAGGACTTCTTAAAGATAATATTCTTCTTGAATATCAAGAAGCTGGTGTTTTGAATAGTAAACAGATTCCCCAAGTAATGATTGCATTTGGTCTTCGTACTGAGGTTTCTGATAAAGTTATTGGTTTGCCAGTTACCGGGTCTTCTTTAACTGGTATGAAAGATATTTGTGAACTTGCAGTAGAACATCAAGCTGCAAGAAAATCTGTTTATTATAATAAAGAAGCTATTCGAAAATCTCAATATTCAGGCAGAAAATGGCACATTCTTTGTTGTTCTATTGAAAAGATTTATGAAGGTGATTGTGGAACACAAGTAACTTTACCATTTGAAATTACTGCTGCAAATTGTAAGAAATGTATTGGTAAGAATATAGTCGATGATAATGGAAATATTTTTCCATTGACTAGATATAACATTGATGATTATATTGACAAAACAGTTAATATGAGATCTGCTATTACGTGTCGACATACAAATGGAGTATGTGAAGTATGTGCTGGTCTTATTCATAAAAATCTTGTTCCCGGAATGAACATTGGGATTAACTCTGCCGCAAACTTTGTAGCAAACGTATCTCAGATGATTTTGTCTACTAAACATTTTAATAGTACTAAATCACAACTTTATCAAATTCCATATCCTGCATCTAAATATATCGAAAAGGGAAGTGCAGGATTTTATTTTAAACCAAATCTTCTTGGTGATAACATCAAATGGAGTATGGGAATTTCTTTGTCTGATATTAGAGGTAACATTACTGACCTTCATCATATTACAGAAGAACTTCCTATTCCAGAAGAAAGATATAGTGAACTTGTAAGTTTTTATATTAAAACTGAACATGGCGAAATTATAGAAATTCCTCTTTCTGTGGAAGGGCAATCTCCATTTTTAACTATTGAATTTCTGCTATACATGAAATCCAGATACAATGATTTGGAAGTAACTCCAGATTGTGTATGGATTCCTATGAATGGATGTAAACGTATTCCTATCATGCGAACAACTATTGTCAATGACTCTATGATGGGATATGTTAATCTTATTACAGATTTTGTAGAAAGTGGAAAACTTACTAAGTATAAGGATGCCAGCAAAGCACTCTTTGATTTTAGTAACTTGGTATTTGATAAAGTATTTGTCAATATCTTCCACGTAGAAGTAATGTTGAAGGCCCATCTTGTAACAAATAAGAACAACTGGTCCATTCCCATTGTAGAAGATCCTACTAATGTAACTTTTAGTAAAACTGTTAAAATTATTAGCAATAGAACTATTTCAGGTGCTCTCAGTTTACAAGGACATAGAAAATTCTTTGCTAATTCAAAAACATATACTACTCCTCATGAAAGCGGTCCTTTTGATAATTATTATGATTTATAAAAAATAGCAGTTAATTTATAGAGGGATAGATAATCTATCCCTCTATAGATGAATTTTAAAAAGAGAGAAATGTAATAATGAATTATATTAATGAATATCGATTGATATTTAGTAATAATAAATATGATAAAAATAATATTCCTGGACTAATAACATTAAATTCTATAATACAAGGATTAGATAAAATTTACGATAGAGTTGTTATAAGTCATAAAGAAAATATTTCAATAATTCCGTGTTTGTCAAACGGAACAGATTGGTTTAAGAAGTTGAATTGGATAATGTGTAATATTGGAGATACATTTAATTTATCTAATAGTAAAGAATGGTTGTTTATTTACCCAACGGGGTTATTTTTTAAAAAATGGCATGTGTGTATATTAATAAACACAGATAAATGTAAAAATGATAAAAGTTGTAAAGGATTAGAGCTTTTTAAAATACAATATAAAAATAATTTTAATGGAATAATTGCAGATAAAGATATATTGCCTAATTTTAAAATAATTTCATATATTAATGATTATTGGATAGATGTTGATGTATCACCTGCGTATCATTTTATTCATTCATTTATAGAAAAAAGTGAAGGAAGATAAGAACAATTGATAACAATTATTATAGAAAATTTACCTACTAAGAAATTTAACGATAGAATTATACGATCAAAGGAGGTTGTATGTAGAAGTTCAAAATAAGTTATTTTTTGAAAGACGGTTATCACTGGTTGAGTTTACGTATTATTATGGATTTAAAACATTTTTAAAATGGAAGAAACAATAATGCTGCGTCTTATTGTAATTTTGGCTATTTCTATTGTTTGGTTTGTATATTGGTATAAACTTATGAAGAAAACGTATGATGAACCAGTTACTGCACTTTTAAATAAGATTCCTTCTTTATCAGGAAGTAACGAAACGATTGCATCTACAATAGTAGATATTTTTAAACTTTTTATTTGTTCCGGTCCTATAGGCTGGATCATTCTTATTTATACAATTATTCGTTGTGTAGGATTTATTATTATTTTATTTTTAGTATCTTCATGGAAAAAGTTATCTGATTCTGATAAGAAGTAAATAATAACCAGTACTTGGAATATTCCAAGTACTGGTTTTATATATGTTATTCATTTTTTGTCAAGTATATATAATTTTTTAAATAAAGAGTAGAACTGTTATAAAAAGGAGATTTTATTATGTTTAATTATGTTGTTCGTGTTGTAGTGGCTATTCTTTTGTCGTTTGTTATGTATCTTCCTTCTTATGCCATGGTAGATGAAAATGTTGTAACTCCTACTTGGAGTTATGATTTGTATAACACGGAAACTGGAGAATATTTAGGAGAAGCTACTAATATTCGTCATATTCCTGAAGGATGGTACATTGATTATTATCCTGAAGGTTCACAGCTTTGTGTAACAAGAGAATTTTCTGCATATGAAATTGTTTTGGTAGGCCCTGAAGGAAGAGTGTCACATGACACGTTTTTGGAATATCCTTTTGGTCACAGTTATGCAGTGGCTGACAATTTGTAATTACAATAGAAGGAAGTATTTTCATGGAACAAAAACACAAATTAATTGCTGCGGAATGTAGACATTTGTTGAAGATCATAAATATTTGGAATAACAAATTTCCTGGTTCACCACTTCCTGAATGGATAATGAAAAGACGTGATAAAATTTGTTTTCAAAAATAATAGTATTATAAGGATAGCGAGGATTTTCCTCGCTATCCTTGATTTCTCGTTTTTTTTTGTATATATATAATAATTTTGATATAAACCATTTAAAGGAGATTTTAAAATGCCCAAAGTTATTTCTAAAAAAGCTGAAATCGAGTCTGCTGTTATTGAACCTGCAACTTCTAATAATGTGTCTGAAGATGTGAAAAAGTTGCTTAACACAAAACCAATAAGAGGTTTTAATGATGAAATGATCAATGGAGTTAAAAAGGATATTGCCAACAATATGCGTGATGTCGAAATCATGGAAAAATACGCTCTTACTAGAGCAAGATTTAAAAATCTTATATTTGAAATTGCTTGCTCTGGTTTTGATGTAAGTAATCTTCAGCATTCAACACGTAAATCTTTTTTAAAAGCATTTAAGTGTAGTACTCAAGGTATTGTGATAACTAGTACAAGACTCAAACAAAATGGTATTTGTATCCAACCTGGAGACAATTTGAATTTTATTAAAATTAGTGATACTTCATTTGTGATTGAAGTAGTCAAATAGTTTATTTATTGATAAAGAAGAGGGGAATTAAAATTTCTCCTCTTCTTTATTTTTTTTTTAATTTCAATGTGTTTTTAGTGATATATTACCTTTATGATGTAGACAAATGATACTTCTTAGTGGAGTTAAAAATTTATGAAACCCGTACGTATAGAAGTATATTCTACACATATAAGAATAGATTCTACTAATTATGGTGATGTGTGTGATGGTTTAGGTAATATTCGTAAAGTATTGGATAAATTTAAAGAAACTGATTTTGACAAAAGACAAAAGAGAGTTTTTGTAACAGCTAGATATTATTTTTATAATAGATATACTGCACAAATGCATTTGCCAAGACATGCGTTAAAATTGGTAGTTGAAAATTTAAAATCACAAAATATTCAATATGACATTTGTGTTAAAAAACCATATGTAGATAAACTTGAATCTCCTTTACAAATGTTGCCACATTGGGTAGATAGACCAGAACATCAAAACGCAATAAATCATCTTACAAGAACAGATGAACCAATGCTTTGTTGTTCGATGCAAACAGGTAAAGGTAAAACATATTGCGCAACAAAATCAAGTATTTCTTTTGAAACATATGTACTTGTTCTTTGTTCTGGTTTGTTGGAGCAGTGGAAAGAAAATTTCTTAGAAAAAACTACTGTAGATGAAAAAGATATATTTATTATTCAAGGTGTTTCTTCTGTTCAAAAAATAGTTCACATTCTTGAAACTAATAGGGAACACAGACCTAAAATATTAATAGGCTCTATAGAAACTGTTAGATTGTGGGTGCTTGCTCAGTCAAACCCGTATGATCAAATAATCTCTTGGTTTGATTTTTTAAGTGAATATGGAATTGGTGTAAAAATAGACGATGAATTTCATTTAAATTTTGCTGCATTAGTATTGATAGATCTCATGTCCAATGTTCAAACAAATATGTATTTATCAGCAACACCTAAACGTAGTAAAAGTCAAGCCCAAGCTATTCTTAATCGAATATTTCCTTCTGAAATTATTGGTGGACAAAATCAATATGATAAATATGTTGATACCACTATGTATACGTATAGATTAGAAGTTAATAAACCGCAAAGATTTAATACAAATTATGGATATTCACATGCCAAATATGAAATGGAGTTAGTCAATAATAGTCAGACAAGAAAACGATTCGTTAACGAAGTATTATTTCCTATTGTTGATAGTGAATATGTTAATGTCAGAGTAGAGAAAGGACAAAAGTGTTTAATCTTTGTACAGACCGTAGCATTTGCTCAAAGATTACAACAGTATTTAGATTTTTATTATAACGGCAGATTTGATATTAGAACTTATTTGAGTGATGATCCTGAAGACAATTTAATTGAAAGCGATATTATTGTAAGTACACCCAAATCTTGTGGTACTGGGGTAGATATTAAAAATTTAATAACAGTAATTAATACAGTCTCATTTTCTTCTGAACCTTTGTGCGAACAAATGTTTGGAAGAATAAGAAAAATTGTTGGTCCTATGAAATTTATTGATTTGGCAAATAGTTATTTGCAACAACACATCAGACATTTTTATAAGAGAAAAAAGATATTTTATTCCAGAAGTAAATCTTTCAATGAATTAAAACTATAGAGTATAACTAAAATGAGAGATGGGTCACATCTCTCATTTTAGTAAATAAACAAATAACAATATTACCATATAGTGAAACATTAAAATTAATTTTAAGGATGTGCTGTATGGGAGATGTTGTTTTAAAGGGATTTGTTTTAACCCTCATTACGGTATACTGTATATGGTCACTTTATTGTGAGTATCGAGTTGTAAAGGAAATTTGTACTCGTACAAAGAGAAAATGTTCAATAGGAGATGATGACGAACCAATTCATCCAAAAGTATATTTTTATTTGTTTTGGGGAGGACCAGTTACTTGGTTGCTTACTTTGCTTTTGTATAAATTTTTATGTATTTTTAATAAAACAAGAAAAGGATAAAGCATGGAAATTTTATTAGCAGCAACAATTGTTATAATAGGAATATTTATTGGAAAACTGTGGATTGAATACATCAATAGGGAAAATAGTTTTCATAAAGCAAATCAAATAATTGATAGAGAATTATTAGGTAAAAAATATATAGATTCTGAAATGTTTTCAAATAAACGTGATTTTTATAGATTGTCATCAAAAACGTATCGATCAGAACAACTTCAATGTATTGGACCGACTCGTGAACAATCTATAATTACTGGTCACAATGATACAATACTTTATATATCAATGTCTAAAGAAGTATCAGTTAAAGGAACTTTTTCAGAAGACGACAGTGAACGAGCGTATAGAGCTTTTTGTGAAGATGTTAAAAGATGTCGGGATCTTCACATTATCATATTTTCTCAATTTGAATCTAATAAAGAAAAAAATTATCCTGAAGGAAATTGTATTGTAATTTCAGCTCTAGAACAAGATATTGATAACACGTTGTCTTTTTTACATGATCTCTATCAAGAACAAAATGCTGATAGATTTAAATATATTGATATCAACAGGTTTAAATCTGAAGAATTCAAGCTTTATCTACAGTTAAAAGTTTTTTATTTCTGGCTTGCAGGAATAGAAAAAGAATCAGTTAAAAAGACTACAAACAAATCTAAAACATTAAAATCCATATCTAAAAAAGAAATATCTGATGAAACAAAATCTACAGAAAAAGAATCTAATAATGGAGTGACCAATGTTAAGCGTCGTCGTACTAGGACATCGAATTCAAGTACTAAAAAGAGCACTGACCCAGAACAAAAAAATATTTAATAGTTTGGATAGTTATATTCAAAAATCTATACGACTTCTTTATGAAAAAGGAGCACAAAGATTTTTTGTTTTAGGATCGTCTGGAGTAGATACTTGGTGTACTCAAAATTTGGTTGTGTTTAAAGAAACTCATCCTGAATTAAATATAACCATGGTTAAGTCTACTCCAGATCAAAATAGTAGTTGGCCAAAATCCTCTTTACTTGAACACGAACGTCTTTGTGAAAAAGTTGATCAAGTAATAACACTTAATCACAATCCGGGAAATTCAAGAAAAATATTTAATCGTAACGAATGGGTAGTGAATCGCAGTGATTTTATATTGGCATTTGAATTTCCTGAAATTGTAGCTGGCGGATTTACACAAATGCTTGATTACGCAAAAATGAGAAGAGTGCCGACTCTTATGGTTGATATGTATAACTTAAACCAAGGATATGATTCACTAAAAGAAGTTGTGTTACAAAAACGAGCATTTAAGGATTGTGGTTAAGTATTCATGTTTACATTGTCAAATGAGATAAAGGCGGATCTTATTACAATATTTATAGTCCTCTTTTGGATAGCAATTGCAGCTTACATCGAATTAAGGAGAAAGTAGATGTCGATCAGTACCGTGATTATTTTGTTGACAGTTGTAGTAGTACTTGTTTGGGTATATTTTACTATAGCCAAACCATTTTTTGACGAATTGTCTATACTCAAAGAAGATACATATAAATTAAGTTTGTTTCTGAATGGTACAACAATCAAGTGTGATCAACTTGAACGAAAAATTTATAATTACGATATATGTTCTAAATGTCCCATGTTTAAAAACTGTCACGAACTTAACGAATATCGTATTAACAAATTTAACAGTCTTATAAAAGATTTTCGAAATATTACCTCGTCGGATATAGTTAAACAAATAAATGAACTTTGTAATACTTGTTATCTACTAAGTAAAGAATATGCCAGTATTACAGAAAAAGGAGTCGATATTGCTAATATTCGTTTTGAAGAATTGGAATTTAAAGTAGAATATAGTTCTTTTTATGAACATTGGGTTGGAACATGTTCGGTATTCCCAAAAATGTGTTCTCTTGGAGAAACTAAAGAAGAAGCTTTAGCTAACATTAAAGAATGTACCAAAAATATGATTGATTTTGGTCTTGAATATGGAAATGATGTAGAAGTACAGCGTATTCGTGAACAAGAATCATCAGTTTCAAAAAAATGAATAAATAACTATATAAGAAGAGTACCTGGATTTACCAGGTACTCTTCTTATATTACTAATATATTTTTTTTTTGATTAATTTAATACACAAAATTAAATTTAACAAGGTAACTTAATTCTATACTCGGAATATGAGTTAAACAAGGAGCTTACTCATGAGCAAAGATTTTTCGAATTGGTATGTTATCAAACGTGATAATGAAACGTTAGTACCTTTTGATGATAAAAAGATTACTAAAGCTATTTCTAACGCTATTAAAGCTGTTAACAATATAGATAAGAGTACTAATGAACTTACTGAAAAGACAGTTACTGATGAAGTTCTTAAACTTCTCAATGATCATATCAGATATAATGTATCAGGTGATGTAGTCTTTTCTGTCGAAGAGATACAAAATTGTGTAGAAAAAGCATTGGTAACATTGGGTCTTTATGAAGTTGCTAAAGAATATATTACTTATAGAGAAAAAAGAAATCAACTTCGAATGATGAAATCTTCTTTGATGCAAACTTATCAAGATTTTATTATGAAACCTGTTTCTGAAGTAGATGAGATGCGTGAAAACGCAAACATTGATGGTCAGAATCCGATGGGTGGAATACTTAAGTTTGGATCTGAAGCATCTAAAACATTTGTTGATTTGTATTTAATGAAACCTCAGCATGTCCGATACCATAAAGAAGGATATATCCATGTCCATGAACAATATCGTGGCCTCAATTGGTAACAATTGTTGAAAATCTGGTGAACGCATGATAAAGCGGTGTACAATACTCGATTAAGAATCAAGTAGGAAATGACTTGTTAAGTGTTGTGCTAACAGGGAAGCCTAAGTTCTTATATGGAATATGGTAATCCTGTGCTAAGATAGTAAGACAGATTTATAAAGGACCATTGTGTGCGATATAAAGTCATTTATGATCTGTATTGTATTTTTGATGATGGTAAAGTTTATTCTTATAAGTCTTTTAAATGGTTACGTCCTGATATAGATAAAAATGGATATTATAAAATAACTTTGCACTATGAAAATTCTAGGTATCGATTTTCTTTACACAGATTAGTTGCAAAATATTTTATTCCTAATCCATTCAATTTGCCACAAATTAATCACATTGATGGCAATAAAGGAAATAATCATTGGTCTAATTTGGAATGGTGTAGTGCTTTGTATAACAACAAGCATGCTCGTATTTTAGGGTTAAACAATATTTCTGAATCAAACAGAAAACGTTGGGAAAACCCAGAATTTAGAAATAAAACTAGTGCTAAATTTAGGAATGTTTTTAAAGATCGAAATTTTAAAAGTCGAAACAATCCTAATTTTAGATATAGTTTTATATTTAATGATACGAGTTTCACTATATCTGAATTGGCAAAAGAATTAAATATTTCTGAATCAAAAGCTTTTAGAGAAGCTAAAAAATTTAGAAATAATGAACCAAATTTATTTTCTGAATTTGGTATAATTTTAGAATAAAATTCCATCTGTCTTACTATAAAGTGCATCGACTATCCCTTAGGGAGTACTATAGATTTTATCACTATAGGAAGTGCCAGATATCCTAATAAAATAGGATAGTGATATAGTCAGTGCCAATAGAAATATTGGAATAACACGGATAAAGACTTTTATACTTTTCGCACCACTACATGTACTCAGATTGATATTAAATCTCTTCTTAAAAAAGGATTTCATACAGGGCATGGATTTTTAAGAACTCCAGGTGGAATTGTATCGGCTGCAGCATTGACATGTATAGCTATTCAAAGCAATCAGGCAGATCAGCATAAGTAACCCATTGTGCCTTTATACAGAAATGTATATCGAAAACCTCCGTTAACCTGTGATCCGCAGGGTGTGAATACAGTTTGTAAAATCTTACAAATTTTGAGTATGAAATGACTCATTAATGTATTTGCTAACTGGGAAACTTACGTCATATTGAATAGAAAAGACGTAACAATCCAGTGCCACATTTTTATTGCGGGGTAACAGAAATGATTCAAATTAGCTCCCTGTATTCACTTGAAAATATTGCTGATTATTACTATATAACCAGTAATCTGGATGTTATTAACATCGTTACAAATGTTCGAAAAAGACCAACTGTTGGAAAACGTGGTTATCCATATGTTACGTTGCAATGTAAAGACCATTCTGCTATGAAAATTCCGATGCACAAAATTGTGGCATTAGGATTTATAAACAATGGTCCTTATACATTGATAGAACATCTTGACGACGATAAATTGAATTATCAAGTGAATAATTTAAAATTCTCTAATAAATCTGCAAATGGAAAAAGAGCATTTGTAAATGGATTGAGAATTAAAGGTGGAAAAGTTTATGAATTTGAATCATCTTCTGGTCAATGGTACATGACTACACTTAGTGAAATATCAGTTTTGACAGGAATTCCAAAAGGTACGTTGTACGATCGTGCTATTGGAAGAACACCTAATGGACCTGATAGAAAATATGGTATAGTCAAGCTACAAGAACTTCCCCAGTTTAATAAAAATAGGTCTATCGACTAACGAAAGATATGTCAATCGCATAAGGTATTGACTAAATCGAGTAGTGTAAGGCTGTAGATGGATGCAGTCTGAAAATGGAGGGTCCTTACCACTTGAAGGTGGAGGATGTGATATAGTCAGCGTATATTCTTTATAAAGAATATACACGGGTGGACAATCTATTCCAAATTTGGATTATGGTTTGGCTCCATATGTAGCTAAAACATATATCAAGAAAGTTATTGATCTATTAGAAATGACTGTATCAGAAAATACGTTAAATTTTATTAAGACTTATCTTAAAGATTATTATAAAAAACATAACGATTTGTTATCTGAAAAAGCCAGAAAGGAATTTGTAAAACAACTTGCAATTTATTGTTGCAACGATTCAATTAATGAATCAACCCACGCGGATGATATTGAAACTCTTATAATTTTCTTTGTACCATATATAGAAAAAGCAGTAGAAAGAACTGATAAAGAAACATATCAAGCTATGGAAGCTATGGTTCATAACTTTAATACTTTAAAAAGTAGAAGTGGTGGGCAAGTTCCATTTAGTTCCATTAACTTTGGTACAGACGTAACTGAAGAAGGGAGAATGGTATCTCGTAATTTCCTTAAAGCTATAGATGCTGGATTGGGTAAACATGAGACTTCTATTTTTCCTGTAGCGATTTTCCAAATTAAACGTGGATTTAATTTTAATAAAGAAGATCCTAATTATGATCTTTTTGAATTAAGTTGTGAAGTATCTTCTAGACGTTTGTTCCCTAAATTAAATTGGGGCCAATACATTGGACAGAATACAGTGTATGATGGAAAATCTTGCTAACCCAGACATCTGGGGTGTCAGTTATTAAATATAAAATAATGTTTAATAATTGGCTAACGGTAGAAGCTAAATAAGAGTACGATGTGACAATCATCGTTATACCCATACGCGAATCAGCTTCGTAAGAGAGCCTAAGGTCCTTATATATTCATATAAGGATAGCTGGTAATACCGTGTTTTTGTAAGATTTATTTTCCATTTGAAAAAGAGAGTTTTGTTTATGTGGAAAGTTATACCCGGAACTAATGAAAAGTATTCTGCTAATGATGAGACTGGTGAAATTAAAAGTAACGATCGTTATGGTACGGATGGTAGAAAACTTATTGGAACCATCTTAAAACCATTTGTTATTAATTCAGGATATCAGGATATGAAGTCGTGTATCCAAGAATTAATGGTAAGACAGAACGATGTTTAGTTCACCGGTTAATAGCAAAGACCTTTCTTTCCAACTATGACAAAACTCTTGATGTTAATCATATTGATGGAAATAAAAGAAATAATGTTCTTTCAAATTTGGAAATGGTTACAAGAAGTGAGAACATTAGACATTCTATCCGTATGGGTTTAACACGATTTGATACTCCAGCACAAATTGCAGCTCGACGTAAACTTGGTAAAATATTGCGACAGAAATATGCGAAGACAGTTGCTCAGCTTGATCCTATTACAAATGAAATTATTCATATTTTTTCATCTGTAGTAGAAGCTGCTAACTATCATTCGTTATCTCCATCTACTATTGGTTTAGCTGCTAGAGGTATAAACAATACTGCTGCTGGATTCAAATGGAAATATATAAATACTACAGAAATGTAACGACTAGATCGTAAGATCGTAGGCTATAGGTGAAACTCCTGTACCGAAATGCAAGAGCCGAAAGGTGTGAGATAGTCTACTCCCCTAATAAATATCGGGAAACCGAGGGTATTAAGGAATTTCCTTTTTGAAGATTCATCTTTTAATGCTCCTTATTATAAAGAGGGACATCCAGAAACTCTTTGTGCGGTCATAAAGTAAACCTGTGACCCTATGTAGTGATACATAGTAAAAAACCCGCTTAAACGGAGAAACTCTTTTGTGATGTTTGAGTCCAACACAAAAGACAACTTACCGTGCTAAATTCAATATATAAATTTGTACATCATTTTTTCATATTAAAGAAATTTTTATGAAAGAAAAATGGTGTTACGTTGATGAAGTATATTGATAAAAGCCTAACGACTAGCGAAAGGTAGATATGACAAATGGTTGTCATATTGAGAACGAGTAGCGTAGAACCAAGTGGTTCGAAAAGGCGGGGATCTCTTACCAAAACAAGAGATTGTGATATAGTCTGAACTATATGGTGACATATAGAAGAAAAATTTTAACGCAATTTTTCGCAACAGTGTCGGGGTTGTAGGACTCGTGTTCTTGGAAATACTTTTGATCCCAGTAATCAAACTACGTATGGAAGAGGAAATCTTTCGTTTACCACAATTAATCTCCCCATGCTTGCATTAGATGCTGTAACTGAAAATCCAAATGATCCAGTTACACTCTTTTTTGAAAAATTAGAACATATGGAAGATGAAGTATTTGATCAACTTTTGGATAGATTTGAATATCAAAAACATGGACTTGTTAAATCATTTCCTACGTTAATGGGTCAACATATATGGATGGGAAGTGAACATCTTAATCAGGACGATGAAGTAGGATCTATTTTAGGTCATGGTACACTTACTGTAGGTTTTGTTGGACTTGCTGAAACGCTCATCGCTCTTACAGGAAAAGCCCACGACGAATCGGAAACATCTCAAAAACTCGGTCTTGAAATTGTAAAATTTATGCATGATAAATGTGTGGATAAATCTAATGAAATGAAACTTAATTTTAGTTTAATAGGTACCCCTGCAGAATCTACAGTTGGTACTATGATGCGTAAATTAAGAAAAAAATATGGTATTATTCCTAATGTTACAGAACATGAGTACCTGACGAATTCGTTCCATTGCCGCGTTTATAAGAAACTTAGTGTAAAAGACAAAATTGATATCGAAGCTCCTTACCATAAATATTGCCTAGCAGGTGGATTAGCCAATTGCGCCTGCTAACTCGGTGAACGCATGTCAAAGCGGTGTGCACATATGTGATTCATATATGTGTGCTAACGGTAGAAGTGATATATTTAAATAAGCTTCGTAAGAGAGCCTAAGGTCCTTATATATTCATATAAGGATAGCTGGTAATACCGTGGCAAGCGTTGTCTTGTGTATAATAACGAGGATTTACATGAACTTAATAAAACCCGAATGGAAAGACATTGCTGGTTATGAAGGATTGTACAAAGTTAGCAACACTGGTTTAGTTCGTAGTTTAAATAGAGATATTTACGATGCATGTGGAAAATGGATTTCATACAGAAAAGGTTGTGTGTTAATTCCATTTTACAGTCGTAAATATAAATGTGTTAAACTTTGTAAAGGTGGATTAGAAAAATCAGTTTTTGTTCACCGGTTAGTTGCTATGACTTTTGTACCGAATCCAGACAACAAATCAGAAGTAAATCACATTGATGGTGATACGACTAACAATGTTTTCACTAATCTAAAATGGGTTACTAAAAAAGAAAATATGCAGCATGCTATTTAAACTGGGTTAATTCCAGAAGGACCAAAAGGAGAAAATAGTAAAAGAGCTGTTAAAATTGCTATGTATGATTTATATGGTAATTTTATTAGAACTTTTGGTTCCATTTCAGACGCTGCACGTTTTCTTAACGCTTCCAATCCTCGTATAGGTTCACACATATCTGCTGTATGTCGTGGAACTAGATACAGTTCTTGCGGTTATATATGGAGATATGTTAAAGACAATGAAGCTGTAGAGACTAAAGTACCTGGCATTGAAGATAGAATATATTCGATAAGTCAGGTTAAGAGGAAGAAATATGACATCTTCCGTAGCGCCGAGATCTTGGATAAATTGAAAAACAATCCAAGATAAGATATAGTCCGTGCCTGATAGAAATATCGGGATTTCACAGCAATTTCATATATTGAACTTAATGGCGATCCATCTAAAAATGTTAAAGCTTTTATGGATATAGTAAAATATGCAGAATCTAAAGATATGGGGTATTTCAGTATCAACCATGCTGTAGATCGTTGTCCAGTTTGTAATTATGTGGGTGTTATTGATGATGCTTGTCCCAGATGTGGATTTAGTGAAGAAACTGGCGTAGATTTAGAAAAACTTAAAGAATTACAAAAGTATTATCCTGACATTACAATTCCTAAGATTTAGTTAGAATTTCGATACGTATTTTTTAACTTAAAGTTATTGATGTATCTGAGCATCATTGAATGCGAAATTAATTATACTTTTAGGAGTTTTATATATGCCTATTCATCGTACTTCTGACGGTCGTATTGTTGTTGGACGTGGACTCAAGATTGAACGTGTTCGTAGAATTTGTGGATATCTTGTTGGTACTACAGACCGTTGGAATGATGCTAAACGTGTTGAACTTTCTGAACGTGTAAAGCACACCAGTCAATGTAATTATTAATAAACATGGTTAACAGTTTGAAAAAATTATTATTTTCAAACACAACATTAAAGATTGATGAGTCCAAATTAGATTTTTCAGTTGTTGAAAAATTTAAATCTCGATTAGATATTTTGGAAGTATTGTACGAATGGATTCTTATTCCAGATAAACATTATTTAAATAAATTATTAAAGATTAAACCAGAAATAGACAAGATACAATCTACTACCTTACCAAAAATATTATATCGTGGATATTCTAGTTCCCCTGGTTCTATACAAGATCAGATGGGTTCTAAATATCTACAAGTTAATGATACGTTTAAGTATAGATTAGTTAATCCAATTTCATTTACTGCTGAATTGAAAATAGCACAATCTTTTGGCAATATCGTAATAACATATGTAACTGATAAAGATATTGCCAAACAATCTATTTACTTAACAGATGAAATCTGTTATTGTATTTGTAAAGAAATTATTAATTCCGAACCAGAAACACAAAAAGAAGTTATCATTTTTCCAAATGGAAAAATAAAAGAAATTACTTGCACTATACTAAAAATAAAGTAAGTATCCTACATAAGAGAGGGAAAATCCCTCTCTTATGTATATTGATATTTATTAAAGATATATATCATTTCTATAGTAAATCCTTTTAATCTTTTACTACAAGGAGTAATAAATATGTTGTACCGAGTAGATCGAGTTCTTCAAAGTAGCAGTTCTTGGGATAGACTTCTTGATCTTTGCAACTGTGATTCTCATGGAATTTGTGCTTTTAATAAAAATAGTGAAAAAGGAAAATTTGTTAATGAACGGTGTGGATTTTCCTGCGAATTGTTTGAAATTAATCCCTATTGTTGGGAAGATTGTACTTGCGGTGTTACAGATCTTTATAGTGAAGTTGAAGAACATTCTGGTGATTGTCCTTTTGTACATCATAACTTTATTTATCGTCCAACAGGGTTTTATATTGATTGGTATAAATATTCCTTTAGAAGTAGTGATATGAATCAAAATCTTACCATTCGAGAAATTGAAGATATTTTTGATAAATGTTCCAATTATCTGAAAGGTATAGGATTTTAACTACTAATAAGAAATCTATTGAATATAAGATTGATCATGATCCTGTAGTTCAGAGATTATTCCAAAAACAATTTAATTGTCATGTGATGATGAATTCTACAATTGGAACTAATGGTAATATATATTACACAAATTCAGATCAGTTTAAACAATTGTGTGCTGAAAGAAGCAATCATTTAAAAGAATTGGTAGAAAGAGTCAGAGAAATTAGAGAAGAAGCAAAAAAAAAAGAGTTATAAATGATAGAATCTTTTTATTCTAAATATGAGAGTATTGAGCAGTTTAAAACTCTAGTGTGTGGTGATAAACTAACAACTCCACTTTGTGAAATATTGTGGCAAAAGTTACATACTGATGTATTTGTTATGGCAGTTATGCATGTAAAATATAAAATAATTAGATTTGGGATTGTTCGTTTGACACCCAGTTTGACTGTAAAAATTATTGATGTAGTTTTTGATGAAGTAACTGGGTATGACAATGTTTTGTTCGATATTTGTCACACTGATCAGTCTTCAGTCTATGGGACTTTTGTAATGTGAGATCAAATTAATGAAAATACAATACGTGTTTGTTATTGGTGATATTCATGGTGAATGGGGATATTTTAATTCATTTATTTATTGCTCGTAAAATTAAACAAAATAAAGATATTTTAAATGATATTAAAATGGGGTATGAAGTAGAAGTTATTATACTTCAATGTGGAGATTTTGGATTTTGGCCTCATTTTGACAAAACAAGTGAGTTTTCAGGTGGACGTAAAATATGGGATCAATGGGGAATAAAACATCATTTTTCAGGTATTGTCAACGATACAATTAAAATTATTTGGTGTGCAGGGAACCATGAAAACCATGATGTTCTTGATAAATTGGAAATGAGTACAGAAGAAAAGTTCATTGAAATTGATTCTATTAGAGCACCTAATATTTTTTATGCTACTTTTGGTTCTGTGTATACCCTGCTTGACAATACCAAAGTTATGTTTTGTGGAGGAGCAGTAAGTATAGATAAAGCAAATCGAATTCCTGGAATAAGTTGGTGGGAAGGTGAGACAATATCAGAACAAGATATGTACAAATTACCCGATCCAGAATCAACCCATATTGATATAGTTGTATCGCATACCTGTCCACAATTATTTGATCGGACACATGCTCGTTTAAACATGTTTAAGTATTATGATCCATCAAAGATAGCACTTAATCATGTTTTTCGTACATATAAACCAACTACTTGGTTTTATGGACATTATCATAATTATACGTTTGGGATAGTTGGAAATTGTGCTACATACATGCTCAATCGTATCGATGGACATAATGGACTTTGTTTTATGAAATGGAGAATTGTAAATGAAATGGGTTAAATGTATTTTATATTTGATGCTAATTTTTGGATGTACTACGATAAGTTTTGCAAAAGAATGGATAAATGAAGAAAAAATGATAAAAGTTGATATTGCAGTATTTAATGATTTTAGAAAAGATTAAATTTTACATTTAAATATTTAATCGTATAGAAAATATTAAACAAATAAAATATATGGGGTTAAAAATGCCATTACCATCTCCACATTCTGGTGAATCCGAACAAGAGTTCGTTTCTCGTTGTGTCAAAAATTTAAATGATTCAGGTGAATTTGAATCAAATGAGCAACGAGTTGCTGTATGTTATTCTCAATTTAGAAAAGGTCATTCTAAAAAGAAAAAACAAGTTCATAAAAATAGTCATGGTTCTTTTTCAGCATTGAGTACATTTCTTGAAAATGAATAATTTATGGAGAAAGATAAAATGGATTTCAATGAGTATCAAGAAAAAGCTTTTCAGACAGCCATTTATCCAAATAAAAATTCTATAACTGGTCTTATGTATTGTACACTCGGAATGTGCGGCGAAGCTGGTGAAGTTTCAGAAAGAGTAAAGAAACTTTATCGCGATCATGATGGAGTTATTTCGGAAGATATGAAAAAGGATATTACTAAAGAACTTGGCGATGTCCTATGGTATCTTTCTGGAATTGCAAAAGAACTGAATATTTCTCTTGATGAAATAGCAACTACAAATATTGAAAAATTGTTTTCTAGAAAAGAACGTAATATGCTTCATGGAGAAGGCGATAATCGTTAATGTTTAAATATATAGTAGTACTGAGAATTTCTCAGTACTACTATAAGGAGAACTTTATGTATCAAATAAAAGTTTGTTATATCAAATCAGAAAATATGAAAAATCTTTTATATTTGCTGGATTATTTAGATGTTGAGGAATCTTTGTTGGAAGAAACAATAGAGGAAGATGTAAAAAATATTTTGTCAACTGAAGATATTGTTCACATTCACACCATTAATAGCCATGTGGTAGATTGTTTTCGAGTATTACTTGTGAAAGGAATTGTAAAACCAAGAGAAATCGTATTTACAGTGTATCATCCGGATCTTGAAAATGAATATGAGTTTTTTGAATATCCTCATCAAAGTGGAAAAATGAGTTGGGAATATTGGAGTGAAAGAGGACGAGGAAGAGCAAGGGTACTATCTCAACTAGCTGGGATTTAATGTTGTTGAAAGTAAGATAAGTATATATTACTTTTTTAATAGAAACTAATTTAAAAGGAGTTTTTATGCACATTGACATTTTGTATATAGATGGTATTGTAACCGATTACAACAAACAATTTTATTTTGAAGATGATTGTGCGTTTGGTATTGCCAAATCAAAAACAATAGATGATTTTAAAACAAATATTTTTAATCTTTTGAAAGCCAACAGAAATGTTTTATGGGAAGAATTGGCTTTAGAAGACTCTGATACTAAACATGCTTTTTTGGAAATTTATAGAATGTTTGCACCTTATGAATGCGCATTTTTTAAAAATGAAAATTTTGAGGTTATTTGTCCTGATTCTTATAATGGAAGAGAAGGTAGATACACAATAAGATTTGAAGGATTTTTAACGGATTATTGTGATGATTTGTGTAGTGAAAGAATAGTAATAAGAGTAATATTTGATAGACCAAATTCTATTGAAAGATTGATTTATTATTTTAAAAGACCTTCAAAAGAAGAATATGAAAAGGAACAATTGAAAAAAGAAATAGAAGAAAATGATTTAGGTAATGTAATTTGGGATTAGTAATATAAAGATATATCTAATCATGAGGATGAGAGAATATTCTCTCATCCTCATTGAATTGTTTTTTTTTTGCAAAGATGGATTCTTATCTAAAATTCAGAGATATATTACATTTTAATAACAATATAAACTTTATAAGGACAAAATATGTTTAATACACCTTATGGTTGTGGTTTGACTATGCACGATGATAGTCATAGAAAAATGATAAATGTATTTATTCAAATGATTCAAGATATAAGAAATGAGAATTTAATTCACAGTAGTTTAGGTCATTATCGATATCTTAATTTGTATTTTTATAAATGTGAACGTTTCGATGATGTACAACAGACTATATTCCAAAGACTTTTTAGTCATATCTTAACTGATTGTGGATTTGAAATGGTTATACCTAATAACAGTTTTATATGTCATTGTGCACACTCGAACTACAATAAACAAGATGATAATTATTGTTTGTGTTGTCCTATAAAGAATATTCAAATGTCGGATTGTCCTGTTCAAACTTATAATAAACAGTTTGAACACATTAGGTTGAATGAAATTAAGGAGCTTTCCAATAATCAATATTTAAACATAATTAATTGTTGTGAAAAGATAAGAGATGTGGAGTATAAAGAAGGTGTGATACTTAGAAGTCAATTAAAAGATTAGGAGATATCAATATGAAAGAAATTGGGTGGAATTGTGATTTATCTATATTTACTATAGGAAGAATAGTTTTATCTACTAAAACAAATGAATTAGGATTTATTTCACAGGTTACTATTTTTGATAGATTTCCATCGTTTTGTGTTTGTTGGATCTCTGATATTAATAACAAAGACAATATGTTTATATGTTGGGAATTTGAGAAAATATATCCTTCAATTAAATATTTTAATGCATTTTTAACTTATACAGAATTGGAGGATATTTGTTATAATTTTAATAACTTAGAACAAACTAAAAATAAATTGACTATACTACTAAATGAGAAAATTAAAAATCAAACACCTGTAGAAATTACAATAAAAGAATTAACCGCATAAAAAATTTATATTAATTTTTACTTGGAGAACATTTTGTTATGAAATGTAATTTTATTTTCTATATGAGGAGTTTATTTTGAATGAATCCAGAATTATCTTTTTGGATTTTGATGGAGTTTTAAATAGATTTTGGACGGAACCTCGTGAACTATACAGATTGGATAACGATTTAGTAACATTATTTACAGATACTGTAAAAGAGGTTGGTGCAAAAATTGTTATATCGTCGTCATGGAGAAGACAAGGAATAGATTTTATTATTAATAAATTAAAGGAGAAAAATGCTTTTGAATTATTAGAATATTTACACGAGGATAGTATTTGTCCAGATAAGTATTTTCCTCAAGACAGCGAAACGTTTAGAGGTAAGGAAATAAATTGGTGGTTAGAAAATCACAAAGATGAACATATTAAATATCTTATCTTGGATGATGAGTCTGACTTTTTTGATGATCAGCCAAGATTACAAATTGTTCCAGATATAGGTTTTAGTAGTATTGATGCATTGTTTGTAAAAGCATATTTTGGTATTGATGTTAACGAGATGCGTTATTTTTACTCTATAAATAAATCTATGCTTAACATAGTAAACAATCGATTGAAACTTGCAACTACTTTCATAAAGGAGTTTTAATATGCAAAAGATTTTTGAATTTGGTATTAGCCTGAGTTTTATAAACGATGACAATGACGTAGATAGATCGTTTACAGTAATTCTTGATCTAGATGAAAACAATACTGCAGATCAAAAATTGGGAAATTATAAAACAAAAATATATAGAAGTTTTTAGAAAATTAAAAAATACTCAGTTGAACAGGATTTTAGATGACGATGCTTTTCTTATACATGTTGATATAAGTGAAATGAACTTGGTTCCAATTGCAGAAGATATTTCTGTGTACAAACAAATACACACATACAGCTGTGACAGATCTACTGCTAATGAATTAGTTAAAGAAATTTTTCCAGAGCTGTATGATTAAAAAAATAATATTTCAATTTAAGTAAATATAAGAAGACAGGAGATAGTCTCCTGTCTTCTTATATAAAAGGAATAAAAATGGAAAATCTTCAATTATATTATTTTAAAATAGATGGAATGTTTTTTACTGAACAACGAACATATGACGTTGATACTCAGTATAATAGATTTACATTTGTTGACAGTTCCAGTTCTGTATATGAAAAAATTACAATAACTCAATTTATTTATAATTTTCTTTTGTATCACCATTTCACAATTGCCGATATTAATACAGATATGCAACAAAACTAAAAATAAGGAGAACGAATATGGAAGTCAATGTTAATAATATTTTTACGTGCAGTGAAGTATTTAATGTAACAATGCATCCTGTGTATAAAAAACAGGTTTATAAATATTGTAAAACTCCGTGGACATTTTTTATTCAATGCGGAAATTTTAAAACATTTCCAGAAGTTAGTAATTTTAGTGTATGTGGATTTGATACAAAGAAATTAGCTGAAAAACAAAGACAACTTTTTCTGGATACGCAACCGTATAGAAAGTATATTGCTGTTGTTCTGAAGAATAATGATTCTATTGAAGGACGTGGTCCAATGATATTTAGTAAACTGTTTGTATCACCTAATGATGCACACGAATATATTATTCGACAAGGTGGTATTTGTTCAAATGAGCCACAAGGAGAACCTGGAATTAGTTTTGGTGTGAATATAAATAGTGATCTTTATGGAAGTATTCGATATGATGGATATGAAATTTTGTTAGAACCATTGAATTAAATCATAAGTAAGGTATAGGATTTAAATCCTATACCTTACTTATATAAAGGAAGTTTGATATGAATAAAAAATTGTATATGATCGTGGAATTTAAAACCGGTGAATTGATTGAAGTACATCAAATAATAGAAGATAAAAATGAAAAGTTCGAAGCGGATAATGTTATCTATAATTCATTGACTGAGTTTTTTGTCAACTGTATTGATTACCATCCGCCAATGGTGGACACTTTTGTAAAAAATATTGAATTGTGCGATATTAAAAACGAAGTACAAGTAACATTATCACAAAAACGTGCATTGTGTAATTATAAAGTCTATGTTACAAACAAAGATATGGATTTTGAAAAATTTCTTAAATGGGCAAAAGAATGTGAAGAAAACGAGAGGTATTAAAATGAATATTGTTAATTTTGTTCAATGTTATTCAAATGTTTTTAGGAGTATTTGTTTAGTTGATGAAATTTTTTATAGGTCAGCAATACGCTGTTATGGAACAGTTAAAACATTTGGTACTTCTGAATATTCTGTTACATTGAGTATTGACAAATTTGATTGTGCAAAGATTACCATTATTTATAGACCTACATATAAAATTCATATGAAAAAATATCAACTTTACGAAGATGCAAGTAACGTGTTTAATAATTTATCTAAAAAATATAACAAAGAGGAATATGAAAAAGATAGAAAAATTATAAATGAAGTTTTAGATGATGTTTCAGTTCCAGAAAAACTAAAATGTTGTTGATGAATAATTTTTAAAACAAGAGGAATAGTTGATGACTAAAATATTGAAATTTAAGAAAATCAAAAATGTTATTTCTAACACAAACAATAGTAATAAAAAGACAATTATTCCGTATAATAAAAAAATAGTGCCATTGACCACAAAGGAGTGGGAACAAAAATATTTAGGTAATAATAGGGAATCTAAACGATTGCGTTTGTATTTGACTTCTAGGGGAGTAATTACATTTTTAGATCAATTATTAGTTCCTTGGGAACTTATGTCCAACGATGAAAAATTAATCAAAGAAGATTCTTTAGGTATTTTGTATGACCAATTGGAAAAGTTTGAATCAGTTAAAAATAAAGAATATCCCATTAGGACTATGTTTCATACTGAATACAAAGAAGAATATTTTTCTGATTTTAAATTACAAGTAAGCTGCTCTAATAATAAAATTACTGAGGAATCTGTTTTGTATTTAGATATGATATTAACTTTGTTAACAAAAGTGTTCGATAGTGTGTTTTATGTAAAAGATTTAGCATCTGAACTGTACGATAATAAACTTGTAGTTAGTACCAAAGATTGGATTGTTTTAGATCATTATGAGTGTAACATCAATTCAGTTGCAATAAACAATAAATTTATGTTTGAATTGATTTTTAAATCCGACTGGAATATAAAAAGAGGATTGCTCAAAAAATTAAATAAAAAATCAATGTCTAATTTTGTAAACACTATTGATAGTAAACATATATTTTTGTGGTAGATAGAGCTATACAAATAGTATCCACAATGGTTTGAAAATTGTAACAATTAAGGAGAGAGACTATGGAAAAGTTTACAAAAGAAGAAATCAGAATCAATATTTATAAACAAGATGAGACACAAAAACTTATTGAAAAATATGGTCTTAATCACAAAGGTACATATTTGATTTACGGTGGAGCTGATAACTATAGTCAATTTACAAATCATTATACTCCTTTGCTGGTTGCAGTATATGGAACATTAAAACAAGCTATTAATAAAGCAGTAAATTGTGAAAATTATGTGATAAGAGATAATTATTGTGATGTGTGGAATTTTGGACGTATTGAATATTTAGAAGTTGTTAAGTTGTAAAAAGGAAATAGTGAATGAAATATCTTAGAATTGCACGATATAATGGTGATATGAATAACGATAATATCATTGTTATTTTTCCTAGAGATATAGATCATTTCACAATGGCTTCTTGTTTTAATGATTGTACAACTATTTCTGCCGGTTTTGTAAATTTGAATAACGATTGTATTGATGAAAATATTTGTTACGGCGAATCAAGGTCTTTAAATTTAAAAAGTCTTCCTGAGGAAGATACTAAACTTTTAAGAAGACAATATTGGGATTCTTGGACTGAGCATCTGAAATAACATATAAAAGAAAAGGATATTTAATTATGTTTGTATTATTTAAAACTGAGAACAAAGAAGGTATTGATAAATTTATTGAATTTCTTATTAAACACCAAAGTGATCCTATCTATAAAGGTGAGTGTGTTGAAAATTTATTTATTAATAGTGAATTAACTAGAATCCAGTGGGACAAAGAGATTACTACTTGTTATGATGTTTATACTTCCAAAGAATTTCAATTAATTGTATTTGAAACTATTGATATTGTTGATAAAGAAATATTTATTGATGTGCATGAACAAATTAGAACTAATATTGAAGAATGTGGAGGAATTGAATTGAGATATGAAAATCCATTTGAAAAGTATTGGTAATTTTAATAAATACAATATCTAATTGTAATAAAAATATAATGAAGGAAGGTGAAAATTATTAAACAAAAGGAGTAACGTATATGGATGTTGAACTTGAATTAGCTTGGGCAAATATAAAATGGGCCACATTTGAATTGTTTTTCGTTATTCCATCTATTTTACTTCTTTTAACAGTACTTTCGTTAGTTTTTGTGTTAATAAAAACAAAAAGATTCTTTTTTCCAAAATAAATTTAGTATAGTAGACTGGGGAATAATTCCCCAGTCTACTATTTGTTTATTTGGTATTGATTATTTTTTGTCTATATATTATTCATTTGAAATATCTATTTAACTTTTAACAATGGGAGATTGTATTATGAATCGTTTGGAGTATGCACATGAGGTTTGGAGACAAAATGAAGGTTATGCAATTCCCGAAACGTGTCAAGTTTTTCAAGATAATTTTGATTCTGGAATCATTTATTACAATTGTAATAAATATAAAAACAATGAAAACTATCTTCAATTGGAGTTGGATCAAGATTGTTTCTTGGTAACAATGAAAATTGACAATTCGTGTCATGGATTTCCTTTTGACACGGCAATTGAGGCATGTGTTAAATATAACAATTTGATGATGAATTGTTTGAGAAGCTGGCATAAAAAATGCAGAGAAAAATTTTTAATGACTATTGATACTCAGCCACGTCGAATATATCTCGACGACATTAGAAATCCGCAAACGGAAGGATTTACTGTATTAAGATCATATCAAGAATTTGTAGATTTTACATTAATGTTTGGATGTCCTGAATACATTTCCTTTGATCACGACCTTGGTAATGATTTACCATCTGGGCATGATTGTTTACAATGGCTCATTGAACGTGATTTACGATTACAGATACAAAAACAAAAATTTATTCCAGATAATTTTGAAATCAATGTTCATTCTGCTAATCCGGTTGGCAAAGAAAACATTGAGAAATTGTGGATTTCTTATAAAAATTTTAAAATAAATTCTTAATAAAGGAATAGCTATGTTTGATTATAAAAGAGCTTTTAAAGGACACATCGTTTTAGGATTGGTATTTTTAATGTCAGGATTTGTTGTTTCTTTGCTGTGTTATGGAATTCTCTGTTTTATAAATTGGGATATTATATCCATTGCACAAGAAGGGAAAGGGACAAGAATTATTTTATTGGGAGCATTTGTAATAGGAGTTGTGATTGGAATAAGTCCGGTAGGTTATATTAGCCGTTTAAAAAGTTTTAGAGAAACTTATAACTTGGAGTAATGTATGACCAAGAGAGAAACAGACAATACTAATCATGATTTTGATTGGTTTAAGAAAATTATGACCCAAATTTTTATTTGTGTACTTTCTGTTCTTGGAGGTATTTGTTGTGTATTGATTTTATATTTTGTATATTGTTGGATACAGTATACTATTCTTACATTTGAACAATGTGGTATGTTTTTCCGCATACTGGCATTGTTAGTTCTTTGGTACGGAACTTCGAATTGTTACACTTTTTTAACTAATAAATTTCTTCCAACATCAGCAAAGAAATATAAAGAGTATTAATTTTTGTATTTCTTAAAACAAAACGAAAAAAGGAATTTAAAAATGACAAGGTTCTTTACTCTTGAGGAATTGGAAAATCGCTGGAACATCCCGTATGAAATTTTGTTCAAAATGCTGTATGGATATGAAACTGGTGTTCTTAAAGGAACAGATGTTTTTTCCCGAATAAGTTTGCCTTATTTTGGAAATGAAATTAAAGGACAATTGAATTTCAAAAATACAAAAGAAAGTAAATTGACAATGGAAGAAGCAACTAATCTATCCTTTGTCATATCTAACATGACTATTGAAGAAAAACAAAATGTAGATATTGTCAAGCGAATAATTCAAGGGGATAAATCACAATTAAAACGGTTGACAAAAAAAATCTGAAGTGGTATGTTGGAATAGAGGTTGATGTATCCGGAACAATAATACGTAGAAAGAACGAATTTATAAATAATGTACATGTGCTCAATATATGTGTATTAAATGTTATTGAGAATGTTACAAATGATCTCATTGCAGAGCATACTTGGATTATGGTACCTGAAAAGTACGTAAAGAAATATTATCGATATTTGTACAATGATACAAAAATATCGTTTTCAGCAGTTGTGAAAGAATATTTTCACAATAATGTTACCAAGTATTGCTTGGCCGATATGACAAATTTGAAAATACTTTCCATAACAGAAAAACAGAAAAGATATATTGAGCAACATTTTAATCGATTAGAGGAAAAATTATATATAAAAGGTTTATATAAAAGAACATTTTAATTGATTGCAAGAGAGGAGATACAAAAGTATCTCCTCTCTTTAATTAATGTATCTTTTCATTTTTTGAAATTATTACATGATTATCATTACAATAAGGAGTTTATATGGAATATTCTACATCTGTTGAAAAATCTAATATTGAAGAAAATAATGTTTTGTATGGTACACTAGATAATGGACAACGTATTAAACTTATAAGAAAAAAACATCCTGGATTTCCAGATCTTTCCTATTACGATGTTATTTTTATTATGGAAAATAATAATAGTCCTTATGTAAAAGAAAGATCTTGGATTCTTAGAGATAAGAAATATCAATCATAACGATTTTCTTTAATAGCAGTGTCCACGTCTAATTTAAATATATCTTCTCCTTTTGTAGAAAGTAAAGATTCCCATCTGCACATGTCTGTATAGAATGCATATCTACAATGCCCACCATATTTTTTATGTTGGGTAAAAATAATATCCAAGAAATCAGCAAACTTACAAGAACCATTTTTCTTACGATTTAAATATGCTTTTGTGGAAAGTGTAGTATAAGCATTTCCAGTTAGAAGACTATTGACAAATTGATTAAGTGCAATAACAGTTTGTGTTGTAGCCATGACCATATCCTTTATATAGAATTATAAGGTATAACATGTTTGTATAAATTGGAGAAAATATAATGCAAGATTTAAGCAATATTACTTTGCGAATTGCTGGAATTGAATATGAATCTATTGTCGATGGTCCTGGTATGCGAAATACTGTATTCACACAAGGTTGCAAACATAATTGTAAAGGTTGTCACAATCCACAAACGCATGATTTGAATGGTGGATATGAAATTTCTTTATCCGAAATATATGATAAAATTACTGATAATCCCCTTGTAACAGGAATCACTCTTTCTGGAGGAGATCCTATTTTACAATATAAAAAACTTATTCCTCTTGTACAAGAACTTAAAAAACACGACTATAACATCTGGATGTACACGGGTTATTATATCGAAGATTTATTGTATCGTTACACTGACTATGATCTTAGAGATTTCTTTTTGCCTTATATAGATGTTATAGTTGATGGTCCTTTTGTAGAAGATTTAAAATCTTTACATTTAAATTATCGTGGTTCTAACAATCAAAGATTTGTTGATGTTCAAAAATCTTTAAAAATAAAACAAACTGTATTTTGTGAATATTAAAAAATACATTTTTAGGAGTATCTTTCTAATGCATAGACAAACGGAAATTGTATTTAAGAAGTTTTTCAGCAATGGAAAAGATTCCGCTACCTTTTGTTGGAGTATTGGAGAATTGTACGCTGAGTACAAACATTCTTCAAATATTTCAAATGTTCGTGTATTTAGTCCAAGTAAAAACGATTGGGAACCACTTAAAAAATTTACAAGAAAACCTGTAAAAGGATTTATACGTCTTTCGACATATAAACATCCCGATGGAATATTGTTTGACTGTGATAGAGTAATTGATACCAAATGTTCATTATTTGATAATGGCATCCACCTTAGAGCAAATGTCGAATCTTATGTACTAAAAGATTTGTACGACGAATTTCAAATGAATATTGCAGATGAAACCGTAGCAATAAACATTCCATACATGCCAACAAAAGATGAGGTGGAAGGTTGTGATGTAAGTTCTACTACTTTATTCTGGGAACCTATACTTAAACTTGAATACAAAGATATGCAACATATTCTTGAATATTCATATGAATTTGAATTTGAAGATGATTCGTGTTTAGATTTCTGCTTGGGTCCTGGCAACCTTATACTTCCTTTATAATAAATGAACAAGTCCACTTTTAAAAGTGGACTTGTTTTTGTGTATATATTATTTTTTTGAGTTTCTTATAATCATTTTAATTTAATAAGGAGAGTAGAAAAATGAAAGAATTTGTTCGCACAATTGTTGACACTATTCAATATGATTGGAATGTAAAATCAGCACTAGTGTACACTTTGTGTTGGATAATATTTATTATAAGTTTATATATTCCATTGTCAGCAATAATATTTTTAATTAATTGTACAGCAACAGACACAGTTTCTACTGATATAGTTCAAGACACCTTAATGATACTTGGAGCATATGTTATTTTTGTAGCCACCACTATATGGTGGAATGTATCTAGTGTAATTAATTTGGTTTTAAATCGTATTTATCGGCGTACCAAATGGGATGGGATGACTGAATGAAATCATTTGCAATAACTGTCTGTGGATGGTGGGTATTAATTGCAATGATTTTTATAATGCCTTATTTAATTGTAAGCATCCAACTTGATGCAGGGTTTAATGTTTCTGATTGGGACGAATCCCACAGATCTACTTATGTTTTATCCGTATATATGACAGCGATATTAAATTTAGGTACTGCGGTATTGGATGAATTCTTTAATCACAAGTAATAAAATAAACTGCAAGGATGTAGTATGAAAGACACTTTAAAACAATTGTGGTTGGTGACAAAATACGTGCTTGGTTTTAGTAAAAATTTTGCACGAGAGGATATTGATAATATTAAATTATTTCGATACGAAGTGGAATACACAAGACAAGTTTTAATTTTAGCAATATTGGAAATATTAATATTTTTTGGAGTAGTTACACTAACAGTAAATTTATTACATAATTTTGCTGTGATAGCATTTATTATTTGTTTAGTTGAACTTTTAATCTATTTATTTTTGCTCGACAGTTTAATTTATACCGCAAAAACAAAATTACAGAAAAAATATAATATTCATGAAGATGATTAGGAGCATATTTACATGATTACTTATATTCGAGTATTTCTTACTTTGTTTCTAGGTTATTAACCTTTAAACAAAGTGAGTTTATTGTGGCTAAAGAAATCGTTTACCTGTATTGTTGGGCATTCGAAGTTCGTTTGGAAAAAATTGATAATGCTATTCGGGTTATTTACCGTTATGATCCTATTCCGAATACGGGTGGTTATAAAGGGTATAAACGGAATACTCGTTGGTGTCGTCACGTCAATACTCAACAGGAACGTAAATGGTATTTTGCATATCCTGAATTTGTGAGGACTAAAAGAAATTTTAAGAAACTTCCTTCAAGGTGGAATGATCTTAAGAACAGTAAAATGAGCACTCGTTCTTGGAAAAGAACGAAAAAAGAAAAACAGTGGATGTAAAATAATGAGAAGAGAGGAAGTATTAATTTACTTCCTCTCTTCTATGTAATGATTAATAAAAGGAGAGGAGGATATAATTTATGTCCAGTTCATTTGCGCCGTGGTATTATAGATATATTCTTTATAAAATTCCATTTCTGTATAAAAAACAAAAATGTGGGAATTATCATCCTTTTTGGGATAGATTGTGTTTTTGTTTAGAAGGAGAAAATGATAATGGAATTATTGATTTAAAAACAGGTGAACAGTATAAAAGAAAAGGAAAATAATTATTTATGTTATACCAGTATTTAAAAACTCTATTACTTGGAGAATTTGGAATAACAATAATTATTTATATTGGTGCAGTTCTTATAAATGGTTCATTTAAAGCAAGTGATTGGAATACTTGTTATAACTACAATGAAGTGTTAAATGCATGGAGAATAGTTATATTTGTAATTATTACATTAATAAATTTAATAGGTATATTTGCTGGAGCATATAAATGATACATTATATTCAAATAAATCTCACGTTGTTTTAGGTTATTTCAACCTTTAACAATGTGAGTTGCATATGAGTGCTTTTAAATTTTACCATCTGTATTATTCTATTAATTTTGAAAAACATTACAAACGGCGCAATGGTCCAGTACCTGGAATAAGTCATAATTCTAGACATAATTCTGGAACACGTAAACCAAAAGTAATGAATGAAATTAGAAAATCATACGACTATGAATTTAAATTTGTTCGAATGAAAAGATGGTATCGTCTCCCTCATGATTTTGATGATTGGGATTTGTGTAGTTTCAATAAATCAAGTCGTTCTTGGAAAGAAAATTCTAAACGTAAGAATCAGTGGAAATAATAGAAAAAAAAACAAATTAATAAAATAACTGATATAGGTGGAAAATCCACCTATATCAGTTATAAGGAGAATAATTAATTATGATTGAATGGTTGGCTACAGTATTTGATGCGATACAAACAAATCCTGTTGTTGCAGGATTGTTTGGTACTACTTTTATTGCAGGATTTGTTGCATATTTTAAAAATATCCCAGAAAAAATATACAATCTAATTTACAATTATTTTACAGTGACAATTAATGTTTACGAAGCTGAAGATAGGAGATTGTATTACATTATCGACACACATCTATCCACAAAAAAATTGTATACATTAAATAAAAATTATGGAATTATAAGAAAAACACAACAAGACTGGTTTAGTGGTACGTCCAGTATATCACCAGCAGCCTTATTTGAATCAACCGTAACTTGTGACAATGATTTTGTACTGTATCAAGATAGAATGTGTGATATGGCTAATTACATGTGCAATGGTGGTACATTAGAAAAAGATGAAAGTGCAAAACGAATTAAATTTTGTAATAATAACAATCATTTAAGATTAATAAGCAATGTAGGAAATTCTTATTATTGTAAATTCGGACAATTTTTATGTAAAGTTACCAAACGTGTCGACGAATCAAATAAAATAATTAAAACAGGCATATACAAAATTGCATTTTTTACAAGAAATGTTAATGCAATATATCAGATGTTGTCTAATTTAGTTGCCAACTATGAAGCGGATGAAGGTAAATATAAACAACGTATTTATTTTAGAGAAAGTAATTGTTGGCGAAGTATCATTAAAGATAAAGTAGATCATGATCTTTTCTTGTTAACAGAACAAACAGAATCTATTTATAGGAAAGTAGCTTACTTTTTAAATAACGAACAGTCGTATAAAGAAAGATCCAAAGTATATCGAGAAGGATTTTTGTTATATGGTATTCCTGGTTGTGGAAAAACTCATTTTATACAACAATTGGCAAATGATTTTGATCTGAATTTATATGTTATTAATCTTAACGAGTTTAATTCGGATCGATCTTTTATTGCAGCAATGCTTGATATTGAGTATCCCTCTATTGTTGTGTTTGAAGATGTGGATGCAATGAATACGAAAATTAATCGAGGAGTAACTCAAAATAGCGCTGTACAATTTCAGAAAAATTACAATGATAATAATGCTGTATATGATCCGACAGAAGGAGTAGAAGCATGTGAAGATACTGATTTTTATGTAGGAAATTCAGGTGTTTCTATTTCAGCTATTCTTAATGTATTTGATGGAATTTATAGTCAAGAAGGTCAACTTATTTTTGCTACAACTAATTATAAAGATCAGCTTGATCCTGCATTTATTCGTGCCGGCAGATTTAATACCAAAGTAGAATTTAGTTATATGACTAGATACGAAATATGTTTGAAATTAAAAACATATTACAAAGGAGAAACCTCAGAAGTAAAGCTCAATGATAATATTCAAATCACTATAGCAGATCTCATGAAATGTTGTATTGATAATAAAAAATTGGAAGATTGTATTAAAGAAATCAATAATAATTTTACTAAAGGAGAATAACTATGTCTAATCTTGTTATCATGGAAGATATTAAGCATAAATTCATGTGGAATACTATTATTGACATATTTAAGAAAGTGAGAAATAAAGAATTAAAATGTACTCCTAGTATTCGAGATGGATATAATTTTGAATATTGTATTACTGATTTAAATACAGAAAAAGAAATAACATTGGAGTTTTCTGGTATACACAGTGTAATTTACTTAAAGGAATTGATTTGTAATAAAATATTTAATATGTCGTCCTACATGCATAACTATTGTTATTTGTGTGAATATGTTGTAAAAATAAAAGGAAAAAGTTGTCTTGATTGTCCTGCTAAAACTAAAACTTCAGTACATAAAAATTCTGATAGACATATCTGTTTAAATGGTTATTTTACTATGGTTAACACGTTTGATTTTAAAAGTGTATGTAGTATAGAACAAGATATTTTTGATATGATTATTTATTGTTGTGAAAAGATAAGAGATGTGGAGTATAAAGAAGGTGTGATACTCAGAAGTCAATTTGATGGGATGACGAAGAAAATAGACAAATTCCAAATTAAGTCTTTTGATAAAGTACTTGTAAGAAACTTTGATCATGAAAAATGGTGTGCTACCTTTTTTAGTCATTGTGATTGTACTAGCGATCATGTTGAACGCCCGTATTTTTGCATTGATGGTATTGGATATATGCAGTGCATTTCATATGAAGGTAATGAATATCTCGTTGGAACAACAAATGTATCAGAATAAAAACATTTGTTAGAATAAGTATAAGAGGAGTAGGAAATTTCCTACTCCTCTTATTATTTACAATATTTGTTTTTTTTTGATATTTAATGAGTACCTTTAAATATTATTCATTTTTATATCGAGGAATTTATATGCCAATAGTATTCAAAAATGATCAAGCAGCTTCTTATTTTTCTAACATTTATAAAAATATTGTTAAAGAGTCTAAAGTAATAGTTGCAGGGAATCCATACGGAGAAATATTTTATCAAAATCAAGATGATACTTGGGGTAAGTCTTCTATAGATTATACTTTAGAAGGCACTAATGAAATTACTACTATATATAGAACTACAGATAATAAATTGTTATATGGTGCAGGATTAAATTTACTACAATCATCAGATGGTGTCACTATTAATAATAAAAATTCTAGTTCTATGTATGGAAGTTCTATATACTTTATTAGAGATTCACTGGATAGCAATTATTTTGTATATATTAATGATGATAATTCATATCTTGTGAATAAAGATACCTTTGATGTGACTAAATCTACTGTTACTAAATATCCAAATACACCTGGATCTGATCCAGTGTTTCATAAAATTGAAAATTTTGTTTGTGCTTCCAATGCGTTTCAAACTGTTTTTAAATTAAATGACGATAACTCGTTTACCAAATTAATAGAATTAAGTTATAATGTTGTTGATAATGATTCTGGAGAAAAACTTAGAGATCTGGTGTCATTTAAAAATAATTGGTATGCTGCTATTTCTACACAAAATTTAATTCATGCTGCAGGATTAACTTCTTCAGATTCTGATTGGACTAAAACCGAAATAATTAATGATTCTACAATGTCATTTACTCGTATAGATGCGAATAATGAAATTTTAGTTGTTGCTGGGAATTATCTTTATACTAATGGAATTAAAATATGTGCATCTCAAGATGGCTTGATTTGGAGTACTGTTTTAGAAGATAATGAATGTAGAGAAATTTATAATTGTAGATATATAAATGATACTTTCTATGTTTTAAGTGATCATTCTACTATTTTTACTTCTAAAAATGGTTTGAATTGGACAAAGAATAAATTGAGCGATACTAATACAAAATTATTGTGTATCTGTTAGTAAAATAAAGATATATCAAGGGATCAAACTGATCCCTTGATATATCTATCTATTTATTTAATACTATTCCTGCAGGAAAAATAACATCTACTGACCAATTCTGTCTTTCTTCTTCAGTATAAAGTCTACCATTGATAAGAGAGCGTTCATCAGTATAATCGTTTCCTCTATATGAAGTAGGATAGATATATTTTCCTCCCGTGGTGAACTTGGGTGGCCAAATAAAATCTAAATATTTGGTATCTTTTGAAAAATCTTTTGTACCTTTTTTATATGTAGAATAGATAAGAGCTTCCATTCTATTTTTATCTTCATCAGAAAGTTCTTTTATGTATCTGTTGTATAAAGCGAGAGTATCTGGTGAAAAATATTTTCTTCTATTGTAATGTCTTTTAAAGATATGTTTAAATAACCAAGATTTAGTTAACATAGCACCTGCTGCAGCACAAAGCATTCCTGAATGAGAACCGTGTGTAGCCAACGCAAAAAATCTTCCTATAAATACGGAACAATCGTGAACTGATATCATAAACATAGGAAAGAACAGAATATAGTTTAACCAATAGGCTACAAGGTATCTTTTCTTATTTGTGAGTTTATAACCAAGGTACAACCAGAGCATATGCCGGATATCTTTCATGGTATCCCACACTCTCCATGGTTCCCATACAAATCCTCTTCCAAATTTTTTACCATGAACTTGATGATTGAGTAACATGGGCCATTTTGAAAATGAAGAATAATCCCAAATAGTTCCTAAGATATCTCTTTCATTATCCGTTAGTCCATAAGTACACATGCGATGTGAAATAGCTCCTAGGAACCCAGATAACATATCGGTACTAAATTGTACTTCTTCTGCAGGATTTTCAACAACAGGAGTTCTGTGAAAGCATTTATGTTCTTTGTCACAAAGTAACATGATCTGATTCCAATAACCGTCATCATCAGTTGCCCAATAATACATACCAAGAAATTTGGCACAATCACCATTAGTAAGCAATTTATTTTTGTTAAGTTGATTGTTTCTTTCTACATACATTTTTTCCAAATGGATATTTTCTTTACTGTAATCACCAGCATTATTGTTTATATCTGTAAATTCAGGATGATACTTTGGAGGATGCCATAAAAATCTTCCTATAAATCCAATAATTATTGTTATAGGTTGGAATACAATCACAGTAAATAAAAACAAAAGATAGTATTGAAACATATTTTACATACCTTTATAAATATAAAAAAGTTATAATTAGAATTTTTATTAAAAATAACTGCCTAAATATATGATGGTGACTCATAAGATTCCTTTTGTGAAAAAGAGGAATTTTAGTATGGACTGTGATGGAAAACATTTGGCTAGGGTTATTTTGGAAATGGATAAATATATGCCACGTGATACTGAAATACCGGACAGTATAAAAAAGCCCAACTTTTGTTGTATGTTTTGTGAAGTATCAGATTTACCTATTGATGAAATAAGTAAATGTTGTGGTTTGTATTATGATCTGAGTCCAAAAACATTTGAAATTTTAGCTAAAGAATTTGAAAATTACGTATGTAAATTCGAAGAAGAAAATACGGAAGAAAAGAAAGAAGAATAGTATTTTGTTATTCTAGAACAGGGAAATATTTCCCTGTTCTAGCTATATTTTTATTTTTTAAATTCACGATAGTATTGTTCTAATAAAACATCATATTTATTTTTTGCATATCCAGGTCCGTTATATCTTAAAGCAAACGTTTTCCAATTTTTATCTTTAAGATATTTAGTAAGTCCTTCCGTATGAATATATTTACAAAATAAAAGAAGTTGTTCTTTAGCTGATGCAAAATTAAGTACTTCATATTCTAAAACAGAAGTACACAGACAAATGTCATAATTAAATCCCATGATTTGAAACATACCATAAGAAGTAGAACATATGGCAGCTTCTTCATTAATTTTTTTAGCTCTGTTTAATCTTTCCCATTCAGCGTCACCATTTTTATAATATTTTCTGGTTTGAGCTTTATAAAGAATATCATCTATATTTTTATAGGTAGATAATGTTTTATTTAGAAGATTTCTTTTAGATAATTCTTTCCAAAATACTTGACCTTCAAAAAGAATAGTAGGTTTGTGTGAGTCAGTGAATCCGCTTCCAAATGATTCTATTTTAGCTACTGCTTGTAATGCGGGAAGTTCGATATCTAAAAAATTAGCCGCATCTTCGTAGTCATTTTGTGACAGAGTAAATTTATCGACCATAATAAAGTTCCTTTATAATAGTTAATATAATGTATTTCATACAAAGGAGTAGCAATACATGCAATCACGTAAATTTTCAGTTACTACTGATGTTCTCAAAAGAATAATAACAGGATCTGGTCTTGATGAGGGTGATAAGATCAATTCTGAAGTCATTCCTTTTTGTACTGAAGAAGATATCGAAAAATTATCTTCCACTACGGTAGTATCTCCTGCAGATGTCAATAAAGTACTTAATAAATTTCCTATTTCAATAGAAGCAGGTGGTACCGGAAGAACAGATGGAACAGTAGCTAAAGCTGATTATGCAGACACAGCAGGTGTAGCAAACGAGATAGATTGGTCTGGTGTAAAAAATGCACCAAATCAATTCCCTGTTGAAGCACACTTTCATACTGATGATACTCTACACAGTTTAGATTCATCTAAGTTGTTGGGTACAATTGGTACCAAAAGATTTCCTGTAGGTAATAAAGGTGATGTTATTATTTCTACAGAAGATGAAAATGTTGTTGGTTTGTACCCTATTAATATAACTAGTTATGTGTGTGAATCAGCTGAGGAAGTTACAAAATGTAAGAACAATAAACCTTCCATGCAAGATTTGTTTTTACGTTATTCAAGAATATCTCATTCTAATAGAACTAATTGTGATGCAATAACTAATCCAGGAGGATATCCAGCAGCTCCTTCAGAACTCCTTGCCTGGGAATATAAAAAGAATGAAAATATTATTTACAATACTACCAACAGTTGCAGTCTTATTGGTTTAATTTCTCCAGATAAGTATACCGAATATAATCTTGACGTTATTATTAAATCAACAAACAATGACGATGATGTAATTGGTGTAATTGCGGCTTTTGCAAAAGATGCTCAAGGTAAAGAACATACTTTAAGTTTTTGGAGATCTCCAGGTGGAAATGGTAGAACATGGTCGTGTGAATATGATCTTCAACAAGGTACAGCCTGGGCGGTAGCAAACAAATCAAATGTAATTAGATGGGGTAATGGTAATTCTGGCTCGACTGCAGCTGAAGCAGAATATACAAGTGATAGTGGACATGGATGGGGAACACATCCTAATGGTACTCGTATAGTTGTTTCTAGAAGAGGAAACATTATAACAGCAACCACATCACAATTAGATTCTACCACTTTAGTAAATACTTCTACCATAACAATTGATTTGACTTCCGATTCTCGTTTACAAATATTTACAAAACCATGTTCTATGGGTTATTGTACATTTTCACAACCTAATAGTAGTTGGTATATCAATTCTTTTATAGATCCTTCACAAAGAATTTATGATGTCGAAACAAATGTCATTTGGGAATACAATACAACAGCTGGAGAATGGGAAAAATATTCCACTAATAAAACTATTATGGATCTTCTCGTTCCTGGTAGATATGTATATAATCCAGTTACATATAAATTGTTTTATGTAAGAGAAACTTTTGTCGAACTTGTTTCAGACAGTTTCAAACCTGATACCGTGGAGTATGCTAATAAATGGAGTCAGCCAAGAAACATTGCTATATCTGGAGCAGTAATCGGCACTGCTACTGAATTAGATGGCTCCAAAGATATTACTATTCCCACCACGGAAGTAAAAGCTGAATATATAACAGGTACGTTAGCTAATAATACTACAGGAAATGCTGCAACTGCAACAAAATTGCAAATTGCTAGAAAAATTAATACGGTTTCATTTGATGGAACAAAAGATATTACTATTTACGATTCCACTAAATTACCACTTGTTGGTGGTAAACTAACTGGTCCTATTAATTTTGATGGAGCGAGTAAACAGTGGAGTAATATCTTAACTTCTTCTGATGGATCTCTTATTTATCAAAATAATTATAGTGGATATAGTCCTACTCTTAATTTAAAGACAAATGATGGTAGAGTAGGAATTGGTACTTATCAATCTGGATTATATGTTACTTATTTTAATGATGACAACACAACTAATACTCCAGAAAATCAATTCATTATTACTGCTGATCAAATTAGTACTACGAAAAAGGTACGAGTTACTGGAGAGATAATTGCTCCTGGTGGTGTCACTGGTAACGCTTCTTCAGCTACTAAACTAGCTACTGCCAGAAATTTTAATATTGCTGGTGCAGTTACGTCAAATACTGTAGCGTTTGATGGTACGAAAAACATTACGTTAAGTATTGATACTTTAGATGCTTCTAAGTTAACTGGAACCGCTTCTGTTAATACCACCGGTAATGCAGCTACCGCTACAAATGCTGTAAACGCAACTAATGCCACGAATGCGACAAATGCAAATGTTGCCAACGTATCAAAGATGTTGGGTGTTGGTGGCGGAACTAGTGGTATGATCTTTAACTGGTCAGGACAAGGTGGACAACCATCATGGTTATGGGGTGGTAATGATCCTGCTAATATGTATGTATATAACCCCTCTAACTTTAATGTCAGCTATAGCAACAGCTCCAACTATAGTAATAGTTCTGGATGGGCATCTGGAGCTGGATATGCTGATAATTTAAGAATAAATGGTGCAGTTGTAAGTAGTAACAGTGTATCTGTTCAGATTGCTACATACAACAGACATGAATATGATCAAAGAAAAGATATTAAAAATGCATATTTTTATTTTGACTGTGCTGGTTTTTCTAAAACAGAAGGAGCTAAAATTATAATTCAGTCGAATGTTAGTTTTTCAGCACAATTTGTTGAAAATATATATTTTAATATCAACAATACTGGAAATGTAAAAGTAGCAGGAAATCATGTTTCAACTAGAATGAATTTGTTTGTGTATACTGGTGGTACATATGTTGAATTAAAAGACAATGTTGTATTCTACAATTGTCAATGTGATGATTCAAGATGTGGAGATGATGGATTTTAATAAAAGGAATATATTAATATGATTAATTTGTATCACAACCCGGATTTATCTAAAGATGTTTTAACTTATAATAATCAATTGAATATTAAAATAGATAAATCAACAATGATATTTACGTTAACTTACATAGATGAAAATAATGAAGAACAAACAGATATTAAAGAATTAGAGCTGTCAAATTATTTTTCTTGGATCTTTATGCAAAATACTAAAGATGAGTATGTTGTAAGAGAACCTGGAAAATCGTATGAAAATCACAATGCTATTTTTCCTATTATCAAATTGACTCATCCTTATAGAAGTAGTTATACTTTTATTCACAATTTAATTAAAGGTAATATCATTCTTCAAATTGATACAGGTATTGTAACTGATATTTATAGAGAAATAAGTATTCGTCTTACCGGCATTCCAAAAGAACATTGTACTATAGAAGCTGATGAAGAAGTCAGTGAAATTAATACAATGACTAGATCAGAAGCACTTACAAAAGTACATCCCAAGTATATTTTGTGGCCAAATTATGGAGTTAAGATTAATAATACCTTATATAAATATAGAAAAACTACTCAAACTCCAGTTATTTCTGACAATATGGACATACCAATATCTGTAGGAAGTAAAGAATATTTAGATATTAACATTATTAAATACGATTCTAATTTTGAGAATACTTTAACAAGGGAAGTTGATACAGAAGATTTGGAACTTACTTGTTCTTGTGGTCTTATTAATGCGACACGAGTATTTCTTGATAAAGGAAAAGCTACTATTAGATTATATCCATTTGGATATAGAGGTAAATTTAAATTGAAACTCGGATGGCGTTGGTGGCCAGGTCTTAATGAATACGAACTTCTTTTAACTGATTAAAAGAACAAATGGAATACAAAAATTTATCCATATATCTAGGTAGTAAGTGCAACGCTAATTGCACTTACTGCCACAGAGATATTACTAACGATGTTTCTTTGTCAACAAATTTTTTACAAAACATTTCAAATAACAGTCAATTAAAAAGAATTAAATTTTTTGGTGGAGAACCAACTCTCTATTTATCTGAAATGCAAAATATTATAAATGCTCTTCCAAACAAAGATGTTAAGAAATGGATTTCCACAAATGGTTTGCTTTTAACTGATGATCAAGTATTTAATTTTATTCTTAAAAACAACATCATAGTAACAATAAGCTATGATGGTTTAAGAGGACTCAGACAATATAAAAATATTTTTGATAATGTTGATTATTTAAAACGTCTTCAACAATTAGATAAAATTGATACAAGCACTACCATTTTTAGAAATAATGTTTTCTATTTTACTGAACTTTTAAAAGAATTTGATGAATTATCACGTAAGACAAAAAAAAATATTACTTTATATCCACACTTTATGCATTGTCTGGATAAATCAGATCAAATGCTTAATTTAAGTTTAACTACTGTACATATGGAAGAATATTTAAAGCAATATAAAAAATATGTTTCCAAATATCTCCATGATTATTGGTACTATGGAATTACCAATATAAAATTGGAAAAATTAAATTGGCATCTGGAAACCAAATTAAAAACATTTTTTATTCCAGGTGAAACTATTTGTGTCAATCACAATAGCATAAAAACAGATACGCAAGGCAATTGTTATTATTGTCTTTACAGAAGAAATAAGATTACTTATCTTGGAACTGTAGATGATTCTGTTGAAGATATTTTATTAAAATCACAAGAGCTTATTGATATTTATTCTCCTAAATGTTTAAAATGTTCATTGTATCCACATTGTGGAGCTGCCTGCATTTTGAGTGAAACTCATCATGTAGAATGTTATTTTTATAAAAATATTTTACCTTGGTATCAAGATGAATTATCCAGATATGTTTCTTAAAAATTTGTTTGTGTTTCATACTAGAAACAAGTTGTTTGGAGAACTGACTCTTGACATCTATGATTCTTTTCTATACTTGCAATATGCTAATAAATCTTTAACATTGTATTTCGATAGCATTGAAGAAGATTCTTCTGTGTTATTGGGATACAATGGAAATTTAGAAAAGTTATACACACTTTACAATTTTGATATGGTAACAGGATTTTTGAACTGTCTCAATAAAGATTTTTGTAGATTGAATAAAGTGTGTTCTTTTATGCAAATAGATAGAAAGAATCATCAATTTTTTACAAAAATCTTTTTGCCTATGAATCAGTTTTCTTTGATTTCAAATACTCATTCTTTTTATGACAATTGTTATGATGTAGAAAGTGCTTCAGATCTTTTTGATTTACGTTTTATTCCTAAAATTTACATCAATTCAGCAAAAGTAATTAATAACAAATTGCATCTTAAATACGATATAAAAGCATCTGACTACCGTGAAGATTTTATTTATTTTACTTATTTAAATGAAAGTAAAAAGGTTTTTACTCGTTGTGGAGAAATACGATTTTCTAATTATAAACCTTATCAATATCTTTTTTGTGGACGTAAAAATTGTAACAATTTAGGAAGAAGAATTTATATAGATTCATTTCTTTTGTGAATAAGGATAATGTTATCATGGAAAGTGAATTTGTTTACATACCGACTGACAAAACAGTTCAGTCAATACAGTTTTTACAAACTATAGCTGATAAAACAAATAATACTTTAGATGATGTAAAAGTTGCTCTTAATGTTAAACAGATTAATCCAAATAGTAAAGAAGATATTCTTTTCTTGAATGAAAATAGTGCACCTTTAAAAATAACATTGTTTGATCCTAATTCACAAACACAGTATACAAAATTTTTATTATTTGAGCCTTACAGACTTTATTTTGTCTGGGAGGATGGTACTCCACTATATTCGACTGATGTTGTAAACGATATCATTTGGAATATCAATACAAAAAAGAAATATTTTTCAAAACCTACGAGAATGGAATTTAGAATTATTGTAGGTAGAGGATGTAATTTTAGATGTAAATATTGCGATCAGATGGATGGAGAATATACATGGAAAGAACTTGATACATCTGATAAAAATTTAGAAAAACTTTTATATCAACTTTATTTCATTTCTAAAGATAAAGAACAAATTGATTTTGTTTTTTGGGGTGGAGAACCCATGCTTTATTGGGATACTATCGTATCATTAACTAATAAAATTCAATATATATTTAAAGAAAAGAACATACGTTTAGGAATCATTACTAATGGCTCTTTGTTTACAGAAGAAAATACCGATTTTATTATTAAAAATAATATTACCGTAACAATATCACACGATGGTCCAGGACAGGGAATGCGATCGCGTGATCCATTTAAAAATCCTGAAAATATGAAACTTATTTATAAACTATGTGATCATCTTGAGAATAATTTTTGTCTAAATCCAGTATTTTCTAAAGAAAATTATTCGCACAAAAAAGTCAATGAATATTTTTATGATATTTTTCATAAGCATATTCGGTTAGGAGAACTTTCTCCAGTACAAGTTGTTGGTGATAAAATATATGATCAAAGAATTCCTGAAGATCAACTTCTTGTATATGCAAAAGAAACATATCAATATTTATTGGATGCTCTAAGTAATGGTACCAATAGCGGATATCAACAAACTCTTGAAGGTGTCTGTAAATTTATTTATAATGTTTTTTCTGATTATTTTGTAGCGTACGATCACGGATGTCCTGCTACTAATGAAAATATATATACTGTTGATTTAAATGGCGATCTTTTTACTTGTCAATCTTTTACTACAAAAGAATCTGATCATTGTTATGGAAATATTTATAATGATACATCCACATTTAAACCAGTTGCTCCAACAACATATAAGAATAGAATAGAATGTGTTAACTGTCCTGTTCTTTATTTTTGTCGTGGGGGATGTCCTCATTATAATGGACAATATAGAGAATATAATTGCAGAGCTTATTTTTGTAAATGGCTTCCTTTTTTAAGTCTTGCTATTACTATTCTTACAAATGGTCTTCTTGTCAATTCCATTGAAGGAAATTATTTGCGTAAATTGTAATAAAGAGGGTTTTCAATATGAAAGATTATGGTAATGTTATTCATAGAACTATAGATGATTCATATGTCATTGATAAAGGAGGATTTCCTTTTCATGTCTATCCGTTTATGAAAGAATTTGCTGAAGAATGGGATAATGTATTTGAATATGCAGAAACACATCCAGAATGTGTAACTGAAGAAGAACCTATAGAAATATCTTTTGAACAACACAAATTAAATAAGAAAATAAAAATTGATAATGATGTTTCAGCAGCAATTTTTGCTGGATTTGATTATTCTGTAAATGATGTATTGTATCATTTTAATTACAGCATGAGAGATCAACAAAATTTTTCAGATACCGCAAATCTTTGCATTTTGAAACAATTGGGTATTTCTGATCTTCCTGATAGTATAACTTGGAATGCTTACACTATTCCAGATAGTACTCTTGTACAACTAACATTTAATACTTCTGAATTTTTAGCTCTGTACACAAATGGTGCATTAGCCCATAAAAACACAAATATACAAAAAGGCAATGTGAGAAAAGAACTTATTGTAAAAGCGACTACAATGGAAGAACTTGAAGCTATATAAGTTACAACAGATAAAATATTGTATTGTTTTAAAATCTTATCAACTAGAAGGAGTTTTAGCTCCTTCTAGTTGATAAGGATAGAAATATTTAAATACCATCATCTATTATTTAATTAATTTGTAATATTAGTAAATTCTAAAACACAATCCAAATGCTATATCAGCTTCTCCAGTAGTACATATAATTGAACCGCCACTGGCTATTGTTATATTAGAATTGTTTTGTAACCACCATCCAGCATCAATAGTCGAGCTACCATCTACACGTTGTCTAATATAAAATATCATCCATGTCCCACCTTGGAGAGCTTGTAAATTAGAATTAAATCCAGCTACTATTTTATTAGCGCCTAAAATTAATCGTCGCTGTAATGGTATTTCAGTTGTACCATCACTAAATGCTGGAAATAACCAATCTGCGTTTTGCCATACTAAATGATAATAATCTAATGTATTTGCATTTTCTGCATTTGTACAATTAACAGCATGTGTACTTTCTAATGCCGTTGGAACAACTGCGTCAAGTTGTGCACGACTGCCATCAGATTTTTCCAATTTAAAATTTCCATCGGATAATATGGAAAACATTCCACTAGTAGAATTATTTTGTATTGTTATTTTATCACGTACTGTAAATTGACACGATGACGCTGCGCTTCCAGTTCCATCCTCGTTGGTCTGTACGCTTAAAGTATGATATTGTCCCTGACTATTTTTAGAAAACATTTGAACTAATTTATCATTGTTATGAGATTTTCGCTGTAAAAAATCAAAACCACCCATGGTGTAATCATTTTTATCTTGAATATAATAACCAAATTCAGTATCTTCTGATGGCGGAATATCTGCTGCATTGTTTTTGTCTTGGATACCTATACTTTTTAAAACATTTCCACCAGTGAATATATTTGTTAACAGTTGTGGTAAAGCCATAGGGTATATTCTCCAATATAATGTAAAAATATCTTTTTCAATATAATAAAGAATATCGTTTGTTTTTTTTTTGTAAAGAAATACTGTATTATTACTAATTAAAAGTGAGTTAATCTATTATGATAACAGTTACATTTAAAACAGATGTGTTTACTAAAAAACCAGTTGCTATCACTTGGATATACACTACAAAACAAAGATGTTTAGAAATAAAACAAATTCCAGGTAAAATTCAACATTTTGCACCAAAAGAAATTCCATTAGGATTTTATAAAAATCCTATTAAGTATTATTATGATGATCAATATAATCGATTGAGACGTTTGTATTCTAAACCAGAATTTAGTATATTTGAAGACAATGTTGATTTTCCAGAATCTGATATTATTACTAAATTTGAAGTTATGGTAACTCAATACGAATATAAATTTTATAATATTGGTGTTGAAGGATTACCAGTAGAAGATGCACTTACAACAACTTATCATCCTGTATATGTTGATTGGGGTGATGGGAAATACACTAGGCTTGCTTTCACTGGAACAAGTTATGAAAAACTATATCACAAATATGATACTGAATCTGGAATTAGAACAATTACCATTTATGGCAAATGTCGTAACATTGTTATGACTGATGAACCTACGTTAGTAAGGATTAATTTGCCATTTAATAATATTGAGTTTGATAATACAATATCTTTTTCAGGATTACAAAGAAATCCAAATCTAAAAACTATTCCTGGAGATATTTTTAGCAATTTTAAGTATATAAAAAATAACATTTGTGATTCCATGTTTTACAAAACCAGTTCTTTGAATCCTATTTTAGAAGAAATATTCTTTCCATTTAAAGACAAAATAGTTTCATGCAATAATACTTTTAAACAATCAGAAAGTTTTAAAATTATACCAGATAGAATATTTGAAAAGAATTCAAAATTGACTAGTTGTAACGGAACTTTTTCTTATACAAGTATTATTACTGTTCCTGCTTCTATATTTAAATATTGTCCCAATCTTAGTAGTGTAGCAAATTGTTTTAGAGGATGTGAAAATCTTCTTTTTATACCTCTTGATTTATATAGATATAATACAAAACTTAAAGATGTATCTTATTGTTTTTATGGATGTTTATCTATTGAAACTATTCTTGAATCTATTTTTTTGTATAATACTGAACTTACTAATGTGGCATATTGTTTTTATGGATGTAGCAAAATAAAACATATTCCACCTAAAATTTTTAGGTTTAATAAAAAGATAACCAATTTTTCTTATGCGTTTGCTAATTGTACTGGTATTGTTGGAGATGTTCCGGAATTATGGAATGAATTTCCGGATGCTACAGGAACAGGATGTTTCAGAGGATGTACAAACGCTTCAAATTATGCAGATATTCCAGATAATTGGAAATAATGTTTATTGGTATATATCTCACTAGGAGTGACCTAGTGAGATATATACTTGATTAATTAAAGTTTTGTTTTAATTTAATACTGGAACCAGATATCTCCGTTAGCTCCACCTGATGGTGCTGCAGTTGATACTGTTTTAGCTGCACCATTCCATTTAGTAGATGTTCCTGATTCGCTAGCATATGGTACATTCGCATTTACCGTAGCTCTTGTACCACTACCATTAATAAAAGCAAATGCACCATCAGATTTTAATACAAGTGTTCCATTGGTTGTATTTCCCCAATGAAAACCTATTGATGGAGCATAACCTATATCAGTTTGTGTATTGCTTACATAGTTATTTTCTCTAATTTCTAGTGCACTATTACGATATCTTTCTGTAGCTGAAGAGACATATGTACCAGAAAGATTTGTTACTGCACCTGCAATATACGTTGGACATGTTATCGTAGCTTGTCCGGTACCATCTTCAGCAGTAGCAACACTTATAACATGATAATTACCTTGACTATTTTTAGAAAACATTTGAACTAATTTATCATTGTTATGAGTTTTTCTTTGTAAAAAGTCAAAACCACCCATAACAAATTTATTTTTGTCTTCAACATAAAAACCATGTTCGGTATCCGCAGATGGTGCAGTATTTGCCACATTGTTAACATCTACGATTCCTATGCTTCCAGTTAATTCTCCTCCAGCTGTGGATAGTGCTGATTTGTATTCTCCACCACCAGTCAAGAAATTATTTTGTTCTCCAGCTACAGCAGGTGGGACAAGACCGCTTGTACCGTTTGTTGATGCTGTCGCACCTTCGTACTCAGGTACTGAGATAATACCGTTAGTAACACGAATACCATCTCCAACTTTATTTCCTGAAAATAGTTGTTTCCAAGCACTCCATGTTTCTTCTGTTGAAGTTAGAATAGTCCTGTATGTAATCGTGCTATCAGATATCATGATTTGAAAGATGCGTCCGTTTTGTCCAGGAATACCAGTTACAATAAGAGAACCAATGGAAGCTCCGGGGATATTGAGAGCCGAAGAAGGACCGTTAGTGGGATTTCCTGTTACTCTATAATTTCCTGGAGTTATAAGCGTATTAAAGTCCAGATTTGGCATCTCTTTAGCATTTCCAATTTGTCCACGTACGCTTGCCAAATCTTCGATATTCCCATCAATAGCAATATCTGTAGGATATGTCCAATCACCGTCAGCCCCTAGAGTCTTTCCAAGATCAGATTTTAACGGAGGTGGTACAAGTCCAGATACACCATTAGTCGAAGTTGTAGCTCCTGCCATTTCAGGAACAGAAATAATACCATTGTTCACTGTGATACCATCGCCTAGTCTAGAAGATAATATAATTTCTGACCAAGCTGACCAATCAGTACTTGCTTTTCGATATTGTCGAATGAATACTCGTTCTCTAGCTGATGAATAATTGTACGCTATTTGAAATATGTTTTTATTAAGTGTATATTTTTGACTATTAAAAACTTGCAAGAAAAAAGCATTTCCTTCAAATGGAGCATTTACGCTTCCTGGTGCATTTATTAAATAAAATCCACTTTCCGTAATAGTATTATAATCTATATTGTCACCCAGTTCTTTTGTTGGACCTATTTGTCCTCTTGTACTTGCTAAATCATTTTTATTTCCATTAATAGCAATATCTTTAACAGTAACAATTTGATCATTATTAACAATGGTTGTATTATCTACAGAATGTGAAAATTGTAACATTCTAGGTAAAGCCATATACAACTACCTTCTTTACTTTAAATTTTTGTACAATATGTCAATATAATGATAATATTACCTTCTTGTTTTTTTTTGTAAAAAATGACATTAGAATGTCTATTATCAGATGGAGGAAAAATCTCCATCTGATAATAATTTGTTATATTTATGATTACAATCCTATTTTTTTTTTCACAACACCACTGTATCATCTTGCCTGTGAATTACGTTCGTAAGATCAAAATCAGCAATAGTATACATAAATGACTCCTACAGAACTTTTATACTGATTCATACTAAATTTTTATACCGATCCATGTGTATCCAGTGCCGTTGAAACTCCAAATTCTTTAGCGAGCAAATGGAATACGTTCAAAGAACAATGGGAAAAGATTGTTGCTGTTGTTTTGGATGATGGAACATTACATTTAAATCCAGAAGTTATTTGTGAAAAATGCATGTTGTTCTTTACTGAAGAAGAATGGATGAATGACAAAAATAGACCACAAGTTATTTATCCTGATGATGTATGGAAATACAATTTTTCTACAGAAACATGGTACAATGATAAAGATTATGTAGTATACGCATATGACGATGTATTTTGTTTTGTCGGCGAGATGATGAAATCCACTGCAATAAGAGAAGGATATAACTACACCACGATTGAACCTAAAAATCCTGTCAGCAAATGGACTGGATCTACATGGGAGATTATTGTAGCATCTATTAAATCTGATGGTATACTTATATTAAATCCAGCTGGAATTTGTGGAGAATGTGTTGAATTTTTAACTCAATCTGAATGGGATATTTATAACAAACCTTCTTTTGATGACATAAAGAGAGATGTTTGGAAATATGATTTTGTCAATAGTACATGGACTGACGTAAGTGAATATTTAGTATACACATATGAAAAAGAAAGTAAATTATTTATAGATACCATGCCAAAAAGAATCGCGTTACAAAAAGATTATGGTTGGACATTAGTCGAAGTACCAGTTTTTGGAAAATCGTATAAATGGATAGATAATCAGTGGGAACCAATTGTAGCTATTATCAGATCAGATGGATCTCTTACATTTAAAACAGAATACGTTTGTGAACAGTGTGTTCTTTTCTTTACTCAAAAAGAATGGGATGCATTTATTAAACCTCCTGTTCATCCTAGTACCAGTTTACACGGATACGAAAATACTATATATTCATGGGATTTTGTAACTGAAACATGGGTAGATAAACGTGTCTTTTCTGAACTATTTAAATTACTTGAAACTACATTACGAAATTATTTTGAAGATAAACGTGTTGAAACTTGGGGAGCAAACATAAAATCGTACGAAAAAGAAACTTGGCAAAATCAAGTGTACGAAGCTAGAAACTATATAAATGATAACATGTTTGAAACTCCAGCTATTGATACATATCTTCAGTATATTGAAAATAAAATAGATAAACTTGAACTTTGTAAACGTATTATTACCAACAATCTTGAATTTAATAAGATGACTATGCGTATTAATGCAATACAAAAAAACTGGTTAAATAAGTTAAATCTTGTTACTACTAATCTTGAAGCAGATGCTTTATTTGAAGAATTTCATACTGCAATAGTTAATGATACTTTATTGTAAAAGGAATGCGGTATGCAAATAAAATCTTCTAACAGTTGGAAAACTGGACAAGCATACACTAAAGTATCTGGAACTTGGAAAGATATTCTAGTTCCTTATATAAAAACTAATGGCACGTGGCGTGCGACTTGGAGTTATTCTTGGGCAATAGGTAATTGGTCTAATTGTTCCACCACATGTGGAACTGGAACTCAGACCAGATCTATAACCTGTACACGAAATGATAATACTACAGTGGATGATAAGTTTTGTATTGCTTATGGATTAAGTAAACCAGTTACTTCACAAGTATGCACAGAATCGAGTGGATGTGTTTCGTATTCTTGGTACACCGGTTCGTATGGATCATGTTCTACAACTTGTGGATCTGGAACAAGAACACGTACTGTATATTGTCGACGAAATGATGGTACAAGAGTAGCTGACTCATATTGTTCTGGGACAAAACCAGGCACTTCTACGAGTTGTTCTTCCACTAGAGGATGTACATATTCTTGGTATACTGGAGCTTGGGGTTCAGTAAATTGGACTGCTGGAACATCTAATTGTGGGTTTGGAGAACAGTATAGGACAGTATACTGTAGAAGAAGCGATGGTACGATTATGTCCGATTCGTATTGCTCAGGATCTAAACCATCGACTGGAACAGGATTTACAAGATGTACTAATTGTTCGTATAGCAGTTCAACTGCTTCAGATTGGAATGAAAGCAACTATATTTATGCAAAAATAAGACATTGCTCCGCAAATCCTTCATTATGTGGTCAGCCAAGTTATACGTATACTCAAATGCGAAATATTTTAATAAATGAGTGTGGTAGTGTTTACAATCACTTTATTACGTATGGAAAAAATGAAAAAGTATGTCCATTAAAATATTGTCCTTGTTGTTCTTCACTAGGATTTGTATATAAATATCCTTGTTAAATAATCAGTATAACAGAGTGGATTTTCCACTCTGTTATAAATTTAATAATTTAATGTAAATTTTATTTATAAAGATCCATTACAAGGGATAAACGAATAATCAAGAATTTGTATATTGTCTGGATTATTGAACCAGACCATAAATTTATTTCCTTTTTCTATTGGAACAAATAAACGATGTCTGATGTTAGTTACAATTGTACTTTCCGCTAAAATTTCTTTTTCTATCATACTGGTACCATTTAACATAGCGGTAATATCATCTTCTGTTGTAGATGCAACATATGTAACTAGTATAATACCAGAAGAACTATTGCTATTCGCAGGATCTGTTATAATTCGTACATATCCGTCTGCAGGTGCAGTATGAAAATTATTTAAAGATCCATTGACCATGGTTACTGGATAGGTAGTATATTTAGTTCTATCACTAATTGGCATGCTTGCATGTGTTGCTAATTTTTCTAGTTCATTAAATTCATTTTTAGTACAAATAAAATAACGATATTTAACATTATCTGGAGTTACTGTAGTTGAATTTCCATAAATTATATTTGAGCGAGACGCGTCAAAATTTACTCTATATGGATCATTAACATTGGTATTAGTTTTGTCTCCGATACGTTCGATTGCTTCAAAAGAATTGGTATATATTGCACCATTTGTTAATATTGTGGGTATGTATGCTTCTTCCCATCCAACAATCCATGAGCCAGTAATATTTGGAAGCCCAGCATTTTCAACTTCAGCTATTTCAGATACAGATTCCGCATTTTGAATAAAAGCTTTTATTTTTGGCAATCTTACAATTTTAGCAGTTGCGTCTAAACCAAAATGTCCACATTGTCCATATTGGGATATTTTGGTTTCGTATTCTGTTAAAGTAATAGTTTTTGCATTGTTTATGATCCAGGTATAAAGATCAGGATATTGAATGTCACATTCAGTTATGATTTGTCCATCTAAGGGAAGCGAATTATCTGGAATATCTGTTCCAGCGTATATAAATATTTCACCAAGTTTTCTTACAACACGATCTCTATGTATGACATTAGTTTTTTGATATTTAAAAGGTACAAATCGAATGCTTCCTACTTCAACATTCGTGTACAGTGCTGGAATTTCTACTGATATGGTATCTCCTTTATTCATCAAAACTGTTTGTAACAGCGCAGTTCCTGATACTTTTAATATCGCAGTAGACGGTAATTTTATTATTTTTCCAGATGCGGTTGTAACACTTATACGAAATCCTGCCCAAGTTTTAATATCTGCGAAACCACTGCTTTGTACATATACGAAAGCTTCACCATTAGCAGTTGCAGTATATGTTGCAATTGTTACATCATTGTTGGTACTAGACTCAGTAGCATTTATAGAACGAACTACTTCACTTTGTTCCCAATTTAATTCAGTAGAATAATACGCATCTAATGTAGTAGTTTCAAATACGTCTTGATATTTAAATGGAATAAATGTGTAGATAGCGCGAGTTAGCTTTGCAACTGCTCCATTGCAAGCCATATAAAATTTGTCACCTTTAGAAAGTGTATATGGTCCACAATGTAATTGAACTACTATATTGTCTGTATATTGTGGTAATCTCGGTCCTGAAAAATTAATTTTAAGTTCAGGGGAACCGTCTGCGGGAACAATATATCCCCAATATCCAAGCCATAGACCTTGTTTAGTTAGAGAACTACCATATGGTATTAATTGCCCATTGGAAGGTGCTACAAATTCATTAAATCTTAATTCTTCGTCTTCTGTCTCTGGAGGATCTGGAAGATCAGCTTCACGTTTTTCAATAACCATTACATTATCGTAATCTAATTGTGGTGAAAAATATTTATTTTCTCCTGTTCCAGCAATAGGTTTAAATTCACCACTTGTGTGAAGATATCCATCCGCTCCTGCTGGAATATATGGAACTAATCCAGGATTGCTAGGTGAGCTAGCTGTAGCTCCAGATATAGGTTGTGTTTTTTCTATAATGGTAGGAAGCATGTACGCAAACTCCTTATTTGTCGAAATGAACTCATTATATCCAATAGTATTTATATTTCGTTCTTCGTTTTTTTTTGTACAAAAATACACATAACTAGAGGATCTTTAAGATCCTCTAGTTATTTCATATAAATTTTATTCATATATTACTACCTTGTAATAATTGTATTCTTTAGTAAGAATTTGTAATAATGTAAAAAATGAGGCATCACAATAATGGTATACTACTTTATTTTTTTGTTGAGGTACCTTATGTCGTTGACGGATGGTATAATAAAGTTGGCTATAAAAGAATGTAACAAGTCCACTTATAAAAAAAAGATGTCTGCAGTTATTTTTAATAAATCAAGAATAATTTCATACGCACATAATGAAATTCGTGGGTCCTCTCTTTGTATGAAATACAGACTGTGGGACAGATCTCTTCATGCTGAACAAGCCGCACTACTTGGTCTTGATTGGACAAAACTTTCCAATTGTGATATTTTTGTTATGCGACTTAATAATTCTGGTGAATTTAGATTAGCGAAACCTTGTCAAATGTGCACTAGTCTTATTAAATATGTTAAATTAAAAAATATTTATTTTACTACTAGTGAAGGTAAAATAGAAAAAATAAAAGTAAGTGAATTATAAACAATTTAAAATAAAGGAGTAAGACGATGTACATTACAAACAAAAAAGAATTTTATAATCTTCCTTCTGGAACATTGTACTCAAGATGGAAACCAGTTATATTTGGACCACTGGAAATGAAGGTGGACACCATTTTTGATGATGACAATAAACCTTTTAATTTTACATATATGGGTATATCTGATCCTAGTATGGCGTCAGATGCTATTTTTAATTTTCTTAATTCTTCAAACGTAGAAACAGATTCTAAATTTCTTTCTATAAAAGATTCATATATAAACAAAAATATTCCTGCTGAAAATGGTATGTTTGATATTGATCATGATGACTGTTACAACGATGATGAATTATTTGTTATTTGGGAAAAGGAAGATGTTAAAACTTTTATTCGTTTGTTTGAATGTATTTTAACAACTGCGTATGCCAAATACGAGTAATTTATGAAATTGTATGATTTTTCTATTGAAAGAGGAAATTATTTTAGTATTGATTTAATAGAACAAAATAAAGAAACACTCGCTTTGTTTATATATCATCGAAGTCCTGGGTCATTATCACTTCGATGTATCTGTTCTCAATATTTGGATATTGATACCTATTATAAAGCTGATATTAGTCGGCTTAGTTCTGTTTTTGATATGAACAAACGTAAATTTATTATATTGAATTTCTTAAAATCACACATAAATCTTAATGAATATGCCAATCAAAATATTGAAATTAATTATACAACTATTTTTAATAGCAATAAAGATCGTAATGAACAACATTATTTTAATGTTGCAATCATTGATTTAAATCATGAAGTTTTTCAACACCTCATTAATGAATCGACTATGTCATATATTTACTCATTTAATGATTCACTTGAAACGACTAATGATAACTGGGCAATTACAACTTTTTATATAAAAGATTGTATTGAGTTTGACAGGTGTATAGATAGAGAAAAATTTATTAGTTATTTAAAAGTGTTATATAAGAGAAAATATGAATACAAATAATTTTAGTTTTAATTTGGAGTCTAAATTTAATATAACTATATCAATCAATAATAACAATATTAATAATACCGGATATAAGGATGTAATTGATGCTACTACGGAATTATTGTTTACAATAAACATAACAGAACTGGAAAAACTTACAAAAACAATTTACACATCTAACAATGAATCCAAATGTATTCTACAATTTAGAGAGACAGAATCAGATTCATATTTAAAAAATGTATATTTACTTGAAACACTTAAGCATAAACTTTTTACACCTAAAATGAATTGGTATAACACTGTTGGGGATGTTACTTTTTCAAATGGTATATACAACGATTTTACATCATTTAAAGTTTTTATGATTGATGTGTCAAATGCCAACTTTTTGTTACGAAATTTTGTATTAAGAAATTCTGAAAAATATATAGAACAATTTCAAAATATGCTTGATAATTCTTCATTTGAAAATATGATATTTGTTTGTGGCAAACCTAATTATACCGAAAATGATTTTTACAAATATCTAAAATTTTTAAATAAAGAAGATTTTGTTAATGTTCTAAGAAATTTTAATAAAGCTGTATTAAAACAAAATACGTGGTATGAATTGTGTTGTGGTCTTGAATTTAACACTTCTCCTGAAGAAATTCAACTTATATATAAACACATATATCTAAATGAACATATAAAGGAAATTGAATAAATGAAACTGGTTACTAAACAAGAATTGTTAAATTATCCGGAAGGAACGTACTATACTCAATTTAGAAACAAGAAAATTCTTGCTACTGGAAATATTAAAAAAGTTGGAAAATATAACAATATTCAAATTTTACAGTTTTCACACTTTTTAAAACAACCATTATTCACAAGACTTATAGAATTTAAAAATTCTCTTGTAAATTGTCCTGAACAAGCAAACTATTGTGTTTGGACTGACAAAGAAAAGAGATATTTAGAGCGTGTAGAATTTATGCTTCCTGTATGGGTAAACAGAAGAACTAGAATTCTTACAGAAAAACTTCTTGCCGAAGAAGCAGCTAAAGATCCAAATATTATCATATTGGATTTTCTGGGAAGACTGCCTATTGAAGCTAGAGTTGAGCAACACATAAAAAGTGAGTTTTTATATAAATTTATAGATTCATTTATTGTTATTGATTATACCTATATAGAAAATTTACAAAAAATAAATCGCTCTCAAAAAAGAATTATAACGAATATTAAAGAATGGCCAATCCCAACAACTCCTATAGGAGCACTTTTTGAAGAAAATAGTTTAAGACACATTGTTAAGTTTTGTATAAGCTTAAATGATCGTCATTTGGTTAAACGTATAAATAAGGTAAGATACAGAACAAACATTTTCACCAGAAGAAGAAATGTATAAATAAGGAAAAGAAAATGTCTTCTATTTTTAATATTTCAAATAATAAAATTAATATTTGTATCAAATGTAAAGATTTTCAGTCTGCAGGTGTAAAAATTACAATTTTTAACAACATTAAAGAAATAGAAGAATGTAAAAAAGAAATATCTTTTTCTCTTTCTCCTAATTTAATAAAAAATGTGCTAATAAATTTTCGAGAACACGATTACGACAATATTGTTGAAAAAGTATTTAAAGAAGCATATACATTTTTTAATGAATTTAGTATTCTCTGGGTTCAATACGAAATTTGTATAGAATTTGAAATAAATGAAAATGAGATTTATTGGAAAAATGCCAATAATGTTATATTTTTTGATCGCAATAAAAATTCTATTATTTCATTATTAAATAAATCTTATTACGAGCTTATTTTTAGATCTGAAGAAACAAACAAATATCTGAAAGATTTTGTTAAACAAATACGAAGAGAATTGGGAACTTGTAGATTTTATTACTGTACCCATCGTTATAATTATAACGATGTAATTGAACATATTAATTTTACTTTATTTGATATGAAATTTAAAAAACCCCCAATTGAATTTCATAATCTTTCCAAAATAAAACAAAGTGAAATTGTAGCATACTTGACAGTGCTTAATGATTCAAATCAATATAAATATTATTTATATCGAGATCGAAGAAAATTTAAGTCTACTGTAGAATGGATACATGAAACAAATAAAAAATTATCGATTTCTATTCATTACATGTGTATAGAAAATGAGTTAGTGGTTATGGTTCCTGTAATTGAATAATTATAAATCAAGGAGTAAGACTTATGATTGAGCATGCTCGTTATCCGCTTGAATTTGATATTGAAAGATTTACTAAAGAAATAAATAACGTTGAAGTAATTATTTCTCCATTTTTAGATCTTGGGACAAACATTGTTTTGAAATTTACTCAAATTGTTCCAACTAAGTTTGCATATAGAAACAATAAAAGATCTAAAAAAGATCAAGTTGCAGATGACGAAACATCTGTCGTTCAAATCCCATTTGTTATATTGGATAAAAACGAAGTAGCTTATGTTAAAGATTGTGTCCAGCATAATAAATTTACAAAACTTTTTGTTCACTTGATAAATAATTATTTAAATAAGGATTTTGAATTTTCTTATGGTCAGTTGTATGATGTAGAATTTGTGTATCTGACTCCGGATAATCCAATTCGAGAAATTCTTTCAATTAAACAATTTGTTTTCTATAACTGCTATTCCAATCAACTTTTTCCGAAAAATCTAACCTGGTTGTCACATTCTAAAGAAACTCGACGTATGTTCTATAAACAATTTGGAGCAGCTTTTGAGCAAGTAAGTTTTATCGAACAGGATCGGGCAACTAAATTTTGGACTGATTACAATTGTAAAAAGATACTTAAAATGATGAAGCAAGCTTTATCCGATTGTAGTTTTAATCAGAAGCATTGCGATGGATGTACGACGGTTAATAATTATATTAGTCATTACGGCTATCAAGATTGTCCTGCTACAGAACAGTTTAGACGTATGCTCCTTGAAAAATCTTATGCTTTAAACGATGTATTTCCTGTGAATAAGGCAGATGCTTGTGGTACAAACTTTTATTATTGTTTTATTCGGGACAATAAGCAATTTCGTAAACTTCAAAATTGGGTTAAAAAACAATGGAAATCAGATAGATATTCTGTTGTAACTACGGTTGTAGAAAATACATTTATTGTTTGCTACAAAAAAATTAACATTTATTGTTATTGATTACGCCCATCAACAAGAAGAGAATAATTCTCTTCTTGTTGATGTACAAATATTTATTTTTAAAAAAAGGAGAAATAAAAATGCCTGATCTTGATATTTGTCGTCATGAATTTAGCGAAACTGAAATCCCATTTTATTTTGCAGGGTTTGCCACAGATGAAGATATAGAAGATGAGAATGCATCGATTTGTGTATTTTCTTTTACTGCGAATAGAAAAACTTTTAAGCAGAAGTTTTTGGATGCGTTGTGTTCAGATGGTACCATTCTTTCTGTGATTGATCAATTTGCCGAAACCAGTTATAACAAAAAGGATACCCTATGCAATATAACTTTTACCAAGATAACTGAAGACAATTACAAAATGTGTCTTGAGGAGCTTCAAAATGCGACTAATATTGAAGATGATTGTAACGAATGACAATGAAGGATTTTCAGAAGTATGCACTTCAGAATTTAAAATTTATAAAAACCTGATAAAACAAAAGTTGTTTTATCATACATTGCGTCGTTATTTTTTGCTTACGTATGGATTGTCAATTGAACCAGAAGGAGCAACAACAGGAATATATGCATTAGCTAAAAAATCATCGATTCATGGTCAAACTGTTTTTGGTATTGTCAAGCAAAATGATCACAGTTGGCTTCCCTACACAATACAAGTGTTTTATTTATGGGAAGAATGATTTTTACTTAAGGAGTAAGAACATCATGAGTTGTATTGACACTGAGCTTTCTTTGGAAAATTTGATTGAAAATGATTATATTGTCATTTATATTGATGATTCCAGCACAGTATCAGTTTATGTTAAACCAGGAACCACCTCTACCAATTATGTAGTATTTACTGCTTTGGATTTGGATGATGATGACGAAGCAGTTGATACAGCTAAGGATATTTTGACAGAAGCGGGATATATTGAATTGGAAGAAGTTGATTTCAGTGCAGTATTTGGCGTCAGTGGCGAAGAAGACGATGACGAATAAATAAAAACTATATAAGGAGAAATATTAAATGAATACAACAGATGTTAAAATGAAAGCAACTTTTATGGAAAATGAAGAAACAACTGATGCCGGTTATGTATTTAGTCCTTTAGAAACGTATCTGATTATTCCTGCTGTTGCAGTAACACATCGAGAGCTTAATAAATTTACTACTAAGGAAGAAGTTAATCAATTTGTTTCCAATAAATTCTTTATGATTGAAGGCGGAAATTATTACTCTATAATTGTTTCCAAATACGAAAATATGGTTGTGTACATTTTAGCTAATGCAGATAATGAATACGATATGACTATAGTACTACAAAACACTGACAATCAGGAGAGAGATGGAATTATATTCATTCCTCTTGATCAAGATATAGCTAAAGGATTGTACGATATGTATGTTGGGAATATGATTAATATTTACGATAAATTCCATCCTGAAGAAGAAAAGAAGCAGTGATCTGAAATTTCGTAATAAAATCAGTTATATATAACTTTAATGAATAACGCCAAGGTATGTATCGAAAGATACATACCTTGTGCATTAAGTAAAAAAAAAGAAAAATCGTTTAACTAGAGAGGTTTTACATGTATGGGAATTACAAATCCAAAGGAGTTTAGACGTGCACTGAAATCGATAGGGTTTACATGTGTACCAAAGTCAAAGCATGAAGTTTGGGTATATCCGTCCAGCAATGAAAAGATCACTCTTTCGTATGGAACGAAAATGAGTGATTCTGCAATTCAAGGTGCTAGAAGTGCTTTGAAAAGGATTTTTAAGAATGAAAAACCCCCTATCACGTTTCTGTTTTCTTATTGATGACATCATTGGTCTGGTTGATGAATTTAAGCAATCTATTGCAAACAATGTCATTATACCAGACCAATTGATGAAATTCACTCCAACCAATCTTACTCCACGTTTTGTGGTATTTAAAGGATTGTTGACTAAAAATCTTTCAACTAAGGAGGCAGTTTGTTTTCAATATCTACAACAAGATGTAAATGAAGTTTGTGGAATTGTTGTAAGAGGCAATCCAATTATTAATATTCATAATAGTAAAAATGGTTTGTTCTATTTAGGAAGTGCTGAAGTCCTCAATGAAGATCTTGATCCTATTCCACTAGGTCTTTTTGGAGGACTTCAATATTTTGTAAATATTCCTGTATATCCGCAAACAATCAATACTATTTTTAGAAATACTTATGGCGCAGTAGAAATTCCGTTTAAAACTGACATTGATAAAAAACGTGAAGAACTGGCCAAATTGGAAACGAACATTACAGAATATGTGATGTTTACATTTTCCAGACTAAATAAATATTTTAAAGGTAGGTTGTTTAAATGTAAATCATCAGGAATTCTTCTGCCAAGAAGAAATGTACAGGAGGTAAATGCTATATTAAGACATAGGTTAAGTAAAAAATTTCGTAGAAACAAAGAAGATGAAATCATTGGGTATACATATACTCAACTTGAAGAATATTGGGTAAATCCAATGTTGTATATTTTTGATTATCCAAAAGAAAGCTGTAATGGATATTCAGAAATATGTAATCTTCTAAATATACAAAGTAACTTATCGGATATGGGTACTATTGATATACCCAATCTGTATATAGAAATAGAGCAGAGATGAAAAAATAACCCGCCAAAACAATAAATTTGTCACAGGATTGTATAAATACAACGAAAAATAATCTTATCAATTTGGGCCATTAAATCAATTATATCTAGTTTGACAAAGAGAAAGAATAAACCAGTTTTTCTAGTTTATCAAAATGATTGATAGAACTCACTTTAAGTAAATTTAGCACTTTATTATAGTAAGTCAGTCGTATTAATTTTATCATTTGATGGTAATAAATCAACACTGGGCCAGTTTATCAACGTCATTTAACATAACTCGATATTGGCAAATTTGTCAAAAACCCAAATTATTACACTACAGAACAATTTAACAATGAGAAAAATTAATTCAAATCTTAACATTTTACCACTAAACATAATTTAAATTCACTTATATTTAATTTGTCAGCAAAGCAAAATAACCTAAGATTTTTTAATTTATCACACTCGACAATTAAATCAACAAGACTTATATTTATCATATTGCAAAATTAATACACATTCCGGAAAATATTTTATCAAATTACTTTAATAACTCACTACAAGATAATTTATCAATGTCTTAAAAATAACTCATCACTGAATAACTATTTAAAACCTTTATCCTTTTAAAAAGAGGTATACAATGAAACTGCGTGTTTGGCAACGACTGTTGATCGGAACTGGTGTAGTGACATTTATTGCATCTGCAGCATTTTCAGGGATTAATGATTATGCAGGTGCAACAGTTCTGCCTCCAACAGTGATAAAATTAAGAACTCCTTACCCACAATTACAGACACTTCCGACAGCAAAAGGAATTGTTGACCACACTCCCATTGAAACAGCACTAATTCTTACAACCATAGCTGCTCCTCCAGAAGAAAAAGTTTCTATTAGTGAAAAAGCAATAATCAAGGATAAGACAGATGATACTGAAGACAAAACAGCAATAGCAAAAAAGGAACAACAACCAATAAAGAAAAGAAACAATATTCACTCTGCTCGATATACAGGAAAATCAGTAGAACATCGTATTAAAGTATGGTCATGGAAAGGAGGAAAACCTATTAAGACATCTCTTCTTTCTTCAACAATTTACAATGTCATGGAACGAATGTCTATTTGTCCTACAAGCAAGGAGATTCATGATATCGTTCTTGAAACAGCGGCAGTGGAATCGCTTAGAGGTCAGCTTGTTAGACAAAAGCGCGGACCTGCTCTTGGCATTTATCAAATGGAACCTGAAACAAGAGAAGATCTCTTGAATTGGCTTAAATATCGTCATAAGGATGTGTACAATGAAGTAATGGTATTTTGGGAAAAGAAACAAACTGCGGAATGGAATTATATTCACAATATCCCATGGCAAACAGCCATGTGTCTTATCAAGTATTGGTATGTTTCTGGACATAATCTTCAAGATTTGTGCAGAGATAGATCTTCTCGTGCCGCGCTTTGGAGAATGCGATACAATACGCTTAAAGGGAAAGGTAGTGTGCACGCGTATATTGAGAATGCCAAAATGTATGCTGATGCAAGCAGATGATCGAATAATTTAGATATAGAGAGTGGAATTGTTCCACTCTCTATATCTTTTATCAAAGACAAAAAATAATTCAGACTTCGGTAATTTATCTAAAAGTATGATTAAATCAACGCTCCGTAATTTATCAGATTAATGTTTAGTAACACAATGGACGATAATTTATCAATGTCTAACAATAATTCATAAAAAGCCTATTTTATCAAAATATATTAATTAACTCATATACTTTTAGTTTATCTGAAATTCGTAAACAATACAATATCTATTATTTTATCAAAGGACGACAACAATACACAGTTTCATCAATTTGTCACAATTCATCAATAACTCAATTTAAGTTTAATTTATCAGTATTTGTTGATTAATTCAGGTAATGCAAATTTGTCAATGTATACTAAAATATCAACACAAGAAAGGAGAATTGAAAATGTCCGCAAAACGTATGGAACTCGTTACTATTGGTGATGAACAAAAGCTCGTGTTCAGCCATGGTCCGGATATGTTTCACTACACAGATCCAGAATTTGGCGATTGGATGAACACCGATTCCACTGTTTCCTATGCAGAAATAATACTTAAGAGCATCGTATCATCAGTATACGATTTTCAAAAACTTCGGGTAATGGTCGGGCAAAGAATTTTTGCTCTTTATAATCAAATGCTTGGTAATGAACCAGGAACTCCGATTTATTCTCGTATTTCTCCTGGAGATATTACCAAGCCTATCGCTGAAGCTGCGGGCATGCAATCAATGATTGCAAATGAAAATGATCTGGATGACGAAGAAGTTTCTGCAAAACTTCAGAAAGAACGTCAGAAAAAAGATAGTGCTTGCATCAAGATCATGGATCGCATTTGTGCAGAATATCAGAGAATTACTGATCGCCTGGTTGCCAGTCGTCTGGATACACGATTGTTGGCGGAAATGACAAAAGCGGGCATTGTGATTGATAGTGACACATTTGGAACATTTGAGTCTTCAGCAGCTACCAAAGAACTTGATCGCATCATTAAGGAAATGCAAGATGAAACATCCACTATCCAGGATAGCATTATGTATTTTCTGGTTAAGGAATATATTACACTTCTTAATTCTGAAAAGAAGCTGGTAAAACAATTCCCAACAATTTTGGATAGATTTCCTATCTATAAATACTTCTTGAAACATGTCCCAGGTTGTGGTCCTCAGATGGCGGCCTGCATTATCTCGAAGTTTAACCCGCACAAGGCTAACTCTGCTGCTTCTTTCCATATGTACGCTGGTCTTGATGTTCTTCCTGACGGAACAGGAAGAACGAAGGCTAAGAGTGATATGATTGACAGAGAATATATTGCAGCAGACGGAACAATCAAGGTGAAGAAGTCTTTGACTTACGATCCTTGGATTAAGTCAAAATTAGTGGGTGTTCTCGCACCTTCCATCATTATGTTGGATAGAAAAGGAGTGTATAGGAAGATCTACGATGAATATAAGAATAGATTGAATAATGAGCCGTGGCGCGCAGAAGCTCTGATTGAATGTACATCTAAAGGCAATGTTGTTTATGAAGAGAATGGTCGTCCGAAGATGCGGCCTGCGTTTCCCAAGATTCGTATTGAGAATATGTCTAGACGATATATGATCAAAATGTTTCTTATAGATCTTTATGTTCACTGGTGTGTTCTTGAAGGTATTCCTGTAAAAACTCCGTATTGTGAGGAAAAACTTGGTCTTCAGGCAAAGCTTCATACCATTTGGGTCAATGATCAAAAACCCAAAGATGTACGTATGGTTTATGTACATTGGCATCCTGAAAAGATTCCGGCCAGTATTTTGTACAATGTCAATATTCTAAAAACATATGAAGAAAAATTGGCAGAAAAAAGAAATTCCAAATTGATCAATAAATAAAAAATATAAATGAGTGACCAGTGACTTTTTACATTGGTCACTCATATTTATGCCTTTGTATCAGTTGATATAAATATACATCAACACACATAAATTTATCAGTATATGCGAATAATACAAAACTAAATAGTTTATCCAGGTCAAACAGTAACACAGACACGCACAATTTATCACTATAGATGGATTAAATCAGTAACGTCTATTTTAGCAATGTGGGAAAAATAAATCAAAAACGTTTGAACTTTTTCATTGGGTCTTAAATCTAATCCAGAGGTAGACAATTTATCAAGGGTAATATAATAATACAGTATGATTTAATTTATCACCAATATTGAATAAATCACCGGATATCAATTTATCAGTTAGGCATAATAAAATCACAATCGTAAAATTTATTTAATTATATTTGTTATAAGGAGGAAGTATTAATGGTAGCTGCTACTGAAATTGAAGCGTTTATTTATCCTAAACTTAGAAAAGAATTTAAAAAACGTCAAGATCAACCTATGACAAAAGAAGAACTTTTTGAAGTTCTTCGTATTTATAAAATTGATGAATATGGATATGAAGTAGACATCGAAACTATTGTACTGCCCGCTCTTCTTGAGAATGGACTTCTTAAAATTAATAATGATAATTTGTATGAAATTGGCATCACTCAAGACGAAATAATTACTGAAAATATTAAAGCGTTTTTGAAAGAAACCAAGAACGATACGCTTTATAATAAAGCATGGTTGTTTAGTATTTTCGGTATGTCAAAATCTCCAACATATGAAGAATTCATGTTTTGTGAAAGAAAACTTGATGAATTTCTTCGTGAGGGAAAGTTATCAATTAAACTTCAATCAGCAATGAATGTTGGGTATACGTTGGTATACAAAATCAACAAAGAAAAATTTTAAATTTATACTTTTATATCAAGATTAAATATTATAATCCATGATCTTTTAATTTATCAAGTATGTGTATTAATTCAAAATAAGTTTAATTTATCAATGCTACTTAAGTCAAATCAGAGCCTGGAAATTTATCATCGTTCTATAATAAAAACATTTATTGCAAATTTTATCAGAAATACGTATCAATTCAGATGATCGTAAATTTATCAGGATCTACTATTACTACAATAAAAGCATAATTTATCATGATGGAGTATTAAATCGTTTATTCTCAATTTTAACAAGCGATAATAATAATAATAATAATAATAATAATAAAACAATTTTGCTAATTTTATCAATGTCATGTAATAACTCAGTCCCAAACAATTTATCAAAATACAAAATTAAATCATTGTGTATAGTTTATCTTGCTAATGAAGCAAATCATTATTTTCGAATTTGTCAATATAAACAAGTATAATCCAAGGTGTGTTTAATTTCTTAATATTTTAATAGTTAGTAGGAGATCATATAGATCTCCTACTAACTCAATTAAGTTGTTTTATTTTTTTTTTGTTTTTGTATACAAAATGAATTAATTGTGAAAATGCTATGCTTATTTAACAGACAAATAGAGATTATGTTACCAATATACATTTAAAAAGGATTTATTCGTATGATCTATGGATTTATAACTGACACGGTGTTTCATCCAAAGTCTACTGTGAGCTTAAAAGAAAATATTCCTAACGTTTGTTATCTTGATGATAACATGGTAAATTATTTTCATGAGCATGGAGTAGTAACTGACCCTAGAACAGAAAGACTTGCTTATGATAACCAATCTATTTCAGGAACTATTCAATTTCATTTTGATACAAGTAAACAAGAAGATCCTACAATTTTTTCTTCTAAAATAACTACAGAAGAATATGAAAAATTGTTTAGTATTTTTGAAAATATCTATCTTGCCAATACTAAATCATTGGCTACGATTGAGTCTATTCTTTCCACAAATTCTAATTGGAAAGATGTATATGTTGCAAAATCATTAACTTTGTCTCCAGTGAAAGTAACTGCTGCTATGATTAATCCATCTGGTACATTGCAGATGGCTACTTGGTTTAGATTCAAGGTAAAATTTGCAGCTATAACTGATCCGTTAGAATTTAAAATTTGGGTAGGACGAGACGCATTTAATGAAGATTATCCCCTATCAACTATTTGTAAAGTAGTTCTTCCAGTAGATCCAAGATATATTCTTGATCCATCAAAAGCTTCTGGTCCTGTGGATATGCTCATTAAATCAAATGAGTATTCTTTTGGTGAATTGGAAATTCCTGTTGCAGGTGGAGATCATTCAGGATTTTTGACATATAAAACAAAATACGTATTACGAAAACCAGTATCGACTCAATTGTTGCCTTTTGGTATTTTATATCAAGGTGCACAACCAACAACTATGGAAATTAGAGAAGCTATTCGAAACGTTCTTTTAGACTTAGGTATTGCAAGTCAGCAACAATGGGAAGATGTTCTTCCTGACTTGTTCGTTGTTGGTATTTTTTATATGCTGCCTATTTGGGATCATATAACAATTCGTCCAGAAAGAAAGTTTTTTCCATCTGTCATAGCACTTAATAAATTTAATGATAAACTTAGTCAAGTATTTCCCTCATATGAAGGAACATATATTCCAGATCATCAAGAAGTGCTTACTTGTGCGCAATCAGAAATATTTATATTAGCTTTAGCTGACATTTTAAATGAATCAGATAAACAAAGTATTTATTCGTTACATCCCACATATCAATTCCACAATCAAATGGATAGCGCATTTGCAAATATGGATTCAACTACTCAAGATTTTTCTATTCGTCTTAATCGTTGTATGGCTGTTGCTATGGGTGAAACAACTCTTGCAGATGTTACCACCAATATCATCGATGAAAAGATATGGTTCTCATTTGTAAGCAATAAAGTAGAATATCACATTTTGAGTAAGGAAAGTTATAATGAGGTATTTGCTTAATGATAGGAACATTTGGATATAAAGGAAAACATTATTTATCACAAAATCTTATAGATTTTTGTCAATATAAAACACCGACAGATTTTCATGTAAATGAATCATTTTTGAAAAATATGAAAATTGGTCATTATTGGCCTAAATTTAAACATATCGAAGATAGTACTGAAAAAGTTCCTATGGATATGTTTGATTTAATTAAACACATTAAAAGAATGTTTAAAGCTGATTATTCATATCCTATTATTATGTATAAAAATACTGTTCTTGATGGTGTACATCGTATTGTACACGCTGCATTTGATCAAGTACAAAAAATACCTTGTATTGTACTTTCAGAAGAGGATATGCAAAAATTTATACGACTATATCCGCCGTATGAAGATAAGAAAAAATTATATACAACCCCACACATTTCTTTATAGGAGAAATAGCTATGTATACTCCAAAATATGTAAAACTCTATGAACTTGTTCCTGAAAGTTATTATAAAGATATTGAAAAGAAAGGTCTTTTAAATAAAGGTTTTATGATTTTTAATCCTTTAGTATTAGAAACTATTGATATGCTTCGTGAAAAATATGGTCCGATTACTATCAACAATTGGAAAAGTGGAGGGTCATATCAATACAGAGGATTTAGACCTACCAATTCTTCTGTAGGCGCTTTTTTAAGTGCACATAAATTTGGTGAAGCTATGGATTGTAATTTTAAAAATGCGACTGCTTCAGAAATACGAAAAGATATGGAAAAATATGGCTGTTTTAAACCTGGTTTTAAAACTCATTATACAAAGGAAGCTGAGTGCTTTAAATATATCAATCGTATTGAAGTGTATAGTAAAGGCGTGGAGATTACCTGGTTCCATTTTGATATGGCTAATGATTATAATGATGATGGAAGTATTAAGAAAGTAAATGGATAAAAGGAAACAATTATGTCTTATGAAGTTGAACTAAAATGTCCCAAGTGCAATTGTGATACCATGTACAAAATGGAAACTATTGGTTATGTGTGTACTCGTTGTGGGTATTGCCCAAATAAACATACTTATCTTAAGGCAAATTATTCTCCTATAGAAGATCACAATCCTGATAATGTACCATTTGTTGATTCGAATACGATTATAGAGTAAATATTAATACAACACAGGAATTTTTATTCCTGTGTTGTATTAATATACAAAAAAAAACAATTAATAATAACTATATTATTTGAAAATCAATTCAATATAAGGATATTTATTATGGCAATAATCATGTCTTGTTCTTCTTCAGCTATATCTAATTTATATGAAGCTGAAATACCAACTGAAAACAACCCTCTTATACTTCCGTCTAGAAGAAAAATATATAGGCATAGCACATTACCCGGAAGTGTGCTTGAATTTTATGATATTGTTTCGGATTGTCGTATTGTTATATTAGATGCCGAATACAGATCACAAGGACAATATGGATATACTTCAGTAAATCCTGAAAATATGTCACCTACTGGAGAATTATTTGATCCGTTACCTGATATGGCAAATTATCCTAATATTTTGGATACAACTATAACAAAGTTAAATTTGTGGGATGATTATGCTGTCAATTTAACAAATAAGTTGACTACCAATATACCTACAGAAGAATTTAACAAACCTACGGCAGCTATTTATTGTAAATCACTCACTTTTACAGAAAATTCAAAAGAATGGCAATGCAGTCTTCCAACAATAGCAGAAGTTCTTAGAATATCTTTAGAATATGAATACATCGATCAATTAGATCCTACTATAGCCAATCATCCAACTTTAAGCATGCATTCAATATTTCATAGTGCTCCAAACCAATTGTTGTCCTCTTCTTTTTACAATAATAGCAATGGCTGGGGCGTATACTATCGTACAGATGAAAATACATTTGGTCTTGGTAATGTTCCAGGTGCAATGAAATGTAATGTTGTACCAATAATTGAATTGATGTCAGCTTAATAAGATATAACTATACTCCTCTTATAAGAGGAGTATAGTTATATCTTATAAATGCTATGATATTGTAGCGACTGGTTTTAATGATATAGAACAATTTAATATGAGAGGTCACAGTAGTATGTTTTTGAAACCTAACTGGACATATAAGTTTTCATTTGTTTCAGATTTTTCTTCTTTAGATGGTGTCTATACCGTTAAAAAAATATATGCTTATGTCGAATTGCTTGATGATAACTTGTCCCTACTTCCTACATATGAAGCAGTAGGTAAAACACAAGCTGATCTTGAAAATGATGTTAATATGTACAGGACACAAGAAATTTATAAACTTGTTCATCCTGAAGACGAAACAATAATTTGGTATATTCCAGAAGGACTATTTTCTACTGTACCAAATTACAATGTAAAGAAATATTCTGATTTTGCTATAGCTCTTCGAGTTGGTATTTATCCTGACGAGGATAAGTTGATATATGTACAAAACGTACTACAACAACAACTTAGCGCTATGCTTGGCTTTACAAATGGTCCTGATATTATTAGTGTTGGTGAAAAATGGCTCACTGATGAAGAATATAAAGATGCAGTTGCAGATAGAGAACAAGCTGCAAAAACAGTTGTTAATTATTTTTCAGAAAATATTGAATTAAGAAAACAAATTGATCATTTAAAAGATAGATGCAATGCATATGAAGAAATTATTATTGGTATAGCAAATGCAAAAAATGAAGCTGAACAAGGCTAATAAATCATATGCTTAAGAATTTTCATTCTTATATAAGGAATAAGATGTATGTCACAATATTTACTTCCGGACTTGACAGGTGAAAATGCCTTATATAAAATAACTAATGATGTCAAACGCATCATTAAACAAGATCAAGTCGTTTCCCTTTATGACAGTGCTTTTAAAGATACACTTGTAATAACGCTACTTGGTACAACAAATAATAAAGATACTCAAAGAACACTTGTAGAAGGTGATGATTGGGTTATACAAGATAGTGACATTGACTATAGTGCAATGTCCGATATGCGACTTTTAGATGATACGTTTAATAGAACACTTATTAAATCCGTTACTTTTGTAAAACCTTTTGTTGCTGATTATACAGTTAATTTTGCCTATCAAAGATTGTATCCAGTAACATCAGAAGTTCTCATAAGACAGTCTGACCACATTGTCGAATTTACACCAGATGTACTTCTTGCTATGATGCAAGATTTGACAATGTTAAAAAGAATTACTCAACCAGTTAAAGACAACATTGGTGATGTTGATGGTACTCCATTATTACTTGAACCTGACCCACATAAAACAAAACCAGAAAACTTTATTTCAGGTGAAATACATGAAGTCAATGTTCCTAATCAAGTAGATATCATTCATCCTCTTGCCGGTACATTCTTTAAAGATAGTCTAGAAGTATATTCGATTGGTGCTGAAAAAGATACTCTTCTTGTTGAAAATGAAGATTATAAAGTTTGGGAACCAAACTTCTTTAAACTTCATTGGACGACAAATACTTCTGGACTATTTAATTTCATTGTTATTATTAAACCATATGTTGGGCGAATTAAAATCAATTACCATGCTTATGGTGGTCAATGTACACTATACGACATGAGAGAAATCAGAGAGACTCAGGAAAATATCATTCGATATATTACTGATACTCAAATGATCACTGCTGATACTATCGGAGAAACTAAATTCGCTCAACTTTTACTTACAAGAATGGCTGCATTGGAGGAACAAATGCGTATACTTGCTAAAAATGGATTACCTTCTTATGGAGACGTTACTTCAGGCAAAGCTATCTTAAGAAAAATCCAATCTTCTGATACAGATTTTCACTGGTGGACTATCGCTAGTCTTTATAAAGTGGCTGGTTCAGATACGGTGTTTACTGCAGACACTATGAATTTACACATTGAAACAGAACACACTAAATTTTTGTTTGATGCCAATATTGCAGTAAATATTGAAAATCCAGTAAATAAAATGGATGTTGGTATTCTTTCTGCCGTGTATCCTTTGGGATATATTCCATTTGAAGATTATTCTGATCTTGATAATATCATTCGTCCTCAATTTAGAATTATCTGGAATCAAAGTGTAAAAGAATCTTCTGGTATTTATTTGCAAATAGGACTTCGTTTAAAAGGAATGGCTGAAGAAACAATAGCTATTCAAGATCTGTCAGGAAATGAATCTTGTTGGAAACTTGTTGATCCAGATAATCCCAATGATCCTGGACATGTTGTCACTCCCCAAGATACTGAAATTTATCTTCCCAATGAAAATGCTCTTTGGTCCATATCAAATACAGATAGTAGACAAGATTCTACCTTAATTCCATTTAAAGAAGGAAGTATTGTTTGGGCAGGTACAGAGCCTCTTAATAGAAGTGCTGGTTGGGTACATCTTGATCTTGAACATTTCCTTGAAGATGAAGTTGATATTACTAAGATTAGAAGTATCAGATGTGATTTAGAAGAATCTGAAGCTAATAGATTTCCTGTTTGTATGCCTGTTATCCATGGGCTTAGTACTCTTACTGGATCTACTTCTTTTACCTACAATGGTAAATCAGGTTCTTTGTCTGCTACAATAAGAAGAAATCCTGTATCCAAGAAAATAGAAATTAGTTTAGATGCTGAAATTACTGCTGGTATTGCCAGTACTACTTTAAATTTAAAGCATGTAATTATTTATTGTTAATAGTAATATTACACAGGGAGAAATTCTCCCTGTGTAATATATTTCATATGATTTTTATACATATATAATTTCTTTGAATCTGTATTTAACCTTTAACACATGGAGATTAGAAAATGATTACTTATGCCAAGGGAAATGAAATCAATGTTTTTAGGGATGGGGATTGGATATTTTTGAATAACCCTTGTTTGACAGATGGAGAAAATAAAGAAAAATCCTTGCTGGCAGACTTTTTTAAGCAAAAGTTTAAAACAACAAGAATTTATAAAACTGCAATGATTCCCATTGCAAACACCGTGTGGAAAGATATTATTCAGAACAAAAAATCCAATCCTCACAAAGCGGAAAATCTTACACGTGCATTGGCATCAATAATGGCGGATATTTTCCTGGTGAGTCGTCTTTGGGTGAATCAACCAAGTACATATACCTTGAGTGATTTTAATAAAAGTCATTTGAGGATTACCATGAATTCTATTTACTCGCATGTGGTTGCGACTAACGAAACTGGAATTCTTTTGAAATCCAAAGTTTTGTGTGGTTTTGATAAAACATTTTTTACTGAAATCAAAAGCAATGCTGTTTTTGATAATGCGAAAAATTATATCAAAGCTCATACGTATATGCTGAATTATATCAGCTCCGCAATCGGAGAGTTTACAACAGCCAAAAATTTGGAATGTTATTTGACTTCATTTATCAATACATGTAAGAAATGTAAATTTGAAATTCCCAATTATAACTTGCTTCGTCCTGTGTATACTGACGGAACAGATGTGTCAAATAAATTGGAAATTGATACTTCAAAACTGGCACTTCGGGATAAACCAAATGAAAAATATATTCCTAAACCAAATACTAATATTGAAATACCTCCCACTGTACCAACAAAACCTACTGAAACTCAAGCAGTAGTCATTGCTACTCCGTCCATTGAGATTTTACCTGAACCAAAGCCGGGAATTACAGGTATTATTTCTATGGTTAAGGAAACAGAAATAAATTTGCCTCAAGAAAATACCGATATCTCAAATAAGGATAAACCTGAATGCGACGAACGTGAAATCATGTCAGAAACTATTGTTGATGATCAAAGAACTTGTATTAAAACCACGGAATCTGAACCTGTGGTTGAATCTGATTTCAAACAAGAACAGGCAAAAGAAAAAGAACTTGATCTTAGTCAGTTCACTGCTGAAGAGATAGATCTTATTTCTATGGTTAAGGAAGGGTGGCATGCTACAGACATTATGAAATATTTTGGAATTCGTTCCAAGAATGTTCTCAAAGTACGTTTGTGCGATCTTGCCATTCGTGGTGTCAATATTAGTAATGTTGATTGGAATCCCAGCAACAGATTTTCTACAAAAGTACAAAAGAATGGAAGCGTTATTTTGAGTGCATCCAAATTGCACAATTGTAACTTTATTCTCAATCCTGGAGATGAAGTTCAGATTATTTGTAAAGATGGTAATCTGATTCTTACTCATAAGAAGTAAGAAATTATTCTGATATAAGAGAGGAAGCATTTTAGCTTCCTCTCTTATATCACATATTTTTATTTTTTTTTATTTTTCAAATTATTCTAAAATACAAGAACATCTCATGTGTAATAAAATACTATACGGAAGCAATAGCCCTATAAATATTCCACATGGAAGGATGACTTGTATGAATAAAGTGATTAAAACAAAGGCCACAGATGTCACTGAAATTACTCTAACCCAGGAAGTTACCCCTAACTTAGACTGGATGAAAAAGACTGGTGTAGCTAGTGTTGAGGAAGTTCAAAAATTACGAGATGTTGTAGAATCTGGAGTAAGTGATGGTGATACTCTTACTGCCGCATTAAATGCACATATTTCAAATACTGACAATCCTCACCAGGTTACTCCAGATAAAATTGGTGCCGCTCCAAGTTCTCTTACTGAAACTGTAGCTGCTCTTGATCTTAAACTCACCAATCAAGTAACTGCGCACATTGACAACAAAAACAATCCACATGAAGTTACTCCAGATAAAATTGGTGCCTCTCCAGTTGGACACACACATACTGCACAGGAAGTAACTGGTATCTTGACTGAAGATATGCTTCTTGCTCATACTGAAGATACTGAAAATCCTCATAACGTAACTGCAGCTCAAACTGGAGCTGCGACACAAGTTGCATTTGATGCACTCAATCAAACTGTAGTAGAACATACGGAAAATACCAACAACCCTCATGGAGTAACTTCTGATCAAATTGGGGCTGCTACGAAGAACGAAGTTGCTGGTATAAAAACAGATCTTACTACTCATACTGCAGATATCAATAATCCACATGGCACTACGGCATCTCAAGTTGGAGCACCTTCTACTGAAGAATTTGATCAACTTGAAGAGCAAGTCATTGCTCACACTGAAAATACCAACAATCCTCACAGTGTTACATATGAACAAACTGGAGCTGCCGCACTTAAGCACCCTCATGTTATTGCTGATATAACAGACAAGGATAATCTTGTTCAATATGCAACATTTGCCGAAACAAGAAAAACTATTCAACTTAATAATTACGATAATATTTCTGGTGTAACTACCAGTGGTCTTGGTGCTAATCTTATTATGGTTAGTAAATGGGACGTTGCTGATATCGGCTCTCCTCAGATTCATGCAAACTTAAATACTATTGATAATGTAACTATCAACGATGATAAAGTAATAGCAACTACTGACCAACTTCCTAATACTGACAATTTTGTTACCAAAGATAATTTTGGTACCATGTTTGAAAGTGAAATGACTACCGCTATCTTCCCTTGGGATAGTGTAACTGGTGTGCCAACTGAATTTACTCCTGCAGCACATGCTGCTAATCACGGAAACAGTGGATCTGATCGCATTGTTATTGATGCCTCTCAAATTACTAGTGGCGTTATTGATGCACGTCTTATTCCTGCTACCGCAATTGATGAGCTTGTTATTGTAGAAAATGATACCGAACGATTTGCTCTTACTACAGATAGAGTACAGCGTGGTGATCATGTTAAGGTAACTGAAACAAGTAAACTTTATGAAGTTATTGATGATACCAAGCTTAGCAGCGAAGATGGTTATGTGGAATATTTGGCTTCTGTTGATTGGGTATCTGTAACCGGAAAACCCACTGAGTTCACTCCTATTTCTCACAACCATAGTCTTTCTCAAATTACAGATTATGTAGCTCCTGTAATTCCTACAAAACTTCCCAACCCAAATGCACTAACTATTAAATACAATGGCGTACAAGCTTTTGTATACGACGGCAGTAGTGCTGAAACCGGTAACTTTGTAGTAACTGCTGAGACAGTTCCTGGTGTAGCTAAAGCTACTGATTTGGAACTTTATCGTAAGAAGTCTGACGTATTGACATCTGCTGATGTAAGTGATTTTACTACTGCCGTAGTCGGTACTAAAGTAGACGCTGCTCAGGTTGCGGATGTAGCTAATTCTGTAAGTTGGGATAATGTCACTGGAACCCCAGAACAAATCGTTACTGCTGCTGGTACAGTACAAGCACTTGCTGATAGATTAGAACTTGTAGAAACTCAACTTACTGATCTTAAGAAAACAAATGTTGTTCCAGTTGTAATGGATTCTGCTGCCAATCTTAATCAGCCAGATGCGGATATGGTTATAACTGCTGCAGCCGCTCCCATTGAAGGTGTTAAAAATGTTGTAGCCAAAAGCATTGATGTTAAAAGCATGAAAGCTTCCAATGCTGTTGTTGGCATGACTGCTACTAATGACATTAATGTACAAGCTATATCTTTAACTGGAAATCTTCCTAAAGAAACTTCTAATGCTCAGCTTAAAATAAATACTTCTGAATATGTAAAGATTACTAAGAGTTCTTTTGCTCAGACTGGATATAATGCAGTTGAAGTAGGTTTACAAACTGCTCCTAAAAATGTTATCATTGACGGGCTTGATTTTACAGCACCTCTTAGTAATAACGCCATTCTCATTTTCCAACATCAAGATGACGCAGTTATAACTATTTCTAATTGTCATTTTGCTGATGTTTCCAATGCTATTCGTATTTCTAATAAGTTGAACAAACGTGCAACTGTAAACATTATCAACTGTACTGTAGATAAATGGGATGCTCGTCCTGAATGGACTGGTTTTCTTATTATGCAAGATTATAGTTCTGGTTCCAAAGAAGCAGAAGAAACAAACAACCTTTTTGCTCCTGATAAACTTACTATTAATTTTATTAATGTTGTTGGTCCTGATGGTAAGGTTATTAAACCTACGAATCTGGCTGAAGTTTGTGGTACGTCTGATGCAAATCAGATCATTTATGTGTGGAACAGCGTAGGTGGTACCATTCCTTATGGAGATGGTTCTCGTTATCCCACATTCACTTTTAAATAAAAGTTATCTTTAGAAAGAGAGTGTGTATGATTGTTGTAACCTTTCAAAAAAATCCTTTGACTCAAGAAATCGATGTATTGTCCTGGTTTCATACTACTAGAGAATTGGGAAGAAATATAAAATCTATACCAGGTGTTACTATGATCTTTTATCCAGATCAAGTACCTTATGGATTTTATGCTGCTCCCAATCAATACAAGTATTATGATGGCAGACTTGTGAGAAAGAGTTAATGTAACTATAGTGATGGTAGGGAAAACCCTACCATCACTATAAGTCATTTATTACAGATTAAAACCATAATACAGAGAAATATTTAAGGAGAATAAATATATGTCACTTTCAGAAAAAGACATGATTGAATTAACTACTATGATTATAGATGTTTTGGATTTGGAAAATTTGTCACATCTGGATAAAATTAAAAATTCTTCATTGCATCAAGGAATTTTTATAATAAGAGAATTTCTTAATGTAAGAAATCCTTATTCATTTACATTTAACAATGAACATGACAACGATTTGTTTAAAGCATTCTTGCTTACATGTATAATGGATTACATAATTCATAAACTATCCGTTCCAGAAGTTAAATTCAATTTAAATGACTCTAAAGAAATAAATTATGAAAAAATTCTTAACATCGATGTTGATGTGGAACAAGTAATTGTTCTTATTTTACTTAGAATAAAAAATGGTCAACATTTTAAATGTTTGTCTTTAGGAGAAAAATATTATTCTATTACCGAAGTTGATAACAATACTGTTTGTACTGGAGTTTTAAAGGATATTTTTAACAGTATTTTGGTACAAGAAGAATTGTCGCATTCAAATTTATCTAGTCTTAAGGAATATCGTTCTTGTACAGTAAGTAAACAATTTAGATGTGTTTGTAAAGTCATTGACAAATGTGGTATTTGGAATGATAATAGATTAGCTATTTTAATCAAAGATGCTACTGAAAATAAATACAGTCCTGCAGGATGCTTATTTACTAAATTGTTTACCAAATTTTTAAGTATTTACATGCAATATCCTTCTCCAACAATTCACAAAATTGTTGTTCTTTTTGAATACTATAACAATACAGATATTGTAGAATTCGATGAAGAAGAAAATATGTATATTTATACTGAAAAATTCATAGCTGCTGCTAAAGATATTGTAGAAAATGTTAATGTTAAAAATACTACTACTGTAAAAGATAAATCCAAGATGCAGGAAATAGAAATGAATATTTTAAATTTCTCTAAGGATGATGCCTCAACTATTCAGTAATAATGACATTCGTCTTGTATTTAAATATATATAACTTATTTGATATTACGTTTTGTAATTAAAGGAGGAAATAAGATGTGATCAGTTGTAAACAATTGGCTAGTAAAATTGGATTGCCTATCCCTATTTTTATTAAACTTGTTACTGGAGAGAATGTTGATAGTTTATCAGTCATTCAACTTGAAAACAATATTCCATATATAGGAGATGATCTTAATTTTACGTACGATAACGATTCAAAAATGTTTGATATTTCTCCAGAAGAAGTTAGACGTTTAATCGTTCTTTCTAACAGACATTGTGTTCAATTAAATAAGTGTGTACGAGAATATGAATCGTACAACGGATTGTTTAATAGGGAATATTTAGCTCAACATCTTAACATTCCTATTTCGGTACAAGGAGTATTAACTAAGAAAAGAATAACTGGTGAGTTTCTTCATGTTTGTTGTACAAATGTAGAAGAAATTAATGATCAGATTCTTATAGCGGAACACATTTGGGTACAAGTCCCAAATGAATTTCCAAAAAATTATCGTTATTGTTTTGATAGTGATGTTATTATTTCTTTTATTGGAACCCCAACCAGATATTATCATAAACAACAACAAAAATATTCGTTGGAAAATGTGTATAATTTTAAAATTGAATTTATTCCTTATGAGATTGTAGAAAAATATAATCTCAAGGATAAACTTGAAAACAATAAAATTAAACAATGGTTTTCTGATGAATGCTTAGACCTTCTGTAAATAAAAAGGATATAAATTATGTTTGAAGTTACTGTTCGTATGTGTTTTTATGATCATCGTGCTCGTTTGAATGATCCGACTCATGATCTTTTGTCAGTTTTGAAAATAGAAAAGAAAGAAGATATTTCCAAAAGAATTGAGCATTTGGTTGTAACTGCTTGTAAAAAGGTAAGTCCTGAGATTACATATATTCAAATTCATAAAGGCTATGAAATAGATCATACTCCCAGATTCACAAAACTTTTTGAAAAAGATTCTTATGATTTTACCAACACTTCAGATTGTGCGATTCTTCAAAAATGGAATGATCACGAATACCATTTGTGCAAACGTGTTGCACCTTTGAAATGGCTTTCCAAAAGAAATTGTTACGCAGGACTTTTGGAAGATGTACAATATGATATTTCAGTTCGTTTTGATGTAACAGAAATTCCTGTATATAACGATTAACTAATTTAATAAGAGAAGGGATCTTTCCCTTCTCTTAATCTATAATTTAAATATAGGAGAATACGATGAATAAAGAACAAAAGAGACTTGAAGAAAGAACAGCTAAAATTTGGGAAACTATAAAACGATTTGAATACAAAGAATATTCTTTATGGGTAGAACCACAAATAACTAACAGTAAAATAATAACAGAATATCCAGAGTTTATTATCTATGCAATTCATCCAAAATGTCCAGTATTAGGATCGTATGTTGGAGGACCTCAATTTTATTGTGAACGTAAGGAAAAGTTTTCATCAATAAAAGCCATGTCTCTTAAAATACCAATAATAGAAGTCTCCAAAAATGGTAAGAACTGGTTTGAAGAACAATTGCAAACATTATCAAACAAATATAATTTCTGAGAATACAAAGATGGACCATAGCACTTATGTTCAAAAACAGCTGTTGCTTAAACGTAATTTTGAAACGTTTATGAAAAGCAATGTACAATCGGAAGACACTAGAATTTCGATGCAGCTCTTTAATAAACTTGTAACCGAAAGTTGGGAATGTACAACAAAAAAATATAAAGAAGTGCGAGATTCTCTTGATCGTGGCTCCGATTACAAATCAATAAAAGTTTCCACAGTAGATCGAAAATCTAAATTTTCTGGAGAGAACGACAGTATTTTTGATCTGGTTGATAGTGGGTGTTATTGGAATGTCTCTATTGGAAATCGTATACCGTTATCAAATCTATCCAAATATTAAATAAATAATTATACAACATAGAAGAGGGATTTAAATCCCTCTTCTATGTTTATTAGTTATAATTTATTTTTTTTTTATTTTCCTGGTGTTCTGGTAAGATTAAAGATAACTGATTTACACAGGTTAATACTTGCAGTAGCTAAAAATTTACCATCCACTGTTACCAGACTTCGTGCAGTTTCGTTGTATTCTGCACAACGTCTGTTAGCTTCTTCTGACATAATTCCATTGAAACTAATGGTGTCGCCGTCATAGTCCTGGTATGTTCAAAAGTATTCGTCAGATACTTTTCGTGCAATCAATTGCACAGCTTCAGGTTTCCCTGAATGAGCAGACTATATCTTCATCCATATATAAAATTTATATATGGAGATTCCCATTTCCCACTGCCATTATAGACGATTGCAGGGTACTCTACTTATCGTCAATATTTATTAACGATGTTCGATAGTCGTTGAACTTTATTCATATCGTACAGATGAGTACGACGTAGAATCTTAGCTGCTGATTGTCCATTTAAACACTTTGTGTGTTACATTCAATTGTTTTTCAAACATATCACGCTTAGATTTTCATCTTACGTTGTAGTACAATTGACTTTAGGAGTTTCCAGCAGTTAGAGAATATTTTTTATACTACATTACTGTAGCAGGTGCCGACTGCTATTTTTGTTTTCTACTACGGATATAAAAACCTTTATAAGTTTCATTTGTATTATTTTTCATTTTTATTTGATAAGATATCGATCCTGAAGATGAATTTAAAAATCTTGCTGCTTCTGTTTGACTATAGAACATATGTTCTTCTCCAGTCTCAGAATTAACAAGTGTTGTAGGATCATTATCTTTTCTCAAACCTGTACGATAAGCTCTTGCTTTATTTTCTTGAGGAATAACAATCTCTAAATTAGATAATTCATTATTTAGTTTATCACCATCTAGATGATCCACTTGACACTCTTCAAAAGGAAGTCCTGTATTATTCTCAAGAAAAGTATAAGCTTTAAGACGATGTAGGGTTACTGTTTTTGTTATTTTATCACCAGTTTTAACAAGTGACATTCCTTTATACGGAGTTTTATCACTTTTTAAGACTGGAATTTCTGTCCAAGTAACTAAATCTACAACCACATCATCTTCAGATAAAGCATAGCTCTCATACGGATATGGACATTGTACAAGATGAATCTTTTTCTTTTTAAAATTACCCATAGTACCATACTCCTTCAATTGTAAATAATAACATACAATTGGAAGAAGTGTGTATTCTTATACTTCAGCACCTAAGCCAGGAGTTCTGCTTGGATGTAAAATGCAACTATCAAGATAAGAACTTTTATCAATGATAGGATACATTGGCATTATAACTTCTTGTTCTGGAATATACTGAGATTTAAATGTAATAGTTCTACTTGGAACTGTTGTAGCAACTTTTACTTTAGTAGGATAAATACTTCCTATTTCAATAGCTGGATATCGAGTAATAGTTCCGTGTTTTCCAAGAGTAGCTTGATAAGTTGCAATATAAATCATCTCAACATATGTAATAGGACGAACCTTTTTCATATCAAAAGTTTTCGCCTTTTCCGGTTCGTTTTTAAGAAGAAGTTCTTTAAAGTTGTCTATATTGGTAAAGGAATATATTTCATCTCCAAGATCATACACAAGAGAAATATAATAAGGTTTGTTTTCAGCATCCTTAATAATAACAGATTTATTTCGCATATGTACATTTTGAAAAAGTGATATGAGATCTTCACTAGTTTTAGTAGACATTGCTTCTGTTACTTGAGCGGATGTGACCTCTATATATAAAACTTTTAATGTTTTTGGATCAATAGCTGGAACTCTTGTACTTCCCAATGTAAATATCTGATTGTAGAAAATACGTTTTAATTCGTGAATAACTAATGGCTGAAAAGCTTTTGCTGCTTGAAATACTGGAACAATAGTTTCATCGTATTTGTGATATGCAGGATCATCTGGATTTTTTCCAAGAAGTTGTGATGATGTAATAACATTTCTTGTACCATAAACAAGGGCTCTGTGTGCATATTGTCCTTGTCCAAAACCTTTCTTTCCTTCATAAAGGTTTTTATAGTACGCATAAATTTCATACACTTTTAATTGGGCATTGTATTTTATTCCATCGTAGAACTGTTCTATGACAGGATTTTCTTTAGCTGTTTTAATTGAATCAGTTGTTCGTAAAAGCGAACTATATTTTTTATTAATTTCTTCAATTGATATTCTACCACCGATTTCTTTTGCATCTCTGATTCCAGCTGGAGACACAAGCATTTTATTAATAATGGCAGTTCCATTTTCTTTACATAGCTCAATAGTTTTGATTTTATTATTTCTTGTAGCAGAAGATGTTTTTTGGAATACTAATTTAGGAAATTGTTTCATAAAGAAAACAAATCCTGTACCAGCGTTTTCATTTTCTCGTATAGATGGAATAAGTTCACTAGTTACTTCATCAAAAACCGCATATACTTTTCCTTGCATAACCTCATGATAAAATGGTTTTAAATCTATGACATTTTTGAAAATGTGTGGAGATAAAACATCCATATTTAAATTGATGTATGCAAATGTAGTAAGACGTTGTGGAGAATTTAACTGTCCAAATATTTCTTCACTAAAAAATCCTTGTGGATGAAATAAATTGGAGGATGGTGCATATATAAAGGTTGATGTAACTTCTTTAAGTGCATTTCTCTGGATGAAATTGTCAACATCCATTAACCATACATTAGCTGGGCTTAGTTTACGCATATGTTTTGTGTCTTCCTTATACTGTGCTTAACAATTGAATTTTTCAAAAATTGAGGTCATACCATGATTGAGACTACCGACAGAAAAGAACAGTATTGTGAAGTTGATCCTTATCTTGATGAAATCATGGAAGAAACATTTGGTCCGATAGAAAATGTTTACATTGATTTAAGATATATCCAAGATTTCTATTTAGGAGCAATTCTTGCTCTTTGTAAATCCAAAGATGAAATTCAATATGTAATTGATAATATCGATTATTACAATAGTCGTTATACTGAAGATGTAGTGGAAACTGTATTTTCTAAATTACATCTCACTGAAGTTGAAGTTCAAGCATATATACACGATCCTAAAAATCATTCATTTCTTTTTAAAACATCTCCAGTAACTGATTTTTGTAAAATGCTTAAAGATATTAATGAAGATATTGAAGCTCAAAATACTGCAGCTTCTTCCAACACCAAAAATGTGGTTTCCATATACAATATAAATACATACCCTCTTGTTTTAAATAACAAGGACAAAATACAACTTAAAGAAAAATTACAGTGGTTTACAGATAGAAAAAATTTATTGGTTGCTTCTATGTGCATGCCTGTTGAAAATATGAGTATTGATACATATAAAGAATTTAAATATATGTTTGCGTATGATTTTTATAAAATTATTCAACCTACTCCATTACAAACATCAGGCTTTACAGCGTTCTATGAAAAAAGATGCTTGTATAATAGTTTTGTGTATGCACCATTTAGGATTGTTAATGATAAAGTATTAGAAGAAGTAAAATATTACGATACTGATAAGTTGAAAGAACTCGTTCTTGATACTGCAAGATATCTTTCCATTTGTTCTAAATTTTCATATATCAATCCTGAGATTATAGTTCGATAACTCTAAGGAGAACGCTTTATGGCTCAAAATAATTTAAAAAAGAAATTTGCAAGTAAAAAGCAGACTGATTTTAATATTCAAGAATTTGATAAATATGACAGTGCATTAGAAGATTATAATTATAGAGATGTTTATAATAGCGATACATCAAACAATAGAGAACCTATTGAGAAAACAAAAGTTGGTCTTACTGATGTTTTAAAAAGCTCTTATAAAATAGTTTCATCTAATTTGGAAGATCGTATTCGTCAAGCTATGCCGAATACATTTGAACTTATAGATGAAGTTACATCATTTAAAAATGATTTTGATTATTTAAAAAGCGATTTTATTCAGAAAGTTCAACCATCTATCAATTCTATTAAACGTTCTGGTAGAGTTTTAGAACCACGAGTTAAAGGTATTTTACCGCCAAAGCTTGCTAATAAATATAGCAAACTTGTTTCTGAAACAGATAGCGATTATTCATATTCTCCTCCATCAAAAGAAGAAGCTAGAGAATATTCAATTGCTGCAGAACTTTCCGAATTATTTGATCAGCAAAAAAAGTTTCAAGAAAAACAATATATTGAAGATAAACTTGATACTGAACAAAATAGACTTATAGACAGATCTATTTCAGATAAAAATACACAAAATACATTACAAACACTTGATCAAATTCGTGTAGCAAATAATTTTACTGCTGCATTTGTTCAAGATTTTTATAAAGCTTATTTAAAGAAAGATCTAGTTTTAAAATATAAACATTTGTTCGTTGCTCAAGATACTTTAGCTTCGGTACAAGCTATTGCTAAAGTTACTGAAGATAAATTAGAAGAAATTCGTCACAATACAGCACTTCCAGATATTCAAAAACAACAAAAACTTGAATCATTAAAAGAAGCACGCAGACAAAGAATCAGCAATTTCATTGTTGATCAAGCACAAGAAAAATTGCTTCCATTTGCAAAGAAAGCAGCTTCTACTTTATATAGCAGAGCTAAAGATCGATTTGCTGAAGGTTTTGAACTTGGTGCTTCTGGTCTTGATATGGCAGCCACTAGTGAGCAACTGGCTGACGACATGACTGAAGCAGAAGGAAAGCCACGTAGCGCAGGTCATAAAAAACTTGATGCTATAACAAAAGCAGGACAACTTGCTGGTTCTTTTGCTACAGGAAATCAAGTTAATTGGATTGGTAGAAAAATTTTTGGTAAAGGATTTGATTCAAAAGCTTTAACGAAAACATTACAACATAGTGATGAAATGCTTGGAAACATGCAACAAATCGCTATGGATAAAATTAAACGATATAGAGAAGATCATCCGGAAAGTAACTTTTTTACAGATCTTATTGATGCTGCAGGGATTGATGTCAATCGTACTGGCGGTTATATTAAAGATGTAAGTACTGAACCTACAGAAGCTGCATCATTTGATAATCAGACAAGAACAAGTATTGTTGAAATCATACCTGGATATCTAGCTAAGATTTTACAACAAGTCACTAATATTGCTACTGGTGAAAATAATGAAGAATTAGTTTTTAGTAGATCACAAAGAGATTTTTTATCCGAATCTGATTTTAGACGTGAAGCATTTTTTAATATGGGCATTTCTGGAGTTAATGCGGGAAATGTTACTCAGACTGCTCTTGAAAAATTGCGTGGTGCTTATTCTTTTGCAACTAAAAGCGATGACGCTAAAACGTTTGATGAATTAAAAACATTTATTTCTAAATTTATTGTGAATTCTGGAATAAGCAGATACAATCTTTATCCAGGAGCATTAAAAAAATATATTGAAACCGGATATGATTCTTTAGGTACTGGAGATAAAAAATATATTGATTCAGTATTTAATGGTATTGGTGACGAAACAGAAGAAGGACAATCAACAAGAAAATCAGTTGCCCAAATCTTGATTGATTTGGTGACAACGGATGGTAGAATTGATCCATCTCTTATGGTTCTGGTCAGCAATATTATTCAAAGTACTAATAGACAAGGATATGATTATCTTGAAGGACTTGATAAATATATCACCGGTTCTGGTCAAGGTAGATATCTTAGAGATCTTTTTACAATTAAAGATGGTGTTTACAATATTGATCCGGAAACTCTTGCTAGGGAACGAGAAAAAAATCTGGATCTTGTTGGAAGAACAGATGAAGAATATATTAGACGTTCAAAAGAAGAACAAGAAGAACTTCAAAGAAGAAAAGACGATCTTGATAAAGCACGTGAAACGTTACAAAGTGGTAAAGAAAGAATTGTTACTGCTGCCAGTTGGGTTGGTAAGAAAGTTACCGACAATAAGTTGGCACGTAAAATAAGATCACACATTCCATTTTCAGAAGAATCTTCCAGTGAATCAAAAGCAGTTGATTCTGTTGCTGAATCTTTTAATACTAAAATTATTGATAAATTATCGAATATACTTGATAATTTTCTTATAGACAATCCTATTCTAAAGAATCCAGAAGAATATCTTAAAAAGGCTACAGAAAAAGGAAAACAGTTTAGAGAAAAGTTTGCTACAGAAGAAGATTTGGCAGAAGAAAAAAGATTAAAAGAAAAAAGCGAACGTGAAAAACAAAGACAAAAAGAACTTCTTGAACAAGAAAAGAAATTTGGCAAATCATTTTCACAATCATTACGATACAAAGAATCTCCTACTGTTAAGAGAAATACTTCTCTTATGGATATTCCTTCAGTATCTTCCGATATCTTAAATAGTATTAACGATAATCTTTTAAAACATATGGAACGTCAACACGATGTTCCTGATATTTTATTTGAAATTTGGAATTTCCTGGATGAAACTCACAGTGAAAAGAAAAAGCTTTTTGATGATGAGAAAGTACAAGAAACTTCACGTTCCGAATCTTTTAAAAGTGAACTTGTCAGTGCTATTAAAGATGGGATGGATGATTTAAAACAATCTCTTGGTTCTACAGGACCAGGATCAGTTGATATTCGTCCTGGGGATTTGGAAGGTGATAATAAACGAGATACTGTTTACGAAGAACAAGTAAGAAAACAACAAGAAAAGAAAGAAAAAACTCAAATAGATATTGAGATACAACGAAATGAAAAAATAGATGATATTCTTAGTGCTATTCATAAATTGATAAACATTAATGAAAAAGGGTTTAAGAAAGAAGATGGAGGACTTCTCGGTGGATTGCTTGGAGGAGGTGGTGGTGCAGGAGGATTCCTTGATGATCTTTTAGGTAAGATGCCTGGAGGAAAATTTCTCAAAGGACCTCTTGGTAAATTAGGAGCATTTGCTAAAAATCCATATGTTCTTGGTGCACTGGCTGTTACTGCCGGTGGATATATTGCCAGTGAATACATAGATAAATCAAGAAGAAATGATGTAACTCTTGCGAATAAGAAATATGGTTTTGAAGAAGAAGATTTAGAAAAATATATTGAAGATTATAAAAATGCAGAAAATGAATCTGCATTGTCTATGGTCAATGCTGGATATGATGCTGCAGCAGGATGGAGAGATACTACTGTTGTAGATAATTTCCTTAAGAAACGTGCAGAACTATATGGTATTGACGCATCCAGAAGTGCGAATGGTATGTGGAATTTCATCGTTCGCAATAAAGATGTCGATACCATGCTTGACATGGAAAAAGCAGCAGCTAAGGCGCGCGAAAACAAAGATATTTCAGATAATCAATTGCGTAAATGGGCAGAAACTTTTGGATTTGATGTAAACGATTCCGAACAATTTGATTATTTTGCACGTTGGTTTAGTTATAGATTTTTTAATCTTTGGAAACAGTGGTATTATATTTGTCGAAACTACGGTACGTTTCCAAAAGAAATGGATCAGATACCTCCTGAAACTGTTTCTAAAATTCAAAGTGAACTTGAAAAAGTTGCACAGAAACATTTGATAGGAGAATTGAAAGATGTTACTCCATATCCGGAGTCTTATAAAAAATTTAAAGGAAAAGTAGATTCGATTACCAAACCAAAAGGTGCTGTTGATGTCAGCAAAGATATTAATAAAAACACTACCTCTGTTGATGTAAAATCCGAAACTGGAGATCCTGAACTTGATGCTTTGCTTCAAAAGAGAAATCAATCTAAAGGATATCTTCCTGGTGAAACAAGACCTAATACAGCTACTGTCACAGCTCAAGACGTTGCTCAATATGGGCAAGGTGCTAACACTACAGATGTGTATAATACCCCATCTGTACAGTTTGGTCAAGGTAGTGAAGGAAATATTAAAGATATTCCAGTACCAAAAGGCAAAGGTTACGACAATGTAAAAGATACGATTTTAGCAGCTGCAAAAATGGCTGGAGTTGATCCTCAAGCTATGATTACATTTGCTGGAATTGAATCCAGTTTTAATCCAGGTACTGGAAATAGTTCTACTTCTGCACAAGGGCTTTATCAATTTACTGATGGTACCTGGGCAGAGGTACTTACTAAATATGGTCCAAAATATGGTATTCCTTTAGGTACTTCTAAATTTGATGCAAGAGCCAACGCTTTAATGGCTGCAGAATACATGAAGTATAATGCAAGTATTCTTAAATCAAAGATTGGTAAAGATCCTTCTCTAGTCGATCTATATGCTGCTCATATGAGTGGTCCTGGTGGAGGACCTGCTATTATGAAAGCTTTTTATAACAATCCTAATATGGATGTTATATCAGCTCTTCGTAATGGAGGAATTAAAGACACTACTATTGCAAACATGATCAATGCTAACAGAACAGTATATGGTTCACAGCAAGCTCCCAAGACAGTTGCACAAGTTGTAGCTGTATATCAGAACGCAGTAAATAAATATAGCAAAGGAGAATTTAAACAAAGTTCTGACCAAGCTGCAGTTAATATTGATACGAAATCTCCTCAAGCTACTTCACTAACACAACCAAATGACGTTAATGCACCTATATCAGCTGGACAAGGTACAGCATCTGCAAATGCTCCTGGTACAGCTTCATCAGGAAATGTTTCTGCTCTTGGAAATCTTAGTACCGATCAAACTCCCTCTCCAATTACTGCTGGTTTAAAAGCTACAGAACAATATATGGCGAACATTGATACCAAAGGAAAAATTGTTCGCCCAACCAAGTCAAATGTTGTCACGTCCCCATTTGGACCAAGAAATGTTGAAGGTGGATCTAAAGATCACAAAGCCATCGATCTTCGTGCCAATACTGGAGATCCAATATTTGCGATGATGGATGGTGTTGTAACGGGTGCTGGTGGATCTTATAATGCCATGACTATTAATCATGGTGATGGTTTATCCAGCAGATATCTTCATTTGTCACAAATGGAAGTTCCAAGAGGTACTAAGGTAGTAGCCGGGCAAGAAATTGGTAAAGCTGGTGGCAAAGGTCCAAATGGTCCTAATCAATATGTGCCCCATCTTCATCTTGGTGTATATAAAGATAGTAAACCTATAGATCCTGAAGCGTTTTTAAAACAGCATAAAGTGGAATTGGTCAGAAAAGGGCAACCTGGTGAAAAAGCCAATGCTCCTTTATCTGATGTAGATGCTGCAACACAATCAGGTTCTCCAGTTCCAGCTACAGGAGAAGTTCTTCCTGTAGGAGAAAAAGGAGAAGCTGCTGCTAGAAAAGCATCTGAAAATGCAGCTGCAGCAGATGTAAAAACACAACAACAAGGTTCAACACAAGAATCGACTAAAAATCAAAATCTTGCTCCTGATGGGCAAGTTAATGTTAATACAGCAAGTGATATTTATAACAAAACAGATACCGCTACTCCAACTATAAATGATACTACTGCTCCAGCTAATATACCTGCCAGTACAACTCCAGAAGTAAAACCAACACTTGAAAGTACTTCTGGAAATGTAGAGAATTTGTTAAGTCAGATTTTATCTGAACTTGTTAAATCTAATACAAATCTGGCTACAATTTCTGAAGGGCAGGCTTCTTTCAAATCTTTAGAAACAACATTACAATCCGGATTTACTACCATGTCAAATTACTTGGCACAACTTCCAAGTAGTTCTAGTAGTTACGTTGAAACAGATCCAGCTTCTATTAATCGTACACAATCTAAACCAACACAAAATTCTAAAAAAGAAATGAAATCTAGAATTCCCATTTCTCCTACAAAACCAGCACTTAATGTTTCAAAAACAAGAAGACAAGCTATAAATGCAACAAATTCTATAGTAGTTTAAATCACCAAGTTAGAGTGAGAAATTTCTCACTCTAACTTATGAGAAGTTCATTCAATTAAATTAGTATAGGTGTACAAAATATGTGTGCAAAAACAATAGCATTTGATGAAAATATAGGTTATCCAAAATCACCATTTATATTTGAACTATCAAAATCTCCTGAGGATTATTATGACGCTGCAAGAATCGCATATGTTCTTGATGATGACGATCCGATTAAAAAGTTACTTGAAACAGCAGCAAGTACTGGAGGATTTGGTAGTGCTCCAGGAAATTACGACGATCCTCCAGGAGAAAAACCTGAACTTGCAGTAACTATTCAAGATCGAAATGAATTCCCTACAATAAGAAACTGGATATCTTCCACAGAAATAGGTAGAAATGAAGCTATTAATTGTAGATGGGGTTTTTGTGAAGATGACGATCTTATTCATCCTTTAACAGCTATTCATGGTAAACCTGAACTTGGTGGTCTTGGAAGAGTATATTCTGAAGTATATCAAAACACACAGCAGCTAATTCATATCACTGCTGGAGTTATGCAATTCTCATCACTCGCACAATTTTATTTAAATTCTTTTGATGTTACAAGTACAGAAGCCATACACTATGGTAACTCTGGTGGTTTAACAAGATGGGTTGGTAAACTTGTAAGTGGTGCGATAGATCTTGCTGTGTATGTAGTAACTATGCCAATTCGTTTTATTCGTACAGTTGGAATGTTACTTGATCCTAGTAACGTAGTTACAAAATACTACGATATTAAAGGTGCGATGCCTCTTTATTATAAACATGTGGATACGATTATTACTACTCTTGCCATTAATATGGGTCTTTATCCAAATGCATATTTTAAAGAAATCGATGCTAGTTCTACTCAGACACAAGGAACACAAAACAAAGAAGGATTAGTTGAAAAATATACAGGTAAAGATGGACAAGGAGATTATTCAATAGTAGAAACAAGAAACCCTATAGCTGATCCCGATGTAGATGGAAAATTAACAAAAATTGTAGCTGCAAGACGTAAAAGAACTTTTAAAGCTCCATGGGTTTTACGAGATGGTCCATCTATTTGGCATATTTTAACAAAACGTGATACGACTAATCCAGACGGTACGGGAGATTTATTAAACCTTCCTCCATTGACAGAAGCGTTCTATGATAACAAATATGCAAATGATATAAGTACAGAAGAAAAACGCTCACAGTGGGATATTTTTAAATTCAGACTTAAAAGATCTTCTTCAGGTACTGACAAATTTGTTGCTTTTAGAATTAATAAATCGGTAGATTCTTCCGAATCTCTTTCTAACCAGACTGGTGAAACATCTATTTCACAGACCATCAATAGTGTTGCAAGAAGTGGTAGAGATAAATACGTTTCTTTCCAAGGCGGCAACATAGCTAATATTCCTGGTGTATCAGATGTACTCGGTATGGCGAAAGATTTAATTGGTGGTTTACTTGATACATTCTCTATCACTGGTATGGCATCATCTATTCTCACTGGTACCATATTTGTAGATATTCCAGAAATTTGGCAATCAAGTAGTTTTTCTAAAAGTTATTCTTTTAATGTAACATTGCGTGCTCCATATGGAGATAGAGTTTCTATTTTTCAATCTATTTATATTCCACTAGCAATGCTTATTGCACTGGCATTTCCACGCAGTGGTGGTAGAAACGTATATGGTACACCTTTTCTTATTCGCGCATATTCAAGCGGTATGTTTGCTATTCCACTCGGAATCATAGATAGTTTTTCTATAACTCGCGGATCTTCAGAATTTGGCTGGAACTTAGACAGACTTCCTACTACAGTTGAAGTATCTTTTACTATTAAGGATTTGTCTGCTGTAACACATTTAGCTATTCAAGATGCCAGTGATTTAGGCATGATGAATATTCTAGGTACTAACAGTTCTTTCCAAGAATATATGCTGACTCTTTCCGGTATTGGTTTGAAAGAAAGATTAAACATTACCCAATCTCTTGCAAGAAGAATGCAAGCTGTTGGGGCAATTGGTTTTGATAATAAATGGGCTAACTTGGGAGCATATGCTGGTACTATGTATGGAGATGGTATTATCGGTAGAATGGCCTATGGACTTGCTCCATCAAAATGGCTCAGTATGCGTACAGAAGGGTTGTCTGAAAATTAAAAAGGTTGTTATATGTCTGTAAGTATTGATTTATACGATTCTTCTAATATGTCTTCTGGTATGGAAAGATTGACTTCTCCCATATTTTTTAAAAAATTTAATTATTTTCGACCTTCACAGGTTAATACGAGATTTAGTCAATACCCAAATGATATCCAATTGCCTATGGGAAGCATGTTACATCTTCTTGATAATTTTGAAAATTTAAATTTAAACAAGCCTATTGTAGATGTTCCTGATTTTAACAATCCAAATAGCATCGGTTCTCTTTTTATTAAAAATGAACCATTTAGAAAATATATTTGTCACAATGTAGAACCTTTAGTTAAAGGTGAAAATGCTGTTATTGAAGTTGACGATAAATATGTTTTTAGAACAATGGGTCTTAATCAAACTTTAATGAAGTACAGAAGAGAACAATCTTTAAAAGGATTTCTTTTTACCCCTGATATTGAAAATCATCAAAAAGCACCGACAACACTCACTATTGTTAATCACAATCCTATTTTCAGATTGTTTACTCGTGGTGTACTAACAGCGTACAGAAATTTTAATCTTATTCTAGCTTCCATTCTCAATACAATTGCCAAAGTACCTGATAAAAATCACTATGTAGTGCTTCCTTTAGTAAATAAAATATATACTCGTGATATGTTTCGCATGAGCGAAAAAGAACTTAAAGGAAATACACTTAAAGATAGAAATAGTTATCAATATCTTTTTATGGTACAATGGTTTAACTTTATCAGTACAAACACCAATCTTTCTTTATTTGAAAAATTTCCACAAGAAATGTGGGATAAAGTTACATTTGTATTTAACGTTCCGAATAATTATGCAATGTTTTGGACACTGTCAGATGTTATTTCTGTCAATGTTCGAAATGCATTGTACAACAGATTACTTAATCAATTCAATGCTTTCATTCTTACTGGATATATTTCAGAACACGGAAATAAATCTAAAAATGATGCATTAGAAACTCTTGATAAATTGTCACAACATGAAGAGACACCTTCTATTGATTTAGCAATCAAAGATAATTTGGAAACACAGACTGAAACAGCTCAAGTTAAAGCAGGTATAAAACCAGAATCGTCTCAAGATGCCTCTGTTTCTGTTCAAAAAGAACTTGCTATTAACAAACCTGCTGAAATAGATAATCCTAAAAAAGAAAAAGATAAAGACGACTATACAGAAAAAGTAATTGTTGATATTTTTAATAGCTCAGCAAATAAAAATAAAGCTCCAGATACTAAAGATGTAGATAATAGTATCAATGCAGGAGAAGTTACTCCTGATCAACTCGTAACAGAAGAAACTGTAACTCAAAATCAAATAGAAGAATTTGACAAACCAATAGAAGAAATTAAAGCGGATACATCCACTGGGCTTCCTACCAATGTCACTCCTTTTAAAACTCCAGAAAAGATAAGTGCAGTCAATAAATCATTTTTAGCTGGTTTAGTTAGAGATACGAAAAGATTTATTGAAGATAATCAACAACTTACTGCGAAACAAAAAGATAGATGTCTCCATCTTGCAGGAAAAATAGATACCATTCAAATCAATGGACAATCTATTTCCAACATTATTACGAGCAGAGCTAATCCTAATATAGATGAACAAACGGTAGATGTACTAAAAGATTATGTACCAGATAAATCCATGTTAAATTCAAAAATAGTATCCATGGACAAAGCTTATATGAATACATACTTTTTAAAAGATATGTTATCAATAGGTACAAGTTTTAGTCGACATGGCATGTTTTTAACTGGTATAGAGGAAACGAAAACATTTACCGAATTAACAAGAATAAGAACTTTTAAATTTTCCTATGAAGATTATAAAGCAAAGAAACATACTATCAAGTTTTCAGTACCAGATCTTGCTGAAGATGGAACTTGTCTTGTCAATGGAGTAAGAACATATCTTAAAAAACAATTTGTAAACGTACCTATTTGTAAAGTATCAGAGACAAGAGTATCTCTTGCCTCCAATTACAATAAAACTATTATTGAAAGAAATACTGCAAAGGCACATAGTTTTGCACAATACTTTAAACGATATATAGAATTGTTAAATAAAGAAAAAATACAAGTACAAGTTCAATACGGTAATTCACATAACTCCAGTGAACTTAGACTTCCTTATGAATATTGTGAAATATCAAAATGGTTCACTCGTATAACATTTAACAATGACAATAATGAAGCAGGTAATACGGAATGGCTTTTTGAATATAAAAATAGATTTATTGGTGCTAATGAATCTACTAAAAAGAAATTAGAAGATTTGGAAAAACATTTCGGTATTTATATTGGAAAAAGAATATCTGGTGATCCTGCGTTATTTTTTATGGACATAAATAATAAAATAACAGTTGTTGATCCTAGAACGTTTAAAAGAAAAGAAATAACAACGATAATGAATCATTTGTACAAACGATTTAAAGTACAATTGAGCGGTAGTCAATTAACAGAATGGACTGATATTAAAATTCTTGATAAAAAATTTCCTATTGGTTTTATTCTTTGTTATAAATTCGGCATTACTCGTGTTCTTGAAATGCTTGATTGTAAATATAGAATTGAATCAAATGAAACAAATAGAAGACGTAAAACTGATATGTCATCGACTATGGAAGTAGCTATTAAATTTGAAGATAAGACTTTATATATCCCCAGATATCCATTAAGAAATTCTCTTATTATGGCTGGTCTTACCTTCTTTGATACTTCTGTTTATAAATATGAAGATCTTAATTTCTCAGATATTTATTACACAATGTTAAAAGATAAAGGTAATGGATTTAAGATCAACTATCTTAAAGGTATCGACGATACTTTTAAATTATTTATTGATCCCATTACTTTTAGAATCTTAAAACAAATGAACGAACCTACAACTATGGAAGGATTGCTTATTCGTGCCACAGATATGTTAACTACTCTGCAGCATAAAGAAGCATCTTCTCTGGCTAACTTTAGACTTCGCTCTTATGAAAGACTCAATGCTATTCTTTACAATGAAATGGGAAGACAATTTGCTGCATATGGAAGAAGACAAGGCGCAGGAAATACTTTTTCCATTAATCCAAATGCAGTTATACAAAGAATCCTTCTTGACCAGGCAATGATTAACGTAGAAGATATCAATCCAGTTCACGATATCAAAACATTTTCAACTGCAACTTATACTGGTGTTGGTGGAAGAACAAGTGAATCTTTTACCACTAACGACAGGCGTTATCCTAAAGATGGTATAGGTACTATTTCTGAAGCTACTCCAGATAGTGGTGCAGTCGGTATAACAGCAACACTTTCTATGGACCCTGCAGTAGCAAATGTTGATGGATTTATTGAAACTCCTGAAAGTAGAGGATATCAATATGATCCTACCAACATACTTTCTGTTGCAAATGTACTCATGCCTTGTACAACACAAGACGATAGCTTATACAGCTCATCTATACTTTATTGTTAATATTAATCAAATGGATAATATCCATATCGACAACCATCATCATAAATTTTGGTACCATTGGATTTAAGCCTCCAATTGAGAGTAGTAGGAAGTAGTTTTCTAGCTTTAGCACAGGCTACAGCAGACATATACACATACTTCTTATTTGTCTTGGTATCGATAACCTGAATTACTTTATAAAGACCACCTTGTGACAATTCAAGATAAGGATCTTTTACTTCTCTCCATGGAGTAGGATCAGATTTGTACTTGATTTGAATACATCCGGGAAGTACCGGTTGATTAGGTTGGTTTATCCACTGTGATAGCGTAGATGGTGCAATTCCAAGATATTCAGCTAAATCTTGTAATTTTGGAAATTCACTAATCTTATTGTCACGAGTGATTTCTCGAAGTAAGATGGACTTATTATTACCAAATTTTAAACTCTCAAATTCTGGATTAGCTATTTCAGGCCAAGGGTGACCAAAATTATCGCGTCGATATTGGACCATTTCAGGAAAAACTCTGGTGGGACCAGTGTTTAAACGATATTGTATTTGATCTTTATTGAGATGAAAAAATCGAGCACATGCCATTTTACTGGGAAAGGTATATACCTTTCCAGTTTTAACATCTCTAGCTTCAACTGAAACTGCTGCAGGTATGTGTAACATAGCTACTGCATGCTGTATATTTTCAGATGGAGTACACCACTCAAGATTATCAAGATTGTTATTTGTCATATCGGTATCTTTGTGATTAATCTGCAGCTCTCTTGTCTTGTTTACATATTCGTCTCCTGGGTACAAAAAAGTATACCCCATAAGACGATGAATAAATCTTTGTCTAAACACTAGGGGAAATGCAGATTCGTCTACTGGAAGCATACAAGATAAATAATTTCTTTTATTCTTTTGTTGTGTAATAAGTTTGCCAGTTTTTTTATTAAGAACTTGTCCTTGTTTAGAGATGGCATAGTTTTGATATCCTGGAATATCATAATAACCAGGAACAGATTCAATAGGATTAAGATAATCGTTTCTATTCATAGTTTTCTCCTTGAAATGTAAGTTTGATTAATAAATAATAAAGTGTACTACTGGTGATACTACTCTGTATACTGTCCTGCTAGTTAGTAATAATTAGTTAGTGCTCTCCTTAATTGCTGGAAACTCCTAAAGATAGTTACACTACAACGTAAGGATGAAACAAGCCTGAGCGTGATATGTTTGAAAAGTAACTGTATGTAACACACAAAGTGTTTAAATGGACAATCAGCAGCCAAGCTCCGAAAAGGAGAAGGTTCATCGACTATCCGAGTTCGTCACGGTTAGACATTTATACAAATGTCGAAATGGGAGATACCCTACTCTTTTAATAAGACAAGAGGGTAAAGATATAGTCAGACTTTTATAGAAATATAAAAGGAAGTAAGTTATTTGTTACATTACATTAGTTGTACAGTGTAATAAATAACACACTTAATATTGGGTAAGAGGAGTAATTTTACGTCCATTCAGCTATCTCATCAAATGGCTACTACCAATAGTGAATGTATGAGAATACGAACTGGATATGAAAGAGTGATGGCACATAGAGTCAGTAAACTTTATGCATATCCAGCTGAACAAGATGGTAAAGTTATAGAAGATGATAAAGTAGCAAGACTTATTAAAATTCAATATAAAGATGGATCACTGCACACTATTCCTTATGGTGAAGAATACGGCAGTTGTAGTGATATGATCACTACTCAAAAAGCAGAACTTACTGTAGGTCTTGGAGATACATTTAAACGTGGTGAGATTCTTTGTTATAACCCACAATTCTTTGAAAAAGATCCTTACAGTAAACAGGTTGACTGGAAACATGGTACAATGGCTAATGTAGCTATCATGGAAATCAGCAATACTTATGAAGACAGTAATGTTATTTCCAAACAACTTGGACAGCAATTAGGTATTGAACCTGTACAAGTTCGAAGTATAACACTAAATAAAGATACCTTTGTTCATAAATGCTGTACTGTCGGAATGAATGTAGATATTAATGATTATCTCATCGTATTTGAAGATGTAGATACTTCTATTATGGCGGATAGTTTTAAACCTATAAATCAGATAGATGATGATACAGTAAAATATTTAGCTAAACTTAATAGACAAACACCCAAAGCAAAGTTTTCTGGAAAGATTGTTAAAATGGAAGCTTATTATGGATGTCCTCTTACTGAGATGCATCCTACTCTAGCTAAAGTAGTAAAGATGGCTTGTAAGAAAGATGTTGAACGCAATAAGTTTGCAAGTGAAACAGCATCAAATACACTTTATCCTGCATCTAAACCACTTCCTGAAGGAAGTAAATTTAAAGGAATTAAATTTGATAAAGAAACTGTTGTCATCAGATTCTTTATTCAAGAAAAACTTGATGCTGGTATCGGTGATAAAATCGTATTTGACTCTTCTCTTAAATCTATTATTTCAGATGTCATGGAAGAACCATTACAATCTGAACATGGTAGAAGTGTAGATGCCATCTTTAGTGGAACAAGTATCAGTAACCGTATTGTTACAAGTCCCATGCTTGTAGGTATAGCTGAACAAATATTGGAAGATATTGAAGATGAAGTAGTTAAACTTTATTTTGAATAAAATATGTGTATATAACTCACCTGGAATTTATCCAGGTGAGTTATCATAATGTTTTTTTTTGACATACTTGATCTATAATAAAATCAATAAAGGAGTAAAAAATTATGAGTATTTACAGTTTAAGCAATTTTAGTTTTGATGAAATTCAAAAAGATAAAGAATTTACTTGTATGAAATATCTTGGTTGTAATACCATCAAGATTATTGTAGAACATATTGCTGATTATTTTTCAACATTCGTAGCCGAAGAACTAAAAAGAAGTGCTGAAGATCTTATCACGAACGGATATTGTAAAGATCATTTGATTATATTTGATCATGATGAATCTGATCATTTAGTAACGGATGGTACACGTATAATTATTCAGCGTAAATATAAAGCACGAGGAGAAATCTATATTAATGATAAAAATATTTTAGTATTAAAAATTACGACTGTTGATAATAAAATTTCATATTCAGATATTGTTGAATTTAAGATTCCGACTATGGAAAAAATACTTCGTCAATATCAAGATAGAGAAATTATATCTTGTATAGACAGAGAAGACATTGTACAAAAAGTTAAATCATTTGTCAATTAACAATTTAATCAGAAGGAGAAATATAAAATGAAATTTCCTATTACTACAAAATTTGGTGATGTTTTGACTAAAAAAAATGTTCTTGATTTAGATGGTTGTTGGTCTAGATTTTCAATTGATGATCTACTAACTGAATATGTTAAACTTATGGAAATTCTTCAGTTAAAAATAACTATTGTTGATCGTATTTCTTATTATGCAATTGATACTATTAAAAATATACTGAACAATGGAAATGATTATCTCTTTGAGTTATATGCCGATATTCCAAATGCATATGAAGTTGAAACAACGATTGTAGGCACAAAATTTAAAAAATATGCTCATCGTAAAATAAATTTGAGAGTACGTTATCTTTGTGACGATAAAATTTGTCAAGATGAATTTTATTATGTTAAATATGAAGTTTTTGTAGATAATAAGCATCATGCTGAATTTTTTGTAGTTCTCCCTCATCCTATTGATTGGTATAAAAATTTAGAAAATGCGAAAGATGTAGAAGTGGAGTATTTGTAATGAAAACTTTTTCATTTAAAAATTAAATTGTATGTTTAATTATTTCATACATATACTTCCTCTATATAGAGGAAGTATATGTCATTCATTATTCTTCACTTATATATAACTATTTTGAATGTGGATATAAATGTTTTATATCTACGCTATTATTAATCTTTTAAATACTAGGAGAATAGATCATGGCTGAGAACACTACTGACGTTGTCGAAACTGAAGCTACTGAAAAGACTGAACATACTCTTTTCGGGATCTCTTACAAGAAGATCGGTATTGCTGCCGGAGCTAGTGTGGCAGTTGCCGCCATCGGTGCTACGGGATACTTCGTGTACAAGGCGTTTACTCCTAAGGCAGTACAAGCGGTAATCGATCCGATCGTAGAACCTGTTGCTGAAGCAGCAGTTGCTGGTATTACCAGAAGAATGTTTTAGCAATTAATTAGATAGTAGAGTAGTAGGAAAATCCTACTACTCTACTATCTTAATTTAATTATTTATTTTTTTTATTGAAAGATAAATATTCTTTATAATTAACATCATACAAACAATCAGCATCTTTGTATTCTTGATAATAAGGAATGACATCAAGTATATATTTTTGTACTGAATACATTTTTTCAAATGTATCCGTATACATATTAATAAGATTAATCAGCTTGGTTGCTGTTTTGTTTCCTTCCAAAGAAAGAGTATGCAACTTTTCAAAATAAGTTGTATCACGAAGAGTATTATATTCTTTAGAATTGTAAACATTAGAAACAATTGTTCGATATGATTCTAAAGCATTTGTATCTGTATAATGAAGATCATCTAAAGAAAGTAATATTTCTGATTCTTTAAACAATTTTGTAAATAATGTAATATTTTGTTCTGACAAGATATTAGTATTAACTTTAGGATTCGTTAAAAAGAATTTTATATCTTCATATAAAGATTTATGACAATCTGTATATCCTGAAACAAAAAGATCTAGATTTTCTTTGGTATATGTGTGAGGAATTTTAATATAAGAAAGAACATCAGGAAGAACAGTATCTATTTGATGTTCTTCTTTTAAATATTCCATAGCTATTTGTTTTGATTTATCTACGTAAAATGAAAATGTTTCAAAACCTACTGGACTCATTTTTCCAGATGTTTCATGAAGATTAACTAAATTGAAATTAGCTACATCTTTATAATCTATAGGATTAATATTTTCTTCTTTTGAAAATGATTCAGTACCAGAGTTTTGTTCTTTCTCATGATTTTTTACTGTTTTATAAATTTCTTCTATAATGTCAAATTGATATCCAACAAAATATCCTTCTTGATAGTTTAATGAATATGCTGCATATTCACAACCTTCAAGAAATTCAACTCGTTTTTGATTTATTGTTTCTATCTCTTTATCTTTTGGATCTTCTGAAGAAATATAGCTTCCATCATAAAGAGAATTGTGTACCAATTTTTCTGCATCAAACAATCCACCAAATTGTACTAATTCTGGAGTACCAAATAAATCATTCTTAATATCTTCAATTGTTGAGTAACCAAGAGATTTTAAAGATGGTGCATATTTTTCTGAATCAATATCATTAATAAAAGGATTTGTAGTAAACACTAAAGGATACTCCAAATCATTAAAATCGATCTTAACGTTTATAGATTTTGCTAAAGAAAAGATTTCTTTTATTACAGGTATTTCTAATCCCAGTTTTGGAGATTCTTTAAATATCGTAAGAAGATGACCGTCTTTATCACATCGAAGAAGTTCTTTTTCTACAATAGTAAAAATTTTGATAAGTACTGATGTGATTTGTTTATAAGTTCCTTTTTTACCAGAAGGAACTCCCTTGGTACAATTTTGTACAGCTTTAGAAACAAGTTCTTTATTCGGATACTTCAATAAATATTCTAGCATTTCGTATTCAGTAAGATATTTTTCTACTTCTTTTTTAGGTTTTCCTTTGAATAAATTTTTTAACCAGTCAGCAATTCCCTCAGTACCAATCTCTTCTGTTACTGATGGATTTGATTGAGGTATTTGTAGAACATCTTCCATATATTTTATTCCACGAAGCATAAATTATGTCCTCTTTGATTGTTGTACTATCATGTTATTTACGACGTGATTTAATGTGCTGATATCATTTGTAAATGTAGATGTAAATAAATGATTCATCATGGCAAGAACAAGTTTTATTCTTTTTAATCTCGTAAGAGCAGCTATAGAAACACTAACAGTATCTTCAATGTACTCAGCTGAACGAATTCGTTCAAGCATTATTCTAAATTTTGATTTGTCATAATTACTTGTATCGAATAACTTATTTAATCCAGTGTAATATTTTTCACAAAGCTTCAATGATATATTAGAAAATCTAAAAATATCATTTACTTTATATTTAAGTTCTTGTAAATTTTTTTCTAATGTTGGAATATTAGGAGATTCGTTTTGTACAACTTGAAGTTCAGAAGAACAAAAATCGAGAATATTATTTGTACCAGGAACATTTTGTTTACAATATGTCATTTGTCTTAATGCGTCATTAAGAAGTGTTCCTAGATCATCTTCATGTTTCACAGGTTCAGTAACAATTTCTTGTAAACGGACAAATAAATCAAGTACAATACTGTAAACAAGCATTCTTGCATTCATGTCTTCATATTTAGAAATATTCTGAACTTTCATATTTTGAAAATGCTTCAAATCAATTCTATTGCTGTTTACAGTTTTAAGTTTATCTGCCAGAAGAAGTTCTTCTATTTCAATTGCATGAAAAAAAGCTAACGATTGTGCATTTATTGATTCGGTAAGACGAAGGAGCTTATCACTTAATTTTTTAATAAGGGCCATAGATTCTGAACTAACCATTCTATCTACAACTTGTTTTAATTCAGTTGTTGGATAAGGTTTAGTAATCATTTGTTTTAATTCTTTAAATCTTACATTGACATCATTTTCAACATCGGAGTATTCATTATTCAACTTAAGAATAAAATCGGTTTTATATAAATCAGCAACATTTTCTCGTATCTTTGATGAAACAATTTCATCAACATTATTTGTTTCATTAATAAGATATTCGAAATATGGATTACTAAAAGAAGTCATATTTTCTTTAGCTCCTTTTATTTAAAAATAAAAACAAGAAACTATAGACATACCATGCTCAATATAAATTTATGATATGGTCGGTACTTAATAAATACTACCATACATTATTGTTATGGTTCAATTATATAATACAACGTTTAGGAGAAATCCGCATGTATACTATTGATAGCTTAACTCAGGGCAAGTCTTTCCCTACTCTTAATTCAGCTCAAATAAATCCGATTGCAACAGCAAGACCAGTCATCGCTAATGCCATAACTTTTTTACTTGTCCAGATGGCTGTCAATGCAATTGCATCACACAGAGAAGTTGATGCCATTAAAATGTCTAATACCATCATCGATGACATTAACAAATCTTTGAGTCAAGTAGAATAAAGACTTTTTATCATTTTACTTTATATAAGGATATACTTTATGTCAATGTTTGATGCGGTACTAGGAATTAACTGGGACAATTATGATGTCAGATACAGAACTGACTCTACGCTTGGGCAGATTGTAAATAATATTACAGAATCTATCGCCTTTAAACTACCAGCAGGATTGTCAGAAGAAGATTATCAAAGAACAATAATCAATTCTCTTGATCAATACATGGAAAGTGATGAAGGTAAATATAACTATAACATACTTCAAGATCATGCACTAAAATTAGCGGATCAATACAACAATGCTTTTACTACATTAAAAACTACTGTTGCCGAGCAAGTAGAATACTTGTCTGGAAAAATATTGGAACAGAGTGAAAAAAGAATGGCTAATTCCACTGGGTACTATGAACTCAATGGAGAAACTATTCCAACTACAGCAAACTTTAATATGTTTGATATATCTGGTATTACAGATATTGGTAGTATTGCTTCAGAACTTTGTACCAAATACGAATTTAAAAGCACTGATGGAAAATTAACTCCATTTGGTTTAAAGTATATTCTGGAAAAGATTCCAAATGTAGAAGAAGTAAAACTTTCTCCTGCTGCATATGACAAAGTCATAGATCATATTTTCCAAACAAAATTTGATCAATATAAAAATAGTCTCAGTTCACAAATTGTAGATATAAAAACCCAGATTAGACAATTTGTATATTCTGTTACTTCTCCCATTGGATACAACATTTTAAAGAACAGATTATTTAAGAAGGATATCTATCAAGGACAAATCAATTACAATACTATTAAAAATTGTATGTCTTTCCTTAATATGTATCCAACTCTTAATGTATTTACTGATGAAGATCTGGAACTTTCTGATCAGACCAAAGAACAGCTTAATAAGAACTTTGAAGTACTAAGTGAAATAAACAAATGCTGTGCTATTGTTCTTGTTCTTGCTGATAAGAAATATGAAGATACTTTAGTTATTGGTGCAGATCTCATCAATAAGAAAGAATTTAATAAATTTCAAGAACTTGGTGGTACACTTGAAGATATTCAAGATTTCTTGAGACTTTACCACAATCAGAACAAAGATGATATTTTGTATCATCAAGCAGGACATTTAGGAATTTCTGTAAATGGCATTAAAATGGATACCATTTATCTTAAAATGCAAAATACAAAGACTAAACTACTTGAAAGTCAAAATATTATTAAAACCAAACTTGTATCACTAAAGAACAATAGCATTCGTAATGCATTTGAATCGGTTACTAAAGAGTATATTAATGATATTGTAACCAACACTCCTCAAATGATAACAACCGATGAAACCCCAATACAATTTAGACATAGAGCTACTGAATATGCGAAAAATGCTCTACAAAATCTTGTAAGAACTGATACTTCAAATGTTCAAGATGCTCTTTATTCTTTTATTTTAAATACTTGGTATAAAGATAATTTAGTATCAACTATTTATTATAGACTTGGTGCTGAACTTATCAGCAATCTTGAAACAAGTGGTACATTTGATGATAACACTGCCAGGTATGTAGATGCTGCGGTTATGAGTGAAATTATTTGTTCTTATATTTCGAAAGTATACATGACTAAAATGTAATATACATATCTATCTAGGGATTTTCCCTAGATAGATATGTATTCATTTGAATTGAAATATATATTACTTTTTTGATGTTTTAGCAACACAATTTATAACCATTTTAATTAAGGAGAATTAATATGTCTGCTCTAATCAAGTATGAAATGGATGATGATGAATATACGTTTTATATGAATATTGAAATTTTAAAAGAAAAAGATTGGCTTTTCAATTATGCCAGATTATCTAAAAAAATTAAATTCATTCCCATTTTGAAAGAATACAATTTTAAGAATTGTGTAACAGATGTAAATATGAACAATACACATCCATTTTCAGTTTTAATTTCTGACTCTTTTAATGTGGACAAAAGTACACGTGCATCCATGCACCTCAGTACTTCTATAAACTGGTCAATGTATAAATTTTACAATATAATAAATTTGGCAGATCTTATTTATACTAACAAATGTAGATTTGAAAATGTTTCTGATATGTTTACACATGTAATACCGAAAAATATTATCGATATTGAGAATGACGTTATTTTTAAGGAAAGATTTTGTACAAATAAACCAATGGAAAAAATTATTTTTCTTCCGTGTTTTAAAATAGGATATCCACGTCTTCCTGAAATTGTGTTACCATATGAATTTTTAAATGTAGACTGTGAAAAAAATATCTGTATTGTTCGAAAATTAAAATATATGGATGATTTATACAAAAATTTTCGGTGTAGTATAAATCATATTAAAACAGAAAATCATTTAGAAATCAACTGGTCAGATATATCTGACCAGTTGCAATATAAAAATACTGATTGTGATTGGCCGATTGCATTTGGAGCATGGATTTATAGTTTTCTTGATGAGGAATTTATGCAAACACAATCTAAACAAAATCAATCAACAATATAAAAACTATTGATTTTTGGAATAAATTGATTAACAATTGATAATAACTAACAAGAGTTTTACATGAAGACATTGTACATAATTCGAGGACTTCCTGGAAGTGGGAAGTCACAATTTGCAAGAAAGCTGGTGAGTAGAGAAGAGTTTGTATTTGAGGCCAACAAATACATGCTTGATGAAAATGGCAATTATAAATATCAAGCAAGTAAACTTCCTTTTTGTCATAACAAATGTTTTGACAATGTCAAACATGCCATGATTTACGGCATTGATAAAGTTGTGGTAGCAAATACATTTATTAGGAAAAATGACTATAACCGTTATATCAATCTTGCCAACAAATTCCAGTATGATGTACGAATAATTACGTGTAAACGATTTCGACCACAATTCGATAAATTTGTGGTTACAAGAATGCAACGAGAATTTCAAACTGATTATAGATCATTAATTCATATTTCATAAAGGATAAAATATGAATAATGTTATTAGACTTAACAACATAGTTCATATGGTAAAAATCAATGTAAACAATCTTTCCAATAACAAAACAATTATGTGTAGTATGGATACACTTGAACATTTAAGTGACACATATTTTAATGTATATGCTCAAAGAAATCTTGATGACGGAGAATGTATAATTCAACTTGAATCAGAATTTCACAACTACATAAATTCTTATTGGTATCCAAGAATTTTAACTAGCCATCCCAAGATTTTTAAAAATAATTTTAATTTTCTTGGCAACAATGCTCCAGTAGAGGGCTGGGAGTATGCACCGTATCATTGGTGTGAATGGTCACAACTTCCAGATATCGAGAATGTTCCACGATATGAAGTTTGTGGAAAAATTGCATATGTTGCTAGAATTGGATACGAATCAATAACAGCAAAAATAAAGACCAATGATCCTGGTATAATGAAAACTTTGATTGAATATAACGTACAACTTATACCGCGATAAGTGAGTAAGGAGGGAAACAAATCCCTCCTTACTCATTGTACTAACTTTATTTTATTTTTTTTTGTAATTTATTAATCAATAACAAAATCAATATAAATAGATTTTCTAATACTTATTTTATCGTCCTTGGTAAGATAAAGTTCTTGTGCAATAGAAGATTGAACACTATCGTCAGCAATGGCAATTGTTTGCAAATCAATATCGCCATTGATACCAAGTACATCTGTAGCAGTTACATAAGTAATGCTATTTGTAATGATATCGGCAATATTAGTAAGTGAGATAGTTCTTGCTGCAATAAGAGGTTCTATAAGAGTAAGAACATTTTCTTTAATGATGTTTTGAATATCAAGATTATTTTTAACAGCAGTTTCACAATGAAGTCTAAATGAAAATGTCATATCAAGTGGAAGTGTTCTTGTAACACCGTCACCTATACTAAATTCAGCAGATCCTAAAGTTCTTGTGGGTCTAAAATAAATGCTATCTCTTTCAAGAAGTCTATCTGAACTATCACGAATAGTTACAAAATAGCTTTCTAATGTTTTAGTGATACTTTTACAATATTCTTGATGTACCGGATATTCTGAAAGATAAAGCTTATAATCAATAAGCATTGCCTGAATAAGATATTCTAAAATGCGTTCTCCACCATTTTCTAAAATGGGGGCACCTTGTGCATCAAGAATAAGATCACCTTTAGCATGTCTTATTTCAGGATTTCCATATTCATCATAAATAACATCTCCCTTTTCATGAAGGAGATTAAGTTTAACTACAGGTTTTCCATTTTCAACAACAACGGAACACTTGATTGCTCCATTTTCATTTCTTTCATAGATGTCTGTAGGATATGTAGCGTATTCATCTTGTTCATATCGTTTGTATAATTTTTGTGACCAAGTCAAATTGATACTATTATAGATAACATCATCTAACGAATAACCTAAATTGATGGTACATTTTTGTTTGATCATGACCAGATGCGTATTAAGAAAAGCTGCAGGAACTCCTTCATAGAAAGAAGTATCTACTGGAACATCTGGAAAATAATCTTTCTTAATCATAAATGTCAGATGATATTCATTTTCAAGATCAATTAAATGTGTCCAAGCTGTTTCGTAATTAGAAAGAGAAGTAACATTTAATTTTCCATTGTCTGAAATATAGTAATCGGTGTCTATTTTAAATTCATATAAATATTGATTGTTATATGGTCCGATATATGTAGCTTGCGCACCAACATAGATGTTATCTGCTGTTTTTGTATATACCCAAAGAACAAGATCTTCCTCAGGATATTCAAGAATCTGAGAATCTTTATTGACAATAAACTGAACCTTGTATCCGTTGACACCATCTCCTTCGTGAGTAATGATACCGGACATAGAAACCATTTGAGTCATGATTTTATCATTGTCGCGCTCAAATATAAAATTATCTATGGTTGGGTCCATAAGGTTGTAAGATGATGCTTTTGAATATCTTCCATCTGGAGAAAGACGGATATGGAAAGGTGTTTTAAGATAAATATTATTGTTAAATTCTTCTACTTTATTTTCTTTGGACATATAAGCAAGTGTGTTTCTTTCTACATCTGTCAATGGAATAGCTAATTCTTGTTTTTGATCATACTTATAAATGGTATTTGGTAATAACGTAATACTATCATCAAGATTATGTACTATCGTAGCCACAGTATCTGGTGTTTTTTCCGTTACATAGATAGGAAGATTAGTTACTGGAATAATGGCATTTTCTTTATCTACCAACACCTTATAACTAAAATATATGAGATTGGTCAAGTTATCTCTATATTTAACAATACGAAATCCTTGATCTTTATAGTAGCTTTCAATATCAGCAGGAGTAACAAGAACTGTTGTATGAAATGCATTATCAATAACTTTTTGTCTTAAATCTTCAAACGAATAACCATTTCCACCGCCGACAAGCTGTGTAGTTACTGGGGAAACAAAAAAGGTAGTTCTAGCAAGAACTTGAGAATATTTAGAAGTAGCTTTGGTAATATTAAAATTGACTTTATATTGATCTTTACTTAATGAAGATACATCGTAATTGACATCGCCTTTAGTAGTATATACTTCTAAATATAAATTTGTTCCCAGCATATCCTTAGTGAAATAAATTTGAGGAATGTTGACGGAAAATTTATTTACTTCTGGTTCTACTGCAAGTCTTGCTGTAAGCGAAAATGGATCGTATGCATTTTTAGCTAATGTTTGACCCAATTCAATAAGAGAACCATTCTTTTCTGTAAAAAGTCTTAGTGCAAAAAATTTATCCGTATAAGAATATTTAGATGCGAAACCATGTTGACTTGTTAATGTTTCTTGAATTTTTGTTTTTACAAATTGATATATTTTAAATTTAATTTGAATAAAATTCATTCCAAGATAATTATATTCAGAAAATGGAATAACATTATACTTAAGTTGATACAAAGGATTTATTACTGAAGTTTCATATTTAACTATTGTAGAACCTGTATATTTATTGATAAGAATCTCAATTGGATAAAAAAGACCAAAAGTAATATTACCTGCTTTAATTACTGTATCTCTAGGAATGATAATACGTTTAGTTGTGTTATCATAATCTTCACCATTGTTCATGAGATATTTTTTATCAAAAGTCATCATGAACTCGATGGAAGCTGGCGATGAAAAAAGATTTACATAGTCATAGTCAGACATATGCTGATATAAATCTTCTGATGTCTGGGCACGCAAGGCTAAACTAGTAGAAATTTTATTTTCAGTAATGGCTGCCATTGCAGAAGTAAGAGTAGAAGCCATCTCAATGACATGCATAACAGGATTGTTTGGATCAACTAAAGTGAACTCTCCATTATAGCGTTTTTCAACATCTTCTAATACGATACTCGCTAAATTAGCTGGATTAGAAAGAAGTTCAAGTGTCAATTGTTGCGAATTGATATCAGTGGGCATATAAAGTATTCCTTATAAAGAGCATATACTTTAATAAATAAGTTCTGTCCCAGGTAAATTTCTGATCATTAAATAACCATCACCAAGTTGATTAATCGTATCTTGATATTGTTTAATAGTAGATTTTACATCTTCCATTTGTTGTTCTATGGAAACTGCAAGATTGTCTACACCTTCACCCACTTCTCTATAAAATCCTAACAGTGGACCTCTGGGAGTAAAGGTAATATATGGAAGACCCATGTAGTTTTCTTCTGGTCTATTACTACATCGAATAAATTTACGTGTTTGTTCAAGTCTCCCTCTTTCAAGACCTTGATCTACTTTATACTTGTCTCCAGTTAAAACCATAGAAGATGTAGGATCAAGATAATGAAGTTCTGGCCAATATCTTTCTGCCAACATATTAAATTCTTTTAAAATAATAGGATCGTTTTCTTCATAGATATTACACCTAAAGGTGGTTGAAAATGTTTTGGCAGCTTCAACAAAATCTTCATTTCTTGACATATCAAAACAGGCACCACCAGGTCTTGCCGTAGGAAAACAACCTGTACTTTTAGACCATTTTTGAATATATTGTTTGGAAGGATCTAAAATAAATCTATATATAGAAACTGTATAATTAAGTATTTGTCTATCGATCTGGAATGGATATGCAACCATTTCGCCAATAGTTACAGAAGCTATATATTCCAACCAAAATTGCAGAATAGCCATACAAATACCACCAAGTGGTTCTGTAAATGTCAACTGTAAATCAAAAGGTTTCCTATTTCTATCAGATCCTATAGCAATACTTTGACTTTCAGAAAAAAATCCACCCTCATCAGTATATGTTTCTACAGTTTGACTTGGAAATCCACTAACATCAGTAATGTTATTCATAAGTGGAATAAACCAAGGTGATCGTGGAGTAAAATTAAGACAACTTCCAACAGAATCTTTTAATCCACCATCTTTAGACATAGGAACATCTAACCAAAGACGAATCGCAAATTGTATTGAAGCTGGGTCCATGGTATTTAAAAGATGCATAAATCTATTTTGACGCAAATTAATAGAAGATAAGTTAAGGTGCGGTCTAGTCATAAACAACATACCACTATGTACATTGTTATACGTAATAGCTTTAACACCAAATCTATCTATATTGGTCATATTGTTTTGAAGCTGGTTTACATATGTGCCAGCACCAAATGACCTGTATGTTTGCTCCATGGCTTTTAAATATAAGTCATTGAGCATCGTATCTATTTTTGTGTAATATTCTTTATCAATTTCTCTACGACGAAGTTCAGTTTCATCATAATTTTTATATTTATCTGCTAAATTTTGTGTATCGTTATATCCGGATGTAGTATAATCTGCCATATTCAAGTACTCCTTTAAAATAGGAAATGGCATAGTATGCAAATTTATTTTTATGTATACGACTAGTTATATATAAATATAGGAGAATTTTATATGAATCCGCTCATTGCTGCGCAAGTAGGAAAATCTTTAGCAGATATTTTTAGTGGAGCGAAATCAGGACAATCTGTTGATATGTCTACTTTTAAAGAAGCTATGGATAGCATCAGAAATTTGTATGAAAATTATCAAGATGCTAAAAATTTACATCTATCTAACTATATTAAAAAATCAATGGTATCTTCACGAGTATTTATTCAACGTACTTGTGCAGAAGAACCAATTCTCAATGATTTACTTGGAAGCATTCAACAGCTTTATTTGAGTTGGATTTTAACTGCCATTGATATGAATAAATATGTTGATGGTACAAGAACTATAAGAAACATGCTTGATGTTGTTGCCACTGAAGCTATGGAATATAATCTTCCTATGCAAGACGATAATATTCTTATCTCAGGATTGGCATCTTATAACGGTTATCAACCAAAATTAGCTACTAACCCTAAAACTGGAACTCCTGTTTTAGGAAATACCAGCATCGTAGATACTACTCCAGTAGAACTCAATCTTTCTTACGGAAGACTTGTTGAAGTAATATTTAGTTCTGGTGCTAACGATAAAACAAAAACATCTATAAAATTGTTTGTACAAATTCTTCCACTTATCATTCCTGATAATGTCATGAAAGAATTTCTTATGCTTAATTATAAACCTGATAAGAAGCAAAGAAAATTTCAGCTTTCTGCTGGAGAAATATCTTTCTGGAGAGATTATCTATTTGAGCTTGATCTTTCAGAAAGAAGAAGAAAAGCACTTCGTGATGACAAAACTGGATATCTTAAAGAAATGTACAATGAACTTAATAAAAATCAAAAACAAAAATTAAAGAAATATTCACAGCTTTCACCCAACAAACAAAATATTGCCAACACTATCCACGTGTACGACAAAGCATCATTTAATAGGTGGTGTGGAGAAGTTCGTATGGATTTTAGAAATCCAGCTCACAGAGAGAAATATTTTAATGATACTCTTTCTATGATTGTAGCAACTATTGATTCTGACTATGAAAAGATTGACATGTATTTTGCTGGAATTCAAAATAGAGCAGAATTTAATTTCAATCAGGTAAAAAAGAATGCTAAAGATAATAACTATGATTTAACTTCTATTATGAAAGCATTTTCAAGTGCATCTGCACCAAGATTTTAATCTTTTATAAGGATTGTTCGTATGGCGATTTTTGAAGATGTTTTTAAACTTCTAGATTCATTTGTACAAACACTTGAATTACAAAAACAAAAAAAGAAGTTTAAAAAAAATATTACCAAAGATCAATTGGCAGAAATTCTTACGCTCGAAAGAGATATGCTTAAAAACATATATGTGTTTCTTTCAGCATTTAATCCTAAGAGCATGAATATTCTTACTCAAAAATACATGGATGCCAAATTTCCAAAAGACAATCGTTTTGTTGGAGATATTATTCCAGATTTAAAACGACTTCTCACGGGACGTGCAAATCAACTTGAACGTGAAATGACTTTTGGTGCTGTTAAAGTTACAGCTGAAAGATATCTTTTTATTCTTGATGAAGCAATAAAAAATATCAATCAATTTTTTATTGAAAAAGAAGTTACTATTGACAATATTAAAATCTCTAGCATGATGGTATTTGGAGTATTCCAAGAAATCAACATGTTTAATAAATATACCAGTTTCTTGATTGAAAATTTTTCCAATGGTTGTTCTGGAATTATTCAGAATCCTATGGGATATAGAGTTAAGTTCTTACGAGAACATAAAGAAGAATATATTGCAGCTGTAAACAATGCTGTAAATAATTCTGGTTTGTATAGTTTTCTTCAAGACATCAATAAAATTAAATCCAATAACATGGATTTGATTTTGTATGCAGATGGTGCATCCGGCCTTCCCATGTTAAATCCTTCTGCATTTAACATTCAGGCAAAATCAAAAATCAAACATGGAATAAAAGGTTTTAATGTAGTTTCTGCGATTTCTGATTGGTGGTACGATTATAGACTTAATAAATATAATGAAAATAAATCATTTAAAGAATGGTTAGAAGCAAATAGAGCAAGACTCATGTTTGAGCTTTCAAATACAGATCCAAATTCACCAGAAGCAATTCGTCTTAATAAAATCATCGATGTGTACAATCGTGAAATTGCTGACTATGATGCAAAACTTCGTGAATTTGAAGAAGACGTATAAATACTGGGGAATTTTACTCTATGAAATCAACTATCTGTTTTAAAAATTGGCTTCTTAACGATAGTCGCACAATAGGATCAAGTAGATCAGATTTTGCTATGACTTGCATTGATCTTATTGAAAATGTTAATATAAATAATATTACACCTTCACTCGGATATATGTACTCACTTCGTTGTTCTGATGTAGATCTTTGTCCAAAAAGAAAAGATCTACATGCAAAATACACTGAGGAACATAAAAAAGAAATTCAGGTTGATCTTGCTTTTAACATTATCAATATGATTCATCTTCTTGCTGAACCGTTCACACTTCAATATTCTGATTCTGTTATTATGACTATTCCATTATCTACTGATATAGCAAATATGATCAGAAGATTTTGTCCTAAGAAAATTTCTCAAGTAAATGATGTGTACGGTGACTTAAAAGCATTGTCAATTATTCTTTGGAATAGGGCAGTAGACACAGTTGATGTACCAATCAACGATAAACGCAAAAATAGTACAAGGATGTATCCTAATACTACAGAAAGATTAGGTGTCACTACTATTATTAATACTTTTTTACCCATGCTTGAATTAAGAACCTATGATCCGGAAGAACCCGAAGATATTCGTGCTCTTCTTTTGTATTGTGATGCTCATCACTTACAAAAAATTACAACTGTTCTTAAGATTATGTATCGACTTTTTGATGAGACAAATTATTTAAAAGAAGCAACCTGTGCAAATAGAATGTTTTGTTCATCACAGATTGAATTTATACAATCTATTCCTGTAAGAACACCTGAAGCGGTTATCGGCATAACAGACAATCGCTATAAGTGTGATTGCAATCATGTTATAGAAATGACAAATCCTTTTAACTATAATGTGGTTGACAATTATCTTGCGTTATTAAAGTCTTCTTATTAATTATATAGTCAACTTATTAAACCTTATATAAGGAATCTATCGCATGAAATCACAAGTTATTAAAATGGAATTTGATGAAAATACTGGTGAAGTTACTGAAACTGTAGAATATGTTGAAGTAGCTGAACCTGCATCTCCAGCTGATATTGCTCCAGTCGATGAAGACAGTGAAGTTATTTCTGATACTGAAACCACAATAACTGAAGAAGAAACTCCTTCTGTTTCTTCCTCTGTATCTTCTAGTGTAGACGGTACTTCTTCTGTATCCGTTTCCGTTGCACCTGGTGAAACTGTTACTGTAGAATCTGAAGTAACTCCTGAACCTCCAGTTGTTGAAACTCCTCCAATTGAACCTGGAGTTCCTGCTGAAGTTTCAGAACCTGCTGATATTACTCCTGTAGAAGAACCTGAAGTAGTTGTTAATAATGAACCAGTTCCTTCTGTAACTATTGAAGAAAATATTGAAGGTACTGAAGCTCCAGAAGTACACATCTCTGTCGACGGTGCACCTGTTGAGACTGTATCTGTTATTACGCCTGAAGAAGCAGCTTCTGATATTAATGGCGAACCAACTGAAGGCGAGATCGCTTCAGTTTCAGTCACTACTGAACCTGAAATGAATCCTTCTGTTACGGATGAAGAAACTCCTTCTTCTTCTGTAACCATGACCGCAGATATGCCAAAAGATCCCACTCCTAAAGCAGATCCTGAAGATAGAAATGATACTCCTGCTGAAAATGTTCCTGCCAACAAACCTGTTGTCGATTCTCCTGTAGTTAATGATCAAAAAGTTGGTGAAGAATATAAACCAGAAGAAGTAAAGATTGTTGAAGATGGTTCTGCCATTCACGAAGATGTTGAACAGACTAAAGTCATTTCTGATACTATTGAAGAGCTGAAGTACACTCAGTCTTCTATTAATAAGTATGGCATGTCTCCTCAAGCTATGATGCTTCTTAATATGGACAATGTGCTTGCTAAGAAAGCCGGTATCGCACTTCCTGCTCACGAGTCTCTAAATTCCATTGGTAGAAATGACGAAGCTGCTCAGCAGACCAATGCTGCTCTTGAAATTGTTTGTGATAAAGCACTTGAAAACTTTACTAATAAAACTCTACAGATTTGGAACGACACTACTAAATTCATTGATTCCGCTGTCAGTTGGAATAAGAAACAACATAATGCCATTTCTAATACTGTAAGTGAACTTAAGAAAACTCCTTGGAACAAAGTTACCAAAAATGTATATATGAACAACATTGATGCAACTCGTATGCAAAATGTTGTAACAACTGCAATTAAGCTTGTTAAGGCAGTTGAAGATGTTGTTGCTAATGGTAAACTAAATAGAGCTGAAGAACTGAATACTTATTGTGATCAGCTTAATACTTTCCAGTCTGACATGAATAATGTTAAGACTACCTGGTATAAAGTAAAGGGCGGAGTCACCACACATCTTGAAAATATTAACATTCTAAATAATGGTCTTTCTAAAGTATCTGAAAAGCTTGAAGATATTAAGAAGAGTGGTTTCATGTCTGTGATTGTCAAGACCGAACTTGACAAACCTACTCGTGATGCTATTCTTAGTGTTGACAATGCCATTCTTTCTGCGACTAAGGCGCTTTTTAAGACTCAAAAGCTTTTGGGTGCAGCTACTCACAATTTCAATCTGGTAAAGAAAGTAAAATAATGTAAGATATATTCAGTAGAGGACAGTATCTGTCCTCTACTGATAGTATTTAAGAAAATATAATTTTATAGTACTATAGTTTGAATATACTTACTAATAAATAAGAGGATTGTTATACATGAAATTCAATACTCATTTAAAACATGCTTTTTCTGGTACAGAAGCATTTATCAAATATCAATTTGATCCTACTTTTCCAAAAAAATTAACTGAATGTTTTGAAGATGTATTAAACTATCGAGATTCGTTGGACTATGGAAAACTTGATGAAAATCAAAAAATTAAATATCGCTATGATAAAGTTAAAGCATACGCAGTTGAAAAATTTGCACCAAAACTATTAGATGTTTGCAATAAATATACTGGACTACCTTTTTTGAAGGTGTATCTTACTTTAGACGGTACTCCCAATGCGTCGATAACCACATACACTGCAAGCAAGGCTACTAAAGATGTTCCCATTGTACCTAGATTAATGTTTCAAAAAGGCAGGGGATTTATAGAACCTATTAAAAATTTAGAATCTATGTCTTCTATTATCAATACCTTTGAACAAAGTAAAAGTGTTGATGGTATTCAGTTTAGTCAAACTAAAGAATTTGCGGAAGTTTGTAATAAAATAGGACTTAGTTTTGTTTTAGAACTTGATGTAGTTTTTTATTTTCTTACAACGGATCTTTATAAATCTGCTGAAAAAGAAGATATTATTACTCCAGACGAAATGACTGCTATATACTTACATGAAATTGGACATGCGTATACAAATATTCAATCGTTTATAAATAAATATTTTACAATTGATCGACTTGTAACACAATTTGATTCTTTACTCAACAATGCTGATATAGAAACAATGGGAAAAGCGTTACAATCTGTTTCTCCTACTATTACTAAAATGAAATCCTTAGGATTTTTGTCCAATAAAGAATATACTATTATAAATAGTGCACTTGAAACTGTTACCTATTTTGCAAATAAAGAAAAGAAAGAAAGTTCCAGTTGGATTGATGATGCATTTGTGCTTATTTACGCTATAACAAAAAGTATTACCCAACTTATTTTTGGATATATTATCAATTATATATTTAATGTTTCTTGTTTTGGTATTTTAAATAATATTGAAAATGAAACATCTAGAGGTCTTAATGAGTTAAAAACATCAGATGTTTTTAATACTTTGCATGTATTTCAAAATGATGAAAAATCTGCAGATGATTTTGCTGTAAAATGTGGGTATGGTGCTCAACTTATATCTGGACTTACTAAACTAAATTCACACGTTTACAACAGTCAATACGTAGCTATGATGAATTATAAACACTATAGTGATATAGCTCGTATGATGTTTAAATTCTTGTCTTATGTTGATGCTTACACTGGAGCATATACAACATCTTTAATGACTTCACAAACAGTATATGAAAAGACCATAGATCGTTATGAAAGCATGATGAAAAATCTTATTAAAGCATTTAAGACATCTATAGCTTCAAAAGAACAAATCGATGCATTCATAATGAACTACGAAGGTATGAAAAAAGAAATTGATAATTATAAAAAATCATATGCATATAAATCAGAAACTGCTACATGGAGATTTTTAGAGGTATGTGGTTTTAGTGCTACATTTATCTCTGCCGTGTTTACAGGTAGACTTACGAATGATTATTACAAATATCAAAAACAAATCGACAATCTTATAAATAATAAATTGTACTACTTATCTCGTAAGTTTAAATCTGTGTCTTTTTAACGAGTAAGGATTTTGTCATATGCTTAAAAATTTAGAACTGGCTGTAGGCACAGATACTTACATACCAGAAGTTGAAGGTATTGTTCCTTTTCACAATTGTGACTCAGATGAAGATACAAAGGAACTTGATGCCATTATAGTTACAATTGACAATGATACGAATACTATACAGGAATTAAAAGCTTTTCAAAAAACACTTCCTGCATATGGAATCAATCAACAAACATATGAATGGTTTTTACAAAATATACATTCTAAAATACAATTTCCATTTGAGCTTCCTGCAATAGAAAATCTTTCTTCTACTGGTAAAAATAAAGTACTAGCTAAACAATTATATTACGCTATTGAAGAAATGAATCAATCACTTCTTCAAAAAATAAAAACCAAGATTGTTGAATGGTGGAAAAATTTTATAAATTTTGTTTCTAAAGCTGTACAAAAAATTCGACAATTTGTCTCTTCTAATGAACTTGTTCAAAAATGTAGACGAATTGCAAAATATAAATTTGCAGGAACGGAAGCATATAAACCATCAGAATTGATGCCATACGACGTACCAACAATAGAAATTTTTAATACGTCTATAAGTACCATAGAAAATATTTTAAATAACCTAGCTTCTATATTTGAAAAAGAAAAAGATCCTTTTTATATTGTAAGTAATATTTCTAGATACATCGATGTACAAAAAGAAACTACAGTGCTAACTAAATTACACAAAACGTTTTGGGATTCATTTGGTCCGATTACTGCAGAAAAATTACAAAACTATAGTCAAAACGCATATGTTCAACTTGGTTTTTCATATGACCGTGTACAAAAATCTGCTGACGATATAGACAATCGTTTTAAGAAAATTAATATAAATACTATAATGAATGCTTTTGCCGATGATCAACAACATCAACAATTCTATTTAATGAATCATAAAAATTTAGGACTTATAATAAGTAAACTGCTAGCATCTATACTTGACGTGGGGAAAGGCATTAAACAAATTATAAAAAATATAAATTCTTTTGAAAATGAAAATATGAAATAGGATTTTGAATTAATGGGTTGAACTTTTTGTATTATATGTGTGTCTGTATAATTTTAGGAGTACTCTACTATGGCTTTTAAAAACTTGCAATTTCTCCTTGGTAATTCCAAAATGGAAGAAGATCTGCTTCCAACAGATGAAACGAATGATGGTGTAGAAGTCACTGCCGATATCGCAGTAAAGGTTGCCGAAGACAATGAAGCGACTGATGTTCTAACAGAAGATCTAGATACTGTAGACGATGAAATTACTGAGCAAGAAGAAATTCTTGATGATGTTGAAACTCTTCGGTACATCGCTTCCAACATACGTAAGTTTGGTACCAATCCTGCTTCTTTTGATATTATCAACATGAAGAATCGTCTCAACAGAATTATCAAAGAAGTTCCTGCACTTGAATCTTTGTCTTCTGTAGGTAGAAACGAAGCTGAATCTCAGACTCTTGTTTCTGGAATTGAATCTGTAGTAAGTTCTTTCTATGAAAAAGCTGGTACAGTTACTGATGAACTTATCACTAAGGCAGATTGTGCCAACAAAAGAACTCTCGCACTCATTCCTAGAATGAAGAAGAAGATTTCTCTGGCAAAGAAGATGTTGAACGATGCCAATCCAGATCCTAAGAAATTGGAAACTGCTGTCGTTACCAATTATGGATATGGTAAAATGATGAATACTGTCAATGCTATTAATACTCTGCTAAAGAATAGCGATCGTATTCATACTGCAGTAGGTATCAAGGACAATGGTACGATTACCGTTGTTCCTTGTACTGAAAGCTTTGGCACCAATGCACTTTCCGCACTTGGTCTTGGAATTGAAGAAAATAGAATTGTCAACACTGAAAAGGTCAAACGCAATAAGATCAAGCTCTCTGCTATTGATAAACAAAAGCTTGTTCAACTTGCAGATCAGATCTTTGTTGCTTGTGAAAGCTTTAAAACTGTTGAAGAAAATCTTGCTACCTTTAAGAATAGTTTAAAGGCTAAAATGTTTAAGGATGACACTCCTCAGTCTAAAGCTAAACAAAATCTTTATTTTACAAATAAGATGAAGAGTCTCTATTCTTATCTACGTGTAGTGAATAAAGCTGAACGTCAGCTGTGCAAACTCTGCAATAACTACGTGACTCTTTGTTCTGCATATTCAAAAGTAAAGTAAAGATATCATTTTCTAATCATATCACCATAGGGGTAAGAGTACCTAGGTACTCTTACTCTTTTTATTGTATAAGGATTTTACTTATGTTACGCGGACTTGCTACTTTAGAAAATACTGTGGTAGAAATTCCTGATAGTGATGATGAATTTGATGTCTTTGCAGAAACCACTCTTAACGAAGCATTCGATGATCCTGCAACAAAACTTCTTTCTGAATGTCAATTTGATCTAGATACATATTTTCACTATCAAGACAACATGATACTTTTAAATACATGTAAAGATCTTCTTCCTTCCGACAATACGTATCTTCTAGATTTCATGGAAAAAAGTTTAAAATATGAATCAATTTTTATTCCTAGAGAACAGCTTCATCAAACTGGAATAGAATCTATAATAACTGACATCCTTGACAAAGCAAAAAATTTACTTTCTATAATTAAAGAAAAATTTAAAGCTTTGTATGAAAATATTTCTAATACTCTGCGTCAAATGACTCTTACTGTTCAAGATTGTGTACATGATTTAAACAATGCTAAAGATAAGGAAAGATCTGAATTAGGATATAAAACAATAAAAATTATTTCTCCTTCAGTTCTTGGAAGATATTTTTCCGCAGTAGAATCTATTAAAAACAAAACTTCCAATCTTTCCAATATCTTTAATTATAACCAGAGTACTGGTGAATTTAACGTACGCCCGATTGAATCTATATTTGGACAAGAATTTAATGCTTTAGGTTTTAAATCTGAATTTGGTAAATTGAGTATTGATCAAGCATCTTCTATGCGAAAGAAACAGGAATTTCAATTATCTACTATTAATAGACAAGACCTTATTAAAATCGGAACTGGGTTATTACAAAATCACAAAAATATTGATATTCTTGTTAAAAATTTTGATAATATTTTTTCCAAATTTCCAGATTTTAAAACAGAATCACTTGATCCAGATACGGGAAGTGTAGTTATTACTTCAGTTAACATGAATATACGAAAACTATATTCCAATTTAGTAAAACTAGCAGAAGATATTTTTAAGCAAAGCAAATTTGTTACTAAGGATTATATCAAACTTTGCAAAGCATGGTTATCTTGATATAGTTTGGAGATATATACACATGTTTTCACTTCCTTATGATGCACGAACTATTTATGATGATAACACAATGTCAGATTTATATTTTAAATATTTTAATGAGTTATCACTCATTGAAGATATAAGAAAAAAAAATCTATATTGTAATGAAATACAATCTTTAGTTAAACAACTTTCTGTTTACAAAGAAAATATAATAGTACAAAATGAATTTACTCTAGGTACTGAAAGTACTTTAACCGGATCTATAGTACGAGCAGCTGCTGAATTTCTAAAGTCTCTCCTTATCTGGATTAAGAATACAGCATGGAAAATTTATAGAAATACTAAAGTGTTTCTTGGTGTACATTCTGGTATTTCAAAAAAAGCTGCAAGAATTATAAAAAATTTAAGTAATATGAAAGATCCTGTACCAACTCCTGAAAACAAAGAAAAGTTTCAAAATATCCAAGTAACAGATATTGACTATGAAAGTAATAAACTTTTTACTTATTTAAATTTCTTTAAAAAGAATGTTGAAAATCTAAAACCAAGAGATGCTTCAACGGCAGTTAAAGATGCAAGACAAGATGAAGAAATTGAAGCAAGCTATTATCCAACTCTTATTAAAGAACAATTGGATAAACTAAAACCAAGACAAAATTTAAATCCCTTTAATGAATATACACGTGAAAAAGTAGCCAAGTTTGCAAGTAATATTATTAATCTGTATGACTATTTATATGCTGCCGGACCAGATATTTTAAAAAACTATGACGAAATAACTCGTATTTCTAGAATGTCTGAAATAGAATTTCAGAAAACAAGAATATTAAGACCTTCTGATAAATCTAAATTGCAAATTTATAAAGTAAAACTTCTTCTTTATAATCGTGGCGTTGATTTGTGTACAGAAGAACTTAATAAATTATTACGAATGTATTCATTTATAGAAAATACTCAACCAGAAAAATCAGGCAATACAAATACTAACAATCGACCACAACAACAAAATACATGATTATATTTTGTGTGTCTGTATCTTATTAAGGAGTACTTAATTTATGCATAATCTAAAAGGTCTTGAAAAACTCAATTCCAAATTCTACACTATGCAGGAAACTGTAGTAGATATTGAAGTTAAAACTTCTGATGCTGACGAAGCTATTGAAGAAGCTCAAACTGTTTCATCTGAAATTGTAGAAGATCTTGATACAGTCGAAGGCGCTAGTGATGAAATCGAAACTCTTCGTCTTTATCAAAAACATCTGAAAGAATATCCTCTTACTAAAGCCAGTTACTCTCTTATCAATTTAAACAATAGCCTTTCCAAATATTCTCCTCAACTCGTTGCAGTAGAATCTTTCAATGCCAGTATTACTAATGATGTAGTCAGTGCCGGTATTGAAGGAATTGTTAGTAATGTCATTGAAAAGATTAAGGGTATTGTAAAGGGTATTGTTGCCAAATTTAAAAGTTTAATGGATAAAGTTAAACTTGCAATCGGTAACTGGGAAAGTGCACTTGAAGCTGCAGGGCGTCTTATTCAAACCATTCCAGATACTCCCTCAGCTGAAACTGGTTCAGTCACTGTTAATGGAGTAGATTTTAAACAATGTAATCAAATCATTTCTGGCATTGAATCCGTCAATTCTAAAATCAAGAATATAGGTGATATTATTGTCTTTAAAGACAACAATCTTACTATCAAATCTATTTATGATGTTCTTGATAAGCAAACACTTGATATAGTAGGATTTAATAAATCAAATTATCCTACGGAAACTAAAATAGACGTTGCAAAGTTTACTAAGCAAGAACTTTCTAGTATGTGTGATAAGCTTATCAAATCTTGTCAAAACATAGATAAAATTGACAATCTTATATGGAATACAATGGTTAATATTCCAGCTGTACTAGATGCTTTGGATTCTCCTGGTATCTTTGACAGGGTATTTAATACTGCATCTAATCAACTTCATCGTAGTTTAAACGATCTGCTTATCTTAGTAAATTCTACAGCAGCTACTCTTGCAACTTGCAACAAGTCTTTCATACGTATTGTCAAAGCTCGCGCAAAAGCTTAATGTATAAATACTATCTATGTACAGGGATACATCCCTGTACATAGATAAGTATATGTATAAATTTATGTTATTCGTTTGTAGATAAATATATATAACTATTTTGAATGTGGATATAAAAGATAATTTTATTAATTCTTTAAGGAGATTTAAAATGCAAGAAAAGCTTTTTGAACTTGCTGGCAAGATTGTTCTTGGTGTGGTAGTTGGTGTTGTAACCTGTATGGTCGTACAAAAGATTAATGAGATTCGTTCTTCAAATGAATCTGAATAAAAAATAATCATATTTATTTCAAGGAGGTTGTTATGAATTTGTTTGAACGTATTGGTCAGATTGTTGTTATTAGTTCTTTGTTGTCCAGTGTGTACATGATCTTCACCATGGCCGAAGCTTCTTCTGAAGGAGAATCGGAAATCTTTGGCGGTAGGTTTCGGATGCAAGCTCGCCGCACCTCTTATGGAAACAATGACACCAACACCGAAGGATAACACTTTTATATGATAAAAGTTCATAGGAGTAGGGAGAAAATCCCTACTCCTATGTAACAAATAATGTTATTTTTTTTTATTTTTTAAATAGAAATTCATGAACAACACTTGTACTTGAAAGTAATGTTTGCTCATTTGATGTGTTATCAAACTTAAGCATATCCATAATGAAATCATCATGGATACTTTCAGTTCCTACAACTTTCTGAAGATCAATATCTACGTCACCAACAACAGCATCAAACATCTGTTGTGACCAAGAAACAATATCTTCAAGACGAGTGGAAAGATTTGGTTCACTACCAGTATCTAAAATAAGAGTATAAATATATACATCATCAGTTTGACCAATTCGATACACACGAGAATAAGCTTGTTTTTTATCGACAGATCTGAATCCTTGTCCCACAAATATTACCGTATTTGCTTCAACTACAGTAACACCTGTGGCCATTGTTTGCATGGTACAAATAAGAGGATTTTTATTCGGATTCTGTTTAAACTCCTTTAAGATAGCTGGAGTATCTTTACTTGTTTTACCATAAATAATAGAAGGGTTCATGCCCCAATCATCACGAGCTGATTTTGCAGCAGCCTCTACTACATCTGTAAATGTAGTAAAAATAATTGTTTTCTTAATAGCCTTTTGAATAATGTCTTTTATTGGTCCGTGTTTAAACATTTCTGAATACATAGCTGCTCTAAGTCTTGTAAGAAGATTTCCTATTACTTCTCCAAGCATAACCATATCTACATATTTGTATACGGATTTGGCTTTCTTAAATCTATTCTTTAATTCAGAAGGTAGTGTAGGAAGAATAACAGTTTTCTCATAAAAATTGGCTTCTTTCATGAGTCTTCCTTTTTCTTCCCAACTGCCATATTTCTTTTTCTTAATAGCTTCTACTATATTTAAATATTTGTTATAATCACTTTTATTAAACTGTGATGTAGAAGTAAAATATTTTAATCCTGCAAGATAATCTTGTTCAAATTGTTTTGTGCTTTGATCATAATACTTTTTTCTTTCTTCGACAAATTTTTTAACTTCTTGTTGTACTTTCTTCAAAGTATAATTTTCTCCATTAGGAATTTTAACCATGATGTTTTCTTCATGTTTTTCTGGAAGATCAAGCACTTCTTCTTTAGTTTTTCTATACATCATCATACCAAGACGATGTCTTACAATATCTGCAAGTTGCATGGTATTTACGCCAAAAGCTTTTTTAAATATCTGTTCCGCTTCTTCATCAAAATACGGGTCAAGCAATTTGAGTAGTGGAATAAGTTCGGCTGGAGCTTGTTTAATAGGAGTTCCAGACATGGTGAGAATATCAACACTTTGAGTGTACTTGGCAATCATTTCTGCATATTTAACACGTTCTGCATTCGCTGATCTAAAGTAATGTATTTCATCAATAATAATGCCAATGTTTCCAGATTTTAATTCTTTAAGGGATAATAGCTTTGGCATAGACTCATAATTAATAATAAACCATTTTGCATTTGAGATAGGTTTTTCTTTTGTCCAAATTTTTTGTGGTGTTTTACAAAATTTATTAATCTCACCAGCAAATTCATACACTACGTTATTTGGAGTAAGTACAATAATTTTTTCTTTACCAAGGGCAGTCATAAGAGCGATAGCTGTGGCAGTATTGTGAGTAACGATAAAATTATCCGTAACATACAAATGTTCAGGATGATCTATCATGATACATTGTGATTCTAATTTTCCAACATACTTAATACTTTTAATAGCTAGTCTCAAACTATCACTATATTGATTCGTAAAAGACAATCGTTTCTTTTTTCGTTCAAGTGTAAATAACTCACTTGGATTTTTATATCGGATATAAATGATGTATGACAATCTTCCCTGTAAACGTTGATTTTTATATGAATAGTAAGGAACTTTTTTCTTAAGTTTAGCAATACCACCAATCGATCTGACAAGATATTGAATATCTTTAGCTAATTTAAAACTACTGGTACTGTATCTGACAGATCCACATTTTTCATTTTTAACACCATCGACATATCCATCAGTATCAAGTAATCCTCGTAATAGTTCAAGTTTTTGATTAAATGAAGCGTTTTCTAAATATTCTTTAGGAATATGTTTTTCCCAAGATCTACATCCGTACAAATTTAAATTTTTTAATATTTTAACAAATGATAGTTCTGGTTTGTTATCTTTATTTGCAATTATTCTTGCATCTTTACAATAAGTACAAGTATCTGATTTATAATCACATATATTTAAAATCATGGAAGATGGTAATTTTTCTCTAACTCGTAACAAAATTTCTTCATCTGTAGTAAGAGTAACGGAACTACTAACTATTGATCCGTCACCAAGTATAACACCAAGTACATAAGGGTCAATTGGAAGTTCAGCATCTTTTGTTATCTCTGGTTCAATTAAATCAACGTATGTAAATGTATTTTTTATTGAAAGAAGTCTTATTATTTCTTTTGTTTCACACACTTTCCAGTGAGGTTTATCAGGATGCATTCTATTGATATTTTTGTGATAAACTTTCCACAAATGAGTCAATGAACACAACGTAGATCTTCCATCTACAAATGTGATCTGATACATATCTTTTTTACCTTGTGGAAAAACACCTGTTACATTTGAAGGTGTACCATCTCTTGTGATAACGGTATCACCTACTTTAATATCTCCCATTCGTTTCCAGCCATTTGGAACTTTTACTTTACATCCTATCCACTGGTCTTTTCCCAATCCTGTGTCGAATGCCAACAAATATCCTTTAAGACTATATCTCTGTTTTATTTGATCATATTTTTTAATAAATTCTAATTGATAATCTTTTAATTCAAATTGAAGTTCATTTTGCATTGTTGTAAGATTAATATTTTCTTGAATAGGTTCATTCAATTTTTTAAGATACGTATTTTCATAAATAAGTTCTGTAACTAATTGGTATGTTCTTCTATTGGGAAGTTGATTGATAACATATAAAAAATCAGGAAGAAAAAACTTATGAAAAGACATTAACTGTCCACGACCAAAATGAAATTGTAATTGAAACATATTTTTTAATTTAGTCGTGCCCCATTGATTTTTTATATCTTTCATAAATGTTGTTTGTGGAATTCCTGTTATATTGATTTTGTTTCCTTGTTCTTTTACAGTTACTCCATATAAGACGCTCATAAATCCCATAATAGACTTTCCTTTTGTTATCTAAATAAATTGAAATATATATTACTTTTTTGTAAGTGATATACAAATAGTATAACTTAAATAAAAGAGAACTTTGCTTATTATGACAAAATATAAGAAATTGAAAGAATTGATAGAAAATTTTTCACCCCACGAATCTATTGCGGACAACACTGGAGCAATTCGCATTGAAATAAAATTGTCAAAACGTAAAAAGAAAAAGTATATGAAAAGACACAAACATCCACCATACTGTATTGTTCATGGTTATACAGATTTTATCTATTAGTAATAGGGAGAGTTCTCTTATGTCAGATCAGATTATCATGGAAGATATTGAGCATAAATTCATGTGGAATACTATTATTAACATTCTTAATGATCTTAGAGAAAATTATAATTTAAGATTTCAATTAAATACTCGTTATCGTTATCTCATTCCTCATCCGGAAACAAAAGAAGAAAAAAAGGTATATATCAGTAATTTATTCACAATAAGTGAGTTAGAAGGTTGTATTTTTAAATATATACTTAATGATAAAAATATTTATTTATGTTCTTATTTGTGTGATTACAAATTTCAAAAAGCTGAAAGCAATTCTAATCTTGCAAATATGAGTTGCAAGGACTGCCCTGCCAAAATAATGACTTCACAATTTAAACTGTGTTTAAATGGATATCGGACTATGATTACACACATCCGATTGAAAAATGTTCCACATTTAGAACAAGAAGCATTTAATATTATTGTTCGTTATTGTGAAAAAATAAGAGATATCGAATATAAACCTGATGTTTTATTAAGAAGTCAAATTAAATAAAAATTATTTTTATTTATAATTAGAAAAGGAGGTGAGTATTGTGGTATCGTCTGCTATCATTATCATCATTCATCTAGGTTAATCTTCACATTTGAACTCGACCATACTATTGTAAAAAAAAACAATTTGTGTACATAAGAGGATACTCCAGATAAGGAGTATCCTCTTATGTGTATTCTTCCTTTAATTTTTTCTAAATATTTTTTACCCAAGAGCACTTATACTCGTGTGACGTAAGAAGATCAAGAACTTCTTGAACTTCTGTAGTATCTCGGTCATAAATCTTAATATAAAAATATTTATTAGTATCCAATACTTTAATGGACGATGGATTTAACCAAGGTAAAGCAAATACTTTTTCATTCGTTTTGCCATCTTGGTAATAGTTCAATACGATATATGTAAGTTCGGTATAAGGTTCCATACTAGGAAGTACTTTCTTTACTTCATTGTAGTACGGAATCAGATCTTCAATATTTTTAACAGCATTGTACTTACCAAGAGCAATAATTTCTCCAGTCCATGTGACCGAATCTCTAGGATTGATAGAAGTAAAGGAAACATTATCCCCTACTTTTAAATCAGTTGGATTTACAATCGCCATATTACTTCTTTTCCTCGACAGGTTCTTCTGTCTTTTTATTCTCAACCCATGCAGTACCAGGAACAACCATAATATCGGTCATAATGATTTTAGAAACAACTTCATTAAGACGATCAAGAAGTTCAGAATAAAGATTACCGGTTTGAACTGGAGGATATTCATTTTGCCATCTGGATTCAATGTAATCATAATTTTGTTTAATGAGTTTCTTCATATCAGAAGAAAAATTTCTCAAAACAATTTTATTGAAATTCGGTTCATCTCTATATTTACGAATATCAAAATAAGATAAAGCATTTTCAAGTTTCTGATACTTGTCTTTACAAAAAGCAGAACTATCTTTCTTAGGATCAATATTTTTATACAAAGGACCATACATACAGTTATTCAAATAAACAATACAATCTAAAAACAATTCCAAGAAAGAACATTTTAATTGATCTTCTTGGGTCTTATTTTCTTTATTGGTATATTTTTGAAATACATTGTGTACAACACGTAAAAACTTTGAAGTACCATTAAATATAAATCCATATTTAACAGATGCTAAAGCTGCACCAATTGCATCTTCTAATACTGGCATTGTTACAGCCATTTCATGTGTAAGTCCGCCTTGACATAAGTATACACTTTTCTTAACACTCATGATGGAAAGACCATCTTCGATATCATTAAGTTCAAGAGTATTTTTTACGTGAGCTTGTTTTTGTTTTGTATAATACCTGGTAAGAAATTCTTTTGTTTCCGTATACCAAGGATAATCATCAGGATATGTTTCACCTGGATGAATATTGGCATCTACAATTCTATCGTCATGTGGTGTGAGATTATTGATACAAAGCTGACGTCCGTCATGAAACACAGAAACATCATGAATGATACAATCTTCAATATTGTTTACACCATTGTATTCTGGCTTGTTAGCTTTACCAATAAGAGCAAGTACAATAAAATTGATAGGTGAGGAATATGAAAGTGGAAGACCATATGTACAAACAGAGACATGTTTTTTCGTATTAAAAGCTAGAGCATCTATATTAACAAGAACCTGTGTTCCTAAATAAGATCCTCCAGGAACAAGAATAAGAAGAGGTTTATCAGGATCTGAGTTTTTAATATAATTATAAACTTCTTCTGTTTCAATGGATGCGTCTGCAAGACCTTTGGGAAGTACTAAAAGATCAATATGATCCATTTTGTATGTTCTTCCACGATCGTTATTATAATTCTGATATGTTGAAAACATGGAATCTAGATAAACTTCATATTCCTTTTTAAATGCACGTACTCTATATTCTCTTGATTCTGTACTTGGAGTAAGTGTAGAAATTTTTCCTTCCCAAGAAATAGGAGGCATATCTTTAAAGTATTCAGAAACAGCTTTTGCAATTTCTTTATCTCCACCTGTAGAAGTATAAGCTTGCAAATAAGCTATCGCAGTAGCTGCTTCATTTAGTGTACATCCATATTCTTGCATCAAAAATTCTTTGGTAATAATACTTGATTTAAACTCTTCAATAAGTTCATTAAAAATAGATTGTACTAACTCAAAGAACTCGTGTGTTGTACATACACTAAAATAATTACGATGTTCGTAAAAATGTTTTAATACAATAGATGCCAGCAACATAGCAGTTGTAGTACCATCTGAACAAGCAGAATCGATACGATCACCGTAATAATGAATAGTAGATTTTAAATATTGTTGAACTGGAGAAATGAATTCAATATTGCGAATAATGTGGGAACCGTCTTTCATGAAAATACGGTTGTCCATTTTTCCAGTACCAATAGGAGCCATGATTTCATTGGGAGCAATCTTACACTGATAAATAAATCCATATCTGGCGAACGGACCGTTAATGGATACAAGATAATTAATAAACTGAGATAATGTTTCATCTATTGTTTTAGTAAAATTTTCAGAATCTACAACGTTTTTAATGTTCTTACAATCATTCATAGCAATGCGCATATCTAACAAAACCTCCAAAATAAGGGTTACTCTAAAAAAGAGTAACCCTCTTTTTATTTTTTATTTCTTTATTTTTAAATTCTCAAGGTCCCTTGTAAGTTCTTCAAGAGACTTTGTTACTTTCGGTTTGTACTCATCATAGAGTCTTTTGATTTCTTGAAAAGTGAATAGGTCTGTTCGCATAAAGTCTGCAACACTCATGTTAAGTTTAGAACAAATATCTGTGTTGAGACAAAAACGAACTACATTTTCAAAATAAGCATTTGATGCCAATGATTCATTGTCATCTTTAAGACATAAAAATCCGGTATTTCTATTTAGAAGAATATCTTTTTGTTTAATATAGCTTTGATTAAAAATATCTATAAGTCTAGCTTTCACTAAACCTGGTTCATTTTTGACAAGTTCTAATACTCTATTTTTTTTATCAACGTAATTTTTTATGTTTTCGTCGGTATCAGCTCTTACGCCACCAGCTGGTTTACGACTAACATAAAAAAACTTTGTTGCACATCACAAGGAATAAGTCCACGAACAGCAGAAGTTGGAATAGCTCCGCAACGTGGACATTTGTTGTAGTTGTATGCAATAAAAGATATCTTGGTTCTTTTAATAAAATCAATAATAGCATCGGCCAACTTTATCTCTGGATCAAGTTGCAGTGCATTGATTGTAGAAGGAAGAGATTCTTTATTAGTGAAGAAAATGTTTTTACCATTGGAATCTTTATATGTAATCTTTTCAATAAATGGTGAAAAGACTCTGAAATATTTAGCTCTTAAATAACTTGTACAATCTGCATATGAATTCGTCTGAATCTTATCTGCCAATTCTGCAACATATGCTTCACCATCAAGAATTTCTTCAATGAAAGAAGGACACTTAATATCAAGTGACCAAGTATCATTAAGAGTAATATGTTCACAATCTTTAAGAATGTTCTTATGATAATTTACAAGCATCTCAGGGGTTTTGATAGTAGAAGATGCACAAAATTCAAGTGCTTCCTTACCAAGACGAGTATAATCATTAAATCTCATCTTGGCAATATCAATCTTTGCTTTGTCAACATTTCTACAAGTTTCATTGTGGCAAATGAATTCAGCAGAAACTCCATTTTGAAACATAAGAGAAGCAATTGCCCATAAACAAACATCAAAATCAGGGAAGCTTAAGCATTTTTCAAAGTTCTCTTCCCAATTTTCAAGATTACTAGAAGTAATTAGTTTCTTGAAAAGTTTAATACCTGCTTTACGAACATAGATATCGATAGGAATATAATTAAGTTGACCAAATACATATCCAAATTCAAATTCAGTTGCACGACATTCGATATAGTATTCATGAAGTTCGTCTTGAGTTGCAGGACGAATAAATACATGAAATCCGCTATTATAAAAATACACTTTCTTAATACCATTAATAAGTGCCATGGTAAGATTGAGTGCATTGTCAGCAGATACGCAAGTACCTGTAGGAATCTTATTAATAATGGATTTATTTGCTACAGCATCACCAATTCGTTTACCATCAATTGTTGCAGTACAACCAATGGAATGTTGTTTTTCAATAATGCTTTCAATGAAGTCACTATCTGCTTGTCTTTGCTTAGTGTGGAAATATTTGTAGATAAGACGCATTCTGTTTTCATATGACAATGGTGAGAACAGAGCATCGTTCTTTGTTTGTATGACTTCTTGACTATCGTCTTCAGTTGGAAAATATCCGTTCTTACCTTCCATAATTTCAAAGGTAGTGTCCGCATCCTGCAAACCGATAACAAGTGGCGGAGGTGTAGTATCTAAAATAGCTTCTGGTTGATATCCAATAGTAGATTTTGGTTTATCAAATTCAACAGGAACAATTTCTTCAGGTTCAGGATTTACTTCGATATTTACAGGATCTACTGGTTCAATTTGTCCTTGTTGTACTGTGGATTGAGTCAAAGTTGAAAATTCTTCATCGGAAATAAATAAAGGTTCTTCATCCGTAGAAGATACGACCATTTCTTCAGTTTGATTTTTTGTTGTAAAGTGAACAACTTCTTCTATTTTATTCTCTATTTGTTCATTGGAAACTTCATTAATCTCTGGTTTTGAAGACATAAAATTAATTTCCTCAGTTTCATTTTCTGAAACCGTGCTATGAGTATTGTTTACAGACATGTCAGTAAAACTGTCCACTCGAACTTCTGTAGAAATATTAACAATTGGTGTTTGAGTATCGATAGTAGTATCCTCTAAAATTGCAGCTGGAATTTCATTACTTGTTGCCTGTTGCATAGCAAGATATTCTGCTTCGGATTGAGGAGAAACAATACGTTCTTCTTCTTTATCCACTTGTGATACAACATGACGTTTGGTAGGAACAAAAGAAATACCAGATTCTGTATGAATTGGATTGTTCTCCAATTGTGAAACTTGAGAACCTTTATTTGGTTTAGAAGACATTTTCATCGAGTTATTGATTGCTGACGGGTCTAATGGAACAGTTTTCATACCAACTACAACTCCTTGAATATTATTTGCTATCCTTGATTCTTCTTTTGTGTTTTCTGAGTGGCACCAGTTCAACAAACGGTCTACAACTTGTGATAACCACGTTTTCGTCTTCATATCGTACTATACTTTTAAGGGTTAAACCATTATCAGTCCATACAAACAACTTGGCAAAATTTTCAGAGTTGGGAGTTTTACTAATAAATTCTTTTATAGATGGACCATCAAGACCATCGATATATAAAAAATGACAATCTATAAATTTTTCTTTAAACGCTGGTTGACCGTCTTTTGTTATAAAATCTTCTGCTTTAATCGGATATGTTTTAAACCAGTTAGATACTAATGGTCCATCTGGCATTTCATTAAAAGCATATTGTTTATAAGCAAGAATTTTTGAACTAACGTCTGTCCCTTCAAAAAGATCTTTTCTGTCCAATATAGAACTGACAATATTTTCAAGTTTTATTAAAATTAAATTATCATCAATAACTTTTCCAGCAATATCTGTAGTAAAGATAATTTTATCTTTTAAAGCTTCGTCTGCTTTTTCATCTTCTTCAAAAGGATTTTCTTCTTTATCTACTACAGTTTCTTCTGAAAATTCATCTGATTCTTCATTTGAAAATTCGACAAGTTCTTGACTAACAATCTCATCACCAATCATTATTTTTATATTGCCTTCGGTATCGATGACAGCTTGTGTTTCTTCAATGCGATTGTTTCGCAATGCTCGCATGATAGATTCACTTCTAAAAATATATGGTAATGGTGAATCTTTAATATGAAAAAATTCCATAAAGTCATCATAGAAGTTATAAGTCGTATTTTCTTTAGTATAAATCAAATGCATAGAAAGAGTTACTGGTTCGTATTTAGTGATTAATGAAAAATCGGCATTTGTAATTATAATCAATCCAGGAAAAGCTGGAATATTACAATAAATAAATTTATCACCTCTTGCCGATAAAGAAGACAGGTATCTCTTAAGTTCTATTTCGAATTGTGATTTTTTATTTTTCCGTGGTTTCTTTTCTTGAGAGGTCATTATTTAATTCTTCCTCTTTTTGAATTTCTGGAAATACTTCAGTAAGTACTTCGTCTTTAATACTTTCTTCATCAGAAGATACCGATGAAAAATCTGTTTTTACTGAAGTTCCATTAATAAGATAAGGAAGTACTGTTTCTACATAAGTACATACGGCAGCAGATTCTTCTGTACCAAGAGCTTTAATATCCTCAATATAATTGGGTACAAAATTGCTGCACGAAATTACTGCCTGAGAAAGATTATTTTGAATATAATCAAGAGGATCGATAACTTTAGAAATAATAATTTTTAAAGCTTTATCAACACGAATTTGTGACTTAATTTCATTAAGAGCATCGTTGATAATAGTACATTTTTCTAAAATAGGTTTTAATTGTTCTCCAAATTCAATAAGCTCTTTCCATTTTTTACTGTCTTTAGTTTGTATAAAATTATTGTCAACTGGCTCTGAAAGAGTCAATGAACACATAACCATAATACTTCTTAAAGAATAAGCTATATTTGTAAGATCATTAGCAGCCCGAATAATATCATCAGTTTGCTTTCTAAATTCTTTGCGATCTTTTTTATCAAAAATAAAATTTACAGCATCCGCTACATTTGAAGGATATTGTTTTTTCTTTTTACCAACAAATCCACGTTTAGACATTTTACGAGTCATATTAGCAGAAATACCACTTTGTTTACGTTGAGTTTTTTCGGAACTTACAGTGATGTCTTGTGACATAAATCCTCCAAAAAATAATTAAAATTTTCTTTACACAAAATAATACATATTAATAAGTTTATACATAGTACTCCAAATATTTGGAGTACTATGTTTTATGTATTATAGATAAGCAAGGAACTCAAATTGCATATCGGAACAAGCATTTTTTACTTTATCTGCACATTCAAAATAATACGTGTTACAAAATGCAACAGTTCTAGAATGAGCGGTTTCTACAGATAATGCTTCATACCCATTCTTAAAATCATTATTCATATACATATCTTGAATATCAAATTTATTCAAATCTGGACCAACATTTTTAATAAAATTTTGTCTAATCTTTTCTTTAAGCGTAGCTTTGTCTGTAATAAGCACAAGTTCCACATCTTCTTGAACAAGCTTAAGAAAAGTGCTGTTTACATAACCTTTGTTTTTTTCTAAAAAGGCATGTACATTTTTTGTAACACTTAAACGAATATCGTCTGCAGACATTTTATTTTGTTTCAAATAATGAGCATATTCTTTAAAAATTGAACGTAGCATTTGAATTCTGAGATTATTTTCAGCGCTGATTTTAAAATTATCTCGCATATGAGCAATATCTTCATATTCCTCTTTAGAAGCCACAGGAGTCAATTGAACTTTAGTACTCATAAATAAATCTTCCTTTTTTATCAAAATAAAATAAAATTTAGTAGCTATAACCTATACTAGTTTGTTACATACCATTAGACAGGGGTGTTTAATATGAGTGGTGTTGAACGAGAAAGTTTAATGCTTAATTATGTTCACAACATGAAAAAATACTTAAAAACTTTTTATACATATGTTTCCGATGACGAACTAGATCGTTTTATTAAAGATTTTATATCACAAAATATACAACGACCTAAAGCTCGCGTCGTTGAATATCCTTCATATGGAAATGCTGAACTTAAAACAATGGATCTTTTAACCTTTATTAAAAAAATTAATGATAAAGTTATAGCTCCTTCCGGAACTGTTTATCAGTCTACAGATAAAGGAAGTCCACCAATTAAAATCTTTCTTGATGGACTTGTTGAAAGAAGAAGTAAAGCAAAGAAAGAAATGTTTAATTATACTGTTCAAGGAAATATGACTGCGGCTATGCTTAAACATTACGAGCAAGCACTTTGTAAAATTAACCAGAACAGTGTTATTGGCGCTATGGGAACAGAGTTTAGTGCCATGTATGATTTAGAATCTTTCAATGCAGTTACTTCTCTTGCTAGACATGGCATTATTATGGCGTATGCCTTTGCTGAACGATTTCTTGCTAACAATCATTATTTTCCAAATATTGAAAGATTACTTAACTATATAATTGTTTTGGCAAATGCTGCACCAAGTAAAGAAGTTATTGATAATTTAATTACTAAATATGATTTATTCGTTCCTACTTGCATTGATATTTCAGAATCACTTTTAGAAAGTGTTCAAAATTATGATCCTGGTTGTTCGCAAGGATGGATTGTTACAGATACAATTAAAAACTTTGCACCACATGAACAAATTTATATTTTCTATGCCAAAAATTTATACAATCTCATTACTTGCAATTCAGTATTTTTCAAGAAATGGATTACTGATTTCATGAATACAGACAAGCAAGTTGTTGTAACTGAAGACATTGATCCTAAGAAAATATTTAAAATTGATGATGACCTTTTGTGTGCACTTACAACTATTTATGACTCATATTTAAATGGGATGAGTATAAGCGAAACTCCTGATCTTGCTCCAGATACAGCAAGACTCATCGTTGCATGTGCAACAAAAATGCAACAAAAACTTGATGATCTTAATGATCTCATGTTAACGTTTCTACATGGAAAAGAATTTATTCCAGCTATTCCAGAAAATCGACACATTAAAAGAAAATGTGTTGCTATTTCAGATACAGATTCTGTTATATACACAGATAAACATCTGGTTACATGGTATCTTGATGGTCAATTAAGAATTTGCCAGAATGGATTTAATATGCATGCTTTGGTTACATATTGGATGACTAAATCAATGGCAAATCTTATTAAAGTAATGGCAAAATCTAGAGGAGCCATAGGCAAAAATATCGATAAAATTAAAATGAAAAATGAGTTCCTGTATACAGTACTTATTAAAACAAATCTTGGTAAACACTATGCTGGAAGAATTAAAATTCAAGAAGGACGAATTCTTCCAGAACCAAAATTGGATGTTAAAGGTGTTTCATTCAAAACATCAAATCTACCTAAAGTGACCCATGACTTTACAGAAAGTATTCTTATCGATATTATTGATGAAATTGAAGAACATGGCAATCTTTATGCTGGAGATTATATTCACAAAGCTCTTGATTATGAAAAAGAACTTTTTGATAGTATCAACTCAGGTAATCTGACTTACTTTGGCAACGTATCCATTAAACCAAAAGAAGAATATAAAGATCCAGATGGTACTATTTATTTTAACTACGAATTGTGGGAACGTATATTTGAAAAGAAATATGGCAAAATTCACATTCCTGGAAAATATCCACTTATTCCTATTATTTCTACAAAGTTCAAATCAATTCAATATCTAGACTGGTTAAGAATGCGTGAAGAGGAAATTGCTATTAAACTAGAACATTTTTTTAATGATCCCAAGTATAAGAAAAAACAGATTACTCGTCTTCCTCTTCCACTCACGGTAACAAAGATTCCTGAGATATTTATTCCTGTCATTAATTCACGGTCTATTATTTATAAAAATATGGCACCGTGTCAATTAGCTTTACGCAGTCTTGGTATTGATTTGGGTAATCAAAAGAAAATGCCATTGTTCTCAGATATCTATCCTTTACCAGAAGATTAAATTATACATAAAGCAATGAGACAAGTGGGAAATATTTCCCACTTGTCTTTGTACTATTATTGTCGATGACTGATAACAACGATATCGTGAGTCGTATCAATGTTATCAAGAAATTGAATAACTGTAGAACTTGTTCCAGTAGTACCTACTTCTTTATATGTATGTTTTGAAGCATCGGTTCCACAGGCGCAATAAAGTCCACTCAAATAAACATCAAGTTGATCTTGCCCTACTGTATATGCCGGAACAGTGTAATTGGTATTTGCATTAATAGTTGCTGTTCTTTCACCACTTAAAGATTGTTGTCTTGTCCTGCTTGAAGGTATAGTTATATTAGCAGTACCATTAAAAGATACACCATTGATAGTTCTAGCAGTAGCTAGTTTAGTAGCTGAAGAAGCATTACCGGATAGTGCTCCTTTAAATGTGGTAGCTGTAATTGTGTTTGTAGATGGATTTATAGTAACGTTAGTATCAAATCTTGTACCTTCTGTTCTAGTATCTGTAGGAGATGCGGTACTTGTAAACAACAATCCATATTCGGCATTTGTTGTAGTTACAGTTTGAGTAACAACATTATTTGCATCGTAGCTATAAACAAGTTTCCAACAACCAGTGCTTAAAGTAGAAGTTTCATATACTAACAAATGTACTGCATTTGCGCGAATATAACCAGCTGCAACACCCTGGTCATTGTAATAAATTGGTTTTGCACCAAGATTATTAATATTAAGCGTAGTAGAAGCAACGCTATTAAAAGGAATTCTTAATGCTACAATCATACTACTAAAATATGACGTGATACCATCAGTATTTGCAGTAAGGGTAGCTGTTGCAGTTGTTTCAGTCGGGATGACTAAAGGAACACTAAAAGTTTTGGTAGAAGTTTCTGCATTTCCACTAATGTTAATTTGCGCTGGATGGACGTGACCTTCTCTTGCAAATTTACCATTATCAAGACCAGCAGTAGCTGTTCCAGCTATTAGTGGAACTGCACTACTTGCCATAGCGTGACCATAGTTAGTAGCAGAAGAAACACCATACGTAGTTGTGGTAGAAGCATGTGCGACAGGAGTTCTAGAATTACTCAATCTAGCGTCATTGCCGACACAGGCAGTATTTGCAGCAGTTCCGTATGTTACAGATATAGTACCATTATTGTTTGTAAATCCATTGCCTATTTTAATATGACCAAGTGTAGTTGTAGAAGCAGCAACTGTAACGTGACTAGCTGGAGCAGCATTGATATCAGTAGCAGTTAAGGTATCAATAAATTCTCTTGTTGCAAGCGTTTCTAAACTATCTGAGGTACCAACTTTAAACATGTCGTCAGTTTCATCAAAGACCAGCAAATAGTCAACAGATGTGCCACGATCAATTTGAATGCCCGATTTTCCTGCAGTTACTCCGGATCCAGATTCACCTTTATTAATTTCAACAATATTGTCTTTGACTTGTAAAGTATTAGAGTCTACTACTGTTGTAGTTCCTTTAACTGTTAAATTTCCAGTAACAGTTAAACTGTCTACTTGTACTCCACCTGTAGCAGCAATAGAACCAGTAAAATTAATATTAGGCGCATTGATATCAGCTTGTGTATTTGCTGTAATAGAAGCTTTTGCTCCTTGTCCAGAAGCAATCATTTTAATATCTGCAGCTGATCCAGTAGATGAAATTTGTACTGTAGATTCTGATGTAATTTGTGTACTGCCAATACCGGATGTTTTTACTTGTAAACTTTGATCGCGATCAGCTTTGATAACAATAGTATCTGCACTTGTGCCAAGTACAGGAGTATCTCCAAGCCATAAAGTATTAACGTCAAGTCTAGCTTCTTTAGCATAAAGTGTTTTAAATCTATGTGTTGCAGAACCAAGATCTATAGTTTCATCTGTATTTGGTATAATACTTCCAGTAATTGTTCCACCAGACGTTGGAAGAAATTTATCCGACAATGTTTCCCAAGTAGCAACAGTACCATCGGTATGTAAGTAATGATTTGTTTTATTTTCTATGGAAGGTAATATGTTATCACCAAGTTTATCAATAACCGCTTGTGTCAATGTACGATTAACTTCGATAATAATTTCAGCATCTACAGGAATAGGATCTAAAAATTGAATAGACGTAGATGGTTGATTTTCAATGCCGATTTCTTTATATAAATGTTTAGTTGGATCTGAACCACAAGAAGCTCTAGCGCCATTGACATATACTTGTAAAGAATTGATGCCAACTATATATTCTGGTACAGTATAGTTTGTATTTGCTGGAATAACTTCTGTACGATCGCCTTCTAATGATTGTACAATATCAGCTTCAGCAGCACTTGGAACTACTGTATCTGCAGCATTTAGAATACCATCTTGAGTAATACTTAAATTCTTACCAATTTTTATGTGAACAATTTTGTTTGTAGTAGGAATTTCAGTTACGTGAGATATCGGTGCTTTTTCGGAAATGTCTAATAATGACTTAGGTAACATGTCACTCCTCAACTATTGATTTGTATTTTAATAAATAAATGAATACCAGTATTTTTAATTTGTAAAACAAACATTTTTCACATTATAAGAACAAGAGCTTATTAGGCTCTTGTTCTTATGTTCTTACTTAAAGCTGATGTCTACGGAACGTAAAAAATTAATTATAAACAAAATCAACCCGCCAATAGCACCTATAATCCAAATGGTATATCTACTTCCAAAAAATAAATTACTAAACCAATTTTGATGTTGTGAAATGTATTCAGTATCTCGTAGCTGTTGTTCACGTAGACTTTCTACACTTTTTGAAAGATCATTATATTTCGTATTGATTTCGTTTACCTTTGTTACAATTGTATCGAATTTTTCTATAAATTTATTATTTATTTCAATGAGTAAAGCTTGTGTATCAGAATCAAATGTTGTCACATCTACACTCAATACAGTTGTAATTTCAGATAAAGCATTAATTGTTTTATAAAAACTTGTTACAGCGTCATTTACAGCTTCTACGTCTCGTTTATATTTATCAGCTAAATATTTTGGAATTTCTTGAGTTTCAGAAATCTTATCAATGATAGTAGAACAAATATATTTGTGCTCAGAAATACACTGAATATTATCACTCATTTCGGTCTGTAATTCGTGTAATTTCAAAGCTAGATTCATTAGTTCTTTTTTATGATCATTCGAATGTGTCTGAAGCTGATTTTTATGTGTATGTAAGTCTAGCACAGACCACCTCAATACTCGTAAAAAGTATATTTATAGATAATACACAATCAACGATGCTCAATCATCCATCGTTGGGTATTTTTAATTCCTTGGACTTCTTTTTTAAGTTCACTTACCGTTTCTTCTACGTTTTTACAAACCATCAAACAGGCAGCTGTTAATTTTGTAAACTCGTCTAACTCGGACATCATTTTTGTGAGTAGTTCATTATTTTCATCACATTTGCCACTATCGTAATTTACAGGGCACGTATGTTTAGAAGTCGACGGTACGATATTATTACTTGTCATACAGATATTCTCCAAAGGATTTTTGTGCTACTTATTTTTATTAGAAACATGCCTTTCCCAGGCACTACCAAAAAAGAAACCTACAATAGTATTGATAAGCCCATCAAAACTACCTAAAGATCTATCCACAAAACGCCAAGCTTCAGTATTCATATCGTTTGAATAAATGACTACAAAGAATTGATACGCAAAAATTGCAACAATACAAATAAGTGCAATCACATTTGTGGACAATCCTTGTAATGCCACCATCATCGATAATTTTGGATTTTCTTTCGCTTGCTGAGATGCTAAAAATTCTAAAATTTGTGTAAATTGCCGATTCTGTGAATTTCTAGCATCTTTAACATCTTCAGTCACACCAGTATTAACAGTATATTCTTTAGAAAACAAGTCTTTAAGATAAGACTTGTTTTCTATTACACAATCTTTAATCAATTGAATTTGTTCATCGATAAGATTACTTAAATTTCCATTTGAATCGGCAAGAATAATTCCAGTTTTTTGTTCAATAAAAGATTGTAGTTGTTCGGCCTCAAACACAGATATATCAGTACAAAGATCAGTTAGTTCAGCAATGCCTTTACTCACTAAAAGATCGTTTAACTGGTTTATGATTGTATTCATAATCAAACTCCCAGTACAAACAAATCATTTGGTAACAGCTGTAAAATCAATAACAAGTATAACTGCCTGCATACCATTGCAGGCAGTTATATGACATATTTTAAAAAATAAAAATGTATCAATCGAGCAATTTCAAATATATATTACTATTTCGAATGACGGATTTCCTGTCATTTGATCCTAGTGATTATTGAAAGTGCATCTTAAGGTATTCGTGCATGTACGTTCACCCAGATGCTCAGCTCGTAGAAATTATTGATGGCGAAGAATTTTATTCATGTGACCCTATTGGTTTTCCAAATTACATGATCTCAAGAAGTGGTATTCTTATTAACAGAACAACTGGTAGAGTAAGAATTCCGCGAATTGTAGAAACAAGATCTGGAAATTCCAAAAGAAGTCACGCAATTGTCAATCTACGACAATATGAATATTGAAAGACTTTTGATATGACGAGAATTATGGGAGTTATGTTTGTTCCAAATCCTCAAGGAAAATCAAGAGTTTATCGAATCAATGATGATTCTTCTGATTATAAAATCAGTAATTTAAGATGGGGAGAATATGATCATGATAGAAGACCAAAACATATTCGTTCCTCTTCTTGTTCTGATAATTAAAGGAATCATTGTTATTGCCGCATTCAAAAAATTTTTAAAATAATCTTATTTACAAAGAACCTGTATTTGTGAAAAAATAAGGAACCTCTAATGTACCATTTTATTAAAAAGAACCTCAGGATCGGACATCAAAAATGCACATCAATAGTCACCGTATATAGGAAGGATACAATATTGTATCCTTCCTATATATTGAACATCTTTTATTTTTTTTTTGCTTACTGTTGTTCTTTAAGAAGGGCTGCCGCATCATATCCAGTAAAGACAACATTTGCTTGATACGGGTCAGTTAAAGAAGGTACCCACTTTGTAGCAGTTTTTCCTTTTTCAACTTTCAATCGTTTAAGACCCGCTTTCATTTCTTCATGTTCAGCTTCAAATATGAAACAAACATATGCACTTTGTGCATTATTTGGTGCAACAGACGAAAATGATATTTGTGTCCAATCTTGATATACATCAGTTAGAATAGTATCATTTAAAGTAACTTCCGTACTATTTAAATGATCTTTATCTTGATAGCCAAATATTACTGTAAGCGGAGCTTCTTGTGCAATAACGTTACCACTAAAAGTATATATTTCTCCAGGGGTAACTTCTATAGACATGGAAATGAAACCATCTGGAGCATTATTACCAGTAATAATAAAATAACAATTGTCATCCAGTACATAATCATCTCTAAAAATAGATACTTTATCGGTACTAAACCATCCGGTCAGATTGACAATACCTGTGGAATTGTATAATAAATTATCATTAGTAAGAACATCTGTTGTTATGGTTTCAGATATTGTAGTAAGTTGTGTCTCTTGTTCTTGCAACTTCTGTTCTTGAATTGTTATTTTTTGTTCTTGTTGAGTTACTTGTTTTTTAACTTTATCAAATTCTTGTTTCGTTACTTCCGAACTTCCAGACCCACCACTTGAAGAACCTTCTGATATCCAACTATCATTTATCCAGGACATAATTTAAATTCCTATTAGATGAATCAAAAAATGAGCATAATCATTAGTGGTATTTTTAATATGAAATCGTACATATCTACAAATAGGAAGACGTAATTGTTCAAGTTTTGGCGTAGTACCAATAACAATTGTTTTTACTTCATCTGACGCTTCTAGTATTTCTGGATTATCTGGAATATTAAACCATACTCCTTTGGGATAATCTTTCTTTACAACATCTATGTTCCACATGTTGCTACATTGAAGTTCAAGATCGAGTGTGCCACTTTCACAAACATGTTGAAGAGATATATGACCAAATGTAGCATTCATTCTCCACAAATCAAATACGTAGTCGTATTCACCACCTGGTTTTATTTCACCCCATTTATCAGTTCTATGATCTACAGTAACATCTGGAAGCTGCATCAAATAAAACCCTGCCATATAAAACTCCTTATTGTAACTTATATAAAAATCATAACATTGTTCATTTGTAATATTTTAATATATCGCATATAAATAGGAGAGTCCTAACTGTAGGACTCTCCTATGGAATTTATTTAAATAACCTTATTCAGTAGCAGTTTCATAGAGAGCAGCGATCTGAGCAGCACTAGGACCATTGATAATAATAGTATCTGTGTACATGATAGCACCGGCAGCTGCTACGTTCTCAGCATCAGTCTTATCAGCACCTTCTTCAATACCAGTAAGCTTGGTTCTTTCAACAGCAGTCATTATTACCTTGGTAGTACCATCAGTAATATCGTCTGCAGTATTAGTACCCTTCAAGAAAGCATCAGCAAGATTTGTTCTTTCCTGAGCAGTCATGAAGAGGTTAGTAGTACCCTGAGTAATAGTATCAGAGTTATCAACGTTCTTTACAAAAGCGTTGGTAACTTTGGTACGTTCCTCAGTGGTCATGAACAGATTGGTAGTACCTTCGGTGATGGCATCTGACGTATCATTCGTCTTATGGAAAAATACAGAAGTATCTACGTCCATAGATTCCTGTTCACCAACTTTTACCCAGGAACCAACAACAGGTTCAACTCCTGCATCAGAAGTTATACGCCAAATGTATTGTGCGGAACCTGTGGCAACAGTTGGGTCAGCAGAAGCATCCCAAACAAAAATGACAGACTTTTTATCTTCGTCAGTAAGAGCATCTCGTTCAGCAATAGTCTGTACCCATTTAAAGGCAGCAGGAATAGTAACATGCTGAGTAAGATCATCAGGAAGAAGATCCATAGAAAGCTTGCCATCTGCACCAAGAACAGCAACACCATCGGCAGTGTTCTTCTTGACAAGCATAGTAATTTGAGCAGCAGTAAGCTCAGAGAATGGTACATAAGAGAGTTCACTCCACTTCTTGGTACCATCACCAATCTTCATCTTACCAGTATCACGTTCTAGACAAAGCTGATCCTTAAGAAGTTGGGGATCTGCAGCGGTCCAATTAGCAGCGGTATCAGCAGCAAGAGTTACTGGAACTGTAATTTGTTTTACATCACTTTTAATAGCAGCCATACAAAACATCCTCATCATTAAAATATTGTCACAAACTCATATAAATATGGTTTGATTATCTAACAACTATAATATTTATAATCTAATTGTAGAAAAAATTTGCATAATTTTTTTATAATAAATTTTATATTTCAAAGTTAATACTACCCACCTTTCGATGGGTAGTATTAACTCTATTTCAGCTAATAACGAACAACAACATTTAAACGATTTTAATTAATGGTAGTGCCAATAGTGGTACCAATAGGAGTACCGGTAGTTGTCACAACACCATCAACAGTTGTAGTTTTAGTACCGGGGGTAAGTACACGTTTGGTGGTATAGCTATTTACAACAGCTTCACCTACAACGCTCATAGCTTCAATCTGACAAGCATAGAAAACGATAGCAGTAGCAGCCTTAAGGTTGTGCAGCTTGCAATCGTTCATGCAACCAGATTCCATGATAGCGTCAATCTCTTCGATCCCGGCACGTTTGGCATTTTGAATAGAATCCAGAACATGAGCCTTTATCATAATCTTACTCCTTTATTCCATTTCATGTGTAGTAGTTTGTACAGTAGCCGTAGTCGTACCGTCGACAGATCTTGACGTAATTCTATTAATTGTAGTAGTTACACTAGGACAATATACAGAAAGAGGAAGATCACTTAGTATCGTGATACGAACAGGGTCAAAACCAACAACACACTGAAATTCTGCTGGATTACAACCACTATAGGGAAGACAACCAGCTTGACGCATTTTCATAGCCCGGTACAATCTGTCAGCACGAACGTAATTTCCATAACGATCGTACATAACAGCAGCATTTCCATCGACGTTAGACATAACTACCGGCATGGTATTCCCATACGGAATAGCTTGATCAAGCTGAATAACAAATTTTGGAGTAACAAGGTCACCTGTGAATCCACGAGTGACCAGTACTAACTCCGCGTTATTACGTACTTGAACAGCTGTAGTAGGAATAACTGGGTTGATACGTCTATTGAAGTTGAATGCCATAACAGCGTAACTCCTTTTAGTGTTTCTTCTGTTCAGCTAATTTTTTCTTGAGACGATCAGCAATTGAATCTACTTTAGTGTTTACTTCTTCTTTAACAAAAGAAGCAGCACCGTCTACACTGTCTGGAGGATCTGAAATGGCAACACCCATAAAATCGGTTACCTGTTCTTCGATGTACTGAACAGCATTTTCACAAATGTTGTTCCAGAAAGGTTTAATGAGAGGAGAGTTCACGTCTCTTCCTATAAGACTACTGGCAAATCGGTCAAGTTGATTTTGAATACTAGCTCGGATGTCAGGATTAGCAGCGTCGGCAACGATGGCTTCAATGACTTGATCAGCGAGATCATCAAATTGCTTTAATAACATACTTTATTCTCCTCCGAGACTAGATTTGAACTCTTCCAATTTAAGTGATTGCTCTTTCAGTTTATTATCTTGATCTTGCATAATCTTGTTTTGTTGTACGATGAATGCTTCCAATTGAGAGATTCTTTCTCCCATGGATTGGAATTCATCTGTTTTTTGTTTATCAAGATCTGCCACTACCCTTTTAGTTGTATCAAGCAAATTCTGAGCCAATTTACGTCCTGGATTAAGTATGAATTGTGTTCCTTCAGTCGTGTGACTAAGTGAATACATCAGGTACTTCTGCAGTAAGTTACCCAGTGCGATATTGTATTCATCATTGCTCTCAACAGCTTTTCTTTGGTCAGTGGATAGATCTGAAAACAGTTCATCAAGATCATTGATTACTGTTCTAGGTTGAGCAACAGCAGCAGCTGGCTGTTGTTGTCCAATTCCCAGTCGAGTAATCAAAGCCTCAATGTTGCTTTGATTCCCGGCAGGAAGACCAAAATCAAACATATTGACAACTTCCTTTATATCCTTACAATGTAAACATAATAGGTTTCACCCACTGATACGTCCATTCTTTCCTTACATTCGTTCGCGTTAGCTAGAGGTTGAGTCAAGAGATGCTACGTTTTGAAAGAATCAAAACTGAGAATATTTGATATTAGGCGCAACCGCAGCCGCAACCACCATTAGAATAACCGGACCAGGCACCTTCACAAGCAGTAACTGGAGCAGCATAGGTGTTGACGTGTCTGGAGAGAAGGATGTTCTGACCAGCATTATAAGGATCGGCCATCTGGCAGGGGCTGATGAAGGGCTTACCGCGAACAACGTTGCAAGTAGCCTTTTCAATATCAGCAGTGGTAAGAGCACGGCTGAGAGCGAATTCGGCATCAGTACGTTGCTTGTTAAGTTCGAAAGTAGCACCAGTCTGAGACTGAACGAGATCGAACTTACCGTTGGTACGGCAATCGGCCAGATCAAACTTAGCATCGGTACGCTGTTGTGCCATGGCAAACAGAAGACCGTTAATGACCTGGTTCTTTTCATCAACTGCTTTATTGACAGCATTTTCCTTCTCTAGAGCACATGTACGAGACATGATGGGGAAGATATATTTGTCAAGCATCTGAAGTTCAGTTTTGTAAGGCTGAACCGCAGCGAAGGTTTCAAGTTCGCAAGTGCGACCCATCATGGGGAACAGGTACTTATCGAGCATTTGCAGTTCGGTAATAGCGCGTTCGCCATTTTCCATTTTGGTCTTGCAGCAACAAGATTCGGATTCGTTGTTACCACCAAAAAGATTGCCAAGCAACCCTCTGTTGGTACCGCAACATCCACCACCGTTACCACCGAGAACACCACCCTGAACGGCAGCTAAAGAAAGACCACCAATAGCTAGACCAAGAGCGGTCTTAGCAGTTGCAGAAGCTTTACGCTTTCCATCGCAAGCATTGTAATTATCATGATCGTAGCGACTCATAAACTACCTCATTGTGAACCCATGTATACTACCTCAAAGAGCTTTCGTTACAGATAGTAACTATTATTGTAATACTAGCAAATTCAAAATCCACACATAATCCCTTAGCCCAATTTCATCCCTGCAGTAGATGAAATTGTTAAGGATTTATTTTGAATTTACCAGCTCTTTTGCTATTTAATTGGAATTTAATATCGGACTCAATCCAATCTAACATCTCTAACACCAACTTAAATTTCTTCCGTTTTTATATACTTGGCTGTATCTCGGAAATATTGATGTGATTTGATGTATTTTTATCTAGATGAGTCCGATTCTTTCCATACCATGCGGTCCACTTTTATACTCAATATCGTTTGATGAAAAAAAAAAGATATCTTCATCTGTACCAGGTTCCCCCAGTACAGATGAAACAGATTAATTTTTACATTCCCAAAAATTCAAATAGATTTGGTTCGTCTTGTGAATTGGAATTAGTAACAACTGATCTTGCTGCGGATCGTATATATTCCAAAGTTATGTATCCTGAATAAGCAGACCAACTATTACTATTACTTTCCGATGTAGTAGAAATATAAATACTTGTCAAATCACAGGTTATGTAAGGATATGAAAATGAGTTATTAACTACAGGTAAAAACGATATTTTACCATCAGTGGATTTGACAGAACCTGTAAACGATATGATTTGTTCCAAATTAGCAATGTTGTGGGCAATGGTAATTGTTTCACCATCATTGGGAAGATTTACAATATGTATAGTTTTTCTATAGACATATCTTCCATCTAACCATTTTTTTCCAGTATTAAGTTCTTCTAAAGAATACCCAATTGCTTCTGTTTGAACATAGGGTGTATCTGCCCAAGTATCAATACCATTTCCTATTTTAAATTTAATAGGATTAGTATCACTCGTAATAAAGATAGCACCTTTTAGTAAAATAGGATTTTTTGTTTTCCAGTTGTCTTCCGTATCTACTGGATTCCCAGCAAGAATGTTCTTTTCTTTAACTGTAGATAAGAGTCCCATATAAAAATACTCCAACGGTACTAGATGTTCAAACCAAACACAATTGCAAAGATACTGTGATCTATTGCAATATCATCATGAAATTGGATAGTTGTAGACATAGTACCAACTGTTCCCATTTCTTTATATGCATACAACGTAGCATTCTCTCCAGCCATACCGTGAACACCATTAATAAATACCATCAAAGTATTCGATCCTACTTTGTATGACGGTACGGTAAAGTCTGTGTTTTTTGCTAATATCTCTGCTCTTGTATTTGGTAAAGACTCTAATTTAGTAACAGCCAGTGATACATTGTTAACGGTAGATGCAACGAATTCTGTTGTTGCAATTTGATTTGTGTTTGTACCAACATCTGCAGTAGGTGCCGTTGGAGTACCTGTCAAAGCAGGTGACAATAAAGATGCTTTACTATCAAGAGTTGTCTGTAAACTATCAACATTATCAATAGTGTGATTATGGCTATCGTCAGCTACTACTGTAGTCAACGATACATTACCAGAACCATCAAAAGATGTTGATCCAGTAACATCTCCTGTTAAAGATATGGTTCTAGCAGTAGCTAATTTGGTAGCAGTTCCTGCATTTCCAGTAACGGATGTTTGTACTGGATGAACGTGATCTTCTGTAGCATATTTATTGGAAGTTCCTATTGTAGCAACACCACTTTCTTTTGGTAATTGAGTAGCTTTTTCTATGCTATCCAATTTTATTTTATCTGCAGAACTCATCCATCCGGATGTAGATTGGGTGACATCAGTTTTATTAACTAGATCATGTAAATTGGACATCACATGTCTAACTGCATCGTTCATATTTGAAGGTGGACAACCCTCCCTGATATCAATGCCATCAATACTTGTTATGTCATCTGGATTTGGTTTGAAATCATTTATTGACATACCTGTTATTCCTATATTTAAATTTTAAAAAATACAAATTTTCATTATAAATTATAATTTAAGCATAAAATTTTCATTTTTAATATCAAAGTATATACGATGCCTCTAGAGGCATCGTATATACTTATATGATTTTATTTATTCATTCGGGTTCTTGGTCCATGGATTTTTTCTATATTCAAAGTCAAGTGGAGTTCCGGTTGCGATACAAAAAGAAAGCTTTTTAATAGTTTCAACATATTGTTCATTTTCTTTAACAAGCTGTTCTTTGTCATTCTGCAGCGCATCAATAATTTCTTTATACTTGTCAATAACCATGGTATCTTGTCTGTCATTCGTAAGTTCTTTAAGAAGTGTATTGGAAATAACTGTAACATCTTTCTTTGGAAGATATTTCCCACAACCTTTATGTTCAGGACACCAACCCAAATATTGACATCTGGGACCGACATTATTAAAAAGGCCAGGGTAATGATTCTGCATAAGGGTAGCCATCATCTTGGCAACATTTCTAATTTCCCATTGCGCCCGATGACAAAGACGCATTTCAAAAAATCTATACAAAGCAGCAAAATTAAATGTCATTTGAATAGATGTTTTAATTCCCTGCATCAACACAAAGCGGGCGTCTTCTTTTGGAATATCAAGGTCAACAAGTTTAGAATAAAGATCATATACATTGATCATAGTAGTATTGTATCTAGATTCTATATCGGAATTCTTTTCAAAAAGTTTCAACATAGATTCTGGAACAATTTCACTATCCCGTTCTACTGAAGTATATCTTTGAGAATTTTGTGCAATTCCTACTCCAACACGAGTTCGAACCAACTGATGACTCATTGTTCTAGAACCAGTGATAACAAAAGTCACTGAACCTTGTTCCAGACAAGAGGTATGTCCACTTTCTTTTTTATCTAAAATAAATTTAACAATCTTATCTTGCCATTCTGGATTTGTATACTGTACTTCTTCAGGATAGTCTTTAGCTAGTTCATTTGATAACTGAGAATAACAATGCTTATATGCATAATAAATTTTCATCACATTGTCGTTCACTATATGAGTAAGATTATCTTTAGCAAGAATTGCATCAAGATACATTACTTTAATACCCATTTTCTTATTATTAAAAATTGCATTTAAAATATTCTTTTTCGTTGAAGTTGCATTGGATTCACTCATTTTATCCTTCCTTGTAATAATAAAATTAAAGTTAAAGGAGAACCTACGTGGACTATATTGCCAAAATAAATGAACTTAGATCTGTTTCTATTGAAATTGACAGTCTTATTGTCAATCAATCATGGAGAGTAAAATACTCCAATGAACAAGAACCAGATAACCAAACTATATTAAACGAATGTTATTTAATAATTTTCGATGAATTGAGAGCGCTTGGAATTTATGTAGATATGGATATTTCAGATGCTTTACAAGACTACTATACTGCTGATGGTTTTGTAGCACTACGCTTATTTTTAGATGGTGATACATTAACTGAACATTTTAAAAGATATCCTGAGGTTCAAATAAAATTCGAGTCTCTTCTTGATACTTCTGATATTAATGATGAAGATTATTTTGCAGGATTTTACAATCTATATAAAACATGTTTTCCTGGAAAACAAGAGTATCTTACAATAGAAAGAATTGAAGATGTTATTTACTCCACTAATGAATTTAAAAATCATATTCTTGGCGTACTTCGTGATGCAGTTCCTTCATCCACTATAGTAACTGAATATGATGTTGATTTTCTTAAAACATATGTGGAAAAAATTATAGCTGGTCAGAAAATTTTTGATTTTGTAGTAAAACTTATTTGGGATAATATTCCAGATATTGATAAAGTACAATTACAAAAAGATATTGATACGTATGATTTTGAAAAAGTTCAGCCAGCAAATATTAAAAAATATTCGTGGGCAGTAATGCACGAAAATGACGATACCTTAACAGAAGAAGAAAAGATATTACAAGAAAAAATTCTACTTCATCATAAACAAGCAAATCCTCACCATATCGAATATTATTTAGTACGACAAGAAAGACCAAATAAAACTAGTATGGTAGAACTTGTGTGTCACCATGCTGAGATAGGAACAGATAAAGAAAAATTTATTGAAGAAGTGAAAGCTATGATAAAACAAGGTGAAGGACTTCTTAACGATTCTGATATTCAATTTCTTCATTTTGTAGCAAACCAAGTTATTAAAACATATTTTAATGTGCCTGAAAATTATGCTAAATTTAATGACGATCCTGCATATCAGTTTAATTTTGATCCAAATGTATTTCCATATACTGGAGAATAGAAAATGCTCTCAAATGCTAAAATTTCCTATCTGACATCCGCAAAAAGAAGACATCAAATTCAATCAAGAAAACATTGTAATGAATTATTTGCTATGGCGGAACTTCCAACTCTTGTTCAGCAAAGCAGTGATATTAGTGGTGAAAGAATATTGGAACCTGGAACATTTATTCCTGAAAATGATTTAATTTTTTCTAAAGGAGTAAATGTAAATCTTGATTATTATCAAGAAAATTATGTACTTACTTTTATTGGTAATTATCGTGGAGCTATAACAATACAAGGCAATCAGTTAGGGTGTCTTATCCTATCACGTAAAGATGAAGCTCCATATGCTCTTTATGATAGTTTCTTTTTAACTTCCGAACATATAGATAACTATGATAAAGAAGGGGAATTTACTACTATAGGGAAATGGATAGCCAATCAGTTTGTTCTTGTTGATGCTTGTCAAAATGCTATTTCGTATATTAATAAAGAATGGGACATTGAAAAAATTGAAAATACTATTGCTCTACTTATTCGAGATGGAAAGCTTAGTGTTCAACAAGGTGGCAAATACCTTGACAATATGTTCTTTTTAAGTAGTGTATTTGGAAGCATAGCAGTTCCTGTATTTACTGAAAAAGCTCTTGTTCCCAATCAAAAAATACTAGATCGTAGGGAAGAACTTTATAAAAAATATCATGATAAACTAGATGATCCTACAATCATGTCTATGATTGAACAAGAACTAATCAGCATGGATAAAGAATATCTTAAAGATGATGATTCTTTTGGATTTTTTGGAGACTCTGGTAAAAAATTTAATGTTCACAGAAAAAGACAATACCTTGTCGGTGGTATGGTAGAATCATTTGAAAATACAAAAGGTAACTATGATTTTATTCCAAAATCACTTGCTGAAGGATGGGATCTTGATTCATTTGTTGTACTAGCAAATGAAATTCGTCGTGGTTCTTATGACCGTGGCATTGAAACAGCTAAAGGTGGCGTAGTTACTAAATACATGCTCCGTCTATTCCAAAATTCTAAAATCACAGCTGAAGATTGTGGTACTAGTCATGCCATTGTCATTGATATAGATGAATCTAATTACAAAGAATTTATTGGTAGATACATATTCACAGATGAAAAATCAGTAAATATGATTGTTCTTAAAGAAGAAAATAAAGATAACTTTATTGGAAAACGTGTCAGAATGCGTAGTCCTATGACTTGTGAACAAAAAGATGGGTATTGTTTTAGATGTGTTGGTGATCTTTTTAGATCATTAGATCTAAAAGCAATTGGTGCCTTGCCACTTGAACTTGGTGCAGCATTCTTAACTCTTAGTATGAAAAGTATGCACGGTACTGCCATGAAAACATATAAAATTACTGATCTTAACGAATTTGTTATTTAAACATATTCAATGTTATGTAAAAACAAATTAATTTGGATTTTCATTTATTTATAAACATAAGGAAGATAACAATGTCTACAGAAAAAACTACTACTCCATCTACAGTATCCACTGCTACCATTATCAAAATGGGAAGTAAAAAGAAAAATGAAAAACCTTCTACAACAAATGAAGTAAAAGAAGTAAAAAGCGAACCTAAAGTAGAACCAATTGTCGCTTCCACTGAAACATCCAAAGAAAGGATTTCTGTTACTACTATGAAACCTACTGTTACAACTGCAAAGACTACGACTACCTCAGCGGAAAATATGACAACTGTTGTACCTACCGAAGTACAATTCATTCGTTCTTATATTAAAAATTATCTTGATATGTACAATGCTCCACGAATGGCAGATCGCAAAAATTTGATGAAGCTATTCTCTAGAGTTATGATTTATGCTATCAATAACCAAAGTCAAGTTGGTGTTCTTAACGAACTACAAAGATTCTTTAAGGATAACAAAAACAAAATTCTATCTTGTGAAAATGCTTTACAAGGTATTGTTACTTTAACTCCAAGTATTAAAGAAAAAGTACAAGTTGCATATACTCTTATGTATGCTCTTGCTACTCGTTCCAAAGAACCTCTTAATTATAGTTATGCTTCTGATGTTCTAGGAAACACTGGTTTTGTTTCTTATGTAAAATCCCGTATGCCTAAATAATTAATTGATATGGAATTTATGTATATATAACTATATTGAAATTAGGTAGTTACACCTGTGGGAAATTCCCACAGGTGTAACTTGTCCCAAGGAGTATTTCCACAATGATTCAGGTTAACCGACAAACCCGAACATACTGCGGTTTGCTGATATTAGCATGGAGGTCGTATGCCTTGATTTATAATTGCTTCTCATTATAAGTTCCGTCTTTTATAATGAAAAACTAAGATAAACATATCAGCATACAATATATTGATATGTTTACAAATAAACATCAATCTAAATGGAGATTTAATATGAATAATTTGTCTATCGAAGATTTGGTAGCCTATACAACGTTTACACACAGTAAAAATTTTTCAAAATTAATTAAAATAGCAATTGACAAATATTGTACTGATATAGATAAAACTATTGAACTTCAAAAATTTCTTATGGAAAAACCTAAAGAATTAATTAACGAATATGAAAAAGATATTGCAAATGCAGTAATGTCACTTAAACTTGGAGCAGCAGCTTTTGTAGAAATTCACAAAAAATATAACAGTATTGATAAGTTACAATTTATTCAATTGTTACACATGTGTCATTTTTTATTGCCTGAAGGATTTGAAAATATACAAAGAGCATCGAATACTGAAAAAGAACTTATCTATTTATTGATTCATTGTTTAATTCACAAACATCATTTTGATTATGAAAATCCACGCGATGTAATATGGGCAATATCAAATGAAAATTGGGATTATATTCGTGATCTTTTAGAAAGTCAAAATGTTAAACTTTAAATAATGCTTTTATGTACTGAAGGGGATTTTCCCCTTCAGTACATTTTATTTAACATCATAATCTTTGGGATCAAATTTACATTCTGCATCATTGATAGGAGTTATATCTCTACTAGTATTGCATTGTGTTTCCAATTCTTGTAATTCATTTGGATTAAATGGATTATCTGGAGAAGCATTTTCTTTGGGTGGTTTTACAATTTGTGAAGAACTGATACGAGAAAGCAGTTCTGTAACAATTGCACCGGTTTGAGTATTGTTGCTGAGTTCCTTTTGCTTTAGACGAACATTAATACGTGAAGAGAATGATTTTTCTTTACTTGTAAGTAAACGATCCAACGAATCAATTGCTGATAACTTTGCAGAAATAACTTCTGGATCACTATTTTCAAGATTTAAACTCATGGTAGAAACAGCATCAGCCAGTTTGCCGATAGCTATGTTTCTCATTGTTGCCACATCATTTAATACAAGATCATTTTGATCAATCAAGCTTTCAATAGTTACTTGATTGTTAGGATCTGTAGTAATAACAATATCTGCATTTGCCATAAGGTATTCCTTTTATATATTGATACTGACTTTATCGACAAAAGTGTATTTTACATATCATTTTGTCCGTATACTAATATTTTGTAATGAAAAACATGCTATTCAGGAGTAATATTTATGTCTGGTGTAGCAGAAGCACTACTCATTGTTCACTTATTTTCATCAGCTTCTGGAGTTTATCCTGTAGATAGAGCATATGAGTTTTCATCAATGCAAGAATGTATCGAAAGTCTTAAATCTTCACAATTTAAAATTTCTACTGGCGGAGACGCTGAAAGTATTGGAGCATTATACTGTGTTCCAAATAAATCGACTAACCATTATCATTATTCTCATGCTGATGACAAATATAAGAAAATAATCATTGTACCTGACAAATAAAAACATCCAATCAATTTATAGGGAAGGAGAAAATATCCTTCCCTATTATTTTTTTTTGTTCAAAAAGAGTATAAACATATATTACTTCTAAGATAACGTTGTACTTAAAAACAAAGTAAGAGTATAGTTTGTACAAGTAATTTTCTACCACTGTAAGGAGTATCACTGTGGCTAGACAGAATTATACTGAAGACAACATTCAGAAAAAGAGTTTCATGGACTGGGTCATACTTCGTCCTGAAAATCATATTTCAACAACAGACGAATATGGTCAGTTTCATCTTCAAAAAGAAATCTTTTCCAATAGTATTGACGAATGTGAAATTTCTCCTGGTGGAGAAATCGCAATATATTTATTTTTGGATAAAAAGAAAAATACTTGGCAAACAGCTATTCGTGACAATGGCCGTGGAGTTCCATTAGGTAAACTTCGTGATTCATTTATGTCAGAAATGACTAGTGGTAAATTTGATAAAGATGCATACATTACTTCTGGCGGTCTAAACGGTGTAGGAAGCAGTGTTGTTGTCGCACTATCTGAGCACTTTAAAGTTATTTCTAAACGTGATGGTAAAATTGGACAGTTATATGTAAATAGAACGGAAGAAAAAGAATGCACTGTTATTAAAAATCCAGAACATCCATTAGATCATGGTACTCTTGTCGTATTTGAACCTAGAAAGAAATTCTTTAGTAACGTAGACGTATTCATTGATTCTAGATACGATCAGTTAATTCATCTTGCTCAGCTTATTTCACTGTTTTCTCATAATACGCACATTGTTGTTAAGATGATCAATAAAAGTATTGATCCTGCATTTTGGACAATGGGTGCTCTTGAAGCAGATGAATTCATTGAACAAAATTATGAACAATTATTCATTCCTTTGATGGATGGTGCTGACTATGACTCAGTCATTGCTTTTCTCAAAGAAACTTGGGGAGTAGACAGTGATTTTATTTGGTCCGTTGAAGATCAGTATCTAGATTATAAATTTACTGGTGACATTAAAAAAGATATTGGATATACTCTTAATTTGTATTTACCAAAAATTCAACGAGCACTCTGTGCAACAACTCTAATTAATAATGTTCCTATTAAAGATCAAATGTCTTCACCAGTAATAGCTATTACTCAAGCTATTAAAAATAAAATATTTCAGTATATTGAAAATCCTGAAATTCAAGAATACTTTCTAAATATTTATAAACTTCCGATGTGTATTGCGGTATCTGTAAAATATGGCGATGTGAAATTTGATGGTCTTGCTAAACATGCATTTAAAAATGTCATTTTTGAAAAAGAATTTCTTAGAATTTTGAATGATGATTTTAATACTTTAGATCCTATTCTTTGGGAAAACTTATACAATTCTATTGAAAAAGATATTGAACTCAAATACAATATTTATTACAATAAACCTCTAATAACCAGTAAGAAAAACTCTGGTAAAATTTCCGTAGAAATGGGATCTGTGTTCTATGGTTGTAGTTCTAAAAGCGGTAAAGATGCCGAACTTTTTATAGTAGAAGGTGTTTCCGCTGACCATATCGTTACTGCCAGAGATACAGATTTTCAAGCTATGTATATGATTTTTGGTAAACCTATCAATTCATATAGAAGCGCCAATATCAATAAAAGAGGCGGAACTTCTCTTTCTGTTATTAGAAAATATCCTGCATACACAAAACTCATTGAACTTCTTAATATCCAGCCAGGTCAAACTGATTTATCAGAAGCTCGATTTAAGAAGATTATTCTCATGTCAGATGCTGATGTTGATGGTAGTCATATTAGAGCGTTGCATCTTGGAGCACTCTATGTAATCAATCCTCTTATTATTTCTTCTGGAATGGTATATCTTGCCAATCCTCCACTATACGAAATTCGTATAGGAAATGATAAGAAAGCTAAAAAGAAATTTGTTCGTAATAAAGAAGACTTTATTGATTTTAAAATTGAGTGTCTTTATAAACCGACTCTTAAAATAAAGATTGGTGATGGCAATGCATTTAAAGAACCAGTTGAATTGACTGGCGATGATTATACTACATTTTGCCAACTTATCATTGATATTGGTGAACGATTTGATGATGTAGCTAAACGTCTTGCTATTCCACATATTGTTCTTGAAAAGTTAACGTATCTTACAAGATACATGCAACCTGGAAGAGAAAAATACGAAGAACTTGTTAATGCATTCGGTAAAGGAACCAAATACAATAGTCGACTTAACGCACTGACTATTATTGATGGTGACAGCGATGTGTCATTTTATTTAGATGGAATTACAGCGGCTCTTTATGATGAAGTACTTCCAGCACTTCATGCTATTAATTGGAAAAATCTTAATATCTATGTATCTACGATTTATAGTAACTGTCTTAAAGATACAAAAATTTCTATTACTCAACTTTACAAAATCTTCGAGTCGCTGGATTCTAAGCTTTCAGTAACACGACAAAAAGGTCTTGGTGGTATGAGTCCTATGGATCTTAAAGAAACATGTCTCAATCCCAATACTAGACTACTTCATCACATTACAGGCATCGGTGATTACAATCGAATTCAAGCTCTTCTTGGAGATGAAGTTACTGCAAGAAAAGAAATTTTACAGCGACGTGGTCTAGATTAAACATATATATCATTTATTAACGTTATATAAGGATGACTCTTATTATAAGAGTCATCCTTATATTTTCTTCGTAACCTTATAATTGGAGGCATTTGTACTATGTTCCGTTCCGTCTGTCTCGAACCTACTTTGGAAGATCGCAATTTTGGACATGCATTTGAAAAAGCATCAGAATCAATAATCACTCTATCAGTAAATACTTATGATTTTAAAAATCATGTTTCTCTTATTGAAACAAGTGAACAATTTACAGCCAAAGAAATCAAAGATTTATTAATTGTTTTTAGTGTTGCACTTGTTGGAAACAAAAAAATGAAATCTACTCTTACTGATGAAGATGCTATTATTTCTATGGCTCTTTCACACTGGTGTAATACTGCATATAGAAACATAAATCTTATTTATACGTATATCAATGAAAAACTTCCACTAAATAAGGAATTTCGTGATATATATCTTACTAGAACACTCACATTTTTAAATGAGGAGTATCATAACTATGATTATAAAAGTTATACTTATGTGTACATTTTTCTTACAACTTTATGGAAACTCATTTCCAGTTTTTCAACTAATGAATCAAGAACAATAACCAAGTTTAAATCAATTTTTAATAAAAAGAAACCCAGTTATTTCTTTACTAACTCAAACGATACAAATTTGTGTAAAGCAATTAATACATTCATCACCTGCAGTGAAGCATATCTCAATATTTCTGAGCATGCTCCAGAACTTGAAATAACTTTGCAAACATCTAAAATTCAAGAAAATCTTATTCAAGCATGTGCTCACATTGTTAAATGTGGACTTTCTCAATTTAAGCAGGATTTTATAAAGGAGGAATATTTAACAGAACAAAGTATTGATGAATATATCAATCGACTGAATAAAGTTCATTATAAATTATAGCCCTCCCAAAGAGTAAGTACCAATGAGCGAAGAAAAACCGTCTTTGAAACACGCATTTTCACAGAGGTTATCACAAAGAATACAACGTATAAAAGCAAATATTACACCAGTAATTCAGGTAAAAAAAGGAACTCCGTTTTTTACAAAAAATGATATCTTTAAGACAAACAATCCAATAGCAAGATTGTGCCGTTTTATATTTGTAGACAAACAAATAACTGACGTTGAATTATATGAAGCGCACGATCGCAATGGTAGAGCATTACAAAAAATTCCTAGAGATATCAACACTGATAAAGGAAATTTGAAAAAGGCTTTAGAAAAACCAAGAATGACTGTTGGTCAACTTGAAAAAATTTTGACTATTTTAGGATTCCAAATAGTCGATCTTGCTTATACTCTTAAGAATCCAACAACTGGGGAAATATCTACATATAGTTTATCAAAAATAGCCGATTTCCTGGAAGAATCACAACAAGATTCTTGGAACGGAATAATTGTAAGTAGTGAAGAAGATGGTGGAGATGTCAATGATAAAAAGATTTCAAATCCTCCATTGGATGATATTTAAGGAGTATGTAAAACATGTACAATCTGATCCATAAAGAATGGAATAAATTTCTCACATATCTTCATAAACTATTTAAACGTTCAAAAGAATACATTAATTCCAGATATGGGTGCATTCCTATTACTGATGTTGGTGTTATTCTTGTAGACAATAAAATTTGTCATCTGCTTATTAGTGATAAACTTAATGTTCCAAATTATCTCTGGTCGGAAGAATATAACTGCTCTTTTAGTTTTAAATATTATTCTGATCATGATAATTTTGAATACGGTATTGTATTTAATCGTACCGCATGGAACAATCGATATCGTGAATTTATTCTACGTCATGAACTAGGACATATTCTTCTTGGACATGTGGACAAATCATTTGATCATGAACTTACTAAAAAAGAACGAACAAAACAAGATTTTGAAGCAGATGAATATACAATGAAAGCTCTCAAATTGTCCACTGATGAAACAATAAACATTCTTAATTATATCATTCCAAAAACAGTTCATGATGTTCCAACAAATCTTCACGATCGAATTAGACATCTTAGAGAATATAAAGAAATACCAATGGTATAAACAAAAATAAGAGGGATTAATACAAAATAAATAATCCCTCTTATTTATAAACTTCAAGGAGAAATTTGAATTATGCCTGATAATAAAAACTTTTTTGGAGATGATGAATTTAGCGATATTCTTCGTAGCTATGTACAAAAACATGGAAATATTCCTTTTACTGATCGGTATCAAGCGATATTTAAAACTATTAAATGTCAACTTCTTGATGATTATTGTTTTATCAATAATCTATCTGCTCACGATGTAAATAATGCCAAATTGCCAAAAGAAGTTCTTGAACGAATTCACCATCGTGCGGCTGAAATTTTCAAAGAAAATTATCCTAATGTCAAACTTCCAGAAAATATAATTAATTACACTAGTGTTTCTTATGAAGAAATCCTCAACGATCTTACTGATGAAAAGAAATTCAAAAGTACACATTTCAAAATAGATGAAGATAAACTATATCTCAAACTGCTTAGTGTTAAGGAAGACTATGGTATTGACCAAACTGATTATTTTGTTATAGTAGTAAGTGAACTTTCTATAAACGATCAAAAAAGAAAAATACAACTTGCATATGACATCGGAACTGGAGTTTGTGTGGGCACTCCAGAAATGGCACACCGTCTTTATTTTGAAAAAGGTGTTAAAATTGCATATGCACTAAATCCAACTAGAAAAGTTGCTAATCTTGGAGTTCATGCTGATGGTACATGGTCAGGATGGGTAGCTAATACTTTTCGACATTTTAAACTTGGCGATAAAATAATTGAAAATATGCCCAATGTCATTGAGAATGTTCAGCAATCTAAAATGGCAGCATTTAATTTTGTACAAAAAGCTTTATCGTAACAAAAACAATAATTTTTAACTAATCTTCTTTAATGTTATAGTTAAAGGAGATGATTTATGGAAACATATTTAGCGATTATTAATGTCAAAGCAGAGTTTGAGGAAAAAGATGGACAACTTGGATATCATGTCATTTATCCGGACAATCATGAAGGTTGGATTCCATTAGATCTTTTTGAAAAACAAGCTTTTCGTTTACGTGAACCAGATCGAATCACTTCTGACGATGTAAATAGATTTATAAAAAATGTTCGATCTGAACAGATCGATGAACGTACAACATTAACAAAATTGACAACTGTTACAGATGTTATTGATTATAAGACAAGTACTTGTGTAAATCCAGAAAATTATAGTACTTCAATTGGTGAACACCAAAATTTCACTCGTTTACAAGATGGAATTTTTGAATTTCTTGGAAAAGCACTTAAATGGGGATTAAACGGGATTTTAAAATGATTCGTCCTATTACTGTTGTCGTTTATGCTACTAAGGAAAATTGTGACACTGCACAATTTGTTACTGTTCCCGATAACTGGAACATTGATATTCCTGGCATCAACCATTCTCCAGCAAAATGTCTATCTGATCTTACTGATCTGAAAGATGAAATAACTCATATTTTTTCTACCATCGATGATGGAAAAGATTTACTCGAATCTTCTTGGTCTACCACTAAAACAAACGAATACTATTTGAGAAAATATTTTAATGACGATAAATATTTGCACAAGTTGCTTGTTACTCTTTTCATTGACTCTTCTGAAATGTAATATGTAAAATACAGACAGGTAGTGTTAAAACACTACCTGTCTGTTTTATTCGACATTTCTTCAAAATTCTATACAGAGTAAACTTTACTTATTACTTTAAAGAAGGAATGTTTATCGTGGCAAAAATAAAATATAATACTGAATTTAAATCAAAGGACTTATCAGCAGATCAAGTAGTAAACGTATGTATGACTGATTATACTCTTGATGTAGCGGCAAATAAAATACCTTCAGTATTCGATGGTCTTAAAAAAGTTCAAAGACGAGCCATATGGGTTTGTAGAGATAGTTTGGATAAGGACATCCCCATGATGACCTATATTGGTGATGTTCTTAAGTCTCATCAAGTTGGTGATATGAGTGTAACTAATGCGTGTATGCGCATTGCACAAGATTTTTCCACATACGTTTCCATTTTATATGGTGAAGGAAATATCGGAAGATACGAATTTAAAAAAGGTGGTGCACCTCGCTATTTAAAGATTCGTATTTCAGATATTGCAAAAGATCTTTTCTATACAGGAGTTAATTTAAAAACACTTCCTATGACTTCCACTATGGATACCATGGGACTTGAACCAGCATATTTTATTCCAAGACTTCCGACAACACTTTTATTTGAAACATTAACAATTGGTGTCGGAACAAAATCTCAAATTCTTCCTATGTATTTTGACAACGTGTGCGAACTTGTAAAAAGGTATATAGATGAACACGCAAAGTATCCACTTCACACCCCGACGTTCTATGGGTATGAAAATTTATTTATTCCAGATACTCCTATATTTAATACTATTCGCAACACATCTCTATTACTTGACTCATATAGACGAGGAATTTATGACGCTTCTGTTCAAGTAGATGGAGAAATTGAAGTCTCTCCAAACACACTTGTCATTAAAACTGTTCCTTGTAATATTTCTTTTAGTAAAGTTACAGAAGCAATTGTAAATACATTAAGCGACAAAAAATCTTGGCTTGCCGAGAATTATACTGAATATGTCAATCTTGCCAACGAACATACTAAAGGTGCTCTTTCTATTACATTTAAACGTAATGTAAATATCTTTGAAGCTCTTCAAAAAGTAAAAGAAATTATTACTTTTACAACTGGAATAAAACCCATTTATAACTTTGTCAATAAATATGGATTTGAAGTACAAGCCACTCCACCAAGTCTTATTGATCGTTGGTATAAGGAACGATACAGCAGTCTTGTAGGTGGCATTAAATATAGTCAAAGTGACAATATTAAAAGTATCTACGAAAAACAAACTCGTTTGTTGGTAGCTGATCATACTGACGAAGTCATTGGCATTCTTCGTTCCGATAGAACAAAAGAAGAAATGTATAAAATTCTTATGGATAAATTCGAACTCAGTAAAAATCAAACTGATGTTCTTTTCAATACAAGTATCAGTATTTTAAGTAATTTCAATAAACAAGCATTGATTAAAGAAATTGAAGCTTTATATATTAAAGCAAAAAATTTGAAAGATATGCTTGATGATGTCGATAATGTTATTTATAAAGATGCTGAATATTTTCAGAAAAAATATCACAGACCTCGTATTGCTAAAATAACTCCTTATATTGGATACATTTGTTATCAAGGAAGTCAAATTTTACAATTCGATACTATTGATGAAGCACTAAGTTTACTTAGTAAATTTCCTGATAGTACAATTAAAATGTTTTGTGATGAGATGCCGCACAGATATTTGGTATCAACAAAACCAGTTATTGAAAGAGTAAAAGATTCCAAATTTGATATTCCTAAGATTGCTGAAGGATCTACTATTCTAGAATCTCCAACAACAGACATTTATACTCTATGTATTAAAGATAAAACCATTAGTTGTGTCAAGGGACTTTTTAACAATAATAGTACTGACACTTTATTCATTCCTATTACTGAAAAATTTACTGGAATCAATAAGAATGGTACTATTGTCAAAATGAATGTCAAAGATGCAGCTATAAGAAAAACAGCAGACGCACACGGCAAAATGAGCGATCTTATTTATGCCATTCCGTCTTGCTATAAAAACTTATTCATCGTTCATATGAACACCATAGATCCAGAATCTATTCGGTTTGATTATATTAAAACAAGTCAAACTGAACGAGTCATGTTTATTGATTCTGGTGAAGAAGTTGTACTTGGTATTATTCCAATTGGAAACAATAAACCAAATGAATTTATTTTTAACTTCCCATCATGGTGTCCGTTTAAATTTTTATACATTAAAAACTTTAAGAAACTGCAAAATAATAAAAATAATTTCACCTGTATGATTAATAGAAGAAGTAAAAGAAATGATACCGTACGTTCAATGATTGAGTTATAAACCCAGTAACTTCTAGAGATATTCTCTAGAAGTTACTAATATAATAATCCATTTTAAGGAGAAGATTATGAATATTGAAGATTTTATTTTTACACCTACTAAAGAAGACATTGATTTTATTAACCACCAAATAGAAGATGCGAACAAACGAGTTGTTCTCACTAAAAACAGTATTATCATGTACACGGAAAACGGTGCTCCGTATGAGATTGAACTTAGGCGATGTGAAACTATACAAGATGTGGTAGATTGGATTTTTCATATGAAAGAAAAATGGTGGGTAACGGATTTTATGCTTAAACGTATGGCAAAATTCATGTGTAATCATAATAATCAAAATTTCTATCACTAAAATAAAACTATACTTCATGGGGAAATTTCCCCATGAAGTATATATAAAAAATAATTTATTTTTTTTTATTCTGTTTTTATTCCAAATTGAGCAGAGGCCCAAATCCATTTATTTGATTCGTCTTTCTTTTTAGCAACAAGAGTATCATTTTCATTTAAAGCAAAAATAAAACCTGGTGCATTAACAGCACACCCTTGAATTTTCCATTTGGTAGTTGTGGGAAGTTTATAGCAAACATCCATCGTCATGGTATCTTTATTTCCTTCAGCTTCTGCCAAATAAGGATCTAAATATGCACCGTTGGTCCAATTTGCACCTGACCCATATACTTGCCCATCCGCATCTGTTACAAAAGTACCATCTTTAGTACAACATGCAGTATACCATTTGGTATTATTAATTTTAAAAGGTGTATATTGTGATTTTGTTAATCCAAATCCTAAAGAATATTCATCAATTCCCCATATATAAGCATTATCATTTTCATCTATACCAAGATTATGTTGTAAAGATTTTTCACCATAAACTGGTATATCAGAAATATAATTGTAAATAATTTTCCATTTAGTATTGCTTACTTTTACAGCAGCTGATTGATTAATAGTATTACCCGTGCCTAATTGCCCATTGCTATTATCACCCCATGCATACAAATATCCAGACGTTACTTCTTGGGGAATATCCATTATTTGATTTAAGTACTGTGCAGCATTATCAACGCTAAAAACTATTGGCATAATAAAAACTTCCTTTATATAAAATATTTTTATAATCCATAATACATTAATGAACAAATTGTTTTTTTTTTGTAAAGATATAATTATTTTAACAAAATTATCCTACAGATGTTTAATACATCTGTAGGATGGTTTACTTACAATTAAACAAATAAGAAATTATATGAAAATTATTTTATACTGGTTGTACTAATTTCTTCTTTTGAATATGAGAAAACACATAATCTTCATTCATTGATTTTATTGGAATATATTTGGTACATTGAAAATCTGGAAGTACCAAATGTGTCAAGTTATCTAATATATAATTGGTATTGTCCACATTGACTGCACATACAGCATGTCCAATTTTAGTCGGCATTAATTCTACAAGTACTATTCTAAGATCTTCTGTTGGGAAATATAAATTTTTTAACGCAAAATATTTAGCTACTGCAAAATCTTCACAATCTCCAAAATTTCGTTCAAAAAATTCTTGTGGTGTTGCCCAATAATCATCACATTTATAATTGTCACAATCTTTTTTATACGGAATTTTATTAATTAACGTATTTACTTGTTTGACAACTTCTAGAGCATCTGGACAATCGATCATAAATTTTTTATTGTTTTTAAAATAAGAGTTTTTTGTTTCCACTTGAATGATATGATTCCACTTTTCATAACTCGTATTGAATTTTAGTTCAATTGTATCAAAAAGATTTTTTATCATATTTGTCGTCCTATAAAAAATAAATACAAGGATATTTACAATGACTGAAAAAAGAAAACTTGTTCAAAATAAAATACTTGAATATATGGACTCTCTAGATAATTCTAGATATAACAAAGAACGATATGAAAAAATGTTTGCTAATATGACCGACAAAGAATTCGATACTTATATGAATGATTTGAAAGATAAACGAACAAAACTCATGTTATTTACTCCAAATATGAAAGTTGTTTTAAAAATTAAAAATCTTATCGAAACTGCCAAGAAGACCAATTCCATTATTTTTGATCGAATCTGGATGGTTGACCCTGTGACTAAACAAAGATATTTGACAAATTACAAATATCTTATTTTACGACTTCCAATCAGAAGAACAAGACAATTTCTTATGCACAAACTCTCAGTTGCAGAATCTGACAAACGTATTGATTCTTTGACTGGTCAGGTCACTAAACCAGATGCAGCATCCTCCATATCTTTCGTTGAAGCACAGCTTCTTTATGCTAGAGGTGGACTTGATGATGTTCTCATTGAATTTATGAAAGTACGTGGTGGTGACATACATGCATATGCCAAATTTAAACAACAACTGGAAGAAAATGGTTCCGCATATTTATCTTCATTGGATGATAATACCAGAGTACGTAGCACAATCGTCATGTCTACTATTTTAAAAGCTATGCTTTTAGATAACAATTTGGCGGATTAAAATAAAGGTGATTTATGCCTGATATATCTGGTGCTGTAAATACTGCAACAAATGCAGCTACTAATGCAGTGAACAATGTTACTAGTAACATTGAAAATACGCTTAAAGCTGCAGCAATGTCCAAGTTAACTGATTTGATGGGAAAAACTGGATTGTCTGCACAAAGTCTTCTTAATGCAGACCCGTCAAGTATAGCCAAATCATTTACAAATACTGCAACTAAATTTGCAAAAAGTACAGGTATTCAAGATTTATCTTTAACTAATGTTCAAGATTTAGTTTCAAAAACTGCCTCTACTGCCACAAGTAATTTGTCCGATATGGCTGGTGGAATTGGCAAGATGGTAAACGGTGCTCCAACTGAACTTGCGTCCAGTCTTAGTGGAGTAACAAAGAATGCAGAAGAAGCAGTTGTATTTGTTACTTCTACAAGTAAAAAAGCAATTGATACTGTAAATCTTCCTCTTGCAGATACCTTATCTGGAATAACTGATTTTACATCAGGTCAAATAACTAAAATTTCTTCCATTACTGGAAGTATTGTTGGTACTGCCAGCAATGCAGTTAAAGCAGTTACTTCAACCATTGGTGGTATTGTCAATGCTGGAGTACAGACCGGCGCGCAAATCCTTGGATCTGTAACTAATGTAGCTAATACAGTATTATCCCCAGTAACAAATATAGCAAGTGCCGCAGAACAATTAACTAATCCAAACAATGTAACTGCTATTATAAAAAATAGTGTTGGAAGTCTACCATTTGGTCTTGGAGATGTCATTGCTAATAAAGCTGGACAAATAGCAGGAAATCTTCATGATAAAGTTTTGGATATTCAAGGAAAACTTAGTTCCGTCACTGATATCAATGCTCAATTAGAAAAAATTGCTGGCGGACAAGCGGATACATTATTTAATCTTTCAGATGAGAATGGAAATTATGTTTCTGGATATAGCAGTTCTGGAAGTTCATTAAAAGAAGTTGGTGCTATTGCATACGACATTAAAAATCTTTGTCCTGAACTTGATACAGGGATCAATAATATCGTTAACTTTGGAGACATGAATACTATTTTTGATATTCTTGTCAACAAAGCTATGCAAAGCAATGCGGGAAGATTACTTCAAGCATTAAAAGATTGTGGAAAATATGGAACTTCAAATACTACAAGAGTTGTACGTCAAAATTTAAACAGTGTTGCTGCTGCAGGAGATGCATATACCGTATCAGTAGCCAGTGAGCTTATTGGGAATAGTAATATTAATGATACTAAACTACTTGCCAAAAATACCATTGCATATAACACATATGACGAAAATACAAAAAAAGAAATTGACGATATGCTTACTAAACTAGATGTCAACTACGATTCTCTTTACAAAGATACTTCTTATACAAAAACAAATGTGTACGATGCACAATCCATGATTTATCTTGCAAATACTTCTACAAAATTTATAGACTCCAAAGTAGACAAAGAAACAAGAAATACAACACTGAATGTGTATAATTATTACAAGACAAATGACAATAAAAATGTTTTCACCATTTAAAAATGTATATATACTCAGGAATTTAATTCCTGGGTATATATTTTATTCAAAGCAAGTATAAACATATATTATTAAATTGGTGTCCAATATTTCTAAAATTCTAACAAAGTGACGTAACTATGATCAAATATCTATATCTAAATCGAGTTTAGTTATGTCCATAGAGAGTGTAGAAGAAACCGAAGGATTCTTGCCACATCCGATCGGAAACAGCACCACTCTATCTTTATTCATGGAATTAGGCATTCATAATTACACTCAATATGTTTTGTATGCCTGTGATTCACATGGAAATTGTTCAACTTTAGATCCTAGTCCCGGTGCAGGGTATTCGAAACAGCATGTTGTTGTATCATATCGAAAAATCGAATCGAAAAATCGACAATTCAATATGAGTGGAAAAGAAGTTCCTACAAATAAAAAGGGACTTGCAATTCAACAATATGTAATTCCATTAGAAAAACTTACAAGCGCAAATTGTATCTATCTTCCTAAACTAGAATTATGTATCGGTTTCAACGAAAAGTGGCTTTACGAATTTCATCCAAAACTTCATCAAAACATTCAAAGAAATATACAAACTGTAAATAAAATTTATAGAGATGGTATTGAATCTGCACCGATCAAAATCATCGCTAATGATCCTTATGGTAGAATTCAAAGATTGTTTATAAATTGGGGTCAACATGTAGTAAGTGTTAGTGTATCGAATGAAATTCATCAACAAATGTTTTGTAAGGTGTATATTGGTACACAACCCGGTGAATATTCTGAGTATGAAATGGATTTAAATAAAATTCTATCCATGGAGAACAATGACTGTGTAACCAACAAAGGCGTTTTTTGTATTGCTCCAACTGCACAAAAAGTATATGCATGGCTACAAACAAAAATCAATTCTAAAGAAGAATTGTTTACGAAAGCAGATGTTCAAAAAATTATCGATGGTACTGAACAAAAATCTAAAGTTACTGCTAGAACTTTAGAATCTAAAATTGATCAACTTGAAAGAGAAATATCATTTCTTAAAGCTGAAAATAAAAGTTATGTAGATACCATCAATAGTTATAATTTAAAAGATATTGAAGCAGAAAAAAGAAAACTTAATGAAGACAAACAAAACTTTGAAAGAGAAAAAATGCAACATGCTTACGAACAAATGAAACAAGAAAGAGAAGAAAATCAGCAGAAAAAGGATTTAGCAAATATTAATTATTGGACAAATATAGCAAAAGCTGCAACTGTAGCGGTTCCAATTTTAATTGCCGCAGGAGCACTGGCAAAAGGATTTGTATCACCTGCAAAATGACAAGGAGAACAAGTCAGTGTCGTTTCAAATTTGGGATGAAATTATTGAAGAAGTAGATAGACGAATTCCAAATCTTAATGAATATTTGATTAAGCATTATAGAAAAGAACAGATTGATAATTGTATTAATTATATCAAAATGACTTTCATTGAAGCTGCTAAGTTATTTGAAGGTGAAATCAAATTTAAAGATTATCGTATTTTACGTCCAGATGAACGAATTCACGAAATGCTTGACAATCCAAAATATGCTCCTACAATTGACATCACTCAAACTGAGTTAATGCTCGTAGAATTTCGTTTTGAAGTAAATAAGCAAATCTTTTCAACACTTATTTATTTGCCGTATCTGTACAACGATGCTATCATTATTAATGGTAGTAAGTATTATGTACAATTTGCCTTGACCGATAAGGTGTTTTATCATATTTCTAGAGAAAATGGTTTGGGCATCAAAGTACTTAGAGCACATCTCAGATTTTGGAGAAACTATCGTCATAGATTTCAAAGTGTTTCTGGGCATCAATATTCTGACAATATTCTTATTGTCAAGATTCATATGAAAGATAGAAAAGCGACTGTTGACGATATCAAAACTGCGCTTATCTTGTATCCTCTTTCAAGATTTGGTTGGGATTCTACATTGTCCAGATATGGAATTAAACCAAATCAAATACAGATGACTACTAAGTATAATGACGATGATACTGAACATGAATATTTTCTCATCCGTGAAGGAAGAGATAAGAACGATCCTCATCTTTTTATGAAAGTTCACAAAAGTGTTCTTTCTACAAATCCTACTGTAGAAGAAAAAATTAAACTTCGTGTAGTATCTGCAATTCACTATGTACTTCAATATTTTGTTCGTTGTAAAAATACTATTTATACGGACAACACTGAATTAGCAGATCTTCTTATGAATGATTCCGAACACATTGCTTGGCAAATCATTCTTGGTAGAACTATTTATGGTTTTGATTATAAAACTGAAATTCAAACTTGTGCAAATACAACCCAACATTTGACTAGTTTGAAGACATATCTTGATCCATATACTAAACAAAAACTAGACGAAATCAATGTTCATTGTAACGATATTTATGATCTTATTGATCATATTTTCGTAGAGATGGACAATTATGTAATTAACTATTTCCCTGCAGATTTATATAAAAAGAGATTAAATGTACTTGACTTGTTACTTGGTAATATAGTTCAAGGCATTTTTCATAGAGTTTATTCTCAAACTAATAATCGTAAAGGCGGAAAAGTTACTACAGACGCTAAAGATATTATTGCATTATTTAGAATGGGAACAAAAGCTATTTCTCAAATTCACAAAGCTACTGGCGTTATTGCTGGAAATCCATCTGTGTACAATGACAATTATCTTGTTACCGTCGGATGTAGAAAAACAAGAGCAACTTTTAGTACACCGAATTCAAACAAGAAAAATGCAGCTGGACAACTAGAAGGTAGTACTAAGGGAAAACAAGTCAATCTCATGAGCAATTCCACACACAGATATCATCCGTCACAAACTGTTGTGGAATCTATGTTGCATATCAATCATCAATCTCCAAGTATTAATGGTTCCATCAATCCTTGTGTTCCTATTGCTCCAAATGGGGATATTATTAAAGAACCGTATGCAAGTGATATTGATAAATTAGCTAAATTTATCATCACTGAATAATTCATTTTTAAATATGGAGGTCATACGACAATGGCTCGTGATGGTGCACACATTGAAGATGTATTTATGGATATTGCGGGAGATTTTGTTGACAAACTTGAACGTAGAGAAAATCTTCCTTCTCAAGTAGCGAATGAAATTTATAAAGCTATTGAAAGTAACCTCGACGCTTTATTGCGAGATTTTAAAAGAAGTGATTTTTATCCGAGAAGAGGAGATATTACTACTCAAGATGTTGGAGATTATATCTTCGAAGTAGCTGGTCCTGATATGGCAGAACGAGTGATTCGTGAAATAGAACGTGAAGAACGTCGTTCATCTAGAAGATATGATCGTGACGATTATCGAGGAAGTGGTAGAAGAGATTCTAGAGATAGAAGATCTTATATTCGAGGAGATCGTGGAAGTGATGCTGCTATCAGTAATGCTGGATTTGTAGCGGCATTTAAACAAAACAATCCAGAATTTAATGAATCGCGGCAAAACGAAAGAAGACGTTCTAGAAATAATGACGTAGAAGAAACTTCTCGTGATGCACAAGTAGAAGTTTCTCAGTCTCGCAATTCCAATCCGGATAGTATTGCAAGAGTTATTGGTGTTGATGACAATGAAATCATCATCAAAAATCTTGTATATAGCGAATCCGAAAATGATAGCAATGTAAGAGAATATAATCAAAATATTTGCTTCATCGTAGATGACGGTTCATTTGAAAATGGTCAATACAGTATCAGTTACAAAGAAATAGCTTGCCAAATTCCATTTTATAAGAATGTTGACGCTATTCAAATGATCAACGATACTGTTCCAGATACTATTTCTCCTGCAATTTATTTCAATAATCTCATGTTTGATTTTGTACAAACAGTTAAACTTGGCGGAGTCAACGATGTCAAGGAAGCTAGAGCTACAATTGAAAAAATAGCTGAACAAATTGAAAATCTTCGTTCCATGAGCGACATCAATAAGAAGATTGTTCCTATCTTTAACTTGATGCAATCCACTTCGGCAAGGGAATATCTTCAGAATCTTATTTTCAAAGAATTTAATAATCAACATTCGTTGTTCTTGTTCAGAGTAGACAATCCAAAACAAAGTTTGGAAATTTCTACTTGGCAAGCACTTCTGTCAATGGCTGGAGCTACTAATTTTTCATATATCAAATCTTTAAGCACTCAAGTAAAAACTGATCTGAATACATTGTTTTTCGATATCATGTTGAATACATTGAAAACGCTATTTATTCCCAATTATGGAAATGCGGTAATAACTGCAGCCAATGATCGGAGTACCATCACTGCAAATCCTGGAATTACACTTTCTTCCGGAAAGTATACTGTTCGCGATTGTTGTGATATGGAACCTGAACTTTGGAATAATCTTGCAGAACGTATTGACAATACTTATCTTGTACACAAAATTCGTAGACGTATCGTCACGACTAACCTAGATATCAGTTCTGCAAGGATTACTGGAAATCCTTGTATCGAAATTGTAAAACCTACTCATCCTATCCATGTATGTCTAAAGAAGCTCTGGGATAAACCAGCTAATGAAGTCGTAGAATGTCCAAAACTTATTGTGTATACTCATACGACTGAAGTTCCGTCTCCTGTTGCAGTACTTTCTTTTGGTTGTCATACCGAACATGGATATATTAAAATTACTCCCGATAAGCGATAACAACAATTAGTAGATATACTACCAGGGAATTCCCTGGTAGTATATCTATTACACAATATTTATTTTTTTTTCTTACTACAGGAGAAGAACGTTACCATCACCAATAGTGAAAATACGACTTCCGTTATATGTAGGAGATACAATCGTGGTACCAGTATTACAAGCTTTATATGCTAGCTGAGTATAGATTGCCTCAGTATAAGAAAATTCTGCATTATTAGAATCATATCCCTGAACAACTCTATCTTCTCCGGAATAAATTCCTATTTCAGAAATCTTAGCCATAGTCATATCGCCATCATACAAAACTTCGATGGCTTCAAGAACTTCTTTACCAAGCCAGTTGAGTTCAATTCTAAATGATACATTTACTTCTGTAATAATACCATTTTGAACACCAGATGTTGTTGGTTTGACTGGAACCGGAGTAAGATCACTTGCTGAAATCTCATAATCAGTAGTAATTTGTGTATCAGGATCTGTTTGTAAAATTTTAACTGTGGTGTCTAGTGGAGTAATTTTCTTTAAATAATAACAATAATAATCAAGACCATTGACTGTACGTCTTACACGCATTCTGTAATTAGCTCTTTCAGCTTTGGTAAGGTCTTGATCAACAGGAACACACCGAATGGGAATAGGTTGATACAAATCAAGTTCTTTTGCCTTAGGAACATAAGGCTTACCTTTGTTAGTATCATCGGTATTGTAAAAACCATTAAGACCTAGACCAAAATACAAAAGAATAGGCACTATCTGATTATGTTCTTGATGAAAATTCTGATATTTAAAATTTATTGTGGATTGTGGTACAAATTGATATTCTGCATTAACTGCAGATTGTGTACTATTTAACATCCACATAAGGGTTTTAGTAATAATTTCATTATCTTTATCACTGACAGCCATCACATAGCTCCTATTTAAAAAATATAAAGTATAAACTCATAGTTATAATACTTCTACTGCAGTAAGATTGCAACCAATATGAAGTTTTACATCTGACGTATCAGTTATTTCTCCATACGATTTTAATATTTTCACTTGTCTCAGATTATGGCGTGCACTATCTTTAACAGATACTTGTTTGAGTTCAATTTGATTAAGTTCTTTAAAGTCATCTATTTCAGCGCTTTCTTCAATACGATAATTTTCAAAATTTAAATCATATTCTGATCCAGCTAAAGACGTATGAGCAGTTTCACTGGTATCCATCTTAAACCAGTCACTACTCGTACTTCCAGCAAAAGCATCCAGATCAGATGCTTCTTCAGTGAACAAAGAAGAAGATTGTTTTGTAATATAACTATACTTCGTTCTATCAGTATCTAAAAACAACAATCGCTTAGAACACAACCGAATAAACAATTGTTTTATTTTTGCATAAAACTCGGTATCGTCAGTCAAAGCTCCACTATAAGATTTAAAAGCATCTACTGTTTCAATGGGAAGAAGACTACTTAAAATCTGTTCACAAAGAATATGATAATACTGAGGATCGTTATTTAATTCATTAGTACTATCTATAAGTAATTTTACTCGTTCATTAGATTCTATCCAACTTTGATAATTTTTATGAGTGGTTAAATTAATATCCAATGTTTCATGATTAACCAGGTATCTGCTATAAAAATGCAACATGCAATCTTGATATCTTCTATTTGCAGAAGATCGTACTTCTCTAGTATGTTTTATTCTTGCTGTAAATTGATCTCCAAGATGCTTAACGAATGCATTTGCAGATTTAAATGGTCCTTTATTAAAAGGAACATCTTTTATAATCTCATCAACATCAATAATAGTATTAAATCGATATGAATAATTATTGAAAATGAATTTGTCATTTTCAATAATTCCCATATCCGGTTTTTGTAATACGTAAGGAACACGAGTTGTAAATAATTTTTGAATAACAACTGGAGATTGTCTTAGGTATCTGTAATGTGCATATTGCCATAAAAGCAAAGCATCTTCAATTGAAAGTACCATATTAACGCCAGTGTTTGTATCTGTAAATTTAATAGTATAGTTAAGTGTTCCTTTTATAAAATTATAAAAAAGTGAATCAATAATAAATTCTGTCATATGTGCAAGATATCTGGTATCAAGTACATACTTTCTAAATTCTAATATTCTTGTAGGAAGTATATTGAGCATACTGTACCCAAATTTATCTTCCATTAGTGCGCTGTCATCTGCAGAATAATCAGGATATAAATTTTCTTCATTGACTCGGAAAAGAATTTTATCCATTGTCTCAAAAGAACCTTCATCCCGAGTATTCATTGATGAATAATTAACTATAAGTTCATTGATAAATTCTGGAGTAGATTGACATTCTTGAAATTTAGGATTGTCAACTCCAACCAATTCCTGATCTCCACTATCACCAATTTCTTGATGAAAAAATGTATCTACTGTTTGTTGTAAAATATTTTTACCAACAAGTTGTACTTTAAGATCTTTTAATAAATTGTCAGCAAGAATTTTTAAATTGGATTTTTTACCTTTGTTCTGTAAGATATAATCAATATTTCTATACATGAACAATGACTGTTTATTTGTAAGAACATCTTGATACTCTCCAAGTCCTTTGGAACCAAGATATTCCCAAATGTGTAGCGGATGTACTTGTTCAGTCTTTATATTACGAATTCTTTGTGTAGAGATAACCTGTGGAAGAAGAGCTTCCACAACTCCCATAAAAGCTAGAGGATATCCAACCTCATAATCGTAGTCACGAATAAACCATCGTTCTTTAACAACCCATAAAAATTTATTTATTGCAGACATGATAGATTCTCTTTCATTTTCATACAAAAGAGATTCGTCACAGTTAACAATAGAAAAATCTTCCATCGCAATAACATCTTTAACACTTGTTCCAGGATAGACTATACTTTTGATAAGACCTTGTTGTTTAGGATACGTCAAACATAATGTGTTATATTCTTCTGAGGGTATTTTATATATAGCAGCAGTTCTTGGCGATATATCTTTTAGATGAATATCAAATAATACTTGTTTATTTGTTTCAATATCTGTCACATACATAGGTTCGTCTAACGGGGAATACAATCCGGCAAGATTAATATAATAAGGATTGTCCAGATCATTTGTAATGACCATACCGTTATTTGCAGAAGTTTCCACCATATATTTTGCAAATGGTGAAAATTTTATAGTCAAACTATTTAAGAAATTAAAAATTTCTTTCCAATAAGCAGTGTATTCTACAGACATATCGAACACCACAATCCATGTTTGGGAGATTAATGTCACATGGCCAAAATTATAGATGTTTTAAAATCTTTCATGGGTTCCACACAACCAGTATATACAAGATCACAATTAACTTCTCCAATTATAAATACAAAGACACAAACTGAATTTATGCCAATGCAACTTTATGAATTGGCAAGAAGAAATTATGTTAGCAGAAAAAAGATCAATGATCTTACTCCAGACGATTTAAGTAGTACTAATCTTCTTAATTATTTTGCACCTACTGCACAAAACAGCATTCAACTTGTACAAGATGCTGAACGTATTCGTGAACTAGCTCCTGAAATTGTACAAGCAGAAACTGTTATGGTATCTGCTATCATGGCACCAAATGATTTTCAAACAGCACAGCCTTATTTTACAATCGGTGGAACTCCTTACATACGACCAGAACTTAAAGATACGATTTGTAAATATCTTAAAGACTACTTTGTAACACAATATCGTATTGATGAAAAAATGACCAGTTGGACAAAAGAAGCTTTGTTCAGATCCGGAGCTGCAGTAACTTTAATTCTGCCTGAAGGAACATTAACCAAAATGGTTAAACATATGGCAGATAACGGCAACGGTCAAGAAAGTTTTACTATTGATCCTAATGAGTTTACTGAAGAAAAATATTTGCAGCTTCTACATAAAAATGTATATTCTACTTCAAAACCAAAAACACAAGGTTCTGAACAAATAAAATCTTCAGTGCCATCCATATCAATAAATACTAAATCTGCAACAAAAAATCAAAATTCCAAATATGTACTTGATGAAGACGATCTTGCTCTAGCTAAAGGAGTAGAATCATTTCTTGCTCAAGAATACAAAGATTTTCCTGAAGAACATAGAAAAAAATTTCTATCTGGATTTGAAGAAATTACGGCCAGACTTATAACAACCATCGAAGATGGTGATGTCATTAGCATTAGTGAAAATCCGGAAGTACTTCGTTTTGGAAGCGCAGTTCGCAACTATGCCAAAACAAAACTTAATAAAAACTTAAGTGATCTCTATAAAATTGATGAACATAGAAATCAAATTTTCAATAGTGACAATGACAAATTAAAAGAAACGGAACAACCTCTTATTGACATGACTCCATTTCTAACAACCCTTAAAGAACAAAAATCTCATCCTTTTAGTATAGAACTTCCTGCTGAATCAGTTATACCTATTTGCGTACCAGGATCTGTAGAAGAGAAGCTTGGTTATTTTGTTCTTATTGATAATTTAGGGCATCCTATTGATGCTAAAAATTATCTTGGTGCCAATGGCGGATGTTCTATTTCAGGTAGAATTACCAATGCATATACTGCTATGTTTGGTATGAAGCCTACAAACATGAGCGGTATTCGTTCTCCTTTTATGTCTGCTACAACCAACTTTGCTCAAGTAGAAAATATTCAAGATCAAGCTATCACGAAAATATTTAATTATGTTCTTGACGAAATGCTTCATCGTAAATTGCATAATGTCGGACTTCGTGATGTCGATATGGGAAAATATGAAACCATTGCTACTTGCATGTTCTATAGATTACTTGAACAAAAAAGAACTTCTCTTCTTTTCGTTCCAGAAAATCTTATTACCTATGTAGCGTTTGATTATAGAAAAGATGGCAGTGGAAAGTCACTACTGGAAAGTATGGAATTCATGTTATCTTTACGGGTCACTCTTTATGTTGCCAATATCATGGCCATGATGAGAAATGCCATTTCAAAGAAAGATATCGAAGTTACATTCGATCAAAAACAAACCAACTATATGGCAATTTTGGAACAGGTTAAAAATGCAGTTACTCAAAAACTTAAATTTAATCTTTCCTATGATCCGAATAACATTGCACAATCTATCATCAGCCAAAATACTTCTATCAGAGCATTCGGTCAACCAAATGCACCAGGATTTAATGTAACTAGTACTGATACTCAAGCACAAGCTGTAAAAGCAGATACTGATCTTCTTGACAATCTTGATAAAAACATTTCTGTTATTCTTGGTATTCCTCCTTCTGCACTAAATGATCTTGGTAATATCGAATTTGCAAGATCTCTTATTACACAAGATCTTTTCTTTGCAAAGAACACCATGAACAAACAAAAAATTCTTTGCGACCATACAAGTGATTATTGTAGATCTTATTTGTTGTACGATCCTATTCTTATGAAAGGATTGAAAAAGATTATCGAAGGAAGAGTCACCAATTACAATGTAGACGGAGATGAAAATCAAGAACTTATGGCCTCTGTCTCACCATCCACAAACGATAAACAAAATATTCCGTATTCTAAAATTATTACCGACATCATTAAAAATTTAGAAATAAAATTACCTGCACCCAATCTTGCTCCAGGTAAAGCACAAAACGATATTTTCAATGAATATTCTGATGTAATCAACAATGTTGTTGATAAATTCTTTCCGCAAGAAATTGTCACCAATCAAAGTGACACTGATGCATATAACGCTTTCAAAGCATTTATTAAATCAAATCTTATTAAAGAATATGCCGTTGAAATGTTACCGAATATCAATATCAAAAATATTGATGATTACTGGATTACTGCACGAGATGAATTCTTTAAAACTCCTCGTGTTGTCCGTAACATCAGTAAAGCCATTCAACAAGACAATAAAGCAAGAACCTCTGATAAAGATCAAGAAAATAATTCCTCAGGTTCTGATTTTGGTGGTGACATGGGTTTTGGTGGCGGAGATGAGTTTAACTTTGAAACTGGTCCAACTGAAGATTTTGGCGGAGGAGACTTTGGTAGTGATATGGAAAACACTGATTTTAATTTCAATACTGAACCTACAGAAACTACCACTGATATAGAAACTCCGACCGAAGAAAATGATTTATCTCTCACTGATCTCGCAAAATAATATTTAGTGACATAAGTGCCAAAAATGGCACTTATGTCATTTCAAAGTATCTGAAAAAATATATTATCTTTTTAATATATAGTAAAGTATTAAATTTAACTATACAAGGATGTATCATGATCGATCTTAATAAAACGGGATTGAAAGTAGCAGTTCACAATGGTGTTATGCATGCTGATGATGTATTTTCAGTAGCTGCTATAGCTATAGTTAATCCTTATGTTAATATAATTAGAACTAGAGATAAAGCTCTTCTTGATATATGTGATTTACGAGTTGATGTCGGAAATAAATATGATCCGGAAACAGGAGATTTTGATCACCATCAAGAAGGATTTAACGAACGTAATCCCGCACCTTCATCTAAATATAGTCAGGGACCAAAACTTTGTGGATTTGGTTTAATTTGGAGGCATTATTCTCATAAAGTTATATTGGCAGTGCTCAAGAAAAAACAGCTTATTTTAAATGACGATGAAATCTCAGAACGTACTCTTGACACTATAGCAGAAGCTATTAGAAAAAGTCTTGTAGCTATCATAGATGCTGGTGATAACGGAGAATTAAGAGCTTTCTATCTTGATACTGGAGCATACAGAATGCCTAGCATCATGAGCTTCATCCAAATGCATAACCCAGATAGCAAATCTGCTATCGATGAAGCATATTGTCAAAAATACTTTTATAAAGCAGTTAAAACAGCTAAAGGGTTTTTGACTATGCTTATTCTTAAAGAATACAACATATTTTTATCAATAAAACATCTCGATACTCTTATTGATACGAACACTATTCAAAATGGTCAAATTTTAGTTCTACCTTATTTTATTCCTTGGTCAAGATATTTTACTGAAAATGCTGAAAAATGTAAAAATATTTATTTTATTGTGTTTCCAAGTAATGAAAACTGGATGGCACAATCCACTTACTATAACAGCAGAATAGACGCTGGTAAATTTAGTGAAACTATGAAAGATGGTTCAAGACGAACTCTTCGTTGTCCATATCCGGAACATATTGCCGGAAAAAGAGACGAAGAACTTGCTACACTCACCCATATTCCAGATGCTACATTCGTTCACACTTCAGGATTTTTAGGAGCAGCTACAAGTAAAGAAGGCGCAATCAAACTTGCAGAATATGCACTTGCTCATATGGAGGAAAACTAATGAATTTCAATTCAATTGATGAAGTAAAAACATATTTGGAAAATAACAATCTTACTCTTGAAGAACTGGCTGACGAACTTGGGGTCAATTCAGATTTTTTACAAAACGTATTTGACAAAAAATATTTATTCATGGATTCCACAGATATAGATTACATTAAAGAAGCTCTTTTACGTATAACAGAATCAAAATAATACCTACAGGAAGTGATGGGGAAATATCCATCACTTCTACAACCAAATAGCTTAAGGGAAAACTCTCTATTTTACACTCATATTTTGTTTTTAAATATACAGTAAGATATTAATATAGCACTATATTAATTGTTAACAAGGAGTATAATTATGTCACTTATTAGTTTTGCCAAAGAAGAACTGGAACGTATTGGTTACAATCCTAATCCAGATCCAAATTCTGAAGATATCGATGATTGTGCAGTTACTTGTATTTTGGAACTTTTAGAAACTTTTGTAAAACAAGAACATTCTAATTTTTCTGCTAATTATGTTTTAAAAATATTTAATAAATTGGTAAATTTTAAACCACTTTCTCCTTTAACTGGAGAAGACGATGAATGGATGGAAATATGTAACAACGAAGATGAAATTATATATCAAAATAAAAGACACTTCAACGTATTTAAAACTATTAATGTTAAAACAAAAGAAGAAAAATGTCATCTTAATGATCATTATGTTTTTGTAGATAAAAATGGTGCCAGCTTTACTGATTGTAAAAGTCGTCTAGTTATTGACGAATTTCCATTTAGTATTCCAGATAAAATATATATTCATGAAGGAGCTGAAGAAGCAAAAGAATGGATAGAAAAACATCAATATGATCCGTTTGAATGAGCAACCTCAAAAATAAAAAAAAAATAAACACAAATGTATAAGAGTTAGTCATAGAAAAATCTATGACTAACTCTTATATTAAAAATTGTTTAAATTTTATATTTAGGAGAATGTTAAATGAAATTCGATACCATTGATCCATTTGTATTAAACATTAAAATTAACGAACAAGGTGCCATCGAAAATATAAAAGATCTTTCTTCATATTTTCAATTGTACGACTACAGAAATGTATTGTACAATAGATTTGAGAAAGATAAAAATAAAACTATTGACGATATGTTTAATAGTCAATTATTTAACGATTTGTTACCACCTGAATCAGATTACATATATCCTATTTGGAAACAAAATCCAATGTTAGTCAATTGTTTTCATAAAAATTTTGTACACACTCTCAAATACACAATCCTTTATAGAAGAGAACAGTTTTTAGACAAACACGATTTCATCGTTCTTGATTATTATCCTTGTGTGTACGGCTCTTTAAAAGTTCACCACATATTCAATAAAAAAATTATGTTTACTCGATATAGTGAAGAAACTCTTATAAATAAATTGTTTAAAAAAGAATTGTCTATAAAAGATTTAATTAAACTAAACAACAACTATATTCTTATTCATCACATTTATAGAGGATATCCAGATTACATCGATGTTAATGAACTGATTGCAAGTTATAAAAAATATAAAAATATTAAATATGCTGAAAAATCATCTCATCAATCAACTATAAATTGTAAGTATTATTTTGATCATGAAGAATTTTACAATAATAAAAGTTTACTTAAATATCAAGATCCATATCTCGATGGATATTTACAGTGTCTTTCAAGAAATGAGCGTGAACTTTTTGGTTACATTGAATTTATTGTTCCTGCTGATAAACAAGGACTGCGTTTTATGAAAAGAAAACGTGCAGGATGTAACCTTTTAATTTACGATACAGTTACTACAAATTCTGGAAAAGTTTACTATCTGTGTCAGCGACAGTCTAACACATTTTATATCTATACGTATACAAAAAATGAAGATGTTGAAGAAAGTATCTATGATGATAAGTTAGATTAATTTTATCGACCAAGGAACTAGTATATGAAAACTATCACAATTGAAATTGACGATCAAGGCAACATTCAAAAAATAAAAACTCTTTCTTATTGGTTTGATATTGAAAAATATTTACTTAGTCAAACGCATAAAGAATTTTTATACAATTTTTCTATTTTGGCAGATCTGTATAAAGAAAATTTTTGTAAACTAACTCACATCGATTTAAAAACTATTTCCAAAAAGGTTTTAACATCTATTTTTTATTTATTGTCAAATCCTAGAGAACAAACTAAATCGTTAATACATAATTTTTTATTTACTTATACTGATATTTCACAATCAAATAAAAATAAAACATGTACAACAAAAATTCCTATTTATATTACATCAAGAAAAGATATGAATAATGTACATGCAGTAAAACCTTATTGTCTTACAGATGAATTTGATCGACTTTGTGAACAATATAAAAACAGTGTTATTTTCTGTGATGGAACTTTCTTTCAACATACAAAATTATTTATTGAAATACTTAAAGCTATTCGTTCTCACAATTTAATACAATTTCAACAAGAATGTACAACAGAAGATTACAAAGAACTGGAATTAGCAGCTCACGAAATGTTTTTAGAAAATCGTAACAACAAACTTGATATTTACAAAATCGAAAATTATATTACTGAAGATCTTTTACTGTATGGATATTTACAATGTCTTAAAGAAATTGATGTATATGCCAGTTTATATGCGGACGGAATAATTGTTACCTACATCATTCCTGAAAATATGAAACAATTAATAAAAGAATATTCACTACAAGAAATTCATGTTTTAAAAATGCCTTCTGGAACATACTACCTTTGTAGTGATTAAATAAAGATTCTGCCTAACAAGGAAAAGAGTATGGAAATTAAATTGACCAAAGAAACAGGGGACATGCTTTTAGATATTGAAAATCCTCTTTTGCTCACATATAAAGAAAAAGCTCCAGGATCATTTAAACACAGCGAAGAAGTCGCAACAGTATGCGACAAGATAGGTCGTGAACTTAAACTGGATACCAATATTTTACGTATTCTTGGTTTATATCACGATATCGGAAAAATGTGGTATCCGGAATATTATTGTGAAAATCAACCTAAAAATATGAATATTCACGATACCCTTAATCCTGTTATTTCCGCACATTACATCATTTCTCATATAGCAAATTCTATTGCTATTTTAACAACACAAGTTCCTGACATTCCTATAGAAATTGTTCGGTGTATTTCTATGCATCATGGCAATCGTATTTTAAAATCTATTTATAACAAACTCAATGATGAAGAAAAACAACAATATGACATTACAAAATTTAAATATCCTTATAATGCACCAGACAACATTTATGCAATTGTATTGATGGTGTCCGATAGTGTAGAAGCTACTCTTAAAGGGCTTCGTGCTGCTGGAAAAGCGGATGAAAATAACATCAATGAAATCATTACAAACATTATTACTGATTTAACTAAAGAAGAACAAATTGAAGAACTTACTTATAAACAAGGTAGAATTATTACTGAAGTTTTAATCAGTGAATATAATGCAGTTAATCATAAACGTGTGACAACAAACTATGAGCCTTCAGTTACAAATTCCAATTAACTTTTAAAAAGGAAAAATAAAACATGAAACTTCCTGAATTGAATTTTGTGAGTAAATGTAAAATTGTAACCAAAACTCTTTTTATCCAAATTTTATTTTTCGTCAGTATTCTTTTCCTATTTTGGGCAGGTAATAAACTTTATTCTAAAATAGATCAAACTGAATTTCCTGAACCAATGAAAATTCAAGAAACCTCATCTTTGAGTGAACTTGATAAAGGAAAATTAGTTGCGGATTCTATTATACATCAAATGAAATACGAGCTTAACTCCATGTTTGGTTGGAGTATAAATGATATTTTGTTCAACAGCTATTTTTTAGATAACAGGGCATCTAGGCAATATGGTGTTTACCATGCTACAAAAGTATTGATGGATCTTTATTCCATGAATATTGCCAAACTGGGATCAAACGATAAAGAAAATCAATTTCTTTACAGTGCCCGTTTAAATCAATTTGCAATTGATCCCAGAAGTTTCATATTTCCTTCTGCAGAATCTTCATATGAAAAAGGTATAGAACTTGTTGAGAAATATAAGAAAAGTTTGGATGATGGGTCTGGTGTGTACAATTGTCGTACTGATGATTTGTATGCTTCCTTTAACGTAGTAGTTGGAGAAAATCTTCTTGGCTATGCTTTAGGACTTCTTCAAAATACACAAGAACTTGCTTTTTATGAACTCGATAACAAAATTTATGAGGTACAAGGTATTGTTCTTGTAGTACGTGATTTTATTAATACTATTTATAGTTTATATCCCGAAATTAATAACAAAGGAAATATTGAAAATATGACCGCTGCTATGGATTATATGAATCGTATTTGTACGTACGATCCATTGTACATTACAGCTAAAGTAAATTCTGGAGAACTTATTATTTCTTATGTACTGTTTGCTAAAAACAGACTTGAAGATGTTCGTGACAGCATTCGAATGTAATCTATAAACACAAGTATAACTAGATAAGGATCTTTAAAGATCCTTATCTAGTTATACATCTTAAAAGGAGAATTAAAATGGAACAATTCGACAATTTCATTCAGCATCTCACCGTACTCACCAATGACAATAAAATTATTTGGACATTTATGAACGCGAAAACTGATAATTATTATGAGTGCACGTATGACAATCACATAATTAAATTTGATACTTTTGCAGGTATTGGTATTTTAAAAATAGATGATTGTGATAGTAGGTGTACTATACCTGAAAAAATTACAAGTCCGCTATACAAAGCTATATCTGATCAAATAAATAACCGTGCAAAAGAAAATGTATTAAAACAAATAAATTTTAATGTAACCACAAAAGAAACCATATTTACCCAAATTCTTGATAAACTATATCTGTTGACTACAAACAATCGTATTGTTTGGAAAAGTATTTTAAACGATAATAGGAATATATTTACAACCAACTTGGATAATATTGAAATCAGTATAAATAGATATTTTACTAATCAAGGATCGACTGTCTATAAAGTAAAAATGACCGGTGTGTCAACTTATAGTTTTGAAAAAAGTCAACATATACCTTGTCCTTTTTACAATGAAATTAAAAAGATAGAAAAATTGATAACACTTATAAAAAATATAAACTCAGATACAATTCCCGAATATACAATTAATAATTATTTGAAAACTTTACTCAAAGCTATTGATAAATAAAGGAATAGATAATAAAATGAATACTTTTGAAGAATACGTTGAAAAATTTATCAATATGACTAACAACAATGAACTCGTTTGGAAGGAAATGACTGGATTTTCTCATGAATCTAGATGTAGTTATCGATGTAACTATAAAAATACTTCTATCGTATTAAAACATTTTAGTAATTCTGGTATAGTTTTCAATACACTTTCTATTAACGGTGCAGAAAGGACTGAAGAACAGACACTTTATAGTGACTTAAGCAATTTGTGTTATTCAATCATAACACAAATTAAAAATAGAGAAACTGAAAAAATGTTAAAAGTATTGAATGAACTTGAAGAAAAGGAATAACATATAAGAGTACAGGGATTTTCCCTGTACTCTTATATAACTTCTATATCTGTTTTTTATACATGATGTAATAAAGTGCCATGCATGGAGGAATATTAGACGTAGTTCCAGAACTAGCTGAAGCATATAAAGAATGATTGTGAGTATGAGATGTTCCACTTCCAGTACTTTCAGTATTGTGATACGTCAGGTCACCGTAAGTATAATAATACGTAGTATGTAAATCACACTTACATTCAGCACCTGTTAAATAAATGGAAGCTGCAACAGGGGCTCTTCCTGCACCTGGCCATTTATCTGAAGCTGAAGGTCCAACACCTGTATGTCTATCAGAAAGCCTATGTGTATGCGGTGGCAAATTTGACGTTGTTAATGCAGTACCACTTATACCACCACCAATTGATACAGAAATACGGTGACTGTGAGATCCTGTACCCAACTCATTTTCAAAATTACCATTGGCTCCAATAACAAACTTGTCTCTTAAATCAATAGTACCATTTCGTCCATCACAAACATACCAATCAAGATATATTTTATCATCTATAACAGGATGAGTATTACTATTATCTAGCTTTCCATAATACACACTTATGTATCCTACAGGTAATTCTGGTCTATGTTTAAACAATGAAATAACATACGAAATTGCTTCATTTACATAATTGGTAAGACGCTCTTCCAAATCGTTCATTCTATCCGTAAGATATTTTTTAAGCGTTTGCATAGAAGCTTCTAATAAATCTTTTACATTGACTATGTGAGGTTGGATAGTATTTTTAACAAAACTCTGCATTGTTGTATATGCAAATGCCATTTGATATTCTCCCTTTATTAAAATAATATGTATTATTTTAATAAAGTATAAAAATACATTCAATAAATATTATATAGATTGAATTAGAATGTTTGGCAGTTTGGTGGAAGTGGTAGACACGCGACACTCAAAATGTCGTGAGGGTAACCTCGTGTCAGTTCGAGTCTGACAACTGCTACCAAAAAGATTTATTGTTATTATTTATATAGATATAACAGAAGAGGTCACACGACCTCTTCTGTTATAATAACTTATTTTTATATTTGAAAATGTTTTGGAGAAATATATGATTAATGATTTTAATGAAATAAAGAAAATCATGACTACCTATACAATATTTAAATTAAAGAAAATTATATCTTCAAGCTACAATGAGTTTATTTACACAGAAAAAGAGATTCAAGAATTAATATACAAATATTTTCCAAAAATTAACAAAGATAGAATCAAACGACTTTTTAAATACAATTTTATTTTTGACGAGTATACTCTTGCAACATGCTTTAACAATGACAATACTCATCAAGAAATTGTTGAACAGGTTATAAATATTCAACGATCTAAAACAAATACATATATCTGGAAACAATATCAGTTATTTAATTCACAAGAATGCTGTAATCGTATCATATATTTTCCAGAACGAATAGTAAATAGATATCTTTCATTTATCACATCCGGTCAAGAAGATTTAAATTTTATAGATATATCTCCATTAACTTTATCTCATTATATTTATCAGACAATAGGACATGAAAGAAGGCACATGATTCAAAGTCAACGCTGTTATCGACATTATAGAAATATGTATGCTAAACAAATTTCTAATAATGAAGCAGATGATAATTATCAAGAAATTTTAGCTGAAAGAGACGCTGACTGGTATGGGCATCAGTTTGCAATTTCTCTAATGTTTGATTAAACTATTTGTTTAAAGATATAAGGATGTACATTTTGTACATCCTTATATCAATTCGATTTTAACAAAATTTATTTTTTATACATAACAAAATATAAAGCTTTACAAGGAGGTATATTTTCAGAATTTCTTGAACTTGCAGATGATGAGACAGAAAGTCCGTGTCCATGTGAAGCACCAGATCCAGCAGGATTGGTATTGTTGTACGATATGTCACCATACGCATACGCATATGAAGTACCAATATCAATTGTACCAGATGGGTCCCAACAACCCATAAGAACACCAATGTGTGTACCTGCTCCTCCGGTAGGCCATTTGTCCGGAGTCCCTGCTGGTCCAAGTCCAGTATGCCGGTCTGTAAAACTGTGTAAGTGATTTGGCAATTGTGAGACAGTGAGTGATGTGGATTGTACACTACCTGAAGTACTTACAGATATTTGATGGTTATGATTAAGTGTTCCTAAATTTCTATTAAAATTATTGTCATTAGCTCCTATGATAAATTTATCTCTTAGATCAGGAGTTCCGTTTTCACCATTGCACACATACCAGTCTGTTAAAATCTTGCCATTTATATAAGGATGTGTTTTTGTTGTATCTAATTCACCATAATAATTTCCTATATAACCTATTGGAAATTCAGGCCGATAATCAAATAAAGAAATGACATAATTTTTAAATTCTATAAATTCTTGTCGTAATTCTGCGATAGCAGTATTTACAAAATTAATAAAATATTTTTCCAAAGTATCCATTTTATCAATAAGATATTTTTCTAATTGATCCATTTTGTCAATGAGATACTTTTTTAAAGTATCCATTTTTGATTCTAAAAGATCGAGTATATTTCTGATTGGTGGCTGAATAACGTTTTTAACAAAATTTTGCATAGTGGTATATTTAAAAGCCACAATTCCATTTCTCCTTTAAAGGTTTATGATAAATATAATAATATGTATTATTATATTTATCATAACCTAATATATAATGAATAAATAAACAAATTAAATATAAGGAGTAGTGGATATCCACTACTCCTTATATAACGTTGTTTCTCGTTTTTTTTTTCAGACATATATTATTTTTTAATATATAAACATTATAATACAAAAGGAGTATGAAAATTACATAAGGAATATATAAAAATATGTCAACTAATACCCTTGCCAAACAATGTAGAGGATCTCTTTGTACAGCGGTAAACGCATTAAAGAAACAAATAAAAAGACAACAAGAAACTATCAATGAATTGACAAGAAATAACCTTCCTTCACTTATATTTGTTCATACGTTACCATGTATATCAGGATGGTATTTCATTAAAGAAAGCATGGAAAGTGACACTGTGGTCATCCTTTATCTAGAGATAGACAAAGAACATCATATCAAATTTCTTCAATGTAAAAACAGCATGGTAGAATTTCATTTACCTGTCAATGGACTTTTATTTGCAGGACCATTAAAAGAACCAGTACAAGAATAATTTGTGTAACTTAGTATAGCTGATGAATGGTTAACTGAACACAGTACATCTTATTTAGCAAATATGGTTGTCTTCTGATGATCAGTTTACTTTTGAATTTGAAGAATTTAATAAAGAGATAAAAACATGAATACCAATCTTATTGAAAGTTATATTCAAAAAATTATTGATCTAATTGATAGTAATTGTTTGGTTTGGGAACAAAATAAGGAGCATTGTTGCAAAATATATGAATGTGAATGGTGTAATCACGTATTGAAATTTTCACAATTTGTTGATAGTATTTGTCATCTTACTATTAATGATGTGGAATATTCTAAAAAGGACGATAAATGTGATAGTATTTTACATTCTTTAGGTAAGTCAATTGAAAAACAAATAAATGATATAAATGAAAAAAGATTTGTAAAACAGTTACAGTTTCTCAATGAAATAGAAGTTCCTATTAAAAAACAATAAAGGATGAATAAATGCTTCCCATTCAACAATTGTTTTTGTAAATTAGTTAAAACATAGGAGATAGAGGTTTTAAAACCTCTATCTCCTATATAAAAGGTAAAAATGAAAAACCATACACTTTACCACATTTCAAGACATCCATTAGATAAAACAATTTTATATCCAAGAATACCAGAAGGAAATGGATATGATGAAAACAATACAATTAAAAGAATTTGTTTTTCAACATCCATTCAAGGATGTTTAAACTCAATAAAGAATAAAATATTTATTAATGACATTCTTTACGTATATACATTAAATTACAATAAAAGTCTTAAATACAAAATACCAAATGTCACTGATGTATACGATGTAAAAGTTACTAACGAAATATGGATATTAAATAAATGTTCGGTTACATTGCAAAAACGTATAAAAATAATTAACCTGGTTAATACTAAAACTTGTTATTTTTACTGTACTGAAATAAAATGTCAAAAGACTTACAATTCTTCAAATACTAGCATTAAAAAAGATAAAGATACTCTTATCTGGAAATTGGACACTGGCGTTAAATTTACATATATCGATTGTTAATACAAGGAGATAATTTACAATGACTACAGAATCTAAAGAATTTGTATTGTACAAAGCTAAACAGATGGTAAGTGAAGTAGATGGAAAACTTCTTTATCTGACTATTTTTGGTTCAACGTTGTATGGTACATCTAGAAATGGAAAATCAGATCTTGATGTAAAAGGTATCTACCTTCCTTCTAAAGAAGCTCTTGCGTTACAAAAAGTACAACATTGTCTGTCGTTTTCCACAGGAGATTCAGTTACTAAAAATACTGAGCACGATATCGATATTCAAATTTGGTCTATTCAAAAATGGCTACTACAACTTCTTCCTGAAGGAAATACAAATGCTTTAGATTTACTCTTTTCTTTTACACACCCGAAATGTGTTCTTATTGAAGATCAACACATGAAACAAATTTTTGAACATGCTAATGAATTTATTGATATTAAAAATATAGATGGTTGTATAAGTTATGCAATCAATCAAGCTAAAAAATATGGAATGAAAGGAACAAAGTTAGGTACTCTTATTTCTATTTTCAATTGGTTAAGAAACGATATTACGTATCTTCCTACAGATAAATTATCGGTATTCTCAAATCAACTTATTGAAAAGAATCTTATTGGTTGTAAACAAATCAATAAAAACGATACTTCTTTTCTAGCCATTCATGATAAGTTATATCATTTTGGAATTTCTATGAAGGAATTTTATACTAGAATAGAATCTGAAGTAAACAAATATGGTGAACGAGCTTTTCAAGCTATGCAAAACGAAGGAATTGATTGGAAAGCTATTTCTCATGCGATAAGAGCTATTCGTCAAATTGAAATGTTACATGAAAAAGGTACTATTGAATATCCACTTAGTTGTAAAGATGAACTCATCTCTATTAAAGAAGGCAATAAGCCTTGGTCTGAAGTGGAACAAATTATTTGTGATGGTATAAATAAAATTAAAACTATTTCATCTAGCACAACTTTCAAAAAGTTTAATACCCAACTAGCAGAAAAATATATTTGTGATCTATACGACGATGTTTCTTCTCAGATACAAAATAATGAAGATTTTGTAGAAAATCTTATTGCTGAAGAATTACGTAATATTGAAAAGAAGTATGATGTAAAAATTATAAAAGCTGCGGAATCTGGAAGCAGAGCTTGGGGATTTGAATCCCCTGATTCTGATTATGATGTACGATTTATTTACATGCATAAAAAAGATACGTATACTGGGATAAAAGAATTTAGAGATGTCATTGAACTTCCTATCAAATGTGTTCACGGATATACGCTTGATATCAATGGATGGGATATTAAAAAGGCATTACGTTTGTTAACAAAAGGAAATGTTACTCCTTTAGAATGGATCAATTCCCCAGTTATATATTGGAGCACACCAGCTGCATGTTTTTTTAACATAGTTACAGTTGATTTATTCGATTCTGTGGTTGCATGGAATCATTATTATCATCTTTTTTATACGACATATCTTCAATATGAAAAAACTTGTAACATTAAGAATTATACCTATGTTGTCAGAGCATTGACCGCAGCTTGGTATATTCAACATACAGGAAAAATGCCTCCAACTTCTGCTATCAAGCTTGTATATGATCTCCCATATATAGGTGATGACAATAAAAACACAATACTTCAATTTTATCATACCAAAAAACAATACGACGAAAAAGATACGTGGTGCCCGAGTAAAGAACTAGAACGTGTTGTAAGGATGTTTATCACACAACTGACAGAACCTGTGCAAAATAGTAAAAATAATTATGATCAAAAACTTGATTATGCGGACAGGCTATTTAAAGTCATGCTTGCCAATTTTCAATAAATCACAAATAATTGATAGGAATTACTTATGTTAGAAATACGAGGAAAATACAATACAGCTATTGTCTATGCTGATCAGATTGAATCCAGTGCTGTTGGACAATTGACTGTTCTTTGTAGTCAACCATTTATTGAAGGAAGTACTATTCGCATTATGCCAGATGTTCACGCTGGAGCAGGATGTGTAGTCGGAACTACATTGACTATTAAAGATAAAATTGTTCCCAACCTTGTTGGAGTTGATATTTCATGTGCTCTCTTAGTGACTAAATTAAACACTAAGGATATTGATTGTCAAAAACTTGATGTAGTTATTAGAGAAAGAGTTCCTTCAGGATTTTCTATTCGAGAACAGATACATTCTTTTGCGAAAGAAATTGATCTAGATGCTCTTTATTGTGCCGAACATGTTCAACAACAAAAAGGATACCGTAGCATTGGGTCACTTGGTGGAGGAAATCATTTCATAGAAATAGATCATGATGAGAATACTGATGAATATTATCTAGTTATTCATTCTGGAAGTAGACATTTAGGTTTGGAGATTGCGAACTGGTATCAAAAAATAGCTATAGCTTCTCGTACAGAAAAGATTCCTCCAGATCTTGCTTATGTACATGGTGAAGATTTTGAGAAATATATTCACGATATGATAATTGTAGGGCACTTTGCAGATCTTAATAGAAAAACTATGGCTCATGAAATTTTAAAAGGAATGAAGTGGAAAGCTGTAGATCAATTTACTACAATTCACAACTATATCGATACTAAAAATATGATTCTTCGCAAAGGAAGTATTTCTGCTCAAAAAGATGAGATCTGCCTAATTCCTATGAATATGAAAGATGGATCTTTGCTATGTAAAGGAAAAGGAAATCCTGAATGGAATTATTCCGCTCCACATGGAGCTGGAAGACTTTTTAGTCGCGGTGAAGCAAAACGTACATTTACAGTCAGTCAATTTAAGAAAGAAATGAACGGTATCTACAGTTCTTGTATATGTGATGGAACATTGGATGAAAGTCCCATGGCGTATAAACCAATCGATGAAATATTAAAACACATTGGTGATACCGTAGATGTTATAAGTACTTTAAAACCTGTATACAATTTCAAAGCTACTGGCAAAGAAAAGAAAACTACCATAAAGGAATCTGAAAATGATTGATAAAATTTTAGATATTATTAGAATGATCATTTCTATGATCAAATCAAATAAGGATAAAAAAGATGCAGAAGAACTTAAAACTCAGACTCAAACTGCTCGTGACAACTGTATTGACAATACTAGTTCTGAGTGGCTGCACCAGTTTGGGGGGACAGACCATAGAAACAACTCAACCCAAACCTCAAATACAACCCCCACTTCTAATGAACACGATAATAACTGACTCTGATTGGAGTTATACTTATCAGGGAAAAACATATATTAAATCAGGAACCTGGTTCCATCTTCCAGAATCGGATGCTGCCAATTTACTTCTTTATATGAAACAAAACCAATAAAATAATATAGATATCGGGAGAATAAACTCCCGATATCTATATAAATCATCGAATAAAGGATATTGATATATGGCAGTACCATTATTATTAAGACGTTTATTTGACAACGATGGTCTTGGAGAAAAATTAAATAAAGAAATCATACCTCAATTAACAATACCTTATACCGCTACTTTATATACTGAAAACAGTACTTTTGTATTGTCTAAAAGTTGTCCAGTTAGAGTGACTTGTGTTGGAGGGGGGGGGGACTAAAGTAACTTCATTCCTAGATGAAGATTTTGACACTCGTTGTGATGGAACAGATACAGTATTTGGAAATGATCTTGTTATTGCTACTGGTGGAAAGATAGGTCATTTTGAAATGGGTACATGGATTTCACACGGTGGTGCAGGTGGTACTCCAAACGGAATAAACGGTCATAACTCTAGTTATTCTACTGGTGCTGAAAATACTGTACAACTTCCTAATGTTACTGCTCTTAATGGTACTGATTATGGCAAATACGGAGGAGTAAATGGTATCACTATCATACAAACTCGTGCCCCCAATCCTGGAACAAGAAATTGTTTACAAGGAGGATCTGGTGGAATAATAACAACCACACTAAATCTTCCTTCTGGAACATTTACTATAACTGTTGGTAAACACGGTCAGGATATTGTAGAATCAGTTTCTACAAACGAGATAAATTACGTTACTGTTTCTGGTTCACGGAATGGTTGCATACTTGTTGAATACGGAGAAGGTATTTCATTATAGTACTATATAACAGCTAGAGGATATCCTCTAGCTGTTATATCAAATCATATTTTACAAAAGGAGAATTTATGTTTAACACTATTGTAAACACAGGTATTATTATTGTTATTATGATCACTCTTTACTTTATATTAACAAATATCACATCTAATCACAAACCTTTTGAAAGTGTGCCCGATCTCAAAGAAACACCATTTGATATTTTATTTAATGAAATTCTAGACTTAACAATTGCAGACAAACTTACTTGGGATGATTATAATTATTCGTATCATACCCAATATAAAAATTTTAAAATACAAATACATACCGTATTTTCTGAAAAATTACATTTTATTAATAAAAAAACTGAAAACGAAACAGTTTTTAATTTGGCATGTGATCAAGAAATAGATCTTAATAGAGCTATTCACAAAAATATAAATAACATTAAAATGAAACAATTGTCTATTTGATAATATTTAAAAATATATTATTTATTTAATATCAACTTTTACGACAGGAATTTTACTATGTTTAAATTTAGACCTCATAGAGAATTGCTTGAAGAAGCAATGACAGAATTGCAAATTTTTGAAACTAAAGAAGATTTGCTGACATATCTCACAACTAAATATAATTTGTTTTCTGCATGTGAAAAATCAGATCTTGAAAAACATCTGATTATAGAACCCTACAGATACGACTACAGAATCAATTGGGATACTTATATAGTTTATTTACCTGATCAGGGTATATTAGGTTTTACCAACGGTCCTGTAGAATAAAATTAAAAACAATATACAAAAATAAGGAAGATTAGTTATGACAGAGTACACCAGCGATGAAATAATTCCATCCATAGAATCTATTTTCAACAAAGTAAATATAGGTACTTTTGCACATAAAGCTTTAGAACATATTTGTGGAAAAGAATGCTTTGATCATTATGAGGATATGGAAGAGTTTGGAAATGATCCATATGAACCATGGGTATCAACTACAAATTTTAAACCTATACAAAAATTTATAAAACATTTCAATATACATAAATTGTATAATAAGGTTGAAAATAGTATTTATCCGATTAACTATATCTTGTACGGACCTATTTGGTATCATAGACTTCCTACAGCAATTGAATTGTCCTTTACTTTTGAGAAAGAATATTTTTATACTTTGTATATTTGCATTCCTCATTATAAAACAAGATATCTTAACAAATATCACAAATTTGAATTTAAAAATTATTTGAAATTATCCGATATTGTTGAAAAGGATAAACAAGGAAATATCTTTTGTATCTTTAAATTGACCGAAAACTGGTTTTATCCTAACATTGAGTATGTTCATCATTATTGTGGTATGCTCCAACCACATTTGCAAAAAATTAAACCGATTGTTATTAAGGAGCACTATTCTAATCTTAAACTTTATGTATATGGACATTATCTTGGAAAAATAACCGGATTTTATAAAAATAATATTTGTAATCTTCCTTATTTAAACAAACCTTATAAAACATTTTTGTTTACATACGGAACTTTAAACAAAAATATTTTTATTAACAATAATCATTTGTCAGAAAAAGATTTGTATTTACTTGAAACTAAATTTGCTGACGCTAATAATGAGGAAATATAAATATGTCTAAATGGATATCTGCTACATATTACTCAGATTTTACTGAACGATATTGTCACGATAATCAAAGCGAATGTTTTAAATATATAAAAGAAATATTTACTAATAGAAAATTAATTGAAAAAGAAAGATACATATATGTTTATTGTAGAGAAGAAAAAGAAGAAGGAGCAGATACAAGTTTGTTGATCATTTGTGATAATACTGAACACTTGTCAACTCCTATTGTAACTTCTCGCATTGTTTTTGATCACAATAAACCAGATGGAGATTGCTTTCCACCACTAAATTACAAGGAACATATAAATAAAATAAATATTGCACAAAAACACGCTCTTGAATTAGAAGCAAATGAACCAGATGACAATGATGATGAATAAAACTAAAGATTAATTTATGCCAATATAGAGGAAGTGGTAAAACACCACTTCCTCTATTTAATTAAATACATTTTCTTTTTATCAAATAGGTATAAAAATTTAGGAGGAGTAAGAATGCCTATTTCAATATTCTACATTATTTCTGTATGTCTTTTATGTATACTGTTGTTCTTGAATTATGTACTGCCTATATTTGATTCAAGTTTTAAAACAAACTGGCTGTTTAGTTGGATAAACAATCAGATATTCAACAAAAACGTTAAACGGAAGGAGAAGTAATGTTAGCCTCAGATCTCAAACGTATTGTAATTGGTGTTCTCTGTACCATTGTACTTGTACTTCTAGGTGCGAGTAGTCTTATGTTATTTGAAAATGTTCCTGCAGGAAAAATTTGTGTTATTCAAAGTCCTGTTTCAGGTACACTTGAAGTTTACTATGATCCTGGTATCAAACTACAAATGTTTGGTAAAGTGACTTATTACCCAAAATCAGATATTTATTCATTTCCTCAACCAATCAAACCTTTTGATAAGTCTTATGTAGCTATTGAAGACAAATCCATCCCGATCGTTTTTAATGATTCTGGTGGTGGTTCTATTCCTGGTTCTATTCGATTTGATTATCCTGCGGAACATGAGAAAATGAAACTTATTCACACGACGTTTACTTCTCATGATTCTGTTGTCAGAGGTCTTATTAAACCTACAGTAGAAAGAGCAGTTACACTCACTGGTTCTATGATGAGTTCTATTGAAGCTTTTATGGCTCGTAAAGCAGATCTTCCTGTTATGATTGAAGATCAAGCTAAATATGGTCTTTATAGGACTCGTACATACGACAGACGTGTTACTGATGAAATCACTAAAGAAGAAAAAACTATCAAAGTATCCGAACCTATTTATGATACCACTGCTCCCAGTGGAATAGCTCGTCAAGAAAGTTCAGTTATTACCAAATATGGTATCGTCTTTTCTAACTTCTCATTTACTGGTGTTACCCCATCTGAAAAAGTATACGAACGAATCAATGTTCTTTTCGATATGTATGCTAAAATAGAACAATCTACTCTTAATGTTCGGAATCAAGAACAAGAAACAAAAGCACAACAAGAAATTTATAAGAAAGAAAAAGCTATTGAAAAAGGTAAAGCAGAAGCTATTACAGCTAAAGAAACAGAAACTGCAAATCGTAATAAAGTAGTTGCGGTCACAAACGCAGAACGGGAAAAAGAAGTTGCTATCACAAATGCTCAAAGAGAAAAGGAAGTTGCTGCTCTAAAACGTGACGCAGCTGCGCTCTACAAAGAAGAACAAGAACTTCGTGGTAAAGGTGACGCTGCTTATAAGAAAGCAGTTATTGATGCAGATGGTGCTCTTCAACAAAAACTCGCTGCATATGTTGAAGTGCAAAAAGTATGGGCAAAAGCATTTGCAGAACGTACCGGTAATATTGTTCCTGATATTATTGTTGGTAAAGATGGAACTACTCCTGGTTCAACCAATGCTATGGATGATTATCTCAAACTTCTCAGTATTAAAGCAGCCAAAGATCTTCAATTAGATACAGCCATCAAATAACTATTTTACATATAACAGAAGCTATTTTAAAATAGCTTCTGTTATATGAATTAATCATCATTTTTTTAAATGTATATTATTTTAATAAAACTATAAAGGAAGTCACTATGAAAAAATTTATTTTTATTGGCATTGGATTGTTTACAATTTGTTTTATTTCCACTTATTCTTATGCTGAACCATACCACAAATTTTCTGATCAATACAAAATGTGTGTTCAAAATGAATCTTTATCTAATAAAGAACGAATAAATTGTTTTGATGATGAAAATAAAAGAATTTTAACAAGTATTACAAATGATCTCCGTCAATTTAATAATCTAGAATGCGTTCCTGAAGAAATCAGAAACAACTTAATAACCCAAATAGAGCATTGGTTCAAATACGAAAAACTTCGTATTCGAAATGAACTCATAGTTGCCCAACACAAAGGAGGAATATATCAAGCTATGCCTGCACTCCACGAACAAGTTGAAAGAACTCTTTATATGCAAGATTGGTTTACTAATATCATGAAAGATTTTAAAAGTATATTTTGTAACTAAACATTAAATAAATATTATACAACTTTTATAAGGAGATTTATTATGAAAAAATTATTTGCTGTCGTTTTTCTTGTGATTGGTATGACGTTTGATGTTACATCTTTTTCGTATGCCGAACCACATTTTACATATTCTAAACAATATAAAAAATGTACAGACCAACTATCTGAAGTAGATAGATTGGCGTGTTATGAAAACGAATCTCAGCGTCTTATTGCCGCTGTACGATCAAAGGTTGTACAATTTAAAAATATCTTAAGTATTCCAAATGATATAAAAGATACTATAATAAACCATTACAATGCGTGGATCAAGTATGAAGAAACTCTTACACAAACAGAATTATTGACGGCTCAACAAGTTGGAGGCATGTCTTTGGTTATGGGAATTTTAGCTCAAAAGAATGATAGAATACTTGAAAAAGCAAACTGGTTTGCGGATACTATGGAAGATATTGGCATGTATTACGTTGATGATCCAGATGATGTAGAATAATCATTTTATACATACAGGAAGAGAGGAATAATTCCTCTCTTCCTGTATGAGTTTATAAGTTATTTTTTGTTTGATTATTAAAATATATATTACCTTTAAACTATAGAAAAGGAGAATTTATCTATGGAAGAAAAGACAGTATCTTGTAATGTTTCGATTATTACAAAAGATGAATCTATTGCTACATCAAATACTCAAACAGAGTTGTTTGCCATTCCACTTGGAAACATAGAGCGTATTTATATTTCACAAGGTACTAGAAGAAATTATTGGATGCACATGCTTACAGATAAAAACGATTGGTTACATAAAGTTCCACGTCAACAATTAAGAAAACTTAGACATAAGCTTGTATCTAAACATATCAATAATTTAAAAAAGGAGAAACATTAATGTATATTAAAAACCCAAATTTCAACACTATCAAAGAACATTTGAATAATGTCAATAAATTTAAAATTGTAAAAAAAAAATGAAACTAATTTAACTATTGTAAATAAAGAAACCAACAAACCACGACATACTTTTTCTTTTCCGAACAATCGTGTTTATATTGATTATATAAATCGTATTGTCTGGCATTCAGGAAACGAAGAAAATTTATCTGCTATTATAGATAACATTAAAAATAACAATTGTTATGATGACGATACTTTTGATTGGAGAATACCGGAAGATATTTCTTACTACACAGATCAAGTACAGGAATTAAAAGACATGTTATCTATATCTTTTAATAAACAAATAGAAAATATATTCAACGATTTCTATTCTACAGTTGATTTAATGTTAAAAGATTTTACAACTTTCAGAAAATATATGTCATTTAAAAAATTTCATTCCATCTTTATCAAACAATTATTACTTGACTATCCTGGTACTTATCTAACTTATTATGATGAAGTAGATAAACCACTCAATGAGGAAATACTTAATTTATTTCTTCCTAACGAAGTTTTATCTCCAATTAAAAAGACAAATCCACAAATAGTTTTTTATTTAAGTTTAAAAACCATAAAATTTAATTATTCAAATATTTCCGTATTCAAACCATCAGTCTATTTTCTTATTCAATATGCCAAACTTTCCTTTCAATTTAACAATACCCCAATTGATTTTACAAGAGAATTTAATTATGATTCTTAATAAACATGAATTTATTATAGAAGAATTTATCAAATTCCTTATTACAACAACTAAAAAAGAATCTCTTTCTTGGAAAGAACTGAAACAAGAAAATTATACAGGTTATCATACTTCATTAAAAATTGAAGATAAGCTATATAAAATATTTATTTTTCAAATAGGACTTGAACAATATTGTATTCAAATCCAATATCAATTTACAGAACTTACAAAACAAATGGGTCCTACGTTTACCGTAGAATATAAATCCATCAGACCATTGTTACGTCTTTTAATGCCAGAAATAAAAGATTTTCCACTTACTGATTTAAACGAAGTGACAAAATATTTAAACTTTGTTCAACAGGAATATTATCATACCAAATTATAACTTTTATGTTAAAAAATACATACTTAACATATTCAATGCTTTCAAATGCACAGTAGTTTATTTAATTAAATAAACTACTGTTATCTGAGCTGTTAGCATAGCTGGCTAATGCACTTCCCTTTTAAGGAAGAAACCGACAGTTCGAATCTGTCACAGCTCAGATAAACATCTCGCCATGTAGTTGAATTGGATCAACAGCAACCTTCTAAGTTGTATAATGCGTGTTCGAATCACGTCGTGGCGAGATATTAGAAAAACATTAATTTCACATATATTCGTATAAGTATCGCTGGAATATTCCAGCGATACTTATACACAATAAATTATTGCTAATTAAAATAGGAGAAATGTACAAATGAACATTGTTGAATACAAAAAAGAAAGAGTTAAAGAATATTTTAATAAATTAAAAGAAGAAAATTTACACTGGAAATTAACCACATATTACAACTTAAATAGTACTACTACTTGTGTTTTGATACCTTTTGAATACACTACAATAAATTCTATAATTTATACAAAGAAATTCATGCCGCGTCGTAAAATGGATATATCAGCTAGTATATTCATCATAGATAACAACGTAGTTACTATTGCTAATACTTGTGATCAGATTGATAGTTTTGGTATATTTGTTTTTAGGCAATTTATGGATTATTTTAATAACCACATAGAAGAAAATATTCGTGAAACTTCTATTGAAGTTACAAAAGATATATTTTCTATAATGGAACTACATAAACCTAAACGAAGATTGTTGTTAACACCAGATGAATTGCGTTATAGTGGAATATTATAATAATTTGTTTCATATTAAAAAGAGAGCATATATGAAATTTGTTATGTATACTCCATTTATAAGAAATTCTGAAATAAGTTACACTAAAAACAAAAAAGAGGATTTGTATTATGCTGTGTGAGGATGGTGAAGTGTGGCGATCCATAATGACAATTATTGAAGAACACATTGAAAAAGACAAAATAATTTGGGAACCAAAATTTTATCAAAATCCATTTACATGTAAGTATTTAGGAACATTTAAAAATAGCAACAACTGGATATGTTTTACTTTATTTGAACAAAGAATACTTCTTACTAGTAACATGTGTTCCCCCTTAAACATTACTATGTTTACTGATAGTGTTGAATTTATTAACAGACTGACAGAAAAAATCAATCGACAAAATCTCATTAAACTGAACAAAGAACTCTTTAACATTTATTTGAAATAAAACAGTTATTTGTAAGATATAAGAGAAGGAATTTTCCTTCTCTTATATCACTATTTAAAGAACAAGCATTTCCGAATAATAAATATTACTTCTATTTCCAGAATACCAACGAATATCTTTGGAATTCCAATAAAATCTTGCTTGACCAGAATAACTGTCTCCACCTATCCAACTTATAGGAGCATAAAAAATAGCTTGTCCATGTCCCCAATTTCCATCTGGTGCTCTAACTTCCACTGATGTCGTGGTATATCCTCTAAACTCACCTCGTCCTTCAATTAATTTAATACAAGAAAGATACATCGGCTGTTGTTGTACTCCATTAAGAGAGGTTATTAATGCACTAAGCGTATATGCAACATCATACCAACTAAAGTTAATCAACCAATAAACATTAGATCGATTTAATTTAGCAATTGAATAATCTTGTGTTACTTGTAAAACAAGATTTGTATTTCTAGTACTAAATTCTCCAGTTTCTCCAGATGTTCGTACACCATTACCTACATACACACAAGAACCAACATCTACAGTAGCACAACTGTGGGTATTACAAGATTGTGATGTACTTGGTTTAGTTATATCAGAACAAAATACATCTGATTTTACAATATTATCATTTCGTGTACAGGTTACAGATCTGGTCTGAGTTCCACCACCACAAGTAACAGAGCATGTGCTCCAACCACCAGTATTCCAACGATAATTCCATATAGGTTTTAATATACCACTTTCATTTTTAACCCAGATATTTTTAGCTTCTTTTAACGTTTGTGTATTAGGTATTTTAACGAAAACATTAGAGGCTTTAAGCGCACTATTGATTTTTGTATAAAAGGGCATGATATTTAAATTCTCCATTATTAAAATAATATAGATATTATTTTAATATAACAGATAGGATTATAATCCTATCTGTCACAAAAAGGAAATACTTATGAAAAGTTATACTAATTATTTATATCACAATTATTATTATATCGATAATTTTACAAAAATCATAGACGATCTTATCAAAGGAGAACTTCTTCCAAAAGACCTGGATGAAGAAACACACAACAAAATGAACGAGATTGTCACGATGTCAATTGAAGCACAAAAATCATCATGTAATTTATATACAGGATATTTTGCCAAATTAAAAATTTATAAACAAGAAAATCTTATTCCAGTCTCCATAGCTAGAGTAGCTCCTAATTGGTACACACATTCTAATGAATTTGAATTTAAAAAATTAGCTCCAAAATTTTGGTTTTATAAAAAATATAAAGATAACATATTCACAAAAGAAGAATATACCAAACATTATTTAAACGAAGTATTATCTAAATGGAACAACCCAAACACATTAAAACAAGAATTGATTAATCTTTTTCAAAAAGAAAATTCCAATGGTATAATTTTACTTTGTTACGAATCACCAAACAATTTTTGTCATCGTCAAATTGTTAGAGAATTCTTACAAATAAATGAGTATCTAATATCAGAAGGAACCTACAATGATAAATAAAGATGTGATAAATGAGATTTTTAAAAAAGATATAAATATTTTACAAGCTTATAATAGTATTTTAAATGATCATTTAAATAAGATTAAATTTGAAAACAGAAAACGGCGTGAAGAAGAACAAAAACAACAATATCATTTTATTACAGATTTGATCATCAAAGGATTAAATCACAATAATTTTGATATACAACTTCACTCAAAAGAAGATGTATATGTTTCTAACAATAACATTTTTAAAAGTTATATCCTTAAAGACAAAACAAAAAACTTAGTATTAACTATTGTAACAAGTCATCATAGTGAATATCATGAAAAAATATACACTACGCAGATAGAGTTACAGTCTGATCTTAAACATATAAATATATCTTGCCAATCAAAAGAATGTGCAAATTTGTTTAAATTTATTACCGATTACATTTTTAAAAATGAGATGTTACATCTTCTAACTAATGTAGAAAAACAAATCTATTTATTTAATTATATTTCAAAAAATACAACTTCCAAAAAATTTGTTTGGAGACAAATAAAGACCAACAAATCTCATCAATTACATCTTCAGACAGAAGACAACAAACATCAATTTATTTATTATACCAAATCCAAAACTGGAAAATTTATTATAAATAATGACAAGATTGTATCGTACAAATTCGATGTTCACGATAGTGATAAATTAAAAAACATTATTGTGAATTCAATAAACTCTAACGATCTGGATAATATTTTATCTAATCTGATTCACAGTAACAATGCAGTATTCTTAACAAATCCAAATCTTTATTTGGAGAATTGAATACATGTTAATACTATTTATACTGATGGTAATTTTATTAGCAGGTCTAGTAATTTTCGTGAAGCCAATTTATGATAACGAATCTCCAGAAGTAGAAAAATTTTTAAATCAATTGCAATTACTTACAACATCAAATCTAATTACTTGGACAAAACATGACCACAGTTCATATAGTCACAAAATCGTTTATTATAAAGCAACAACAAAAATTGGAGTATTCGTCATTAAAATAAGCCGAAAACACGAAGATGAATTAAAACTTCCAATATTTGATCAAATTTGTATCAGTGCTATACCTTTTACTCAACCATTTGAAATTGATATATCAAAATCAGTAATAGAGTACACAAATATAAATCTCATGGAAAAATTTCAGCATCTTCGACAACTCATTGAGATTCAATTAAAACATACTGTTGATGGAGAAATAACTCATGAGTAAATATGTCAATATGCTTGTTGTCGAACTTATTGAAGCCACAAAAAATAAACGTATTACCTGGGAATACAACATATATAACAATACATTTTTTTCCAATAAAGACAATTTACCATTTCAAATTATTGTTACTCCACCAACACGAAATTTATTTGATTTATTTAAATGTTTCTTTCCAACAATATCTATTAGACAAAATTCTAGCATTCGTATCGAACACACTCTTTATTCTCGGAAACTTGGAAATCATCTCATCAGAACAATTAAAAGATCTATGGAAAAAGAAAATTTTATATACGATCTAATCGATGTCATTGATGTCTTTACTAAAGAAAAACAAAATATATCTGCTCTAGAATGTACTTCTATGAAAGAATTACCAGATTTAAATAAAAACCAATAATTTAAATAAAAGAGAGGAGGTCTGATTCTCCTCTCTTTTATTTTTTTTTACAGAAAAAAAAAACACCTTCACATTTTATTATGGAAATTTTTCTCTTCTAATTAATAACTATATATTACATTTTTGTATACGAAATTCTATTATCTAAAGGAGATCTTAAACTATGCCAGACTTTTTCACTGTTGTTCTTACAGCACTTATACTTTTATCAGGATTCATGATCCCAGGAATAATAAGTACAATAAAAAAAGCATATAAAAAATACAAACTAAGAAAAATGCAAAATTTATTGACGCCATACGGAACAATTTCTGATGAAGAAATATTCAAACAAATTCTTTATCTTCACTACAATAACCATTTAAAATGGAGTCCTGGAGAAATTTACAGATACTGTCATAACAATTATACTGCAACTTATAAAAATTTAAATATAGACATTTATTATTATGCAAAATATGAAAATGAAGTTGATTCATTTGAACTTAAATTGCATTCTACAGAAGATTTTTTAGATTCACACGATATTAATATTAAAATACCCCGTATAAATGCAAACGATGCTTTACACGAAGCTGCATCTTTACTATACCAAAATATTGAATCACGGATAAAAGGAAATTCCAATAATACTATTACAGATACTGTAAAGTCAAATGAACGTCTAGAACAATACTACAACGTTCTCAAATACCTAGTTAAATAAATTTAATTAAAGGAGTAATAAAAATGGACAATCAGAAAGACATGCCTGATTTTTTACTCGAAGCTGTATTTAATACCATGATTGATTTAACAAATAAAAATCTTTTGAAATGGTGTATCTGTACAGATACAAAAAATATAACTTACTATACTTCTGACCACGCAATTAAACTAAATAATTTTGTAAATGATTCTTGCAGTTATATTTCAACATTAAAAATTCAATACCTTTTTGATGGTCCAAATAGTGAATGTTATTTTTTAAAAAATATTACGTATCCAAGAGGTAGTATCAGCTATCTTTCCAGTAACTGGGATAAACTTTATTATAATCTAGTAACTGCTATAATCGAAAGTATCATGCGTAACGGTTCTAATCAATATAACATCATCGATTTTCTAGCATCAATTCCAAAAGAACCGGAGAATGTACAGTATGTCTAAATCCGTAAAAAGAACTGTACTATTTATTACAATAATTTTTTCTCTTGTTATATTTACTAAATTAGAAACTATATTAAATGATAACAATTCTGTGACCAATAAACCACAATCCACAATAGAAAAGGATTTAAATAAAAATAATCAAGATGAATCACAAGCAATAAAATTTATGTCAGATCTTATAAAACTTACAAAACAAAATGAAGTTGATTGGAAATTCTATTTTAATGACAATTTTGATATAGCTATGTATAAATGTAGTCCTACAAAAAACTCTATAGTTACTATATTTTGCAAAGAAGATGCTTCTAGCAACAGTGTAGAGGTATCAATAATTACTGACACACGAACAACAAATATGGATATTAATTTACCAATGGAATATCGAAAAAATAATATTCCAAAATTTACAGAATACCTTAAAAAGAAATATGGAAAAGAAGCAGAAATGAAATTTAAAAACGAACGAATCGAAAACGACAATGTAGTTACACAATTTGATAATCTCGTCAATACTATTTCTAAAAGAGCAGCAATAAAATAAGATTAATACACATGTGTCTTTAAAAACACAATATCTATATTACATGCTTGATAAATACTCTATCAAGTCTTACTCCTGGTTTCAGGAACATCTGACGTATATGTATTTTCTAAATTATACAATTGTCCACACCAATGTGTAATTTTGAAGATTGTATATTTCAGGTGTTCCTGGAATTTGACATTGCCACAATGTGCCTCCACCTCCATACTCTCCTTGTGGGTCTTCTGATGTCCTTAATGGGGCATCAGAAGATTTTAACCTTTTACTTAAAAAGGAAATGTGTTATGTCTTATGAAGGAAGAGAATGTTATATCTGTCCCAATGGTCATATTTTAATTGGCGACTGTTATGATTTTGTACATTACAGTGAAACTGGTCCTGAAATAATAAAACAGTCCTGTCCTCATTGTAAAGAAAAAATGGAATGGATTGGAGGCATAGATGATACTAATGGAGAAGCATTGTGTACCTTTAAACTTATAGAAATAACACCTGAACTACGTAAAACCAATACCATAAAACTGGATGATTTTACAATGGTTACTACCGTTGTGTATCGTCCAGGAACATATCGTGTTGTCAAAGACCAATTGTGTAGAAATTTTGATACTGGTGAAGAATACAATAAATACAACAAAGAACAAGGAGTATTGTAATGAGCCGTCCTTATACTGAAAAAGAACTCTGTGAAAATCTTATTCATCACATCCATATGCTTATTGATTATTGGGATAACAAGCCGGAAACATCTAAAAATAAATTGCACGGATTAGCATTTGGTATTCTAGCAGCAATTGGCAGTGAATCAATGGCTGTTCCTTGTAAGTATAAACTTGTCGCTGATCCTTCCCCTGAGGATAAAGAATATCATATTTCAAATAATGACAACTATGTAGAACCTGGAATGGTTATAAATAATGATTATAAACTTCACCATATATTTATAAAACAACGCAATTAATTTATCAATATAAAAATATAAGGAGTTACCCTTAATTGGGTAACTCCTTATATAAGTATTTTATTTATTTTTTATTAAAGATTTGTAATACCACTGGATTCAGAAGTACCTTGATAACCAGCATTTGTATAACCATTAGGTAGACTATAACCATAATTCTGGTAATCTTCAATAGCTTCAGCTGCAGTCTTAATAAGACCAACATTAGCATTCTGAGTTTGAGTAAGAATATCACCACTATAAGTAAGTGCACGCTGATAATCAGGTCTGTGCATCTGCAGAGTAGCCATGACAATCTTACCAAGTTCACGAGTATTGTCGTTATGAGAAACAACACCCTTAAATGTTACTGTACGATCGGGAACTTCAGCAGTACCAGGAGTACGTTTAAAACCAATCATACCAGTTTCAGTTGGAGTTACCTGAGAGTATACTGCAGCGTCATAAATACGACCAGGAATGCCAGTTGGGTCAGGCTGAATAGCAATGAAAGAAAGGCTGAATGCAGAATATACCCATTCAGGAACTGTTTCATTGTTAATGGAAGAAAGATAAGACACCTGAGTATCAGGATGTTGAATATCCATGATCCATTTGTACATGGTATTCCACACTACGTTACCGTAAGCTTCAGTCCATGTAAAAGCAGGAGACACACCACTACGAGTTGAAGTAGTGGGCATGGAAGCATTCTGAGTATCGTGTCCAATAAGAGAATCAGTAAAGTTTAGTGTATAACCAAAATCAATACCAGAAACATCTTTGGCATGTACTTCAAAAAGAGCTTTAACTGTTCTGGCAAGTATTCTACCCTCTTCAGTATTGTTCCACATTGTAGGTGTTTGAAGAACTACAATATGACAACAGTTAAATACTGCTGGAGTTGCACCATCAAGAGATAGAATTCGACCACCAACACCAAGCTGACCACCTGCTTCCAGATTAGCCATTCTGGTATCAGGAGTTCCACCGAGTGCAGAAGCATAGCTTTCTGGAAATAAGGCATCTTTCATAATGCCAAGTTGTAGTGAAGTTTTATCTGTGCTCATATTACTTATGCCTCCGTCGTGGTAGTTAGATTAGGACGACGTGCAATAATAGTATTAAACCAACGACGGTTTGGTGTATCACCTAAAAGAACACTATCAATGTGAAGCTGATCACCAGCTTGAATATCATCGTCTGTCTGATAAACTGTTGCAGTGAGATCATAAAGATTACCATAAGCCTTATAAGCAAGACTTTCAATACTCTTCTTGATATCACTAAACAAAGTGTTTACAGGAGCATTTGTTTTACCGACATAGTAAGTCCATACAGTATTAAGAATATACATGGTGTAAATACAACAGTCGGTATATGTAGTATCAGAAAGAACACTGGATGTAGCTCTGTAAATACTTCTAATATCTGCAAAGAACATATCATTCATATTTGCATATTGGAAATAGTTAGCAGCACCATCCCAGAAGATCTGCTTTTGATCATCGCTGAACGGAACAAAATTAACATCTCGATAGATATTAACAATATTGTTGGGATAACCTTTTACAGTACCCTTAATATAAGAAGCGTTGTGAAGAGTAGCTCTCTTTTGTGCCATCCAGAATGTTGCGGGAACAATATACTTAACACTTGTGTCATTAAGCATACCGCACTGACCAAAGATTTCTCCACGCATAGCTTCCGTTCCATAGAACGTACTTTCTGGAGTAAGAGCCATACGAGTACGTACAGCAGCTGCCACAGAAGCACTTTCGTCCATGGTGTACATAGGACGAGAAATATCTTGTGTAGCAATTTCTACTTTACTTGACTTATGTTTGGCCATCCAGGATGCCATCTTCAACTTAGTTTCAATAGTATACCCAACGTCATAAATGTGAGTAATAGGATATTTAAAAGTATCTACAAGTTCGGGAATAAGTGTAAAGTCAAGTACTTGACGATACAAATCTTCAAATGTTTCATCACTGAGATCGCCATCTGCACCACCAGAAAGATACTGTATAGCAGCATCATTGACATATACGCCATCATTTCCAGCAGTATCAAAAATAGCGTGCTCATATGCATAACCCTTGAGATTAAGAAGAGTAAAGATGTCAACCATCCAACCATCCACAATCTCAAGATCATTAGTTTCTACTTCTTTTACTGCATCGCCAATATACTTAATATTATCAGCATAACAATGCAGTTTATAAGGAAGAAGATAATTGTTGCTAGTATCATAATAGACACGAGAAATCATGTCATCAAATGAAACTCTTCTTTGTGTATTAGGATCAACCTGATCAGGTTTAAACACAAAGGTATTGCTTATGTATTCATACTTATCGCCAATAGCAGCAGCCAAATTAGATTGATAAGGCTGTTCTACTGGAGCAAAAGTAAATTGAAGAGCTTTATTTTCTTCGAGAAGATCTTCTGATTGTGCATTTGGATCAAAGTAAATTTTAAAACCACTTCTACTACCAAATACACCAGGAGCAGTAGCAATGCCACCAATTACAGGAAGAATTTCAGTCTCTTTATCACCACTGGAAACGGTCTTCTTTTTAATTGTATCGTAAGTTTCATCATCACTTACTTCACGAAGTACATACTTAAGAATGACGCCCTTTTCTTTGACAGGGTTATTTGATTCATCCATTACTGGAATGAGATCTCCATTGTCGTCATACTTATAGTTACCTTCATCATCTCGTTCGTACATCTGAACTTGAGCATTTTTTGTCAGATGACATTCAAGAGCAAGTGAAGCTTCTTTAGCATCAGGTGCACAAATTCTTGCTATAAAACAAGCTTGCCCTGGAAAAATAGCCTTAGACAAATACAACTGTTCTGGACGATAGTATTCGCTAAACTGATCAAAAGTTTCTGAACCATACTTGGTTATTGCTTCATCACCAGTTAGCCAAAATACTTTATTCTTTTCACCTCTGGCAGCACGAATAGGAAAGAATGGTTTATGTAATGGATATTCTGCAATGTTTGTAGGATTTCCAATGGACTCATCTTTTACTTGTGTAAGAGAGTTTGGAAACGTATATTTCGAGTTGAAATTACTCATTTGATAACTCCTTGCCGGTATAAATACGGATACATATTCTATAGAATTTCTTTATTTTTTAGCACTATTATTTTTTTATTGTGAAGGCTATCTTCCCTGTAGATAATTAATTTTAATGTTATCTACACATCATGTCAATAGTTACATAAGCAGATTTGGAGTTTAATACATGATTATAAATAAAAAAATAACTGATACTCAATATGCGAAAACTGTGGATATGAAGACACAGATTTCACAAGTCGTCAAATATCTTATCAATAATCGTAGCATTCTAGTTCCGTATCAATCCTTAACCAGTGTATATCAATATAAACCTCCTGTTGTAACATATATGACTACTCTTTTTGAGCAAATGGTATCAACAGGATATGTAGATGAATTTGCTCCACTTTATCCTGTTGTATCTAAGACAAGTAATAACACATTTGATAGCTTACCAGATTTACTCACGCTAAATAATATTGTACTCGATCTTAAAACTGCTCCTGGTGTGGATGCTATCAATAGTTATTATGAATTTAAAAACAAGATGCTTATCAACCTCGCAGGACTCCTTAAAATAACAGATCGTACCACTGTTATCTCGGATGCTAACGAACTGCATAGCATGTATATTCGTGGATTGCTCACCAGAAGTTATAGCGTGAGTGATTTCTGGCTTAACGCGCCATTATGCGCGTATATTATTAAATGTTACTGTATGGTTATCAGTGGTATAATTGCACGAAATGAAAATTTGGATTGGTCGGAACAGCTTACAATAGCAAGTATTCTAGCTCTTTACTATGCTCAGAAATTAAGCAGATCTGGAGAAAATCCAACCAAACCATCACTCTTTTTCAAATGTACATTTTTAGGAAATTATAGTCAACTAAATTCCATTGCAGATAGATGTGCACCTTTATCTCAAGACGGATTGACTATTCCTGGAGTATGCGAACTTATTTCGGAATTAGGACCAGCAAGACTCAGTAGGTTTAATGCTGGTATTTTTTATAGAAGTTGTACTTTTTTGGGTGGAACTTCTAATGTTGATACCACACAGATAGCTCTTGAATATCCACCTTATTGGACATACATGATTATTAATGTTTTGTCCGGTTCTAAATTTGGTTCTCTATCAAATCTTATGAAACAATACAAGCTTGATATGGAAGGAAAACGCTTTATTGCAGAATTAAAAGTTTCACATCTTCTTTTTGATAATAAATAAAAAGTTATACTACATGACTCTCATATGAGAGTCATGTAGTTATTTAGTGTACATTTTAAACATATATTACTTTATTGAATATTCATTTTAATCTTTGTTACTCTATTTTGGAGAAAAATTATGAAAGGTATTTTACAGTATCCAGTAGAAATTATTTCTATGACTTACAAACAATTTTGTGAAGAAACTGGTAGTAACGAAAATCCTTTCATCAATAGTCAAACTCCAGGTTTTAAAATTATACGTTCTGACATTGAAAATGAAAATATTTATTGGGAACCAGAAGAAAAAATTTTACCATTTTTCAAAATGGATGAAGACGAATATAAATTCTCAATTACTTTTAATAACTTTATAGAAAATATAAAAAATTATAAACCAGATGACAATGATCAGATTATCGAACAATATAAGACAAATAATCATTCACCCACATCTCTTCATAAAAAATAATATTTCAAAAAGAGGATCATTACCAAAATGATATCTAATCGATTGATTACTGAAGAATGTATGAATCAGACATCTGATTTCAATGAAACAACAACTTTAACATATAGTTTACCAACAAAAAAGAATATCTTAGTTGATATTTCAATGCAAAAACCATGTTGGCAATGTTTTCATAAGAAAAATAGAAATTGGAAAAATTGGATACGTAAGTATAAAAGAAAATATGGAAAACTTAACTATTTAAAAATGCTTGATAATACCAACGGTGGCTATCAAGCACTAAGTTGTATATATCGGACAATTAAAAGTTTCTCATCCTTAGAACACGACACAATTTTAATACGGAGGAAAAATTAAAATGATTGACTATGTAAGTAATCTTCTACTAAATATGTCTGCAGGATTATTACCAGAACATTTATCAGAAGACGATGTTGAACTTCTTCAAAAGTACACTGATGAAAAACACGGTAAAAATTCAGATTGGTTTACTATTCTTGGATATTGGGAACCAGAATACAGAAGATCCAGATTTGACAGACATGCATTAAAACAAACGAGTATCGAGCATGAATGAAAAATATCATTTCTTTTATGGCGGTCCTTTTTCACAATGGTATCCTTCTGTATTTAAGGAAGAGATAAATGGAAAAGTATTTTGCTGTGCTGAACAATACATGATGTACAACAAAGCCATGACGTTTAATGATATTGAGATCGCTAGAAAAATTCTCAAAGCAACAGAACCAAAAGAACACAAACATCTCGGTAGACAAGTTAAAGGATTTGATGCGGAATATTGGAGTTCTATTGCAAGAGATATTGTTTATGATGGTAATTTTTATAAATTTTCTCAAAACAAACATTTACTAGAAAAACTCAAGAAAACAGCTGGTCAAATTCTTGTTGAATGTTCTCCAACAGATCATATCTGGGGAATTGGCAGAGGATTAAAAGACGATCTTCGATTAAGTGAAAAAACTTGGAATGGAACAAACTGGTTAGGATATACTCTTACAGATGTTCGTATACATCTCATTGGAGAATAAATATAAATAATCAATAAGAAAATCAAAAAACTTAAAAACCATAAATAATAAGGAATGACTAACATGAGCATGTCTTTTTATGAAAAAATTAAGTCTATTTTTAAAACTGATGATCAAACAAATAGTGAATTTGACGCTGAAACTAAAATCACTAAACCAAGACTAGTGAGCATGGATATGGCAGCTTACTATAAAGATAAAACACTAACCAGTATTTTTCCGAACAGAGAACTTCCGGATGTAGAAATGAAAGATTATACATCACGATCTGATGTTGTACTATCAAAGCCAGTTGATGTTGTTGTAGTAGCAATTGAAGATGCTTATAAGAACAGATATAAATGCACTTCTGATCAACTTCCTGGTTTTGAATTTATAGTAGATAAAGATCACGAAGATTTGATTAAATATATTACATCAGAAACAAAATATTACTACAACAAAAATAAAGATAAATGTACATTTGCTCTGAGTATGGAAGAACTTCGTACTCAAAAACAAGAAACTATGTATTTGTTTGTAGAACTCGGTGATTACAAAATTCTTCCGTATTAATAAATGATATAAGAGTAGAGGACAAATTGTCCTCTACTCTTATATATTACAAGATTTTAATTTTTTCTTTAAATTGTATGTATTCAAGGTTACACAACAATCGTATGGCTCCATCATGTGTTAAGGAGATAAATATATGATATCCAATTCGGAAGAAATGCGTCAAGCAATAGCAGAAGCACTTAATCGTTATTGTTTTGATAATATTTGGAATGAAACAAAATCAGAATTTAGAAATAACATCAATCCCAATTTACTTTTTGAAAGATCTCATTCAGGAAGAATATTTATTTCAGATACATCCATGCTCCTTCCAACAGACAAAACCGCATATTACATTTATGCTGCCTCTGCTTATACTCTCCATGCATTATGGGTACGAATTATTGATCAAGAATGGATTTCAACTGAAGATCTATTAAATAAACACAGTATTCTTTTCCACGTGTACGATACTGCTGGAACTATGATTCCCAAAGCATTTGTATATCTGTATAAACTAGATAACAATCAGGGATATTTAGTTGCAGTTGACAAAAAGGCATTTGATGCTTGTGGACTTAAAAGTCATCAATTAAAAGAAATAAGATTTACTGTATACTACGACAGTGATATTACAAATAAAATGACTGTAAAATCTGTAAAAATTCCAGCTAAAGATCCTGGTTATATAGAAAGACAAAAGATATGGAATTTTGCAGCAGCAAATTTATCCAAAGCTACCATCTTTTGTAATGGTTGGGAAACTGTAGCTAAGGATAGTGGTTCCTTTGAACTTGATCAATATATAGATGTTCTTATAGATGAGAACATTGTGTTTTCATTTGATATCGATCTTACTGAATCTAAAAATGATGTTGTTTTCTATAGTGATCGAGATAAGACGTATAAACAACTTGTACACATTCCAAAAAATCTCAATCCTTTAAACAAAGTTTATACTCACAATACATTGGATTTTTACGTTAGAAGAAAAGATAAAAATGATAAAGGTCTTATAGTAGGAAAATTTTTACACAGATGTGCAGAAAGAAGTGTAACTCAAGTTACTCACAATGATTACGGCATTCCTATGTTTATTATGGATGCATATAGAGATTACCTTGCATCACAAAGTGTTACTTTGCATATTGTAGTAAGACAACACGATAAAGATAATGTTTTAGTAAGAGATAAATCTTATATTGATCTTCTCTATACTCAAGATGATTCTACTATTATAAAACATCTTCTTGGTAAGGTACAAGAAAATCTTTCTTTCTGGAAAGCCAGCGAATTAGAAAAATCTGAATATGTTCGTATGATGTGGGATGTACCAGATATTGTCACTCCCAGTAATATGTACAACTATGTTGAAGGACTTGGATATTACAGAACGCTTTCTCTTATTTGTGAACGTGTTATTCATAAAAGAAATATAAATGGTACTTACAATAGTTTTACATTTACCAAACCTTATTTATTTCAAGCAGCTCCTGTATATCCGGTAGTATATAAAAATGGTACAAAAATTCCTGCAGACAACATAACTTATAAAAATTTCAATGAACTTCTACATATCTCCCTTATTAACAATGTCAATGTGAATAAAGGAGATACTTTATCTGTAGAAATGTTCATTGATGGATATAATAAATCTGTACGATTTACTCCAGAATCTGGAACATATGTACTATCCGTACCTTTTACAGAAATTATTATTTTAAAAGAAACAACAAAAGATGAGTCTTGGAAATATTACGATAAAACTTCAAATAAAATTTATGAAGAAATGGAATTGAATAAAGGAAGTATTACCACTAAATTACAAAGTGATGGTACGACTCTTATACTTTTCGATCAAACATTATACGATCAGACATTTATTATTCAAAACAAAGCTTGTTGCAATGGATATTCTAAAAATATCGACAGTAATTTACTTAATTACGACCCAATCTTTCTTGAAGTAAAAAGTATTGTCAAAGATGCTGGAACTGATTCTGTTCCAGTGTGGTACACCCCACATATATCAGTTTATTTAAATGGTAAATATCTCATCGAAGGATTAGATTTTACAGTTCAAGATGTTCACAATCAATACAACGAATTTACATTTAAAATAATCGTTGTTCACAATGAAGAATATTTAAAACCATCCAACAATATTGTAGAATGGATTATCAGCAGTGCTGAAATAGAAAATGAAGTCAATGGATTTGTTGTCAATAATCAAGCCTTTGACAAAACACAATTTGCTCTTTATTTTGAAGAAATGTCCATGTGTCACATTGATGGTATTCTAGAACCAGATGTAGTTGATAAAGGAAGTTATCTTGCTGTTCCTGATAATGGAAAACATAGACAAGGTGCACCTTTTGAAATTCATACTTGTGTTCCACATATAGCAAAAGAATATCTCAATGAATTCCATGAAAATGACGACATAGAAAGAATCAAAATTATTAGCGAATATTTCTACGGCACCAGAGAAGAACTTACAGGTATTATTGTTCTTGATCATTCACATCGTATTTATTCTTCATATGTAGCGATGATCATCAGAGATGTCTGGAATGGTACTCTTGCTGGAATATCTTTCGATCCGGATGTTTCAAAAATGATCAGTCAGTTGGCACCATATTACAACTATATCTATAAAACCGATATAGTTGTTCAAGCAAAATACAATATCGAATTTGTAGATGCCAATCCCACATACTCAAATCTTCCTGTACTTGGTCCTGATGTATATAAGGCACTTACACACTTTATTAAGTATGTCATGCCTGAAGATCATGTGACTTCTGGAGAGATTTATTATTAAATATTTCCATATTGGAGAAACACATGGCAGATAATGAACTCATGCGTATAAACAATAGTCTCACTACAACTTCAACTGCTACAACAGATCCTACTAAACAAAAAATTATTCTTTTAAAAGATAGACGACCGGATGCCTGTTTCAAAGATCAAATCTATGATCCTGATTCTGGAGATGGTCCTCTTGTTGATGGCGATGGTAGAGTAGTTCCTAATGTTGGGGCATTAGTAACTGATAGAAACGATGGAAATAAACTTTATGTTGTTAGAGCTGTAGATGAGTACACATTAAAATCAACTCTAGAACCAGTTACCATCATTGTTAAAGATCCTAGTGATGAAGTTGTTCGTATCATTTCCTATGGCAATGAAAGATATTGTCTTTACTATGACGATAGAACAAAACCAACTAAACTCTTTGTAGATTCAAAACTAAATTTGCTTGGATCTTCTTTAATGGAATATCGCTTAGTTAAAACGAATTCCAAAGGACAAGAAGAAATATTTTCTCTTTATGTGAATTCTGATGATACTTATGAAGGCAACAGAATTCCTATGGCAAATATCAATGATGCTTGTTTGTCAGGAGTTAAACAATGTACAAATTGTCATACACTCCACTCTATGGTAGACAACGATCAAGTAGAATGTCAAATTTTCGACAATTTAGGTATTTTAAGAGTTACTGTAATACTTTTCACCAAAAGAAGTTATCTACAAAACGATCTTTCAAGCAATACCCAGATTATTGTAAATCTGGATGCTACTTCCACTCAAATGGATGGAACTAATTTTTACATTGGACAAAGACAAGATATTTCACACTTATGTATTTCTCCAAGACTTGAATATGCAGATGGTACATTTGAAGAAATTACTATCGATAATATTCGTTGTTTTATGTATGGACACGAAAACTTTATTCCTACTTATCCTGGACAAAAACAAAAATTATTACTAAAGTATTTTTTAGGAGCTAGACAAGTTTCTGAAAATTCTATTAACACTCGTGGAGAAAGATATCTTGTTTGTGAAAAATGGGTAACTGTTATTAAAAATGAAAGTATCGATGGTATTAAAGTAAGTCTTGTACCAATCTACAATTCAGTTACTGAAAAATATTTTCTTCGATATATAGCTTATTCAGATAGAAGAGATAAAGTAAATGATGTGACAAACTACGTATCGTCTCTTACAACATTTACTGGAAACAAATACAATGTGTGGCAGCAAGTTAAATTTGACGTTGACTTAAAGAAACTTTTTGATGTCAGCACTGCTATACCGTATAGACAAAATTCTTGGGTATATTTAAACAAACCAACAGAATTTCAACAGTATCTTTTATCGGATACCGAAGATCTTACTACAATTTATGGTGTAGAAGCTTCTGATAGAAGACGACCAATTATCGAATATGATGCTGTACTTAAACAATACTTTATTCCTACTACAAGATTCTTAAATAAAGAAGCATTTCTAGATGCGTTCTATTACAAATCAAATCCTATGTACGATCCCAACACAGAAATGGGTCCCGTATTACCAACTCATTTTACTATTCGTGCACTGGATACCATGAGTACACTTATTACTGCACCTATTGAAGTTGAGCAATATGGACAAGCTTGGAATATCAATAGGGAAAAAGAAAATCTACTTGTCAATTCTACAGTTATCGTAGAATTTTTATTATACAGTGGTGGAACATATCAAATTCTATATGGTGCTCCTGTAAAATGTTTCTTAAGTAAAACTGGTTACAATACAGAAACAAATAACATATTCTAGTATATAAGACTAACCTCTTAAAGAGGTTAGTCTTATATACTTATGAAATGCTTATATGTATTTACACTCAACGTGAATCCATCCGTTTAAAAAGATCTTTTATTTTTTGTAAAAAAGATCTCTCATCAAAAATTTCAATGCCGGTATATTTGCCACCAGGAGTACATCCAACTTCGTGTAAATAATCTCGTTTAGTTATTTCAATAGCATTCCAATAATAACCATTACTCAAAACAAACATTTCTTGTTCTGTAGTAACAGCATGTGCACGTATAAACGCCATCTTCCATTTATCAAAATGTCTTTCCATTAATTTCTTACAATATCGTTTTATAAGAATCATATTTGATATTGGTTGATTATCATTTCCTAAATATATAAAACTTCCAGAATAAGTTGTACAATCTTCATGCGATTTGTCATAACGAATAGAAAATTTATAATTTCTTATATCCCACCCTGTAAACTGTACATAATAAAACATATATATTTATCTCCTATAATTGATAGTCACAAAGATAGCAATCCAACTTAAAACCAAGTTTATATTTTAACTCCATGTAAATATACCATTTTTGAATCATAAGTAATACTTTATACTTATTAAGTCCTCCATTGGCACAACCAAGAAGTGGCATGACAATAGATTGAATATTGTTTTTGTAACACCAATTGAATATATTTTTTAAACCACTTTCTATATATGCATATTTTGAACTGTCTTGCCAATGTTCTTTTGTAGCAACATTTAAAACATATCTAGGATAATCTGTATCAGTTTCCCATGGAAAAATCATTCCTCCACGAGTAAAATAATCATTACAAATACTCTGATACATTGTAAACATCTTTGGATATTTTTGTTTAAATTGTAAAGCTATACCTTTTCCCATGATTCCGACAGTATTTACTGTATTGACATGTACTTCAGCAGGGAATTGCAATAAATCACCTTTAAAAAGAAAAATCTTATTTTCAAAATCACAGACATATTCGTAATTATCAAAACGACTGTCCATTTCTTTCCTCTGATTTTGTTTGAAAATATGGTATGCTTTATCAAAACGTCTAACACCAAGGAATATTGTATTCTTATGAATATAACGAATCTATATGTTAAAACACATAAAGAATTACAAGAACTTGATTATACAAAATTTACACCACAACAAATAATAGAAAAAATGGATTTAAATATCCGTTACTATCTGGAAATAGAAAGAGAATTGGAAGACGAAAAAACCGAAACAGTAACTCTTGATTATTCTTTATTGTGTCTTGAAACTGACATAGGAAAATGTAAAACTTGGGAAGATATTCTTACAACCCTAACCAATGTTTTAATTGATTCTTATAAAACAGAAATCGCATCCTATAACAATCCACAAAAAAGTCTTATTTTAATTGAAGCTTTAAATACCCCAGATTACGATATTTCATATACGTCCATTTCAAAACCATATGACCGAAACATGTGGTTTGCTCGTTGGAGACTTCCTGATCTTGTCATAAGTAAAAATAGCGATAATGATACTCTGAATTTTGACAACTGTCTTGTTTCAGTGAATGGATTAGTTTCTCAATGTACCTCTTGGAATGACGAATTGTATATGCACGAAGGTGCAAGATTTATGTACAATTCCAATCCCCTAAGAACACCTAATATTTCTATTCTTAATTTTAATGAATTAGGAAATATTACGATAGTTCCTGTAAGACAATGTACACACAGATATCGTACTGTTGATGGAGCATATACTCCTTATTCAGATATAATGTTTACTCTTCCAGAAGGATATACATTACAAAATAAATCTGTATTTTTAGTACTTGCTCATTCACTCTTTTTTCCAAATTCTGTTACAGTAACTTCAAATAAAACTTTAATAATATCTCCACACAAACTTCCATTATCGACATCGCTTCTTAAAATGTATTTTTGTAGAGAAGATTTTATTCCTGGTACAACAACTGTAAATACCAACTATTCTGTTCTTGATTATGTCAGAACTTTCATGTTTGCAGAAGAGCATTACGGAGCATTCTTTGTTCTTCTTGATAATCCAAATATTTCATTAAGAAAACTTCATCTTGGACAATTTTCAAATTGTGAAAATATTACACTGCCTAATCAAGATGGTATTCTTTTTGACCAAGCAACTCAATCAATAATTGATTATGTAAAAATCAATCATGAAAGCAATACTTTCTTATCACACACAAAACAACCATCAATGATACCACTACAAACAGCTGGTTATGATCAAACAACTGTCACTGCCGTAGAAACTTGCAAATGTGTTCACGCAGATATCTATAATCTGAATAAAGGTGATTATTATTTTATCAAGATTATAGGAGAATAATATCAATGCCTGTTTCACAAAGACCTGATTTTTCCTCATTTTTTGAACATAAAGATGATGCTTATTTTTTTATTGGAGATACTCTTACTGCTAAAATCCCAACAAGATATGAAGCACACAATCTTCTAAGTTATGGCGATACAATAAGAACACTCTGTATCTTTGATACTGAAATTAATAAGCAATACAAATATGGTTATAACTTTCCAGCAGTTGTTACCATGGAACCTTCATACATTTATAAAGAACGTGAAGATGATGTCGATTTTATTGTTGGAGAATTTCATAAAGGTGACAAATTCATTGCATATGACACCGTAATGCAACAGCCATTTATTGCATATGCTACCTTTGTAGAATTTATTAACAATGGTAGAGTTCCATCATTTTTATCTTACAATCAAATGGCAGTTCTTTTTGATAATATCAGTAGGATTTGTAATTTCAATCCTAGAATCAATCATGCTGTATTTGAAATGATTTATGCTCACTTATCTAGAGATCCAGATGACATGAATATCAAATACAGACACACTGATATGAAAAAACCTGCTGCGCATATTGGTTTACGAAATGTTGCATATGGTACAGACTCAACTACGACAAGACTTATCGGAGCTTATGCCGGAGATGGTATCAATGCAGTACTCCTTAATAAATCTTTAGAAAATCACGATATGGAAGATTTACTAAGACTTTAATTTTTATAAGGAAATAAGTAATTATGCCTACAGTACCTTCTATCAATACTACTGAAAGACCAAAAGTATTTTTTAGTGTTAAAGTTCTTGACAGTATCAATGGCAAAACATTAAAATCACTTCGTCCTGATGAAGACGGTTATTTTACTGTACCAGTAGCTGTTCTTGGTGAAAATAGTAGAAACGGGCCTTATTACGATGTACCAAGTATTGTCAATGAGATTACTAATCCGGATACAGTATTTAATAAAGCCTTAACTCAAGGAAATCTATTTGGAGAATGGGGACATCCTCCTTATGATGCAGCAATTCCACGTATAGATACTATTCTTGAAGACAGAAGATCTCATCACATTGCCAAATTGTGGACAGAAGCTCCACTTGATACTGGAGGCATTCCAGTATTTGGAAAAATAAAACCAGCTGGCCCATTTGGAGATCTTCTAGAAAAATCTCTTTTAAGCAACAAAGAAAATACATCATTTTCTCTTCGTTCCATTATTACTGCAAAATGGGATAATGTACGAAAGTGTCAGTATCGTACGGTTATTCGTTTAGTTACTTTTGACTATGTCGGCATGCCTGGATATTTTCAAGCATCCAAATGGTATGCTCCAGCTACAGAAAGTCTTCGTGAAATTCGTCCTGATATGCTTTTTGATGGCGATGGTAAAAGAGTAGGTCTTGAATCTTTCTCTGATCAAGAAGTAGCCAATTTATTTAATCTTAATGAAATTCAAATGTATGAACTTAAAAATGGCATGCACATCAGAGGAACTTCTACATTCTTTGATGAATCAGGTCAAAGAAAATCTTTGATTCATGCCCTTCTTTATAAAAAATAAACTAAAGAAGGATAACCAAAATGAATTTACGTGGTATTACTAAATTTGTTTCTCAATCATCCACACCAACATATCCTTCAATAAACAACACAACCACCACGGCATTACCTGGAACTGAAGCTATGAATCCTCTTGGTGTAATTACAGAAACTCCAAGTGGTATTGATATTAATAACTGGTGGTTAAGTAAAGTTGAAAATGTTAAATATTGCGAAGTAGAGCCTGTAGGAAAATCTGCCACTGGTGGAATAGAATACATGGCTCTTCTTACTTCAAGTATCGAAGATATTGATCTTTATATTGATTTGCTTGAACTGCTTTCTACAGCTACTGAAAAAGATGTCATTACTATTTGTATTGACAGTCCTGGTGGATATGTATGTACAGGTGTCATTGTTTCAACTGCAATTTTAGATTGTAAAGCCAAAGTTATAACTAGAGCTTGTGGACTTTGTGCTTCAGCTGGATCTCTTATATGGTCAGCAGGGCACATTTGTACTGTCATGCCTACTGCTACTTTAATGTGGCATATGTCTTCACATATGGACATGGGCAACAGTCTTGATATTAAACAAAATGCTGATCTTCAAGTCAAATATGTAAAAGAACTTCTTCTTAATAAATCTTTAGAAAAAGGCCATATTACAGAAGAAGAAATTACTCGTATTTGTACAGATCCTAATTATGTGTGTTGGATTTCTGCACCAGAAATGTTACAGCGCATTCAAAACAATTCTATAAATTCCAATACTATTCTAACACCGGTTAATTCTGTACAAACAAACAATGACGAAGTTCCTCCAGTTGAAGGAGATATTATCAATGAATAGTTACTATGACGATCTTACTTTAGGACTTGAAGATATACATTCAACTTCATATTCTCCTACTGGAATAATTCCATCAGATAGTCTCAGCAATTATCGTCCTGATATAAGTGAAAGTGGAACTGAGTCATTAGAAAAAAGTGACGTAAGTCAACAAATGTCACAAGCTTGCACAAAAGCTACAAAACTCTTTTTAAGAACCACAGATAATCAAAATTTTAGACTATACACTTGTTCTCAAACAAATATTCGTGCTCCTTTTTATCAAAATAAATTCTGCAAATTACTTGCCATGCTTCAGCCAGGTCAAACACTCACCATCATGATGGGATCGCTACTTTTTGGTAATGAACCTGACATTTCTCTTGGTGGAATGATTAGTTCCATGGCTACCTGTAAAGCCAACATTGTTACTTATGCAACTGGCAGATGTGGCATGGCAGAATCTTGTTTGTGGCTATTTGGAAAAGAAAGAAAAATATCCTCTTATGGTGCACTCCAATTTAGTGGCGTTAAAACATTTTTAAAACAATTTGATATGTATACTCATTATTTTAATTACATTTTCAGCAAAGCTGAAGAATTGAATATTATTAATCATGACCAACATACAGAACTTATGACTACCGATCAAAGTTTTCTTATTATGGGAAAATAATCAATACTAGTTACTATGAAGAAGGATATCCTTCTTCATAGTAACTTATTTAAATATAAACAAGACATAAACAATTTTCACAAAATTATTTTATGGTTATAATTTGAACCCGATTTTTCATGAATTAAACACACATTTTGTGTTAATCATAAAAGATAACTAAAATGAAGGAATTCCTTCATTTTAGTTATCTGGTAAAAGAGGTATTTTATTATGTCATTTCCAGTAACTTGGACTGAGGTAGAAAATAGATTAGAATTATCTGGTGGTACATTAACCGGATCACTTAGTACAAAAAATGTTTCCATTACCGGAAATCTTTCTGTAACAGGATCTATAACAGGTAACGCTTCTTCAGCTACTAAATTGATGATCCAACGTGGACAAAAACAACTTGTATCGTTGAAGGATACAATATTAATGTAAGACTGGCTCATGATGGATCAAAATGTTGTATTCTTATCGGAAGTACTACTCAAACTTGGAGATATCCAAAAGTAGTCATCTCTAAAGTTATCTGTGGATACAACGGATGGAACAGTATTACTAAAAATGGTTGGACCGCTGAATTTATTACTGATGAAACTGGCATCACCAATATTGTTACACCTGGTAGAAATACCAACTTCTTAGTAAATAGAGCAACTAGAGCTAATTACCTGACCACATCCAGAACAATATCTCTTACTGGAGATGCTACTGCATCTGGAAGTTTTAATGGTTCAGCAAATCTTGCTCTTTCTACAACTTTAGCAGATAGTGGTGTTACTGCGGGTTCGTATGGTCCTACAGGCAATGTAACAATGTCATTTGGTACAACTGTAAATGTTCCACAAATTACTGTAGACGCTAAAGGAAGAACAACAACTATTGTCAATAGATCTATTGAATTACCAGCAGCCCCAACTACAGTTACTGGAAATGCAGGAACTGCTACCAAATTACAAACCGCACGTACTATAGCCATATCTGGTGGAGCTACAGGAACAGCAACTTCTTTTGACGGCAGCGCTAATATAACTATACCAGTAACAGCACTTGATGTGTCCAAAGCTACTGCAGGAACACTCAGCACTGCACGTGGTGGTACTGGAAGAACAGATGGTAAAGCGGTTGCACTCGCAACAGCAAGAACTATCGATGGTATTTCATTTAACGGATCTGCTAACTGTATACGTTATGGTTTATGTTCAACAGCTGCCGCTACTGTTGAAAAAATAGTTAGTTTAACTGGATTTACTTTAGCAACTGGTGCTGAAGTTACAGTCAGATTTACAGTTACAAATACTGCAGCATCACCAACTCTTAATGTCAACAGCACTGGCGCAAAACCAATTGTTTATAGAAACGCAGCTATCTCTGCAGGTTATTTAGCAGCTAATCGTATCTATAAATTTGTTTATGACGGAAGCCAATATGAGCTTATTGGCGACATCAATACTGACACAAATAATAAAGTTACTATGACAGTAACCACGACAGATACCGAGTATCCTATCTTAACTACATATGCTGGTAATAGAACAACTACCGCAACTGAAGGCGCAAGATTTGCCGCCAATGTAAAAATCAATCCTTCCGACAATTCTATCACAGCATCAAAGATAAATAGCAATCTAACTACTGGTACTTATGTACAAGGAGCTGCAGGAAATTCACTATTAAACAGTCTTGCTACAGCTGGAACTTACGTAAGTTTCTTACGTTATCCGAGTACCAATGGTGTATTCACTATTAGTGGATATCGATCTGGTTTAGAAATAGACTATTTAACTAAAGCTAACGTAGATGCTGGTACTAATACTGTAACCAAAAAAATATCACTATTAAATGAAAGTGGAAATACGACATTTCCTGGAACTGTAACTGCAACAGCTTTTTCTGGTCCTGCGAGTAAACTAGGAACTGCTACAGTTGGCAGTACGTCCAAACCTATTTATCTTAGTGCAGGCACAGCTACTGCATTATCTGCCACGGTAGGTGCTGCGAATAAACCTATTTATTCCAATGCCGGAACATTAACTGCCTGTAGTTCTACAGTTGGTAGTGCAACTCAACCAACATATCTTAATGGTGGTACTGTAACAGCTTGTACAAGTTACGCTAGTGCTACCGTCGGCAATTCTACTAAATGGAATGGTGCAGCTAAAACAGTATCAACTGCAGCACCATCAGGTGGAGCTAACGGAGATATCTGGTTCCAGTATTAATCATAATTCAACCCCCCTATGTTTTATAGGGGGGGGGGGATATATGCAAGCAGGTATTAATATTTCTAATTCATGGAAAACTACAAAAGCAATTTATACTAATATAAATACTACATGGAAATCTTGTAAAAATATATACATCAATGTATCTGGAACTTGGAAACCAATATGGTCATATAGTTGGAAAACTGGAAATTGGGGAAACTGTACTCAAACTTGTGGCGGCGGAACTCAGTCAAGAAGTGTGTATTGTTATAGAGCTGATGGATTTACCGTAAACGATTCGCTGTGTTCAGGAACAAAACCAAATTCTTCTCAAATTTGCAACACTCATTCATGCCAAGAATGTAGATACAATGTGACAACCAATGCAGATAACTACGGTACTTGTTATGACACGAATATAACAGTTACTAATGCTTGGTGGACAATACGTGGTGAAGGATTTTATCCTTATTCAGTAGCAGGTATCTATTGGGATGGCGCTGATCAGGGAGTATCTTTAGATTATAATGCTACTTCTGCTACAGCTAATGGATATTATTATACTAGATCTACAGCAAAAGAAAGTTGTGGAAATATGAATACTTCTATTCCAGGAAGCACTCAATATACTTATCACAATTTTTATGATGTATGTAGAACACCAGTTTAATTTTTAATTAATCGCCCTATTATTCCTTTCTCATTATGTCAATGGGGGGGGGGGTGATGAAAGGGTGTTTATTCATGTCTTATTATGTTAACGTCTCCAATTCTTGGAGAAGTGTAAAATATAGCTATGTTAATGTGAACGGGTCATGGAAATCTTGCATTAACATATATGTAAATTCAAATGGCTGGCGTCCTCTTTATGAATTTACATATATGTTAAT